TTTGAGGGGCATACAATTTACTTTTTGTACGACAATTTTGAGGGGGCATACAATTTACTTTTTGTACGACAATTTTGAGGGGGCATACAATTTACTTTTTGTACGACAATTTTGAGGGGGCATACAATTTACTTTTTGTACGACAATTTTGAGGGGGGCATACAATTTGCAAATTTGTCGCACATATGGGCTACGCGTGGACTGAACCGTTTACTAGTACCCTACACTACCCTACACTACCCTACACTACACTACACTACCCTACACTACCCTACACTACACTACACTACATTTCCGTTTATGATGTGACATCAAACAGACAGACAAACAGACAGAACAATAAACGATTCTGGACTGACCCTTGACTACGTCCGGTTCAGAATATTAGAATATATATATTTATTTTGACTTATGCAAATCATAACATTTCATATTATTTAAAAAGCGTCAATTACATCGACAATGGCAAGAACTAAGAGAGATACCAGAAAAATGAAAGTGGCATTTGTTACAGTAGAGCATTTTTTAAACAACCCTCGACCGGATGAAGACGTTGAAACGATTAGAATGAAAGTCAAAGAGTTATTGCGAAAAAACAATTTGAGTACAAAAGGGAATTATCATTGGCGATACAAAAGACTAATTCATTTTTATGAAAAAAATTTTGATAAATTACCGTTTGCACACGAAATGTGTTTTTACACATAAATTCATACACTATATGATTATAATCATAGTTATTATAAAAACATTGTCCATCTTTCTACTAATTCAAAAGCATGTGTGTCTAATGCTTTTTCTGAATGTGTAATAGCATTTACAATAACATCATAAATCACTATACGCCTAAAAACTATATGTAAAAACAATTGATTTGTTAATAATTAAAATCTGGAAGTTTGGGTCCTTTTTTATTCCTTTTTATTCCGCTAAGCTGACACTCTTCGTACTTTCGCTTCGATAAAAGTGCATCCGATTTATCCATAAAACAAACGCTATCGTTTGTGTACCTGTGTTATTGGTAAATAGTATTAGTAACAACAAATTCGTGAGTAATGGTAAAAAACACATGCCTTATTTTATAAAGACCATCATCTTGAAGAGAAATAATTTTTCCGTAGATTGTTGCCTTTCTTTTCGATTCGCAATTGCGATAACCTTGCTTAGCTACTATATCTCCAATGTCAATGTCAATGTTGTTCCTCGATATTGGATCAATGAAAGTGACAGGGACAGGGACAGGGACAGGGACAGGGACATGGACAGTAACAGGGGCAGTAAGAGGGGCAGTAACAGAGATAGATGGCTCATTGTCATATGTGTATTGAATGGGTGAATCCTTGGGATTTAGTGCTTCCAATGTAGGTGACAGAATATTAATTAGTTGAGAGCTAAGAGATAAATTAGACAAACTAAAAGGTGTTGAAGGGACTGAAGATGTATGAAGACATTTTTGAGGGCTTTCCTCTACATTGCTATGTGCGCTTCGATCATCGGTATAACTCTTCAATATGTCAGATTTGTTTTTTGCTAATTTTAATTCCCTTTCTCCATAGTAGATATGAAGATGCTCTATTTTAATTATTGTTGCTTTACTATCTTCCATAGTTTATGGTTAATGTTTATCGTTAAGGTTAAGGTTAGAATTAATTTGAGTTAGAGTTAGATTGGTGTATTGTTAGGGTTGAAAAAAATTACGTAATAACACATACTAATCATGGTTGTAACAACCAACTCTCCATTCTACAATAGCATAACATATCATTTAGTTTGGATCTAAATAACCTTTTTATGCATTTAATTTTTGTGACACTATTTTGTCGTAGTGATAAGCCTAAAAAAACAGGGGGGGGTCAAATGCCGTTGTGATAAAATGGGTGCGTTGTATAAAAACACCGAATTGAGGTTTTATTTTTTATTTGTCAATATATGAGGAGATGAAGAGGAGAGGAAGGTGACTCCTCTAGTAACATAGCCACAAACCCTAGTCATAGCCACAACCCCTAGTCATAGCCACAAACCCTAGTCAGTCATAGCCATAGCAATTAACACATATCGTCGTTGATTACAATCAATATCTCACAATGAGCGTAATAAATGTGTTTTCCCAAAATCTTTTGTTGACTTTACAGAAAAAAAATGCAAAAAACCTAGAAGATATATTGAAATTTAACATTACAGACAATCCTGCTTTGAAATATGACGCTATCGTAGTATTCGGAGAATCGTCTAGTACAATTGAGTGGATTGTATTCTTAGTATGTACAGAAATGTTAATAACTGTTGTACACATACACATACCAAGCAAAGTTGAAGAATGCATTAGTAACATTGAAGAATGCATAAGTATTGTAGCCCCATCGCTATGGAAAATGTTTGATCAAACATTGTGCTTTCCAAAGGGTGTAACAGCTAGAATGCCAGAATCAGTCGTTTTTCGTGCGCTCGATGATGAATATGAAGATGATGAAGAAGAAAAAGAAGAAGAAGAAGAGGAAAAATATGAAGAACAGAATGAAGAACAGAACGAAGAACAGAACGAAAAACAGAACGAAAAACAGAACGAAGAACAAAAAGAAGAAAATACAAGTATTCAGACTCCACAAGTGAAAATAGGAAGACCACCAAGAAGCAGCGCTAAGAAAAGAAATAGAGGTAAGATTGAAATTGTAAAGTCATCCACTCATGGCTGGGGTGTATTTGCAATTTCCACGATACAAAAGAATGAATTCATAACTTATGTGGACTGCTATGAATTATCTGACCATAATATCAATTCAATATCGAATATTAAGAATAGATACCTGCTAGGTACAAAAAGTAGATTATGGCTTTGCACAAGCAGATATCATCCGAATGTAAGTAGCGATTTTGTAGGTAGTTTCATAAATACATGCGATACAAACATGCAAAATAATTGTAGATTCAGATACTATAAAGGTGTATGGTCAGTATATTCAAGCAAAGTAATACATGCTGGGAAAGAATTATTTGTATCATACAATTGTAAGAAAAAATTTAATTAGCATATATGTTATCAGCTTAATATTTGCATTTTGGTTGTTTGGCATTATTACTTAGATATTCTGATTATTGTAGTTATTGCAGGATTCAAGTTCAACTCAATCGTTTTGTACATATTGTAGATATTATTTACAGTAAGAGATGAAATACAATTTTGTTCCCTGGAAAAGTAAATAGAGAAATCTTCTATACCATTCATTTTATAAAGCATCCCATGCATTACGATAAAAAAGAGTTGTCACAGGATTTTATTAAATAATTAATTTACAAAACATTTAAAAATTTACTTTAGATTCAAAATATTAACATTTCACATTTCTTCATGCTCGCATAGGATCATTATCTATAAAAGCAATAAAATGATATGAAAAATAGATACACATACATCATGTATAATATGTAGATACCGACAAGATCGCCTTTTTCTTCTGCCTTTTTTTCGGCGTCTCTTATTTCCTGAGCGAGGTCTCTTTCTGATTGATCATGTAGATCAATTTGTTCCACGACTTCGTCTAGTTTCGTTGTGCCTACAGTGCAAAAGTCAATATCATAAAGATATGTCCTAAAAATACAATTCTGTTTTTCGCATCCAAGACTAAATATTCCGTCAGTATTGTATTCGTTGTAAGCTTTGACAACTTCTTCTTGAAAATGCTTGCATCCATTATTGCAATTACAGGAAATAGTTGGATAGCTCTTGACACAGTTTCCACAAGGAGTCATAATGATGCCATTGAACGATCCGTACTTCTTGCAGTTGTTGCAGTTACCAATTGATGGATGATTCAGTTTTTCGTCCAGAGATATACCTAAAGGGAAATTAATATCAAAATTTGTCTCTCCGTCAATAGTATAATATTGACGACCATTATTTCCAACAAGAACTTTGATGGTTGGAAATATCATTTTAAATAATTAGAAGTTGAGATAATAAATTAACTTTGAGTTTGAGATTATTAATATTATGAATGATGTAGCAACCAGGGGTTGTAGAATGCAAAAAGAAATCTAGCTCTACGTTTGTCAATTTTGCAAAGCACAAACGAATGAAAAAGATAGGAAACAAGTACTAACTTGTGATACAAAGCAAAAAAAATAAAATTGAAACTATATAATAAGATTATCACTTATCATATACAAGATAAATCAAAATGGTCATTGTACATAAAGAAGCATATCCTATCGAAAGCGTATGTAATGAGCATTTCGCAAGATACTCTCATGTACTAAGCGATTTCCAAAAACACGCTATAGATGGTATAGCAAAAGGGGACCATGTACTAGTAACCGCTCATACTGGTTCTGGGAAAACATTACCTGCTGAATTTGCAATAGAACATTTGGTTTCTCAAGGAAAAAAAGTCATTTATACAAGTCCTATAAAAGCATTATCCAATCAAAAATTTTATGAGTTTTGTAATAAATTTCCTCATATTTCATTTGGTCTTTTTACAGGGGATATAAAAACAAATCCAGAAGCGGATGTTCTCATTATGACTACAGAAATATTAATGAATCGATTATTTAATTATACCGAAGATACCCAAACACTTATGCAATTCCAAATGGATTTTGAGACTGAACTTGGTGCAGTAGTATTTGACGAAGTACATTATATAAATGATACAGACAGGGGTCAAGTATGGGAGAAGGCTATAATAATGTTACCAGACCACATTCAAATGATAATGTTATCAGCAACAATAGATAAACCAGAAAGATTTGCAAAATGGATAGAATCTAATCATAATGGAAAACAAGTACATGTATGTCCTACTAATCATCGAGTAGTACCATTATCACATTATGGATATATGGCAGTAGGTGATCACGAGTTTAAACAAATTCGCGATAAATCAGTACAGCAACAATTACGAAAACAAACAAACAAACCAATACTTTTAAAAGATGCTAAAGGAAAAGTGATTGTGGAAAACATGAATGTATTAAAAAGAGTTCAAGAACAGCTGGATAAACAAAAGGCAAGAATAAATCGAAAGTTTGTTCTTAATAATTTAGCAAAACATTTGCGTGATAATAATATGTTACCAGCAATTTGTTTCGTTTTCTCTCGAAAAAATGTTGAATCGTGTGCAAAAGAATTAACAACTCCTTTATTGGAAAAAGATAGTAAGATCCCATATTTAGTGGAAAAAGAATCGATGCAAATATTGAGACGATTGCCTAATTACGAAGAGTACTTGAGACTACCGGAATACATTGAACTAGTAGCTTTGTTGGAAAAGGGTATTGGAATTCATCATAGTGGAATGATACCTATTTTGCGAGAAATAGTAGAATTGTTTATAAGTAAAAAAATTATAAAAATATTATTTGCAACTGAATCTTTTGCAATTGGATTAGATTGCCCAATTAAGACAACCGTATTTACAGGTATAAAGAAATTCGACGGCGATTACGATAGGTATTTAATGCCTCATGAATATACTCAAATGGCAGGTCGTGCAGGTCGTAGAGGAATAGATACAGTAGGTTACGTAATTCATTGTAATAATTTATTTCGAAAGACTCCAACAGAAAATGAATATAAAACACTAATGAGTGGAAAACCACCATCATTTATTTCAAAATTCAAGCTTGATTATAGTCTAGTACTAAATGTATTAAAATCTGAACCAGAATCTACCATAGACGAGATCTCAAAATTTATAGGAAAAAGTATGATGAATGAAGACCTTGTATTTGAGATTAAAGAATTAGAAGACGAAATAAATGCGAAAAAATATATTCATACTCAAAAAATGAATACATTGGAATTATCAAAAACGCCTAAAGATATTTGTTTGAAATATAAAGATTTAGGAGAATTATTGAAAAATTGTCAATCAAAAAAACGGAAAAATATTTCAAAAGAAATGAAAGATTTAGAAGAAAACTTTGAAAATATTCAAAAGGATTTAGGAAAAATACAAGAAGTGATGGATATGAAAAAACCAATAGAAAAAATGGAAAATAATTTGGAAAGATTAGAATCGTACATAAAAGATCAAGTGGTTCGAATATGTGGATTTTTAGAAAGCGAAGGGTTTCTCACAATAGATGATAACTTAATTACGGCAACCCACAATGGCTCTATTTGTAGTCATATAGCGGAAGTACATGGTCCAATATGGATAAAGTGTATGATAGATAAATGGAATTATTTTGAAGAGTTTAATGCAAAACAATTAGTAGGATTATTCTCTTGTGCGACTGCAGTAAAAGTAAAGGAAGATTTTGCAACATCAATTCCACAAACAGAAAGTGAGTTTTTGAAAACAAAAATCTTAGAAATGAAAGACATGTATGTAATGTATGACACAGAAGAGGGAAACCGAGATATACGAACAAGTATCCGTTACGATGATAGTTTTACATATTCAATTATTGAAGAGAGTATGTTATGGTGTGATTGTAAAAATGAAGAAGAATGTAAAAAGTTTATATCAGAAAAACTTTCAGTGAAAGGAATATCTTTAGGAGATTTTACAAAAGCGATATTGAAAATCGTTACAATCGCGAAAGAAATGAGAGGACTATATGAATTAGAATATTGCAGTTCTCAAACAGAATGGGTGCATAAATTAACGCAAATAGAGGATATGGTATTGAAATATATAGCAACGAACCAAAGTCTATATGTATAGGCGTGCGAAGCACGCCGAAATATCCGCATACTGCGGATAAATCAAAACAAATATTATATAAAATATATATAACATTATGAAATCACACCAAAGTAAAATATTACATAATTCTTGTCAAGTAACTTTTTTTAATATAACTCCATCACCTAGAGATGATAGGGACTTAAATATTGACATGATTTTAGACGAATATGTGAAAATACCACGAGTTCTTGATTGGTCTTCTCATTTATTGGAGGTAAGAAATCAAGGAGTTCAAGGTACTTCACTTGCACAAGCTGGTAGCTGTATATTAGAATGGATTAATAGAAAAATATACAAAACGGAAATGAGAATGTCACCTCAATTTATATACAATAATAGGGAGGACAATAACAGTACTGTAATGTGTGGGAGAGATCTTATGAAATTATTAAAATCATATGGATGTTGCACTGAAAATTCTTGTCCATATAACGTTAACAATACAACTAATTCGAGTTCTATGTTGAGCGAAGCTACTGAACATGCGATTGGAGGTTATGCTCGTGTCCAAACGATAGAAACGTTAAAGATGGCTATATTTGCATTTGGACCATGTGTTATAACATTTCCTGTTTTCAATCATACATCTTACATGTGGAAACAGCATAATAGTGAAGAAAAACTAGGAGGTCATGCAATGACTATTATTGGTTACAATTCTAGTGGTTTTATTCTAAGAAATAGCTGGGGAAAATATTGGGAACACGATGGTCATTGTATATATCCATATGCAGATTGGGGATATCATGATGAAGTTTGGTGTATTGCTGATTTAAATCGTTATAAACAATGGAAAGAAAAACCTCGAAATACAATAGCTCGTGCAGTACGTTGGATGAATAAAAGTAATTCACCTAGCAGAAAATTTTCAGATAGTAGTAGGTATTCTGGTGATAGGGTTCCTTTACAAGGGTTACCAAAAAGTGATGGATTAATAAAAGACGCACATGAAGACGATTTTACAAGTGACGATCCAAATGGTAATGGTGATGTAAATTATAATGATACATTCAAAGATAATGACGAAGTAAGTACGGAATCGAATGTATTATCTGTTCGTAGTAATAGCAGTAGGAGTGGATTCGGTAGTTTTTTTGGAAGGTCATTACCAGAACCAAAAATGGATAAAATAGAAGAAGAAAATACAACTATGGAAAATGAGGAGAATGAAGAGAATTACGAGAATGAAGAAAATGATGAGAATACATCTGCGGAAAACGACGAAAGCTTACCGTTTCACAATATTGAGAATTAAATATTTTTAGGTTTTATACCTTTTCGTAGCTATTTAAACCATCGAAGATTAAATGTCTTATTTTACATAAAAGGTGTAAAATAAAGTGTTTTATTATTTGTTTTTTCTTTTATTTGGATTGTTTGATTTAGATCCTCCTGTAAGGTCAATGATTTCAATATGTTTTTTTAGGACAATTGTCTTTCTTCTTTCACCTGATCCAGATAACGAAATGCTAAATTCTTCTTTCGACCAGTTATATCTTTCAATCAATTCATTTATATTATTGAGAGTTGTTTTGAATCCTCGTGTTGGTACCATAAATGCCAATGTTTTTATATGTCTATTGTTTTCAAACATTCGAATCGACTTTTTTACAATTTCTAAATTACCAATAAAAATTGTGATAATATCTACATTAATATTTTCATTGGTATTTTCAAATGATTCTATTTTAAATTGATAGCTTCTATCAGGATATACAGAATATGCTTGAATTGGTATTGTATCTAATATTTGCTGGTCGATTTCTGTACCAATAACCTGTTTTGCCTTGGCATTTAAGAAATGATTTACTAAGAACCCTTGACCACATCCAACTTCAAGGACGGTTGCCTTTTTAATTCTCTCATAACCAATATTATCAAATAGAGTTGAAATAGAGGACGGTCGCATATTATGAGCGAATCCGACTGGATCTGTAAAAACAAATGATTTGTATCGTTTTTGTTCTTCTTTTATTGAATTCATTATATATGTAAACAAGATATGAACGATGGATGCAATTATTTAGTTTAAGAATCAAATTTATTTTGTAGTGAATATGCTACAAGTTCATTTGGATGTTCGTTAGTTTGGTCATTATTCAAAAATTTAATGTCTCTGAAATGTTTGGGTTTTTTATTATATTCCCCCTTGAGAATTTCGCGAGTTTTTTTATCTCTATATGTGTTATCGTCTAAATCTGGATTAGATGGTACATCAACTCTTTTTATATTTTCAACTTTTTCGTAATTTTCATTCAAAAAATTTGAAAACTCTTCTTTATAATGTTTTTGGTATATATGAACTTTCTCGTGAATAAGCAATTTACATGTCTCTGTAATATTACGGCGGAAAAGATCCTGATTATTCAAAATAATAACTTGACCTCTAGTGTGCGGTAACCCATTTTCATAAATTTTATCACAAGTAAAACCTATTTTCCATGGTAAATCTAACATTTTTCCAATGTGAATACCATCAATGGTATCATTACGTGATGATTCAAGTTTTGTGCTTACTTTTTCAATACAATCTCTTATTTTTTCTTTATTTTCTTCTTCTGGTTCGCATCCGCTATTAGATATTTTTGCTAAATAATCTTGAATATTTTTTGACTTTCTTAATTTCAAATCAGTTTTATGAAAAGTTTGATAATAGTGATCAGCATCTTCTGACAATACTTTTTGGGTTTCTTCAGAAGATAGAAAAATAATTTTTTCAGTATTTTGTATGTTCTTTGACGACAACCAATAATAAATTGCAGCAAGGAATGACAAAAATGCTAGAATCAAACATAAAATAGATTTCCATTTTTTCATATTTACTATAAATAGTTGTCACATAAATATAAATTGTGCTTTATCCTTGTAAAGTGAATAAATAAAGAAATTGGTTGACACTTTCTAGCATATCATCACGTATAGTAAGTAAATCACTATCGCGCTTTTGAGAAAACACTTGACCCAAATCTACTAAAAACTGTCTGAATTCAAATACTTTTTCTTTAAAATCAGTTTTATTATCAAAATCATATAATTTCATTTTATTTTCAACCATATCTATTCTAGAAGATGTCTTGCCCATTAATACTTCTACAAAGCGATCTGTCTGATGTGATAATTTCTCGTGTAATTCATCAGTAGATGTGTGTTGTGAATAAGATTTCGTTTTCCAATGATAAAGTTTGATTGCATGTAATATTTCAAAGAATGTTTTTATAATTTTACTTTTTCTCTCATTTGATATCTTTCTTTTTAACTTTTTCTGTAAATTCTTTTTTGTTTTTGTATGTTTTTGTTTTATCTTCTTCGTTGGCATTATATAATTTCCCTATATTCTATATAAACGTCATCTTTCAACAATATCAAAAACTGCTAAATATTTTTGGGTTTGAGTTCATCAATTAAGACTTCTGCGGTTGTTTTCGGAGTATCACCATCATTTAAAACATTTGACGATAGATCTTGAAAAATATCATTGATCTGGTCTATTTCATTGTTACTGTCACAATGATCATCTGAATCATCACAATCCGAATTTTGAAAAGGTTTTAAAAGTTTTTCGTTGATATTTTGCTGTTGTAAATAAAAGAGAGAAATGTGTTTTATATTTGCCATAAAATTTGCGGTAGTGGTATATTTCAAAACGCAAACTTCATTTCTCTTATCCTGAAACTCAATGCTGTAAAACCAGTAAGAAGGAATAAATAATACATGGCCTGGTTTTAAAAGAAAATCCAAACATTTCACTCTAGTATCCAAGTTTTTACTAAACAACGATGTTGATGACCAAAATTCATAATAGGTATAATCCTCAATATAATCCAAAAAAACTTTGTTTTTGTAGGGAGTCATTTTAATACGAATATTTGTATAATTTGATTCTGGTGGTAAGAAAATAAATGTGTGACTTTCAAGATAAAGTTTCGTAACAGTATGGGACTTGTAAGAGCCATAAATTATATCTTTTTCAGAGTACAGAGTTAATGGAGGTTTTACGTAGGAATCAAACAATTGAAACCATTTGGTCCATGATTCATTCATGTCATTCCTATCACTGTAAAAAATGCTCTTTGTATCAGTACTCAATAATCCATGTGCTGTTTTGTATGGTAATATCATATTATCAACGAATGTTGTACCTCGATTATATTCTCTAGAATCTTTTACATTTAAAAATTCGAGATTTTGTGTATCAATTAGGGGTATGTCTAAATGAAATATAATGGGTTGTTTCAATTGACAGGTATTTTGAATTGCTTTGAGCGAATGATAGTCATGTTCAAAAACTTCTAAATCTTCTCCAATTTTCCATTGTTGTTGAACATGAATATACGAAAAAACAATAACGAAAAAGAGTATAAAATACAACCAAAAATTCATTGTTTATAATATATAAACACTGAATATATCATATAATATTATTGAACAGAAGATAACTTATTAAGCTTCGTCATCAATACGCGGAGCCAAATGAAATACTAATTTTGCACCTTCTTCCATAATGTACTCTAAACACATTGGTTGGTTTTCGGAAATACTAATAGATAATGACTTTGAGATTTTTTGATACAAGCAAACGTTGTAGAGCATTTTTAATCCAAAAGAACTGTTTATTGTACTTCCTTCTTCAATTGAATATTCCTCTAAATCGTCAATAGGAATATGCGTATTCATTTTACCGTAATCTTGGCTATCAGATATCAACTGAATATGTTCTTCTGAACATTCTATAAAAAGATTATCTCCAAATTGTTTGAGTTGTGAAACCATACTTGCAAACGTTCCACAAGGGAGAGTCCATTCTGCTTGGTAATCCATTTTAGGAATATGTAATAGTTCGACATCCAATGAAATCAAAGGTATTTCAAATGATTTGTCGAATATAACTTTCGATTCGCTTTTATCGAATTCCACTGCTAAATAATCATTGTCTTTACATGAACTTAAAGTTATCATTTGTGATTTATCTCGCACATTAAGAACTTTAGACCATATGTTTGTAGATAATCCTATTGTGATCGCTTCATTTACTTCATATAAATCAAACCAAGACGAAGACAAACGGAATTCCATGATAATAACCATAGAAGAGTCCATTGATTGGATAAACATATGATCACTGTTAAAAGATATATTTATAGAGTCTGTAAATGTTTTCATATGTTGAAAACATTGAACAAAAATATCTGCTTTTGCAAGATTACTAATATTGATATGCATTTTATTTACTTTAGATTTAGTCTTTATTATGTTTGTAAAATATTAAATAGATTATTAATTCTACTTTCACTTTCTTCTCTAACGTACTCTACTTTATGCAACAACGGTTTTACACTAGAATATAAGAGCCTTGTAATTTGGTCTATAACATGTGGAGTATGATACACTACTAATTTTTCCATGTTATCGGTAAGTAACGTATTTTCATCAAATGAATTAGTTATAAGTTTATGATATCGTTGGCAAGCTGATATTGTGAATGTTTTCATGTTAATATGAAATTCAAATTTTTCATAAGTTTCAAGTATTTTACTTATAAGTGAAGTAACATGATTGTACAATGGAATGTGTGTATCTTCGTTTCCAAAAGTTTTGAAAATCTGATAATTATAGTATATTATATTTGTATTAGGAATAATGAAAGCAGTACATTGAATCATTTTTTCTAAGTCAATCGCATTACTGACAAATTTAGCACAATCCAATTTTTGGTTATTCTTGAACACTCTGTGTTTTGCATGCGAACCGTAATATTTGTCTTGTGTTTCTTTTACTTTTGTCATAATATCACCGCTTTCCATTATTATTTAATATTATAAAACAATATTTTTATATATTCTTTTATATATATAATGAGTACTCCATGGATGAAACTTGTTCAAGAAAAATTGCGATCAGGTCGGCTAACTAACCCTAAATACTCTTTATCAGAAGCAATGAAAGCAGCAAAGAAGGTATATAAGAAAGGCATAGATGTATCCGCCCCTATTCTAAAAAAATTTAGCAAAAAAATGATGTCAAAAAAGAATAAACAAAAAAAAGCATCAAGAAGAAAAACACGTTCAAGAAGAAAATCAAGCCGTCGAAGAAAATAAATTTAATCTGAACCGCTAAATGTTACTGCAATCCCTTCTGCATCTACAGAGTGTTCTTCTTCGTTTGTTTCAACAATGCTTTCTAAAGTTCCTAAATTATTCATGTCCAAATTTTCAAAAAGTTTTTTATTAACTTCCATGGTAAATGCTTGTAGTTTTAGCATAATATCCTTTATATCTTGAATTTCACCTGCTAGCATATCAAATCTTGATTCATATTCGTCTAAAATCTCTTTAATTTCACTGTTGTTTGATTGAGAAGTTTCTACCGAATTTTCTTTTTTCAAGTTTTTATTTACAGTATCTTCTAAAGATAAAAGTCGTTTTTCAATCACTCCAATTATTTGAGGTATTGTAACTTTCAGTTTCCCTGAATTTGCATCTAAATTTGTTGCAGATGGTGTTTGTACAGGATTATTAGTAACAATTGCTCTTCTTCTTTTGGCTGCAGCGTTAGAATTCATAGTAATATAGATATTATATTTTGCAATTCTAATTCTATATTCTTTTTTATTTTAATAATATATCTGAAACAATACCCTCTATTTTATACTTGCAAATATATTCATATTCTTGTTGGGAACTACAAGTATATGCAAAAACGGTATCACAGCTATCATGTAAAAGATCAACAATATAATAAGATAAAGAAGTCCAATCAACACAAACAAAATCAATATCTTTTAATAAGGTATCATATTCATGCAGTAAATAAGTATTGCAAGTGATAAAACCGACTTTCCAATCGATTTTACTATTTTTTAATATCTCTATATGATATTTATTAAAACTAGCTACATAAATGTTCTTACAGTTTATATTATTTTTTTTTACAAAAGTTATCAGAACATTTGCAATATCGTCTCGACCTTTCAAGTCTAAATAAAATGAATAAGTATTAGGACTAAATTTATTGAAAACGTCTTTTAATTCTAGCAAATCAGGATAATGATCTCTCAATAATTGGAACTTTGTTTCTTCAATGTTAAAAGAACCTATAAATAGATCATGACTCAAAACTAATTTGTTATCTAATGTTTGATGTAAATCGAGCTCTAAAATATTGAAATTTTCTTTTATTGCATTTTCAAAAGATTCTATAGAATTGTCGGCGGCACCATACCCTCTATGTGCAATATAAATCATACTATAGAATACGGTTTTATTGAAAATTATGATAAAAAAATATTATATCATAATAATATATAATGTCATCGAGTGGAAGTAGAAGCGGAAGCGGAAGCGGAAGCAGAAGCAGAAGTAAAAGTAGAACATCTAGTGGTAGTAGAGTCCACAAAAAGAGTCAAATAACTCTGCGAGAAAAAAAGAGTCAGCTTTTACAACAAGCATCCAAAAGAGATGATAAACAAGAAGCGATTGATGAGTTGCGCGAAATGGTGAAACATCAAAGTGAGATGATGGCAATATTGTTATCAAGACAAAATCACGCAAATACTCATTTAGAAGAAATTAAAACAACAACGGATAATATTGACGATACAACCAATAATACAGAAAATAAAGTTATTGATGGATTCAATAAACAAAAGGAAGATGCTAAAGAAATCAAATCGCTTGTAAATGAACTTAAAAACGACTTGGGAAATGTAATATCAAATAATGGTTGTAACATCAAAAGACCAAAAACTATATTAAAGTGTATTTATGCCTTGATTGCATTTTTGATTCGAATACTTTTTGCTGTTTTCAAAATAATCAAACATCTAAATCAAATAGTACACAGTGGGTATTCTACTTTTTTTAGTTTAGTTCCCTACTTAGGAATTCTTTTAATATTTATATGTAATATTGTACTTTTCGTATTGAATATTGCAATTGTTTGTGCCGCAGTTGCTAAAATTGGTATCCTTGCAGGCAATCCAAAATTGGTAGAGCAATCCTTCAAATTTACTATACAAACAACAGCAACTGCTGGGAAATTCTTAATTAAAAACTTTCCAAAAGATCTTGTTCAAGACAGTGTTCAGCAAGTGATAAATGCGTTTGACGAAGAGTTAAAAGTTTCCGATTTAAGTGAAGAATGGGAAGTTGCTAAAAGTGCTGCTCTAACAAGTAAAAGAGTAATAGGAAATGTGTATGAGAATATGGCAACTGCAAGCGAATTCGGATCTACAATTGCGACTGGTACTACAATGGCAACTGACGCTGCTGTACAGACATACAATACTGTAGCAGATGTAACAACACAAACAGCAACTGTACTATCGAGTGCTGCAGAAGCTGGAAGCGCCTATATGACAGGGACATTAGACCAGCTTGGAAGTATGTTGCCAACTTTTGGTTTTTCAGGAGGATTCCGTATTACTCGAAAAAATCTTTCAAAAAGCGGATCAAGAACCGGATCAAGTAAAACACAGAGAAAGCGTTATCCCAAATCTGGTGGAGGTAGTTCATCTGCAAATAAATTGAAAATTAAGAAGAGATATTTAACTGCTACAAGTGAATCTTTAAAAGACATTAATAGGTCTTTACAAGTTGTTAGTAAATTTGCAGTAAATGAATTCAAAAATAACAAACATATAAAATACGAAAATGAAAAAGAAATATTTAATATAGTAAAGAGTCACACCAAGTTTTACAACGAAATGATGAAAGATTCTATTCAAATATTGGATAGTTCTGTTGATATATGCTCTCTTTTTAGTATTGTGATTGCTGCGCAAAAAATGAAAAAAGTAAGCTTAAATAAACTTAAAAGTAAATAATATAATTAATTAAAGTAATGAAGAATCTTATCAACATTTCCTCTCTATCCGAAAAAACAATACGATCCATATTGACAAATGCTAGTCAATTCAAAAAATTTCACTGTCCTACTAACAGTTTGACGAATAAAATTATCAGTACAATGTTTTTTGAACCTTCTACAAGAACACAAATGTCATTTCAAACAGCAGCTTACAAATTAGGAGCAAATGTATTAAATTACGATCATTCTAAATCTAGTTCGAAAAAAGGAGAAAGTCTTGAAGATACTATAAAAACAATGTCTCAATATTCAGATGCATTAGTAATAAGACACCCAAATAAAGGTGTAATGGATAAATTAGCAAAAGCGTCATCAGTACCTATTATTAATGCAGGTGATGGTAATGGCGAACATCCTACCCAATCATTACTCGATTTATTTACAATAGAAGAAAATTTTAATTCTGTAACATTAAATATAACATTTGTAGGTGATCTGAAAAATGGTAGAACAGTTCATTCTACGATGCAGCTTTTAGATAAAATGTATTCAAATGTGACATTTTATTTTGTGAATAACAGCACTTTGGATATGGATGATTGGTACACTATGAATTTACGAAATCCATGTCATTGTAAACCATCTATAGAATCAGTAATTGGTATAACAGATGTTTTATACATGACAAGAATTCAAAATGAAAGAATTCAAATAAATAATACTAGCACTGTAAAGAGTGAAAACATACTAACCAAGTCACTACTATCGAAATCAAAAAAGGATATGATCGTTTTACACCCACTTCCAAGAAATGAAGAATTGCCTGAAGAAATAGACGATGATCCTAAATGCAAAATAATAGAACAAATGAAAAATGGTGTTTTCGTAAGAATGTCAATACTCCAGTATTTAATTTCTACAAACGAAAATTAAAATTTACGCGGACATTTTCATTTTAAGCTCTCCATGACTCTGATAAGGTGTGATCCATTCAATATCATATTCAGTATATTCTTCAATATTTTGATGCTTTGTCATAATATGCATTCTAGGAAATATAAATGGTTCTCTTTTCATTTGCTCTTTTAAAACATCTATATGATTTTCATATATATGTGCATCTCCAATAAAATGAATAAATTTATCTGCAACCAGACCACAATGAGTAGCTAATATATGAGTCAAGAAAGAATATGAAGCAATATTAAAAGGGACACCAAGTCCTACGTCTCCACTTCGTTGGTATAAAATACACGATAAATATTTATGATCTCTTACCGAAAACTGAACCAAAACATGACACGGTGGTAATGCCATTTCGTCTATTTGACAAGGATTCCATGCGCTCATTACTAATCGTCTAGATGAGTGTTGAGTAGGATCATTTAATGCATCAATAATATTTTTTAATTGGTCGATTCCTGTTCCACTGTAATCTGTTGTACATGTTTCATATGGTGCGTTAAAATGTCTCCATTGATGTCCATATACCGGACCAAGATCGTTTTCTTCTAAATTATTCAAACCGCGTGAATCTAAAAACTCGCGTGATGCATTGGCATCCCATATTTTTACTTTTTTTTCTTGTAGTTCTTTGTTATCTGTTGAACCTTTTACAAACCACATAAGCTCACGAAAACACGTTTTCCATGCAACACGCTTAGTTGTCAATAATGGAATTGTGTTATTTTGTAGAGAAAATTCCATTTTATGTCCAAATACGGAATATGTTATTCCATTACGAGATTCTACACGTGATCCTTCGTTCATAATTCTCTCAACGAGTTCTATATATCCATATTCATTCATTATTAATGCATAAAATGATGTAATCTATTTATATAAATAAGTTTATACATTTAAAGAAAACTATGTGTGGAATAATTGGTGTTTTTAGCGAAAGCATAAATGAGTATATACCATATGAAGTGTTTGAAGGATTAATGTCTTTACAGCATAGAGGTCAAGACAGTGTAGGTATTGCAACTGACTACTGTATAATAAAACGTAATGGTCTTGTAAAATATGCTTTTCAAAACGATGATTTGTCTCAACTTTCTTGTAAATCATGTATTGGACATGTTCGATACGCTACAAATGGGATTGCAAATAATATACAACCCCTGTACATGTCATTACCAAGCCGTATTACATTGTGTCACAATGGTAATATTATAAATACAGAAAGCATAACATACATTTTAAAACACCATTTTGATATTGATGTAAGCACGAAATCAGATACCGAACTTATATTGGCATTATTTTGTGCTAAACTATATTCATTGATAAAAGAAGACAAATCAGAATTAAATGCAAAGATCATAACAACTGTGACAGATTATCTACAAGAACTATTAGAAGGAAGTTTTTGTCTAATTATTATTATTCAACGTTATGGTATGATTGTATTACGAGACAAAAATGGAATACGTCCTTTGATTTTAGGAAAACGTAACAATAATTATATGATTGCGAGTGAATCTGCTTCTCTCAATATTTTGAACTATGACATATTGAGAGACGTTCATCCTGGTGAAACAATTATCTTTTCAGAAAAGGATAATTCAGTATTGTATCATACAGTCAAAGACACTGTATTATCACCTTGTCTTTTTGAGTATTTATACTTTGCTAGAGCAGATTCCGAAATCGATGGTATAAGTGTTCATAATGCACGTATTCGCATAGGACAAACATTGGGAGAAAAAATGCTTTCAAAATGGGATTGCGAACAAATAGATGTGATTGTTCCTGTTCCAGATACAAGTATTACATTTGCAAATGGTATTTCAGATATAATCAAAAAACCACTGAGAGAAGGTTTCATTAAAAATCGCTATATTGACAGGACATTCATTATGAAAAATAATCGTATGATACAGCAAAATATAAAACGCAAGTTATCAGGAATACGAGATGTATTTAACGAAAAAAATGTTTTGATTGTAGATGATTCTATTGTACGTGGTAATACGAGCAAGCATATAATAAGTATTGCTCGTGAATATGGAGCGAACAATATTTATTTTGCTTCGTGTTCTCCTATAGTAAAAGAAACCAATCAATATGGAATCTATATTCCTACAAGAAAGGAATTAATATCATTTGAGAGAAATTTGGATGAAATCAAACGCACAATTAATGTAGATTTTTTGATTTATCATGATTTACCAACTATTTCGAATGAACTAAAAAAAATGAATCCAAAAATAGACAACTTTGAAACATCCATGTTTAGTGATTGATATCCATTTTTTATGTGTATATTTCAAATATATATTGTTGAATATATTACGATTAAAAAAATGAATAATATATATACAACTATAAATGTACTACACAATTTATTATACATGTTTTAAAGTTACAGAAGTTATTCTATTTATTATGCCCATTATACCTGATAATTTAATACTACGATTTTGTATTATTTTCATTTATATACTTGGTCATTGGTTCGGAATTCAAAGGAAATATTTAGACTACAAAAATTGTATTTTAGAACAATTTACACCGAAAATTATGGAAATTAATTTACGAGAAAATATATAAATATATAAATATATAACAAATTTGATTATCAATAATAGAAACAAGGTATGAAGTTAAAAACTGTTATCTATAGTTCCGAACAAGAAGAAATTAGACAGTTATTAATACAGTTATTAAAGTTAGAGAACAACACTGTTCTAATTCTGCACGAAATGGATAATAATATAGAACTCCAGAATAAAATAATGGATCTAAGTTTAGATATCAAAAAATATTTTAATTGCAATAATATTAAAGCAATAACAGAACCAAGTCGCATTAAGCGACCATGGCTGAGTATAATCAAGACTATATTAAAGCCATTCTATACAATAACCGCAAAAGACTACCATTTCACTGAAAATAAAAAATATATACACACTCAAAAATATACATTCAAACGAAAATTGGAAACCATTGATGATTCCATAGTTACATGTAAACATGTACAGAAATCAAGCACCGAAGTTACTGAACATGTGTTTGATGGATTCGCGGAAAATACGTAGAATAAAGTATTTAGTAAATATATAATGAACGGAAACGTTTTTACAGATGATTTGCGATATAGATTACCAAAGTCTATAAAAGATTTTTTGAATCTCCATAAAATTCAAATGTATTTCAAGTTTGAACTGACACAATTTTACAGTGACGGATACAAATATCGTTCCACGAAATCACGATTGAAATCAATGAGTCCTACACGTCTTTCGGACTTGCAGAGCAATCTACTTTCACTTTGTAATACACCATTAACTGAGAGTGACACAAAAAAAGCAAATAATGCTGACGTATGTAAGCTTTATTATAAAGATGACTGGACTGCACGAAATACACTAATAAAAAATAAAAAGAGTGGAACTAAAAAACAAATGATGAATATAAATCCAGATTACTTCAAAGATGTCATAAAGAATGTTTTCAAAGATTTTTTTGGGAACACGGATTATGATATCATATTACTTGTTAGTACAGTAGATGTTTCATTGCCGCTAAAAGAACGTGTTATTGGGTTTCTTATAACCCAAATGTCAGAATGTCAGGATGTTGATAATATTTATTCTTCAATACCTGCACTAAACTTGGTATGTGCGCCTAAAAAGCATCGACATACTGGTATGGAAACAAAATGTGTAAGTGGTTGTTCCGTTGTTGGTCGTGTGTTGTTGTACATGTATATATACGCATTAAAAAAAAAAAAAATCGATTATGGACTATTAGAATTGGCTGGATTATACTGCAATATAAGTGGTCTTTGTTTATACACTAAATTTGGTTTTGTGGAAGATATTTCCATAAAGTCAAATACTTGTTTTGAAGAAGACGAAACACTTTCAATGGTTGCCAATATAAAAGATATGAATTTTAATAAAATCAACGATGCCTTGTTAAAAGGTGACCATATTTTAGCAGAAAAAGACAGAGAACCACTTTGTTCGAAGGCAAATATTGGGAATAGTCCTGAGTCTAAAAAAATAGCGTTTGAAAACCAACAAAAACAGGTGTTGCAAAGAATGAAAAATTACCGAAATATTTTAAAGCTACAGCAAGGCAAAATTTCATTGGACGATATACAAGATATATATTTTAACAACAATAAACCAAAAGAAATAAAAAGTGCTATAAAAACACTAAGTGAAAGTTCTAAATTGGGAAATGTGTTAAATTTTACAAAGAAAAGAAAAGGAAAACAGACGGTATCGATTCAAAAACAACCAATAAGCAAGTTAAAAAACATTGGAGCTCCCAGTGCTGGTTTTAATTTTACTGCAAAAAAACGAATTCTAAGTAATTTTATGAATTTATCTAAAAAGGGAATGCGTTTTTACAAAAGATCTTCCGCTAAATATACGAGAAAACGAAACCGTAGTTGACAAAATAATAAACTTTAGGATTAATTTCTCCTTTAAAATCATATAATGAATTTCAATGAATCAAATACATTAGAACCAATAAGTAACAGAAAATCTTTTATATCTCATGTTTTTTCTACTACTGAAGAAGGGAAAGCAGAGATTTTGAATGTTGGTCAATATTCATTGTTGGGTGTTATACCTATTTTGTTGCTAAATAAATTAATTCAACGATTTATTCCAGATGCCGATTCAGACAAGTCGTCTGTAGAAATTTTAATCGAAGTTCTTATACAGTTAATTGTAATGTTTGTAGGCATTATTATTATTCATCGAGTAATAACATATATTCCTACATATAGTGAATTCAAATATGAAAGTCTTACGCTAACAAACGTTATTTTAGCGTTTATGATACTAATTCTTAGCATTCAGACAAAGATTGGCATTAAAGTAAATATTTTGGTCGATCGAGCAATGGAATTATGGTCAGGATCCAGAGATAATGGTGAAAGTCAAAATAATTCAAGAAACGCACCACAAGTAAATAGACATGTACCTAGCAGAGCAGATCATATTGACACAACACAACAAGACATGTTTCCACCTGCTCCTATGGTAACAACAAGACAAGAGGTAGGTCCAGATGCAATGATAAGAGGTTCTCCTGCTGTTAATTCCTTTGACATGGGGCCTATGGCTGCAAATGGTTTATTAGGAGGAAGTTTCGGTTCTTCATTTTAGAATAAAAAGATATTAATTTTGCTCATAATGAAAAATGTTTATTATGAACAAATAATTCTTCGTAAATTATGTGACCAAGAATAATACCAATAGAAGTACTGGTTGCAAAACTTGACGGAAAATGCAAAGTAACCAATGATACGGTTCCTACAATAAGTATTAATGCTGAAACTTCACTAATATTTGACTTTATAAATGGCCAAGATTTTTTGTAGTGCAATGGCACATGAATGAAATTCATATAATTTAAAAAAGGCAAAGGATAATTTATAAAGTACAAAAGTAGTATCGCGCTCTGTAAATAATTTGTTCTTTTTTCATAAATAAAAAGGTTTAAATCGTGATTAAAATGCATGACCGAAGATATGAAAAACACAATAAATAAAGAAGGAAAATATTCATCAAATAAAGCGGTTGATGCTATAAAAGTACTACAATAAGTGAATAATAGCTCATTCATCTTTTTGTATTTTTTAGCGTGAATTACATCAGTTATTCCATGAGGAGCGATCACAAATGAAATAGATAATTGTTGCACTAACGATAAATTATGGGCTTCTAAAAACGGTCTTAGAGTATTTTGACACGGTAATACCAATATCATTTCATATGATAAAACATAAAATACTGTTATATATATATTTAATTCATAGTATTTATAGATCTGAAACATCTATTTCAATGTTTTCGTCAATGAATTTTTCTGGGAAATTTTCACCATCGTATTTAATGGATGGGGTGTTAACTGAATTCAAAATATCTAATTTTTGCATAGTCTTTTCAATATTAGATGGTTGGTGCAATCCAGCGAATAAATAGTCGGTTTGAGGGCTCACTTCCTCTTTTTTGATATTCTTATATAAAAAATTTATATTACTCAACGACAATTGTACTTTTTCTTTTTCTTGTATCATGTTGACATTACGAGTAAATGGTTCAGTTACCACAGATACTGCAAAATATAGAAGATATATTCTTTTTTTAATAGAGGCATTATTAAATTTTACGCAAAATAACTGTAAAATAGAATTTAAAACTGTTTTTAAATAAGTATCGTTTTTGCAGTAATAAAATAACGAATCCCATATAGCCCATATTATTTCCTTTTGAAATTTATGCTCTACAGGTATTTGGTCTCTGTTTTCTAAATAGCATTGTTGTTTCCGTTTTTTGCAGATTTGATCAAAACAAATTATCCATTCAATCCAATAGCACGCGTCTGATAGGTTTGGTATATGACCATCGTTGGAAGATATTTGAAAGCAAAATTCGTTTATTGCTATTGCAATTTCTTTTGGATCTTTTTTTTTTAAAATAGGTTCAGAATATCTATTAGAATCTGCCTTTAACTTATTAGAAACTTGTGTCATATCAAAATCTTCTCCGCGATTTATTTTCATACATTCTAATGATGGTTTCTTAGGAGATAAAGAAAAAACAGTGCATATTTCAGCAAACATGTTTCGGATAGTAGGATTATTTCTCAACTGCATTTCATCATAATACAAACCTTGAACCATAATATTTCTAAAAACATTAAACCTTTTTTCCAAATAAACAGATAATTTTGGATTTCCTAAATGTATATGTTTTCCCATGAATAACAACAATATTTCCCATATATCCATATAATGACCAGAACAAACAAGTTCAGCACACCAATTGCATGCATTTTCAACTTTAGACTTTAACATACTGTTTATGAATTCTTTTTTCACCTCTGTTTTCTTATATCCACTAAAGGTAACTGTTTTGAAATCTTTCAAATCTCTTATGTCATTTATAAAGCTATTGTCTTGGACTTGTTCAAAATCTCCATCCATTATTATTATATTTTAGGTATGTAATTATAATTAAATTATGGCGTTTATATATAATGTTAAGTGTATCTAATAAGCAAATGATAAACTCTAGTTTTTACGTAACCTATGCATTTTTAATGACAACTGCAACAATTACCTTTATAGAATCGGTTCGCACCAAGGATTCAAAAATCCGTAACATTTTAAATTTAGAGACGTGTATTTCGGTTGTAGCCGCCTTTTTTTACGGCAAGTTTGTGTCAATGTTTGAAAATGATGAAAAAATAGACTACAAAAAAATAAATTATACGAGATATCTTGACTGGTCAATTACTACACCTATAATGTTGCTAGTATTGGTACTAGCACTTTTATACAATTCAAAATCAGGGTCTTTGAATTTCTTTTCCTTTTTAGCAATTTTAGCAATGAATTATGGAATGTTAGGAGCTGGATATTTAGGAGAAATTCAAATGTTAGACAAAACAATAGCAAACTCGGTTGGATTTTTGTTTTTCATAGGATTGTACTATTTCATTTATTCCAAATATGTTTCTCCTAAATATAATTTTGACAATTCAATCCTTTTCTTTTCCTTTGTGTTTTTGTGGGCATTTTACGGCATAGTATACTTTTTAGATGAAGTAACCAAGAATGTAATTTTTAACGTTCTAGATCTTCTCTCAAAATGTTTCGTAGGAATATTCTTTTGGGCTTACTATACCAAAGTTTTTACATTAAAGTAAAATGTGGTATGGATAATAATATAAATATTATTGAATAACATTTATAAGTAAAAAATGTTGAGTGGTAAAGATCTTATTATCAATGATAAAAAATATGAAATTGTTGACAAATTCGGTATGTGGCATAAAACTGGAAAGTTACTTATACGAGAAATGACACTTGAATACAGTGGAAATCCTTCACACGATCATTACAATTTATTCGTGTTTGAAAAAATGATACTCAATAAACCATCATTTGAAAGTATGGATAGATGGTACGATTCTAAAATATTTAGGGATTTTGGTAAAAATATAGAACATCCATCCAAAAGTACAGGCACTTCTTATATGTTTTACAAAGATATGGACAGTAAAAATAAAACAGTAATGGATATTTGGACAAGCAAAGGAGAAAACGCAGCAATAGAACACATGTTTACAGATCAAGAAATAGGACAAGCATTATAATATTCTGAGATGCGTAGTAGATAATATGGGTGATCGCATTAAATTATATGATAACAATGTATAATGAGATTCTTAGGAGTTAAAATTAGAAACCCATTAGGAAAAACCAAAAAAAATAAACAACAATCGCCCATTATATCTGAACAAAAAAAAAGAACATCTAAAAATCTTTTTTACAGACCTTCTTTATCATCAAATGACAGTCTAATAAAATTAAATTCCTTAGGATTAACACCAGAATCACGTAGTAGTTCTCGTAGAAGTCGTAGTAGTCGTAGTAGTCGTAGTAGTCGTTCTCGTGGTGGAATGAGTAAAAAGAAAAGAAAAACTAAAAGCAAAGGCAAACGCAAATAACTATCAAGTAGTAAGAATTCTAGGAACAACATTGATCGCCTGAAGCTCCTGTGACATCAACTTAAATGCGTATGGGACTTCAACATATGCAAAATCAGTAGTGTTATCACAAGTATTACACTTATGCACTGTCATACCCTGCTTACAGTACATAACACCTTTATCACAATTATTAAACATTGCCGTCATACCACATTTTTTGCATACATGTATTGCGTATTTATCTGCAACATTATACATTCTTTCTCTGCAAAACTTTGACATCCCATGAGCAATCATGACATCTCTTTCCATTTCTCCTATACGAAAGCCACCATCCCTACTTCTTCCTTCTGCAGGTTGTCTAGTTAAATTCACTACTGGTCCTATAGAACGGCTATGTTCCTTATCATTTACCATATGTTTAAGTCTTTGATAAAATACTGGTCCTATAAAAACACTAGTTTCTAGCTGTTTTCCTGTTGCACCATCATACAAAATTTCATTTCCATAGCTCTCGTAACCGCATTTTTGTAATTCGTTAGCAATTGTATATACGTCTAAATCTCCAAAACTAGTTCCGTCTCCAAACATTCCTAATTCCACGAGAACTTTTCCCAACATTGTTTCCTTAAGGTGTGCAATAGTCATACGAGATGGAATTGCATGTGGATTAATGATAATATCTGGTCTTATACCGTCTTTTGTAAAAGGCATATCACATTCAGCCAATATATTTCCTACAGTTCCTTTTTGTCCATGTCTAGAAGAGAATTTATCTCCAATTACTGGCTTCCTTAAAGTTCTTACACGTGTTTTAGCAAAGTTACAACCTTCGCCGTTTCTTCCAGTATAGTTTTTATCAATATATGTTTCCTCTGTAGTGCGGAAACTTTTACTTTGATCTTCATATTTGATAATTTTCGTTGGATCGTTTCTATTCTCTTTTATTGGAGATATCTTACTTATAATAATGTCACGGTTTTCAACCAGCGTATTTTCAGGTATAAACCCATGACTATTTAACTTGCTATAGTTTCCATGTTTTATACCTTTCGTCTTAGAAGGATCTGGCTTACAACGAATAATTTCATCACGAATGATATTCTTATCTTCGTCTTTTTCAGTGTGATATATAGTAGCCATAAAGAGACCTCTATCAATAGCTGCTTTATTTATGAGAACACTGTCTTCTTGATTATATCCTGTGTATGACATGATGGCAACATGAACCTGACAACCAGATGGAATTTTATTCAGTTTCAAAAAGTCCATAATTCTTGTATCCACTAAAGGGCGTGATGGATAATTCAAGGTATATGTGGTCTTGTCCATTCGTTTTTCGTAATTCATAGTACTCAATCCAATCGCTTGTTTTGCCATTGCACATTGATATGTATTTCTAGGAGCTTGATTACAGTCTGGAAAAGGAACACATGATGCCAATACACCCATCATAGCGCATGGATGTATTTCACAATAATCGTACTTAATTTTCAATGGCTTGTTGCTGTCATAATATGGTGTCAATTCATGCATATATTTATTTTTGAAATTTATGGCAACCATACTATAATTTTGTTCTTCTGGATCAATGTATTCAATAACAGATTCTTCAATGCGACAATCAGTAACAAGATCATTCCATTGTAGTTCTTTGTCTTTTAATTTTTGAATAATCTCTGAAGTGATAAGAGCAGAATTATTTTCTACTCTTAATACTGGTCTGGATAATCGACCACCATCATTGCATATTTTTATTTCCATCCGGCTATAGTCAAACACAATAGAAGTGTAAATATTAATAATACCCTTGTGTTTTTTGTCCTTTAGCATTTTGTAAAAATCAATAGGTTCTTTGGATATACCAATCCAACATCCATTTATAAATACTTTTACTTGATCAAACAATTCACTTGGATGAAGTGCATCTTCTACACTTAGGATAAAGGATTTCACTAGTTCATACAAAGATTCACTCTTTGTTGGTATTGTTACATGAGTCATAAATGATATGTTTTTCACAATACCAATTGATTGCCCTTCTGGTGTTTCTACTGGACATAAGAATCCCCAAGTTGTATTATGTAGCTTTCGAGGTTCGACTAATTCACCTGTTTTTTCAAGTGGTGTATTAACTCGTCTTAGATGGCTTAATGTTCCTAAATATGTAAGACGATTAAGAACTTGAGCCACCCCCACTTTACTACTGCTACTGGATTGTTTTACACTGAAATCACCAGTAGAAAGAGCACGATTAATACCATTTTCAATAGTTGTTGGTTTTATAATTTTATAAACGTTTGTCATGTTAATAATATTTTCGTATTCTTCCGATGATTTCCATGCACCTATATTTATTTCTCGAACAATTTGTTTTTCCATATCCTTTACAAATCTTATGTAATGATTACGAAATAAGTTATTCAGTAAAGAACCTGTTAAATCTATCCTCTTGTTTAAATAGGAATCACGATCATCAGGAGGGGTTATTTTTAACGCGGTCCTAATAAGACGTTTTGCAATAAAACCCAGCAAATATAACTTTTGATCGGTGCTTTTACAATGAGGTAGTAAGTCAGTTTGAAATAACTCTTTTGTATATTCATTTTTACTCATTTGTTTGCTCCCTTTCTCGTTTTGATATGGATTATAGGCAATCATTGATGCAATATGTTCAATTGCATCCTCGTGTATTGTCTCTTTGGAAGTCAATAAGAATTTTGCATCTTCAATTGAAGCTTGTAGGTACTCTAGCAATTCCTTGTTTGTGCTGTCATTTACGTCTAACAATATATATTCACAAATTTTCTTATCAGATAGCACTCCTAGAGCTCTGAAAAGAACAAATAGCTCAATGTATTTTTTTTGCTTTAATCTAGGAATTACAACAAATATACCTTTACCAAAAACATTCGTCTTTGAGGAAATCATCATTTCTAATTGTTTCGGAGAAATGCATTTCGAATCTGGAACCGATTTAAATTCTGCTACCCAGTCCCATCTTGGAGTGTTTTTTCCATTGAAAACATAAATTCTGTTCTCAGCCGCTCTTTCTTGACAGAGAACCGTTTTTTCTGATCCTTTTATAATAAAATATCCACCACTATCCATTTCGCACTCTTCTGTCAAATAGTTAGTATCTTTACCATGTTGTGATAATATACAGATTGATGATTTCAACATTACTGGAAGAGAACACAACTTAATATTCGGAAGAACTTTATTGATAACACGTTCTTGATCATTTTCATCACGTATAACATATTCAATATGAAGGTCAATAATTGTATTTGAAGAATATGTAAAATTACGTAATCTCGCTTCTTTTGGCATCATTGTTTTCATAGCACCGTTATTTTCGTATATCTGTGGGTACTGGAATCTTACGTTTCGCAAATTTATATTCACAACAAGACCATAACTATCTGTATTTTCATTGTAATCATTGTCCGATTTTATTACGACTGGATTAAACATTCCGATAGTTCTTTGCATTTGGTAATTTACAAAATGATTATATGACTCTATCTGATGTCTTACTAGACGCTCGAGTGGTCGTCTTTCAAAGTAAGATTGCATAATATCAAATGGTTCTTCTTTGTAATTTGCCAAATGCGACAAAATTTCATTTCCAATCACTTGATTATCGCTTTTATCTTCTTCATTCTTAATCATATTAAGAACGTGCGAACTTTCATTACTTCTTTTTTTATCTTTTACTATTTTACTTTTTCGGACGGTCTTTTTTGGCATTGTATTGTCAACTCTATTCATAGCTTTCATGATTTAATTTGTGTAAAAGAGTTACATATTATAAAATTCAATTTTTATATTTTTTATAACAATATAAATATTAAAGTGATTGTATGGTAATACTATTGTTATGAGTAAATCAAAAATAATCAATACTGATAGAGAATATATTGAGGGGGTACAAAATATATTATCAAAATTTGTTCGTAATGATGAAACTGAATCAGAGTATGTAATTTTGAATTACGACGACAAAATGTTATGTGATGACGATGATATCCGGCGTAATTATAATGGTGTTGTATTAAATCCTGAAACTAGAGAAATTCTTTCGATAGGAATACCTAAACCATATAGTGTAGAAATGTTTGAGAAACGTCATAGTAATATGGAGAAAAACGATTTTACAATGGAAAATATGATCGAAGGCGTTTCAATACAAGTTTTTTACGACAATAGAATAAATAAATGGGAATTTTCGACCAAAAATTCTGTTTCAGCAAACTATTCTTATTACAGACTACCAGGTGATAAAAACAAAACATTTAAAGAAATGTTTTATGAATGTATAGGAGAAACCGAAAAAACAAAGTCAATTGATAAATTGGAAATTGTGAAAAAAATGGAAAAAAGTCGTTGTTATCATTTTATTTTTCAGCATCCTGAAAATCATATTGTTCAAAATATTGAAAATCCTAGAATTTACTTTATGGGGTATTATGAACTTAATAATTCTGATGGTAAAAATCAAATTGAATATGTAAATAGTCAAGATATTAATCCATTTGAATGCGATAGTAATATTAAAATACCTCCTATTATTGAGTACGAAAATGAATGTTTTTCATACAAAGAATTAATGTTAATGAAAGACAAATACTTTGACCCTAAAGACATGATAATGGGTGTATCGTTATTACATAAAGAAAGTGGTGATAGATGCTTAGTATTAAATCCTCAATATGAAGAGCTGAAATTAATTAGAGGTGTTCATCCAAATATTATGTTTCACTATATTTGTCTAAGGAAAATTCATAAAGTAAAAGAGTTTTTAAAGCATTTCCCTCAATACAAAGACATGTTTTGGAGTTTTCACAAATTGTACGAAAATCTTGTTATTCAAATGCACAGTGATTACGTTCAAAAGTACATTAAGAAAACGACTGATGCAATTAACAAACATATTTTGTTTCACATTCGAGAATTACATTATAATATCTATAAACCATCTCTGAATGATACAGTTCGAGTTATTGTGAAAAAAGACGTAGTTCGAACTTACATAAGTAATTTAGAACCTGGTTGTATCCTTCATTTACTGCAAAATAAAAATTATGAATATGACGGATTTGTACAATAATATTGCACATTGGGATCTTTCAGATGAACACTTTTTATATATATTATTAAATATACTAATTTAATGATGTCTATTCATAATAGATAATGTTTTTATTATTTCTTTCGAATACTTTTATCCGATTCGTTAATATACTTTACACACAATTCAGATACTAGTTGAAAATGTTTTACGCATTTATGCATATTGCTTTCGTCCATTGATTTTAGAGGTTCTCTTAGAGCGGAATCAATAAACTTCAGAATCTCATCACTATTATGCATTCGTTGAACATCATTTGAATAATCTTTTTCAAAGAAAAACGTAAGATCACCTTTCGAAATTTCTTCATGGTATGGTGTAAAAATATAAGTGTGCCATACCTTAGCAAGTAACGTTGGATTTGCATTTTTTATGGTGATAAAATAATCCTTTGATTTTTGTAATTTCTCATTGTTATTGAATATAATCATTATATCATCGAGAAATTGGAAAAAGTGTTTATTAAATGCTTTCAACACGATAGATGACGTACTATTATTCATAATATAAATATATAACTAAACATATTTATATTTTTTTTTAAATTTTATATTATGGTAAAAAGTCTGGTTTTCTTGTGTTACCAAGATTCGCCTCTTCATTTCTTTGTTGCTGTATAGTATCAATCGTTATATCTTTAGATATCTTATCTGGTTTGTATGTATCAGGTGGAGTATTTATACTTGCATTAGTTTGATTTGCAGACACGTAATTATATAAAGGTCGATTTCCACCTGAACCTTTTGCACTTAATTCTTCTGTAGATGCAGAATAAGAAGTAAATTTTTCAGAAAAAATACTTTTTGTGCTATTTCCTAAAGAATATGATAGAGGTTCTCCTTCTCCTTGATGTGCTATATCCTGGGAATCTCTTACTTTTGAACTAAATAAACTTTTTATTTCGTTCCCTAAAACACATCTATAATTTTCTTTTACTAACAGAATACATGGTACCGAATGTACATTTGGTGGAAGTAAAAGAGTATTTCCATTTTCCAAAATAATATGAGTTTGTCCTGTTTGAGGATGAACTTTTCTTCTGTCAATACAAATCGAATTCAAAGACTTTACAATATCATTCTTTACTAAAAAGTCTAAAATTCCTTTTGAATGTTTGCAATAGTTGCTGTAGTATAATATATCCATAATGAAATTATAAAATATTTCGTTTTTCTGTGAATAACCAATAATTCATATCAGTAATGTTTTAAAATGGAATGCGCTGAAATGGTCTCATTGCAAACATTCAGGTGGTTTATACATTTAAGTATTTGAAAATATTATAATACATAAAATATCGTATTATAATATGAATTAAAAATTATTCCTTTAGGTTACTAACAACACACATGCTATTCAAAAGTCTGTATGAGAGATAACCTAAGAATGTTGCCAATAGAGAATAAAGAACTAGAAATGTTTGTGTGCTGTCCATTTTCTTTCCTTTATACATGTTGAAAACAAATCCAAACAGTCCAATAACAAATACAATAAACATAATCACTGAAAAGACATAAAACAACAAACAATACTTTTTGTCAAGAGGTCCAAACAAATATCTTTCGATAGACATATTATATATTATGAACTATATTTTTTTTGTTGTCAAGTTTTCTATTATTCCTAAATATCTATATAGAACCCATACAAACAGAATATAAAATTCTAGATTGGAGGTAAAATGCAAAATAAAATCCAATAGTCAGAATATTATTAAAAAATGAAACAGTTTTTGATTTATTGAATATGTTGTATAATAATAACATTATTGAACCGAACAATAATACAAAGCCTATGATAGTAAGGACTAGGAAAAAAACGCAAAATTTATTTTTTTCTAATGGTCCAAACAAGTATTTTATAATATCCATTTTTATACTATAAACTCACTTTTTATTTTTACCTGAAAAGAACAGAAATATTAATGTAATTTATTACTATAGGTGTACCATGGATGAATCAACAGTTTGGAAATTAATAGATGTATATTTTCAAGAAAACCCACAGGCTTTAGTGAAACACCACGTTGACTCGTTTAATCAGTTTTACGACACTCAAATATTTCAATTATTCAAGGAAATGAACCCTATTAAACTGGAAGTTGATTATGATACAGAGTTGCAAGAATTTCGGTCAAAATGTTTAATGTACATTGGAGGTAAAGAGGGAAAACTTGTCTATTTTGGTAAGCCAATTATACACGATCCAAATGACAATGCACATTACATGTTTCCTAATGAATGTAGATTAAGAGATATGACATATTCAATTACAATTCACTATGATGTTGAAATAGAATATACAAGAATATTGAGAGAAAACGACATTCCTACAGTATTAGATGAAAATGGATATGCTGTTTTCGATGAACTTGATTCAAAGGATACAACAATAAATGGAGAAATATACAAAAAAGATTATACTCCATCTGAATTGGCTAAAATAAGAGAAAACACAAAAATCCAAAGTAAAACTCAATTCATCAAAATGAAACTTAACAAAATATATCTTGGGCAGTTTCCCATAATGGTCCAATCTAAATTATGTGTTCTTCACAATCTTCCTCGTGAATTGCGATTTTCTTTAGGAGAATGCAAAAACGATAACGGAGGTTATTTCATTATAAACGGCAAGGAGAAAGTAGTAATCCCTCAAGAAGAGTTTGGAAGTAATATGCTAAACATTTATAAGGATAACGATGAAAAATATTTGTATTCGGTTGATTTAAAGTCGGTAAGCGAAAATGTTTCAAAACCAGTAAGGCATTTATCTGTAAAAATACTGGCTTCTACAAAAACAATAAGTAAAAATAACATTGGAGTATTCATACCAAACGCAGGTAATAAACCAATACCTCTTTTTGTTGTTTTCAGAGCATTAGGAATATTGACAGATGAAGAAATAATTTCATATTGCACTCTACAAGATTCTAGTCAATTGAATGTTCAGTTTGCTCCATATCTAGAAGCATGTATTCACGATGCAGCTTCAATTACAACTCAATACGAAGCTGTATATTTTATTTCTCTTTTGGTAAAAGGACGATCAATTACTAGAACAATGCGTATATTATCCGACTATTTTTTACCTCACGTAGGAGAAGTAAATTTTCTAGAAAAAGCTTATCATTTGGGATATATGGTAAATAGATTAATGTCTGTAGCTTGTGGTTTAGAACCGACAACTGACAGAGACAGTTATAAATGTAAAAGATTAACACTAATAGGGCCTTTAATGAGAGATTTATTCAGAGAGTATTATAAATTACAACAAAAACACATTCAAAAATTCTTTGAAACAAGATACGAATTCGGAAAAGATACTTATGCGGATTTAAGCAATATGATAAACGCGAAATACCAAGAAGCATTTTCCGAAAGAAAAGTTGAAGAGGGATTTAGAAAAGCGTTTAAAGGGAATTGGGGGGCAAGCGCACATACAAAAATAGTTGGTGTTGTTCAAGACTTGAATCGGTTATCTCATAATGGATTAATTAGTCATCTTAGAAAAATAAATTTACCAATGGATTCTAGCGTAAAGTTAGTTGCACCACGTGTATTACACGGTTCTCAATGGGGTATCATAGATCCGATTGATACACCAGACGGAGGTAACATTGGTCTTCATAAACACTTGTCAATTATGACTCATGTGACAACGTTTCTTTCTCGAGAACCGGTTATAGAATGGCTATGTAGTAATTTTTCTCTCAAAAAACTAAAAAACATTACTCCTGATAGATGCGGAATATTAACCAAAGTTTTTGTTAATGGATATTGGGTAGGATGTGTAGCAGATCCAATTTCAACAATAAAAAAAGTAAAACTATTTAGACGACAAGGATTAATACCAGCTACTATAAGTTGTGCGTTTGATTATTTGCGAAACACAATAACTTTACAGTGCGACGGTGGTAGATTATGCAGACCTATATTTTATAAAGATGATGATAATAGATTTGTATTCGATAATAAGAGTCAATGGGATAAAATTCAAAAAGAATTGACTAATCCTACAAATACAAATCTATGGACAAAACTTATAAGTGGATTTCTTGAAAAATCAGCGAACTTTGAAATTTTTTCAGATAAAATTTACAATTGGGAAGACTTGTATAAATCTCCAAAAGAATCTATAAATGAATCTAAAGCTCTTCTTGAATATTTGGACACACAGGAAACCGAATCTTCGTTGATTGCAATGAAATTCGATGAAATAACTGCTTCTAATTGTAAATATACTCATTGTGAAATACACCCATCTACTACTTATGGAGTAATGTGTAATTTAATAAATTTTTTGGAACATAACCCAGCATCTCGTAATTCTTTTTCATGCGGTCAAAGTAAGCAAGCATGTTCATTATACAGTTCAAATTACCAATTACGTATGGATAAGACAGCAGTGGTATTAAACAACGGACAAATTCCTCTTGTGAAATCAAGATACTTACAGTACATCAATAACGAAGAAAATCCATATGGCGAAAATGCAATCGTAGCTATTATGTGTTATACTGGGTACAATGTAGAAGACGCTGTTCTTATTAATGAAGGTGCGCTACAAAGAGGTCTTTTTCGAACGACTTACTATACTACTTACAGCGCTCATGAAGAAAAAGAAATAAAAAATGACACTGTTACGCATGATATAACATTTCAGAATGTTCTTAATTTAGAAAATATAGAAGGTATGAAACCTGACTATGATTACAGTTATTTGGATGAAAACGGTCTTATTGCTGAAAATACTGAAATAGATGACAAGATTGTTCTTATTGGTTCATCTACTCTTGTTGATTCTGCAACCGGCAAAAGGAAAGACTCGTCTAAAACTCCGAAAAAAGGACAGCTCGGTACAGTTGATAAATCGTTTATAACAGAAGGAGACGAAGGACAGCGCATTGCAAAAATTCGTATAAGAGAAGAACGAATTCCCACATTCGGTGATAAATTTGCGTCTCGTGCTGGCCAAAAAGGAACGGTAGGTATGGTTATTGCAGAAGAAAATATGCCTTTTACCAAAGACGGTATTCGACCAGACATGATTATAAATCCTCATGCTCTACCATCTAGAATGACAATTGGACAAATGGTTGAGTGTATTACCGGAAAAGCGTGTTGTATGGAAGGTACTGCAGGAGAATGTACGTCATTTTACAATCGCGAAAACAAACTAGGAATGTTTGGAGAATTACTATCAAAGCATAATTTCCATTCTAATGGTGATGAAATTTTATATGATGGTATGACAGGGAAACAATTAGAAGCATCCGTGTTTATAGGACCAACATATTACATGAGATTGAAGCATATGGTAAAAGACAAAATAAATCACAGAGCAACTGGTCCATTAACCAATCTAACTAGACAACCAGTAAGTGGTCGTGCAAACGATGGAGGATTGCGTATAGGAGAAATGGAACGTGATGCAGTTATTTCACATGGTATGTCTTCATTCTTGAGAGAATCAATGATGGATAGAGGTGATAAATACAAATTAGCTATATGTAATAAGAGTGGTATGATTGCTATATATAATCCATCCAAAGATTTACTAATAAGCCCTAGTGCGGATGGACCAATAAAATACACTGGATCAGTAGAAAAAGATAAAGAGATTGAAGCAATACAATATACAAAACACGGTAGGGATTTTAGTATTGTAAATGTACCATACACTCTAAAATTGTTAATTCAAGAGTTACAGGGTCTTAATGTTCAGTTACGTATTATTACAGACGATAATATTAATCAAATAGAGAATATGAATTTTTCAAAAAATCTAAATTTACTGGTAAATAAAGAAAAAATTACTATACAAGAGGTTATTGAAGATACACAAAATATTCTTAACCAAGAGAAAAATGAAGCTAAAAAGGATGAAAATGAGACAAATGATGATATGTCACCAGTCGAACAATTACCGAGTCTCTCAAGTAGTAGTGAAAATATTAGTTTAGGAAAACTAATGGAAAATGACAAAAAACAATACGATAGACTTGATGTAGCAAAATACATGCAAGGGAAAAAAGATGACACAATAGAAGATAGCAAAATAAATTCTAATGAAGACTCTTATCAATCACCTTATATGCCTATAGATACAACTCCAGTGTATATACCGTCTTCAGACACATCTCCTATAAAGTACAACAGCAATAGTCCACAATTCAATATCAATGATTATTCATCAAATAATTCCGAAGCACAATACGGAGGATCTAACAAAATAGAACTGAACGATAAAGTATTATTAAAAGGCGATGTCAAATCAAAACGATTATGGAAAGTAACTCATAAAAATGATAAAACAGGAATGTACACTATAGATACTGACGATTTAGACTTATTATCCGTAAAAGACAGCAGAGATATAGTTGATAAGACTAGAATAAGAAAACCGAATGTATTCGACGTTGAAACTTTAGAAAAAACACCATCATATATGCAAGAAGATAATAATGAAGCTTTAGAAGAAGAATATGCAGCATCAACCGTCGTACCAAGAATACCTATACCGAGAATGGATACGCAACAACCAGTAAATATAATAAAAATCTTTAATCAAGGTGGTGTTGATAATTCTGAAGGGGAAAAAACAGCAACACCAAATCAATATTTTGATGGCAATGAACTTGATGCAAATTATATACCTCAAAATGGAAATGATAATATAGAAAATAATTATGAAACAATAAAAAAGGATATAGTTATACAGAAATTAGATTCATAAATAAATATAAAATTGAAATATAATATATGCATTTTTTATATTATATTTAACATGTCTTCAAGAAATCAAATACTTCAAGTGTACAAGTCTCGTAATACGATTCTTAATATATTAGAATCTGTTCATGATTACGATATAAGCGACTATAGCGGATTTGGAGTCAATGAGATTGATGCAATGATATCAAATAGTCAATTAGACATGCTTTTATCATTTAAAAAAAACCCAAATGAAGAAGGAGCCCCAATTAAAACTAGAAAAACTTATATCAATTACTTTTTAAATGGAACATTAAATTCAGCAAACGTATCTAATATAATAGAAGATCTATTTGTTCTTAGTGATACCTTGACAACGGATGATTGTTTATGTATTATTTATGAAGGAGAACCAAACGATTCTATTGTTAATTATTTGAATTCTATTTACTCACAATCAAAATATTTCGTAGTGGTTCATAATATTAAGAGACTACAATTCAATATACTTGAACATCATTTAGTGCCAAGTGTATCGATATTAAGTGATACAGAGATTGAAGAGTTGAAAATAAAATTTACAATAAGTGATGTAAAACAACTTCCAGAGATTTCTCGTTTTGATCCTCAAGCATTAGCAATATGTTTAAGACCAGGACAAATATGCAAGTTTCTACGCAATAGTCCAACTTGTATGGAAACACCTTACTATAGATTATGTGTATAATGTGTATAATATGTATATGTAAAGTACAAACAAATGTTTTTTATTTTGGACTATAATCATAAAATTGATTTAAACGTATTACCTTTGTTTCATTATCAATATATACATTAAAATACAACTGAACATCATGAGCAATAGAATTAACTCAAAAGGATACATAATTAACAAATCAACATTATCAAAAGATGAATTACAAACACTAAAAAACGATCTCTCTATTACTCCAAAAGAAAGTCATATGGTGAAAGCAGCAAATGTAAAAGCTTCGAAACCAGTTATTGCATACAGAGAAAATGAAAAAAAAATGTATATACCTCGTTTCTTTGGATCTAAACGCTATGGAGATCCACTAATATCGGATATAAAGGAAGGAGATGATATTTCAGTAGAATTCTCTCAATCTCTAAGAGATTATCAAAAAGATATTGTATCAATTTATTTGAATTATGTGAATAAAAATAAAAGCGATGGTGTTTTTGGTGGAGGAGCTATATTAGAAGTTCCTTGTGGTAGAGGGAAAACTATAATGGCTCTAAATATTTGTAGTCGCTTGAAAAAGAAAACATTAATTTTAGTCCATAAGGAGTTTTTAATGAACCAATGGATAGATAGAATTAGAGACTTTCTTCCTTCAGCACGTGTAGGTAAAATACAGGGTAAAACGTTTGATATTGAGAACAAAGATCTCGTTATAGGTATGATTCAAACCATGTACGATAAAGATTATCCAGTAAATACTTTTGCATCATTTGGGTTGACAATTTTAGACGAAGTTCATCGTGTAGGTTCGGAAGAATTTTCAAAGACTCTTTTGAAAGTGGTTACCCCTTTTATGTTGGGTATTTCTGCTACTGTGGAAAGAAAGGATGGTCTCACAGAATTACTCTACATGTTCATCGGACCAAAAATATATAGTGAAGAACGAGAAGATACAGATGGGGTTCAAGTTAGAAGTATTCATTTTGATCATAGTCATGAAGAGTATAAAGACGAGGAATATGATTTTCGTGGCAACATCAAATATAGCACAATGATAAACAAAATAAGCGATTTTCTTCCTAGAAAACAATTCATCATAAAAATACTTTTTGACTTAATTTTAGAAGACAGTGAAAAACAAATTATGGTATTATCTCATAAACGCGATCTTTTAGATTACCTAGAAAAAGAAATCACAAGCAAAGATTTTGCCACATGTGGGCAATACGTAGGTGGAATGAAGCAAGAACGATTACAAGAAAGCGAAACGAAACAAATTGTATTAGCAACTTATGCAATGGCAGCTGAAGCACTAGATATTAAAACTTTAAATACACTGGTGATGGTTTCTCCAAAAACAGACATTGTTCAAAGTGTTGGAAGAATTTTAAGAACAAAAGGAGATGGAAAGATAATTGTTGATATAGTGGACAGTCATGATGTTTTTCAAAATCAATGGAAAAAACGACGCCCATTTTACAAAAAATGTGGATATACAATCAAAACAATAAACTCACAAGATTATACAGATATGCAGACGATCAGCACATGGACAACTGTTTATGACCGAAATACTAAACAAAAAAACGAAAAAAAGAAAATTTGCGATTTAGATTTATAATAAATTAATCTTTGTGAATGTATTTAGACGTTTATAAACAATACATAATATAAATATTGTTTATAGTTATTCAATAAATGGAATTAATTGCATATATTTTTATAATTTTTATTGTATTTTGGCTTTGTTACCTATCATATTCCGCGTTTAAAATTTTACTAGAATGTAGAAGAGATAGTTCCTAAAAGAAACAAAAAATACCTTTGCACTTTTTCTTGCCTTTACTTTTCGTCTTTTTTCCTTTAGCCTTCGTTTTTTTCAAATTCACTTTAGATTTACTCTTTTTAAGTTTTCTTTTTACTGTTCTTCTTTTTTTACCACCACTATGAAACATATTTGTAGTTCCGCTAGTTCCATTAATTTCAGTATCTATCATTTATATTCTACATTGAGATTAAAAAGCATTTCTCATTTACTTTTATTACGCGATTCATAATTATGCTTTCTATATTTATTTTTATAATCCCTGTTTTTGCTGTTATTATAAACGCTGTTATTATAAACGTTTTTATTGATGTTTTTATGTTCTTGTTGTGTGTAAATAAAATCATCTATTAATCGAACGAATTTTCCTAAATGAATTTGTTTTTCTTCTAATGGTATCCATTTTTTGAATTTTCTACTAAAAATGCATTCAAATAAAGCATAATTACATTTTTTATTTGACGTTTTCAAATATTTATATGGCGAGATTTCTTCAAAGTCTTCTTCGTCGTCACTTTCTTCTATTTTATCTAGACAATCATTCTCAGGGATTTTACGAAAAACTTTATTCATCATAAAGCTAGTTTTCATATCTGGAATCAAAACATTATCCAATAAAACATTGTTTTTTGCGTAAATATAATATACGTCAAACATAACATCTGCTTGTATCCAAAAGAGCTGTTTCTTCTTATAATTGAAATTATTGAAATTAAAACTCCACGATGGTATCTGTATAGTGGTGTTACTCCACACTAAGGAATTTTTTATTAATTTTTCATCCACATCATCATTCATTCTTGTTTGACTTATTGTCCAATTATTTTTTGCATTATTACTGTTTAAAAACGGAAGTACCTTTGTACTACATCTATATTGGACGGTTTTTATAGGATAACCTATTCTATGGATCCATTTTTCGGAAATCAATTCAGCATCACACGAATTATACCACATAACTACAGTATGAATACTGTAATTTCCGTAATCATAGATTGACAAATCTTTAAAGAATTGAGAGAACATACTCATCTTAGTTCCTATTGCAACAGGAAACGGATTACAATAATTTAATCCCTTGTAGCTATAAATATCATCTGCTAAAAATATCTTTTTATCAGAAACTTCCTCATCATATTCCACTAAAAATCCAGATAAAATTGTACCTAAATAATAGGTTCGATGAAACTCAAATGGTATAATATGAACATTGTCTTGTAATTGAGAATTTCTATTTAGTTCAATAATACAACATATTGATTTATTATCAAAAATAGTGAACCACATAAAAGCTCTTTTTCCATATGGTATAGCAATTGCTAAATCGTATTCTTCAGAAACCTTTTTATGTACCATGCATTCATAAGAAGGTTTGATATAGCTAGGGAATAGTTTTATTAATTTGTGAAAGGGTATTTGTGACATTTGTACTGAAGCAAGTAAAAATACGTTTATGCTATTTTGTAAATTGTTCTACATATTTATCTAGTTCATTAAGCATATCAATTTTATCGTTGTTTTTTTTAATATAATCGTTTTTAATTTCGTCAGCTAAATTATTGTACTTATCCACTTGATTGTAATATATGTTTTTTGTTATTTTATTTGTATGTGTGTCTCTAATGTAAATAAAACTTTGATGAAAGGCATAAACGAAAAAAATCATAAATACGACATACATGATGATATTTAAAATTGAAACCATATATATGATGAATAAATATTTTTTAAACAAACTTAAACGCATTCGTTATTATTTCAATAAGAAATGCCATATGTTCTCATTATTGATACAAAATGCTCCATAAAAGAACAAAATATTAAAAATGTGGAAACAAATGAATTATACAAAAAATGTGGATTTAAAACTTCTAAATCATTCAAAGAACATCATAGATGGAAAGAAATCGAAAATAACGGAGATTCATATAGCGATATTGTTATTTACGGTAAGACAGAAAGTTCAACTGGAAAAGAGAATCAATATGAATTACCCCCTCCAATAGATAAAGCTTTATTTTTCGGAAAAATAATGATAATGGGTTATCGCAATGGTATTCCTTGTGATCTACGTAAAGATCAATGGGAACGAATATACGAGAATTTAATGGGTGGTTTTGAATCACTTGAAAATAGTGACATTGACGATGAAGAGGAAGAGGAAGAGGAAGAGGAAGAGGAAATCGACCCATCGTTATTAGATAAAAACGGATATCTAAAAGATGGTTTTATTGCAGAAGATGATGAAGAAGAAGACATTGATTTTGAATCAGAATTATCAGAAGAAGAGTATTTTAATTAAAATTGAATATACATATACGTAAATATTATATATATATAAAGCGATCATGCAAACCTTATTTGCCGAGTCATCACCAGAACTATTTCGCCACAAAATAGGAAAATATTTTGGAAACGTTTTATTAGATGAAGTATTAGGAAAAAACATTGAATTAAGTATTTATAATTACACAATACGTGAAGCAAAAATTACACAAACAATAAAAAAGTGGAAAAATCCCTTATTTTGTGCAATATATAGTGGTCGTTTGAAAACAATTCTTTTCCATTTGAAAAAAGAAAGTTTCGTTAATCAGTTAAAAACAAATCAAATAACACCACATTCATTATCATCAATGACACATCAAGAACTATTACCATTACAATGGAAATCACGTATTGAAAGAAAAATACAACGTGACAAATCTAGATTGAGTACAAATATAGAAGCATCTACTGATCTATTTGTGTGTAAAAAATGCAAATCAAAAAAATGTACCTACTACGAATTACAAACAAGAAGCGCAGATGAACCAGCCACTATTTTTATTACATGTTTAGACTGTGGTAAAAACTGGAAAAATTAGCTAATCTTTATAATTATAATACAGTTTCATAAATAAAAAAGGATTAAAACACAAAGATGAAACCGAAAAATGATCAGCACCAGCTTTTTTATAGTCTTCAATATCTTCTATATTTTGTATTCCTCCACCAGCAATTATTTCAGAGTCATTGTATTTATTTTTTATGTAAGATATCATTTTTATAGATATTGGTTTGATGTTTTTACCACTTAGTCCTCCTTCCTCGATTGGTATTGTGTTGCAACAGTGAAATTGTCTGAATCCCATTTTGTAGTAATTGTCAATGTCACTAAATTTAGTTATTGGAGATAATTTCAATATACACCATTTTCTTTTATCATTTAAAAAATTTTGTAACCCTTTGTTTATTGTTTCTTTTTCTACATTTGGACAACTAATGTTTATCTCAATATTTAAATTTGTAGGTATCTTACTTTTAATACAATCAATTTCATCTTCTTTGCATATAGCTATACTACAAATATCTTGGACATTATGATTTTTTACTGCCCAGTCTATCCCTTTATTCCGCAATCCAATTTTATTTACCCATCCACTATAAAAAAAAGAATATCTTAACGTTTTCAAAATTTGTAGTACTAAACCTTGTCTTGGAAGTAAAGTAAAGCTTCCTTTTATTGATGTTGTTTTATCTAAAGATAAATAATTTCCAAAAGGAGGACTTATGAAAAGCATAATTTATGTCTTTCAGTAATTATGCATTTATACTAGTAAAGGTGTTAAACAACTTATTTTAGATTATTTCTAAATCTTCAATACGCCAATATTCAATCGCTTTATTTGGTAGAGGCCGAGCTATAATAAACGGTATGCGTTTTTTTTCAAATTCCAATGTTGCAATTGTTTTCCCACTTATGATAGAAGGAGAAATTTGATAATTAGGTAATGCACCTCTATCTATTTGTTCGGCTCTAGCACCGATCACTCGAGCTTTTTCATATTTTGTAATAAAGGGTGGTGTCTTATGTAACTCGTCTATAATCTTTCCGTTTTTATTTCGAACTACTCTTGCTAGAGAAATAATTTCTTCGTAATTTGCACAATTTATTTCTGGGTGTAACTTCTCCAAATCAGAAATAACCATATAATCTTCCAACTTTTCATAAGAATCTTCATCTATCTCATTTTCAATATCTGCATTTTCATCATTATCTATCACATTGTTTATTTCATTCATATCGTCATTGTCTTCAAGAGCTCTTCTTATCACGTCAATGTCATTATTTCTAGAGTTATTCACATTTTCACCTAAATCTGGATTACTATTTCTATCATCGTCATCATCATCATCATCATCATCGTCGTCATCATCGCTCCCCATATTATCAGGTTTATACTTTTTTTCATCAATATTTGATTCACTATTCTCGCTTACATCAGAATCACTATTGTATTCATCATTGTTATTTTCTTCTTCTTCTAAAATGTTGTTTTGCTCAGGATATTTTGACATGTTGTTGTATTATTATAATATAAAAAATATATATTATATTATTCAATTTTATTTATTTATATTCACTTGTTAGATTTCCATAAATAATCGCACTCTGTACACATGTAAAGATGACTCATATTCGCATTGTCATAGCGAATGTATATTACATCAGCTTCCTTTTGTTCTTTATCTTTTTTCTCACCTTGATTTATTTTACATTTTTCATTGGGACAAGGTAATGATAGATGAGGTAATGTTGGGTCATATTTTGTATATCTATTAATTAAAGTTTCAAATGATCCAGTAACATCAGTATTATTGTACTGTATATTCAATACACATACGTTTGTACCAGTGACTTCAGAATCAGTTTCACCGCAAATTCTACAATAGTACAATAAGTTATCATCTGTTACTTGATGATACAATTTGTTATCGCAGATTTTGCAGAAACGTATAGTTTGTACAGAAGACATTCTAATTGTAATACTATATAATATGTTTATAATATCTTTATAACATTTTTCAATTTTAAGATAAACCCTAAATACGTTGAACAAATAAATATTTTAAAACCAAAAAATGTAATTACCATACAAAATTGAAGTAACCGATATAAAAATATATATCATAAATACTATAGAAGAAACAATGAATACGAATCAGGTAGAAGAAACTTCACTTGAGAAATTTATTTCAGCACATGTTATACCCAAAGACAGTAACTTAGAGCTTACTCATACAGAACTTGGGAAAATAGTAAAACGGAGGATATCGATTCCGAATGAAGAATATGATCTTTTCATGCGTTTATATTATAAAGACGTTATTAAACCAAACCGAAAACACAACATTGTTGAAAGACAACGTATTCACAAAAATCAAAACAGCGGAATATTCTTGCTAGATATTGATTTACAATTTTTAGCAACACATACAGAAAGACAGTATAACGTTAATCATATAAATGATATTGTTGATATTGTGCTAAAGCTATTTTCCGATAACTTTGAAATAGATGAAGATAACAACTTTATAGTATCAGTGCATGAAAAACCATCACCAAGATTAATCACAAAACCGAATTCAAGTAATTATATGAAAGATGGAATTCATTTAATTTTCAGTGTATCTATTGACAGTTTTTACCATCAGTATTTTAGATCAAAAATTATTGAAAAAATAAAAGAAAATGAAAACTGGAGTAGTATGCAAATTATAAATGATAAAGGATGGGAAAATGTGTTTGATTCCGCTATATCTAATGGATCTAATGGTTGGCTAGCTCCATTTTCTATGAAGCCAGACGATCAGTACGCATATAATGTAACTTATGCATATAATGTAAATTTTGATATAGATCGAGATGAATGGAATAAAACATCATTAATTAACAATGCCACGCAAGTAAATTCATTTTATGCTCAGTACTCCAAAAACCTTTTCATTCGAAACACTGCTTTGCCAACTCTATCACTTCAAAAAGAAAGTGCAGTCGAAGAGTATGAAAAATTTCGAGATAACTTTCTAAATAAAAATCGAAGCGGATCTTCACAAAAACTCATTCAACCTCCGTCAAGTATGGATGGAGATGATATTTACCAAATTTCAATAAACACAATAAGACAAATAAGATCTAAAGATGACCTAGATCTTTTGAAAAATCTATTTTTAGATCACGTACCAACTGAAAAATATGACATGAAAGAAGCATATGAATATGCAATGACATTACCTGAATGTTATTACGGTGCAGGATCATATAATCAGTGGATTAAAGTGGGATTCGCATTGCGAAACACTAGTATATATTTACTCATTGCCTGGGCAGTATTCAGCGCTCAGTCTTCATCATTTGATTATGGAAGAGATATAGATATAATTTGTGACCATTGGATGCGATGGAACTACGAGCTAGAAGGAGGAGTTACTAAATTATCTCTTATGTATTGGTCAAAAACAGATGCACCAGAAGGATATCAAAAGGTTCATGAAAATAGTATTGATTTCTACTTGGAAATGTGTTTAGACAACATTTGCTTGGAACAAGCAACACAAGGCGGAAAAATGAAAGGTCGTGGAACAGATTGGGACATTGCGCGAGTTGTTTATCACTTAAAGAAAGGGTACTTTAAAGCATGTGGTAAGGAATGGTTCGCATTTAATGGAACATACTGGGTGACAGACGAAGAAGGTATAAGACTGCGAAACTTGCTTTCTACTGAACTGCGTATATTGTACCTCAAAAAGTCGAAAGCACTTTTAACGAGAGCGAATCAAATAAGAACACCTGAAGGAGATATTGACGTTGAAAACGAAGAGCATGTAATGCTAAAAACAAGAGTTAGTATTCTTCAATCAATCGCAACAAGATGCGCAAATACACCAGATAAAAGAAACATTATAACAGAATGTCAGGAACATTTTTACGATAGAGATTTCAAAAAGAATATTGACCAAAATAGATATCTTTTATGTTTTGAAAACGGTGTAATTGATTTCAAGGAGAGACGCTTCAGAAAAGGTTATCCTGAGGATTACATTACAAAATCAACTAAAATGGATTATACACCTTTGGATTCTGTAAAAAATAAAAAACATATTGACGAAATTCATGATTACATGAACAAATTGTTTCCAATAGAAGAACTCTGTGAATACATGTGGAAACACATGGCTTCAATACTTATTGGAGATACCGCAAAAACTCAATGTCTTCATTACTATACAGGTATAGGTCAAAACGGAAAATCCATGTTAATTACGTTACTAGAGATGATCCTCGGAGAGTACGCAACACAGCTACCAGTTTCATTCTACGTTCAAGAAAGACAAGGAATTGGAAAAGCAACACCTGAGCTAATGGCATTAATGGGTTGTAGATTAGCGATTACTTCTGAACCATCTGAAGGGGAAAAGTTGAACGAAGGTCCAATGAAACTACTTACAAGTGGTACAGATAAACTTACATGCAGAGGATTATTCAAAGAGCAACAATCATTTGTTCCACAAACCCATTGCGTTATTATGGCAAATCATTATTTACCAGTAAAAGCAAGAGATCATGGAACATGGAGACGAATACGATCTGTTAAATTCTTATCACTATTTACAGATAATCCTGTAGCAGATGATCCAAATAAACCTTTTCAATTCAAGAAAGAAGAGTCTTTTGACGAAAAATTCAAGGAATGGGCACCAATTCTTATGGCAATGCTAGTTGAAAAAGCATACGAAATGCAAGGATCATTGCCAATATGTAAAATAGTCGAAGATTACAGTAATGAATACAGAAGAGAACAAGATTTCATTATGGAATTTATTAAACAGAAATTAGTAAGCGCACCTGGTCAGATATTAAGAAAGACTCAATTGACAAGTAGTTTCAATCAATGGTACTACGAAACTTATCAATCAAAAGTACTCGGTAAAAACCAAGAATTATATACTGCTGTAGAAAAAGCATTTGGAAAAATGAAAAATAATAGATGGACTGATATTCGCATTGAAAGACAAATAGAAGATACAATGGAAATAAATCATAACAACAACAAAAAGGAGGGTGATACTGATTCTGATATAACAGACGCATCAACAGTAGCAGAGTCATAATTACAAATTTGTATTTTGTATTTTTTATTCGTAAAAAACAAAATTAATATGAAAAAACTTCTGGTATGTAACTATAATCTATAATGTATTCGTAATCAGGTCGTTTAAATACGTCACCAACAACTGTTTCTACAATAAATGTGAGCATTTTGACAATAAACATTTCAATTGGGGAAATTATATATGGAAATAAAACCAATACAATTAATACAGTTACCTTATAAAAAAATGAAAATTTACTAGATTTACTACCTACGAAAATAATAGCTAAATATATTGTTACCAAAATAAAATATAACCATATCAGAAAATAAACAAAATTATTAAGACTACGTATTTGATCTATTTTATAAGTGTATTTACTGTTTTGTGTTGAAAATCTTCTCTCAATTGCTTTATTTTGGTGCTTTGCCATTGAAATTTGTTCTGCAGTAGCCATTTGTATTTATAGTATTTAAAGATATTATTATAGAAGTGTAAAAGATGGTGCCTTGTAGAAATATACTGGATTTTCATTCGTTTTTCCATAGAAAGACGTAAAATTTTCTACACATTGCACACCATTCCATGAACCATCATAACAGCATGCCTCTCCTTCACACATAGATATATCTGTTTCTGTAATAATGTCTATACCTTCATCCTTTGACTTTATTGACTTTACGTCCAAAAGCTCACCAAAGTCTAATTTCTCATAATCCATTGAGTCGCGTTTTATTATGTCAATGTAAAGTAATAATATATAAATAAAACCAGATGCACCAACCGCTATTATTAACAAATCAACAATTAAATCAGGTATTATAGGTACAAATTTTCTCACAATAATTATTACGATAATAATACCTATTGTTAAAGCAAAAATCAAAAACAAATAAGTGTAGGCGTTTTTCTTTAATGATTCACTTTTCTTGAAAGAGTTCTCACGTTGTTTAGATCTATACAATGGATCGATTTTACTCTTTTTTAACAACAATCGGTTGTTTTCTTCTTGTAAGATACCGGATACATCAACCCCATTGATATCAACCGTTTCATTATATAAATTATAAGTACTGTATGGGTAGGCACCACTGAAATCAGGAAATATACCTTCAGACATGAGTATATAATAACATAGCTTTATTATTCTATGGTATTACTAAATTAACTAACAGTTGATTCACATCTATTATTCACCTCACTATATTCAAAACCTGGACCACAACACGAATTACCTTTGCACAATTCTGTAGTAATATTTGTTATATTGTCTTTTTCATCATCTTTATTATTTTTATTTTTTATGTCGTTCACGGATAGTAAAGAATTTTCACCGTGTTTGCTAAAATCTATTTTATCACGAATGATAATATCTTTATACAAGTAATAAGCGGAAATAAACCCAATCCCAATTACAAATACAATTAATAGATCCATTATAAACGACGTCATACCCATTTTATTTTGCAAAAATACTATTGCTAAAGTTATACCAAAAATTAAAAGGAATAAAGTCAATAAAATGATATATTTTCTTTGCTTATCTCTAAAACTTTGATTAATCAATAACATACGTTCTGAATTAAACTTTTCCGTATCCATATTATCTTTTTTTCCTTTCAAACGAGAAATTTCATCATCAAGTATTTCTTTTGTATTGTCTTGTTTCCCTTTCATAAAGTCATAATCTTCATTACTTATTATTTCTATAGTAGCCATGTAATTATATGATATCATTTTATTTTTTTATTACCAAATACGTTGTTACCAAAACAGTTGTAATAGTTATCATTCCTATTATATATGCGTTGTTTTGCTGTATTATCATCATATGAATATCTTCTTTAGTTGCATCTTTTAATGTCATTTTTCGGTCAGTGTAGTCCAACCAATTCCCACTAAAGTCTATATAATCTTCTGGGTTGCCATCCGCATCATATCCTGATTTCATTTTTATCTTGTTACGCATATCTTTGTACTCAACCACTTTGTTACCTATATCTCCGTAATTATTACTTAAATCAATAATGTAATCGGTTTGCTTGTAGAAATTTTGATATGTTTGTGTACTTCCATCATGAAAACCTTCATAATTTGAAAGTGGATTTGCGAAAAAATCTTTTTGAACAGACATGTTATTTCTTATATTATACACAAACAAAAAATCATAATTTCACAAACAAGAAGTATAATACACTTGTCGCTAAAACAGTCCATGTTAATGTAACATATATACTTTGGTTCAAACGAAGTTCATCGTCTTGATTTTCATTGTTGTAAATTTCTCTCATTTTATTATCTAATTCATTTCTTAATTTTTTTAAGTGTTCGTGTTTCTCTGGAAGAATATTACTATAAAGTTTGCTTGATTCGTGTGTATCATGAAGAGCCCCTTTGAAATCATTCAAGTCTTTCATAAATGTTCTAAACTTTGCAGTATCACTATAATAATTTGCCCTGTATAAAGAATTGATCATATCACCAATGGTATATTCTGTCTTTGATGCTTCACCAAATTCATCATTGATTTTATTTAAAATAGTTTTAGCTTGTTCATTTGTTATGTTTTTATCTGGATCATTTATGTCTGTATATTCATACAAATTATTACTATTTGTATTATCTAAAACTTTACCGTCTGCATTTACAGAGTAACATTTTTTTGTATCATTTAGATTAGCAACCCCTTCATTATCAATAATATTATTGTAGCAATTCATAGTCATTTTCAAACGGTTATGTTCGTTTTCTATATCTAATAGTTTTTTACCGAATTCTCCTAATCTATAAGTCATGTACTATTATTATATTATTTATGTCGATAAATAAATACGCCTAAAACCACACATCCCACGATAAGATTGCATGTTTGTAACCAAGTACGTTTATACATATTGTATGCATCTATGTGATTTCCTTCTTGCTGGTGTAAATCCTGTAGTTCATCTCTATATTTACAATTAAGAACAATATCTTCGTTCGAAGAATTTTCCAAATTATCATCTAAATCACAAACAAATTTATCATAAAAATATCGTTGGCTCATTTCTATATATATTTGTGCTAAATATTTTAAATACTTTAGACAATCCTTGTATAAAAATATAGATTATCATTATATAGTTCCCATGAAGTTCCCATCCATGAATTCTGCTTCTCCTTTAGAAATTGTCTTGTTCGTAGTATTTTTATTGTATTTACTATTCCCAATACCTACACCGGCATTTCTCATAAAATACGTCAATACTAATATCAGTATTGCATTAATCGTAATAATTGCACTTTACATGTTATTTTATACGACTCCTATTTTAGGTGTATTGACCATTTTTGTTGCATATGAGTTACTAAGAAGGAGTTCTAATGGGCTATCTCGAGCAAAAGTTCCTATAGTCCGTCATACTCCTTCACAGCCTAAAAAAGACATGGAAATGAAAAAAATGAATCCAACTGTAGAAGTCACTTTAGAAGAAGAGGTAATAAACAAAATGGCACCAGTCGGAAAAAGTACCGTAAGTGAAAAGGTTGTTGGAAGCTCATACAAACCTGTAAATAACAAACTAGAAGGGGCTTCTATGTTTAATTGAGTTGATTTACATTTGCAAATTTGAAACAAAATATTTCTTATGTTGTTTCATAAATTTTCATTAGATGAATGTATTTTAGTGAATAATGCTATGAAGAATATAATTCTGATGCATAAGGACAAACTTCAAGACCGATTGCATAATTAGCTAATCTATCTGCGTGTTTATTACCTATGGAGTGGTTGTCTGCATTATTGGTATGTGCTTTTATGTGCATAAATTTGATTTTTTTTTCTTCATTGTATAATTCGTATGCAGTCTTTACTAATTCTTTATTTGGTATATCTAATTGCCAGTTTTTTTTTAAGCATTTTTCTCCGTAGGTTGTTACACATTTTATCGCATATTCCGAGTCACTAACAATGCATATGCATTTTTCCGCATCAATGTCTGATTTTATTTTATGATAGGTTTCTATAATAGCAGTCAATTCGGCTGTATTGTTTGTTTGCTTACCATCTATTTTTTTAGATATATTACGAACATCATTTTCACCAAAATATATTCCTATACCTGCTAACGCATTTGATCTTCCATTATTTGAACATGCCCCATCTGTATATACGTAATAATCTACAGTCATATCTATATTTTCTGTGTCTTTTGTGTCGGAATGAATGACACTATTTTCAAGAACAAAATATTTTGCTTCTTGTTCATTTAAAAATTTTTTGTATTTTGCATTTTTAAATCCCTTCACAGAATCACTACAATCATTCCAATTTGTAAATATACCGACATTTTTACCTCGAGCTACAGCGTAAAAATGCATTTGTATATGAATATATAAATATTTTTATATTCATACTGATAATTATTAAACCCTTCTACTTTTCATTAGTTATATTGTCATTGTGGTTGTGATTGTAGTTGTGATACAATACTTTTCATTAGAGGTGTATCTTTATACCCATCTAGAATATAAAAAAACGAAACAAAAGATAAATTTTCTTTATCAAAAAATTTTGGAAACTTTCCATAATCAAACTTTTTAAACGAATACATACCATATGCAAACGATAAATGCAGCAACATAAAATAAAAACCTACCACTGCCATTACAGAAAGATCTTTTTTCTTAGTTCCTATATATTCATTATTTTTTTGGACTTTTTTACTCGATAAACCTACAATCATAATAATAAGACCACCTAAAAAGAACGCAACAAAAGAAAAGATTCCTGTAAACTTTATAAATCCTGGTCTTCCAATATAATTGTTATTCAAAACAGCTAAACTAATTAATATATTCGGAAACACTATCCCTCCAACAACAAAAACTAAGAAAAAATGCAAAAAATGACTGAATGTTATAAGACCTCTTTCATAAGCATTTGTCTTTAATGGTACAACCGCAACATCTTCATAAACATCTCCAGATTCGTCCTCTTTCAATAATTCACATTCCATGTAACTTTGATCTGTAAATCCTTCTTCGGTAAAATTAGGGATTGGTGTTTCAAACAGTTTTTTTTTAAATTCAACATTTTTTGTTATTGGTTCAATCTTTTTGGATTTTGTATCTGACAACGTCACTACTGAACTAAGAACATCATAATTATCGTAATCTATTATTTCTTTGTAAGATGACTTAGAACTAGTATTGATGGTTGATGGGTTTCCTTTCACCATTAACACATTTGAACAAACAAAAACTGTATTTTGACTTTTTGTTTTGTACATGCTACTTTTTCCGCATTTTTTCACTGTAGCTTCAAAATCAAAATCATTCAATGGGAAAATAATATCGGATTCCTCATCAAGTGTAAATTTTAAACCAATACAAAAATAAAGTTTTTTGGGTGTATTGGCATTGTTAAATTCACATTCCAATACCATTTCATGTAAAACGTTCTTATTACTCAAAGAATGCAAAGTCTTCACAATGTAGAGTTGTTTCGGTACATAGTCTTTATTTTCATACGTTACAACTGACTTTGTTTGCGAATCAAAACTGTATAACGTATTACTAATGAGATTTAGTTTTTCATTATTATCAAACGAATAAAGAACTTCTAAATATTGGTTACTTCCAGTTCTCAAAATTTCAACTGTCATTGTCCTATATATTAATAAGGAATATAAGAAAACATTCCATTCTCATAAATTGTCGCTTGAAAGGTTTCTTGAAAACCTTCCACAAAAACGTCATCTCCGCTATAAACTTCTGGGCAGCCATATTCTCCACTGCAACTTTTTCCTTTTACGCGAATTGGAAGTTTTGTCTGTAAATTACCACCAGCTCCACCTCCAGATACAGTATAATATTGCCATTTATCTCTTGACGTTATTGTTCTTCGAGCCATCAATGGCAATATTTCACTATTGCTTCCATTCTTTTTTGTTAAAATACCAATTTGTGTGTATTGAGTATTATAATGTTGTGTTGGAATATTAATCGGAACTGCATTCGAAGGAACACTCATAGTTAATGGTAAGCTTGATAATCCACCTCCATCACATTTAATAGGTGGTACATAAGCATTTGTTAAAGGGTCGCCTATTGTTCCACCGTAGGTATTACATCTTCCTACATCTCCACGAACATCTTGAACAGGAATTGTAGCAGGAGCGTTTAAAATGGAAAGATGAGAAGAATGACTAGGTGGCATTAGTTGGCTATAGACTGTAGTTTCCTTCCCTCCTAAAGTCTTATTGGATAACTGATACCACAAAAATGCGATAACGGCTAGTAATACAAAAATGACAAATATTGTTGTATTCTCAATACAAATAATTCCAGGAATACACTTTTTACCCATAGTATATATTTTGTTTAGAATTTCTTACACATAGCTTATATCAATATAAGTTCTGTATTTTAATTTTAGTTTTTTATAATTTTATTTATAGTTTGATTAACTTCATTTTTTTTTATTTTTATCGATAAAAACTACAACTGTAGAAAAAACAACAACACATGCAATAATTGAACCAATAAGAGCAACTACGTTCATGTTTCTTTCAAATATATATGCTGAATTACGCATGAATATATGCCAAACTGTAAATAGGAACAAAAAACTAGTCGCAAAAATAAGTAAAAAAAATAAAAAATTAAATTTCGAATTATTTTCGTTTTTATTTGCAAAAAACTTTTTAAGTTCATCCAGAATATTAACCTTCTTTGCTTCTTTTTTGTTTACACATCGATAACAATCGTTTTGAATTGAATTTGGCCACGATAGATTTTTATCGTACATTTTTTTTACATTTGGCCAACTCCATTTTTTTGGCCATGCACCAGTCATACTAAATATATTAATTGCAACCATTGTAAGTAAATAAATAAATATATATTTCAATGTATCTAAAAAATAAAATATTATGCACCTGTATGAATTAGTGAGTAATTTTATAGAACATTGCAAGTAAAACACAGCCATTTTAAAAATATTAACAACCGTCATTACGATTTTTATAATCATGTTCAAAAATGGTTTTATAAATTTTATCACTGCTTTGATAAACTTGACCGCAGGTGTTACAATTAATCCTTTTATTGGTCCAGTAACCGCTTTTGACATGGTTTTAGGAAGCTTCTTAACAAATTTCATTATTTTATATAAAGCGATAAATAAAAATTACAAATAATCACTTTCATCTTCTTCAATGGTATTTTCTGTTGGATCTTCTTTAACAATTTTGTTTGTATCCTGAGTAACATATTTCATTTTATCTATCTTATTGTTCATTGTATCCATTTTTTTGTCTATTGTATCTATTTTTTTATTTGACCTTTCAACATCAGTATCTAAACGTTCGATATCGTTTCTAATGTTTTTCAATTCGTCCATCTTGCTATTTATGTCACTTAGCTTTTCACTTGACCTTTCAACATCAGTATCTAAACGTTCGATATCGTTTCTAATGTTTTTCAATTCGTCCATCTTGCTATTTATGTCACTTAGCTTTTCACTTGACTTTACCATATTAGATTCTAAGTTATCTGCAATATTTTTGATATATATCTTCATATCACTATTGTATTTTTTAGCAGGCATTTTAGTTATGAAACATTCTCTAGTCTCTTTCAGACATAAATATACTACACCAAGTATAAATAATAAAAATATTAATCTTTTCGTAATCATAATGTTTCTATATATATAAATCACTAATTAAAAACCAACATATTATTGTGCTAAATTACTAGGAATTCCAGTGTCTTCTCCTACTTCATCTGGTTCTTCATTTGAAGGAATATCATCTGTATCTTTAGTCATTTCATCTGTATTCTCGTATTCGTTCATTTGTTTTTTCAAATCATGTATTGTTTCGTTCTTTTCTCGAATTGTTTCGTTCCCCTTTTCTCTCAACTCTTCTTTTTCTCTTTTGCACGTTTCAAGTGGCGTTTCATCTTCATATTCGTCTCCAAAATTCATATAATTTTCATTTGTTTCAAAAAATTTATAACACAAATGCACTGTTATTGCTGGTATCAATAGAAATATATATTTATTTTTGCTAAATAGAGATAGTAGCATTGCGAATAAAATAAATAATATTATAAAATGATGTTGTTCTAGTACTATGAAAAAAATTGTTTGTACAAGTATAATTAATTCTACCATATAATAACAATACAAAATATTATTATATTTAGGAGTTGCTGAAGAATTAGAGAGAATATTAATTATTTTTTCGACTCTTCATTCACTTTTTTAAGTGTATCTGCATTTGTCTCGTTAATTCTTCTTTCTGAATCGCGCTCATCTTTTACAATTTCATTTTCTTTTTTCACTTCAGAATTTTCACTTTCTAATTTTTTATTTTTTTTTTCACCGTCTTCATATTTTTGTTTGTAATTAGGTCCAAATACAGCTTTTGTTGTACTTTTAACAAACTTTTTAAGCTTTATTTTTTTTTTTTTCATTATAAAGTTTTCTTTTTTGTTTTTTCTGTTAAATATAATGAATAATACGTGAGTAAGTAGCATTGGGATTAAAATAACAAGAATTTTGTTTTTTATGAATAACATCGAAAATAATGAAACAAGAATAAAAACAATTATAAAAATATGTGCTTTCATCACTACATAATATAGGATTTGTATCAAAAGAGCAATATTCAATAAAAGCATATATAATATGATTACTAAATATATTATCTAAAATGATGATATTTATCAACTTGTAATATTTGTGATTAGGTTTAACGAGGTTTGTTGCGAGTCTATTCTATCTTGTAAAATAGCTCCCTGAGCTCGTTGTTGTTCTAACAGATTTTTATATTCAGAAATATCCAGATCTCTCTTTTCAATCATTTCATCTTTTACGTTAATAATTTGCTCATATACTTCTGACATATCATTTGCGCATGAGCAATCTATTATTCTTTTTCCAGTTTTGCTCGTATCAACAGTATTTAAAGTTGTTCTAGTACCACCAGAATCCGTATGAACGTGACTCACTACGTGAAATGATTCTTTAGAATGCTTTTTCTGTGCAAACATTAAAGAAATAATAACCGATACAATTATATTCACATACGAGTTGTCAATAAACACAGAAAGAAGGTTATACACAATAAACCAAATTGCTATTACAAACATATTATTTTCCATAAAACTACAAAAAATGAAAATAAAAAGCAGTAAATAAATCAAGTATTTCACGTATTTATCGTTTGCCAGTTTAATTATATCCATATATACATTTTACGCATATAATTTTGCTTAGAGTACAGATTCCTTATAGATGGAAATGATATATTTTGTTGATGAATTAAGAAGTTCTAATGATTTTTGTGCTGATTTTTTTTATGTTCTTTTATTTCTGTATGACCAAAATCAGCATGACTATGCTTCTTTGTCTTTTTTTTTCTTTTAAACCCTTCTTCTATGGCATTACCAAACTCCTCATCATCATCCTCCTCCTCATCATCATCCTCATCAAACTCCTCTTCATCATCCTCACTCTCACTGTCACTATCAATTCCTGTAAATGCATCTTCCATTGCTTCATTTACCATTTTTTCAATAATATTTTCTTTTTTTACTTTTCCCTTAAAACCTTCTCTTCCGCCACCAGAACCATATTGTACAACATTTGCAACAACCATTGCAATTATTAATATCACGACCATATTTTTACTAAAGAAGGATGCCAATAAACCTGCTGCAATGAAAACACCTGCTGACATAAGATCATATCTAAACACAAAATGAAAGAGGTTGCATACAGCTAAAAAAAATACAAAATACAAAACAAATTTGTTATGCAATGCAGCTTTTGACATTTTTGAAATTTCTTTTGATCTTTTAAATACAGAACTTAATGAAGACATATATACACTATCAAAATATTTTTTTATGTAAATCAAAATATTAAGCTATATTATTATAAGTGTTATATTTATGAATAATTTGCAAGCAATAGAAAATCTTCATCATCACTTCTTGAATTGAAATCATATGAATATTCTGGAATATCACCTCCATATATATCAAGTATTTCTTTTACAACTTGTTCGCGTTGAATATCACTTCGTTCAAACTCGAAACTAGAAATACTATCAGATCTTTTTCCATGGAATCTTTTCAAAAAATCTTCTAAACCATTTATTTCGAAATTTTTATCGTGTTGTTCTAAATCTCCGGTAATAATTAATCTACTATTTTGTCCTAGTCTCGTCATTAACATTTTCATTTGAGATACAGTTGAATTTTGCATTTCGTCAGCAATAATCCAAGCGTTTTGAAACGTACGACCTCTCATATAACCTAAAGGGGCAATTTCAATCGTTTTATCTTCCATTAATTGTGTGACTTCTTTAGGAGATAAAAAACGATAAAGAACATCATAAATAGGTCGAAGCCATGGTGCCATTTTCTCTTCCAGTGTCCCTGGTAAATACCCCAAGTCTTCATCTACAGATACCGAAGGTCTTGTAAAAATGAGTTTGTCATAGACATTTGTTAGAAAATACTTTATACCATATTCAGTTGCCAATACTGTCTTACCTGTTCCTGCAGGTCCATTCGCAATAACTATTTTCTTCTTTTTATCTTTAAGCGAATTTACGTATTTTTCTTGACTTTCGTTTTTAGGCTTTAAGAATTTGCTTTCGAATGATTCTCTCTCAGCGTGTGATAAATAAAGAATATTATTGTATGATGATTTGTGCATATTCATTTTAGAGGAAACAGAATCATTCGAAATTTCGGAAAAATATTGTTCCCTATCCCTAGACTCATCAAAGAACATTTCTCTTATTTCTTTTTCATTCAGTTTTCTTTGTTTCCTGTTCTTTTTACCCCTACTCTTGGTTGCCAAATGAGTGGGCTGTAACAGTTTATTAATTTCGTAATCACCACTTACCTTTGGAATATGTTTGACCATTCGTTTCATATACACAAAATAAACAAAAAAATCCCTAAAGAGTAATTGCTTTGAATATTACAAAAAAATTACGAGTACGGTTACTATTCGATTAAACAATAAAACTGCTCTATTCAAATGATGAAATTAAACACATACAACTTATTCATTTTGTAACTCTAAAAACGTGTATGGTATGTTCATTCTTGCTTTCCAAAAATCATTTACTGTATCTAATAATTTTGTAATAAAAATATTACCTTCACAAATGATTAATCCTATTGTAGAATAACCGCCTTTATGAAGCAATAAATTTTTACTCTTCATCATAAGAGCAACGTGCATATCTGCACAAGAATTTACTAACGAAATATTGAGAGAATTTGCTAACAAAAAATTAATTGTATTTAAAAAACTAATTGTTTTTTCATTATTGGTAGAGAATCTGGCATCTAAATGCAATCCACAAAATAGATATACAAACCTATAATTTTTGGAAAGTTTTATTATGAGATCCAAGTATTCTTGTTCTACATTTTTATCTCCACATCGAATATGAACGCACAAAACATCTTCACTTTGGACAAATTGTAAGTAATCTTTTGCATCTGTGGTATTTTCAATAAATTTTTGAACAGCGCCAATAACTCTTGGTATGCAGGGTACTATTTCATTAGTTGGTCTTGCTTCAATATAATAACTTAAAATGGATTTATAATATGCGCTCCCAATTATATAAAGTCTCTCTAAATCTTCCATGCGATTATGAGGTACTGCCCTCCAATATCCTGCCAGAGATGGTATATTCAAAAGATCACCAATATTATATCCTGCGTTGGTTTTGTCGTCTTCAATGTGTTTTCCTTCTATTTTGATATCTTGAATAGTAATTTGTTTCCTCAGTATCTCCAACATTATATTTCTATACTCAAATAAAATATAATGACTAAAATAACGAATCATCAGTGTCGTTGAAATAATTATACAGTAGATTGTCTGGATTGTGGTTTTGAACATCACCACATATCATACGAACATTTTCAAACATTTGTCTTAATACGTCATTCGGTGTGCTAGTACCTACTTTGATAAACCCTTGTTTTCTAAGATACTGTTTTACGTCTTTTATAGGTGTTTCTCTCAATTCTGTTTTTTTAAGATTTGTATTATTCCTAATTGTTTTATTGGATACAAGTACAGATACACTTGGATGAACTTTCGACTTACCAACGCGATGTTTGCGTCTAATAGTGCGTTTTTGTTTTTTTATTTTTTTAAAAACGTTTGAGTTTTTATTTTTTAATGCGTTTAGTTTTTCTCTCTCACTGTACTCTTTAATTTTGTTATTAAGATTTACCTCATAATTTTCTTGGGTAATTCCATTTGGAACTTCAATTGGTCTTGATATTTTTGCGCCTGACAAAGAGGGTACTTGTTTTTGAGTACTATTCACCCAATTACGATATGTTGGCTTTGAACCATTTTTCAAAACGCCATAAGGTGGTGGTGGTTTTACATGAAGAATTTCGTTATTAGAAAAAAGAGTTTGATTATTTTCCTCTTTAGGAAAATGGTTTAGTATTTTAGGTGTATCATTACTAGATAAACTTTTAAAAGTTCTGTTGTGTTTCAAGCTGGTGCTTGGACCAAAAGAAAAATCAGGCGGAATTATATTTGGTGGAGACTCGATTTTGCTTTCTGATTGCTTCAAGTTTTCAAAAAACTGAACTGATTCTTCAAAATCATTTTTGGGTTCTACTTGTAAGTCGGTTGATATTTTTTCATTTTTCTTTTTTCTTTCTTTTTTTAGCATATTTTCTTGATTGCTTCTTATCATATTCAATAGATTACGCTTCAAGGTAGAAACTTTTGGTTTTTTTTCATATTTGCTTTTTATTTTTATTTTTGATTCTTTTGTATTTCTCTTTTTCCGTGTTTTATTATCTGGTATTTTCAATGATACAGGATCAATATGTATTACTTTTTCATCCATAAGTTACTAAAATTATATATATAATCCAAATGAAATATTATCTTTGTTTGTATTCATATTTTCTTTAAATAAAACGAATCCTTCGTTAATATCTTCTAAACTTAGTTTCTTCTTTTCTGCATCTAATTTCCCATATATTCTCTGTGCATGTGATATTTTAGAAAAAGAGAAAAGTTGTTCCATGTCACGACCGTTTGATTTAAAACTATCCTTATTCTTATTGAACCAATTTTCCGTTATATTGTCACATGTATCCCAACAACAATTTTTCACAATTAAACAAAAAATTTGACGTAGCTCATTCGGAGAATAAGGGTCAATATTAAAATTCCAAGTAAAACGTGATTCCAACCCATTATTGATTCTAAAAAAAGTATTTTTTAATTCATCTTTATAACCAGCAATAATAACCATTAAATTATTTTTATGGTCACTAAGAGCTTCACATAGAGTATCAACGCATTCTTTTGCATACATGTCATCTGGTTGTAAGCTATAAGCCTCGTCAATGAAAAGAACTCCACCAATACATTCATCAATTACCTTTTTAGTTTTTATGGCAGTTTGTCCTAAATATCCTGCAATAAGATCTGTTCTCGTTACTTTTTTGAAATGAGTATTACTAAGAATTCCAATTTTTGCATACATGAGTCCAATAATTTTTGCCAATTCAGTTTTCCCAGTTCCAGGTGGTCCAGTAATCATCGTATGTTTATAATCTCCATTAAGAGGGTCATTTGCAAAACCTTGAATGAAATAAATTAATTGTCTTAACAATGACTTTTTTAGACAATCTAATCCTACCATATCATTTAATCTTTCCAATTCAGGTTTAATTTTATGTAGTGTTTTCAAATCTATATTGTATTGAATATTACTTTTCACAGGATGTTTTTCTAAAATGTCTAATATATCTTTGAATGATGCGATTCGTTCATTAATTATAACAATTTCTTTCTTTCGATGAACTTTTATTTTTTCAAATGGATGCTGTAAAGAAATATCAACTTCATGGTCATATTGCCATTGTGTATATGATGAATCGCTATTCATGGTAATGGTATTGTAATATGGAAAATAATTTGCATAATAGTATTTTTGCGTCATATCAAACAAAGATGTATTAATCAAATAGGAATTTTGCTTGCATTTTTCAAATGAATCAAGTCTGTTCAAAAAATTTGTATACTTTACGTTAAAATTATTCTGTTTAGGCGATAATGGAATATTCATGTTTCTATAAATATTGTATTGTTTTTATTACATTTCAATGAAGCACTTAAAATGTGGTCATATATTAGTAATGAATAAAACACAAAAAAAAAGTAGAAAAAGTAAAAGCGTTTTCAATGCAACGCAATATCAAAGTAATGACGGTATGCTTACTACTGTATGGGGACCACCAATGTGGCATTATTTGCATACCATGAGTTTTAATTATCCTGTTAAACCATCACAATCTGACAAGAAATATTATAGGGATTTTGTCTTGAATTTAAAGTACGTTTTACCATGTGGAAAGTGTAGAAAAAATCTCTCAAAAAACTTTGAAAAATTACCTTTAAAGATGTCCCATATGAAAAACAGAGAAACATTTTCTAGGTATGTTTTCAATTTACACGAGTTAATAAACAAAATGCTCCGTAAGACATCTGCACTTACATACGAAACAGTGAGAGATCGTTATGAACATTTTCGCTCGAGATGTACAGAAACTCAAAAAAAACGTAAAAAAATAAACAAAGAAAAAGGTTGTACAGAACCTTTAACTGGTGAAAAATCAAAATGTGTATTGCATATTGTTCCACGAGAAAAATCGTGTGATACATTTCAAATGGATAAACAATGTGAAAAAGTAAAAATTGTTCGCTAATGTTTTTGTGTAATTATTTTAGCAATATTTAGAAACAGGTTAAAAATATGTACATTCCTGTAATAATATATAGTATAGATATAAGATATATTATTAATGGAAAAAGAAAAAAGTAGCAATGAAAGCAATGATGTAACAACTGAAGATCAGAAAATAAAATTTTGGGGTAATAATCCCAATGAGTTATTTGCACCAACCAACATACTAGAGCTTTTTCCTGTTTCTTCAATGTCATATAACCAAAAATTAAATGCAGTGTCTCGAATGGTAATTATTCTTAGTGTTATAATGTATTTTATTCTTAGAACATGGCGTGTTGTTGTTATTGGGTTTATGACTTTAGGTGCAATATGGATTATTCAACACAACAATAAAAAAAAGGTGAGGTTTGCAGAAGGATTCAAAAATAATCCGGCTGAAGACTATGTAGAAAATCATCTTATACCAAACGACTTATTTAGCGAACCAACAAATCAAAACCCTTTGCAAAATGTAATGCTCACTGACTATAGTGCTCCAAATGATAAAAAACCTGCACCACCATCCTATATACCTGAAACACAAGATGAAATAATAAGAAATACAAAAATAATGATAGACCAAGTGAATCCGGAACAGCCAAAATTAAGTGATAAACTATTTAGGAGTTTAGAAGATAATTTAGTATTCGAACAATCACTTAGACCATTTAACAGCAACCCTAGTACTACTATACCAAATGATCAAGGTGCGTTTGCTGAATTTTGTTACGGTAGTATGGTTTCGTGCAAAGAGGGAAATCCATTTGCATGTGCTCGTAATTTAGCAAGACATACAAATTAAATAATTTCTGTAAAATAAAAGATTTATGTGTTATAATATAATATATAAATCAATGTTTGAGTTTACGTCTGACTATAAATTTCATCAATCCGACCGCATAGGTAATGATCAGAGTGATCGATCACAAAGTAATATTCAAAGTAGTGCATACTTGAACAGTGTTATAAGCAATTATTCTTCTGATAAAATGTCAAACACCTCTATAAATTTTGCTACACAATATCCAGGTATGATGTCAAGTGGAACAATTGGTGGGCTTGGATTAGGTGGTACTCGTATCGAAGATGAATCCAATTTATTATTGAAAAACGATTCACAAAGACCTTTAGAGAAACTTCAATTATTTCCTAGAACTTTTTTAACAGTTCCTTATTTAGGAAAAGGTTCATGTGATCCAACTTTAGAATCTCAATTGATGCAAGGTGAAAATGTTAGAGGAAAGAAAAGTGTTAGTACAGTAATGGAACAGAACTTTAATCCTCTCGACAAATATCCTCTAGACGAAAATAAAAGATCAAAGGCATCAGAAGCAAAGTATTCAATTGAAGAATTAGCTTTAGATGGATGGGTTCGTGGTGGCCAGGCTACTAGAGAGATGGAGGAAAACTATTTTAGCCAAAAGTCAAAACCTTCCGTTCAAGGGTATTAAGCGTTATATTTCAAATTAGTATTTTATCTTTTTTCTATGTATATTGTATAATGGATCTAAACAAAGCATTCGCGTCAATGAGTTCCTCTGTCTCTGCTACCACTGAACCATTTCAAGGAGGAGGTGTTGCAAGCACAGCCACAATTGTTGGTGGTAAAAAGAAAAAGAGTACAAAAAGAAAATCGAAAAAGAAGGCAAAGAAAGCAAAGAAGGCAAAAAAATCTAAGAAATCCAAGAAATCACGCAGTAGAAGAACTCGTCGTAAGCAATAATTTTATAAAACATACGAACACTTGTTAATCTAAATAAAAACTATATGAATGTTTTTATTTAAAAAACCAAAACCAGAAATGTCGTTTTTAGACAAATATAAACAATTGCCTTCAGCAATGATATATTCAGATGACATTGAATATAGAAATTCAATTCGAAAAGTTTTTCAATTCGACCTCAACGAAAAGTATTCCTATGATGGAAAAGTAAATAACTATGATGAATTAGATGAAATATCACGTGATGAATTGCTTTTTGATAATAAAAGTATGGTTAATGGAATGAATGAATTGTTCTATGCAACAAAGAAAAACAGTATTTTCCAAGATTTATACAAATCTGCCGCTGCAAGAATGTTTTCCGAATCCATGGAAATCGGTCAAGCAGTACTTTGTTCATATGATACTTTTTCCTGGTATCATACATGTGTGTGGTTTTATTTAAACAGCGGTATTACTGAAGTAATATCATGTGCTGAATACAATAATCTTCAAAAGTATTTTGAGAACTAATATATATATATATATGACATCAACACGCAATAAAAATACTCCAGGAAACTATGCTTTAGAAAAATCAGCTTCCATCAAAAAACACCAAGAGCTAATGTACATACATGCATCACAAGGACAAGCACAGCAGCTAAACCTCCCTGGAAATGGTCTTCTTACAGGAAGATTTGCTGCTCGAGATTTAGCAAAAAATGACTGTGATATAGAATCGTTCTTATTTGGAATAGGTTCTTCAAATTTAGAATCACCTCTTCCGATGGTAAATCCAGAATTAAACAATATTGAATGTTTGCATGTAATAGATAGAATTCCTATAATTGAACCCAAACCTTTTGGTATTGAGCCAAATCAACGACCAATGTTTCTTTCCTAAAAGTTTTTCACTTTTTATTTTCATCTAACAACATAATACCCATGGCAGCATAATTATGTAAATCCAATAAAGTATCTCGCATTCCTTCGTCTGCTACTAAATTTATACCATTATTAGTAATAGATAACCCTCTTTGTATTTTATCTTCTATTCTCATCAATACACCGATTAGTCCATATTTCGCAAATGCATCTCCATAATCTTGGTTTTTCTTTGAAAATAACTGTAATCCAGTTTTTTGAATTTCCGCTAATTGTTCGACTCTGTTCATCAATTATATAATTAGCGTTTTATGTATTTAAGTGATTTAAATGTTATTTGAATATTTCCTTCGCGTGTATCTGTTACAAATAAATGGTCTTTTTCTAAAGGTAGCGTTTTCCCTTTTTTTTATTATCTTATCATTTTTTTTCACAAAAATATTATTTTCGAAATGTAGTTCTTTCGATTCTTGGTCTTCTACTTTATTTTCTACAGATAGTTCTTGTTCTATTTTGTCGATGTCAGCATTTACACTATCATATTGACTATTGAAACAAATCGAAAATAGTTGATCCATAAGATTTGTGTTCTGTGATTGTTTTTCTGGTAATTCCTCACATTTTTCTACAGAAACATTCAAATAATCATTCATAATATTGTAACTCTTATTTTCAAACACTTCTATAGGAACACGTAAATTAGCAAAAACATACTTACGTTCTGACATAATATTATAATAAGTATTTTTCTTTATTATTTTCGTGTAAATTTATACTAATTTAACTTGTGTCTCAAATAATTCTTTGCGAATACTTCTACATGCATTAACCGACAACTCTTCTCTTTTTTTCCTTGTTTTACATTCCAATAGTGGTTTCTTCTTCAATGTATTTAATCTAGTCGACATGTCTTTTTCAATAACATCAAAGTTTTGAATTATGTAATCAAGTACCTTGTTTATAATCGCCCATTTAAAAAAATGAAGCTGACCAATTGTTGTCTCAATACTTTGGTTACTATTATACGGTATCAGTATTCTCTCTTGTCTGCAATATGGATCAAACATCTGTTTAGAGTAACTATCTTCAGTAGATTTGTAGTTTGTCCATACAAAAAATCTTTTACTGTTGTCGTTCTTATTGACAGAAGGAACATCATATACCGTAAAGTGTTGCTTTGCATAATTTGTTACAAACCAATTTACAATACGAATTGAGAGTTTTTTATTTTGTTTTACCACGTATTCACGGTTAATAATTTGTTTCACGATATCAAGATGTTCTTTATTTTCATAAAAATCTAAAAGAGTAGATAATAGCCATTTATGTTGGGTATTCATTGTTGTTAAGCGATGCAATAATATCTTTAAATCGTTCGTAACGAAAATGTATTATCTATGTATATAAATGTTAGAAAATATCTCCAATACTCCATATCATTGTATTTTTATTTTTTTCCTTATTGTAGTTGGCAATTATTTAGGAGAACTTTTTCCCTGTAAAGTACAAAAAGTTCTGACTGAAAATGTTTTCTTGAAGCATTTTTTCGCTTTTTTAACTATGATCTTCTTTGTTGTTCTAGTAGATACAACTTCATCTAAAGAATTAAGTGACATTCTATCAACAAGTTTAATCTTGTACGCAATATTCTTGCTTTTGATAAACACAAATGTATTATTTTTCATTATTTCAATGGTATCTTTGTCAATTATTTATTTATTACATTTAAAGAAAAACGAAATAAATGATTCAAACAATCATGATGAATCTGACGAAGAAAAAAAAAAAGAACCCAACAAAACAAACAACTTTCTAGAATATGCAAACTTTTCAATGATTATAGTATTTTTAGCCAGTACAATTACTGGATTTTTAATTTACATCGGAGAAAAGAAAATAGAATACAAGGGTAAATTCAATTACATTACCTTTTTATTTGGAAAGCCATCATGTAGAGGCGTTAGTCCAAAAACTAAATTTCTAGAATCATTATTAGCTGCATTCAAGTAATCACTTGATCGACAATGTATAATGTATTTTTTTGAATCTTTTAGACACAGTTGATTGCTTTCAATGCAATTGTCGAGAATGCCTCTTAAAGTTTTGCAGGTAAGTGTAATTTGTTGGGTTTCCATTTTCTCTTTCTAATATATATTGATACTTTTCTAAACATCTTTCATCAATTTTATAAAAGAATCTTTTCATTTCTATAAAGTTAAAACGCAAACCAAATATGGTAACAATCATTTTTATATGTTTCACTTTCAATGTTATCAAATGATTCCATGTTAATATATGATGGTAGTCTCATGCTTGTTTTATGCTTTTCCATAAACATATCCAAAGTTTCTCTACACAGACGAGGTTTTAACAATTGTAATGATTCATCACCATCTACAACAAATCCATCAAAGTAATCAATATTATCAATTAATAATTCATTTGCGGTGAGATTTTCATTTTCTAAAATATTTTTAGGAACTATTTTGAATCCAATATTTCCTCCATTGCAATAAAACAAAATGTCTATGTTGCTTGAATCTGTAAAACAATGGATACTCTTTTCATAACTCGAAATATTGAGATCTGGACTGTAAGAAACAAATTCATTTGACCAACCAAACTGTTCTCCGCTATAGAGAAGTTCAAATAACGTATCGAATATCCTATTTTTAGTTTCTTCTTTGAAATAGTTCGTCTTAATTATTTCATTTTTTAATTTTTGTTTCAAGGGATAATTTTTGAAAAATTCATGATAAGTATTATCATAGGAGAATATTTCTCTCAATACATCAAAAGGAAGTTGAAAAATAAACATATTTAAATACACTTGACGTGTTAGTATGTGAGAGTTTTCATTAAAAAAAATATTCAATTTTGCAACATAACAAAAACATTCTTTATATTTTTTCATAAATAAACTATAAATATAAAATATAATGTGGACAGAGAGTATAGAAAAATCTTTGAAAACCATTCAAAACAACGCTAAAACTTTACACGAAAAATATTTGAACGATTACAACAGAACAAAAAAAATGTTAATGGTAATAAATACACCACTTGTATTACTAAGCGCTCTGAATGCTTATGCGATTTTTGAAATGGACAGCTTTAGCAAAACAATTCAAATTGGTAGCAGTGTAACTTCACTTATTGTAGCTGCTGTTTTTGGTGGTGAAATGTGTATGGGAGTCTTCAACTCTTTGGAAAACTCTTTTAACACGTCAAAAGATTACGAGTACATTAAAAATAACATAAATAATATATTGTTGCTTGATACAATTGAGAGAAAAGTAGATGTCAATAAATTTTTCGAAGATAACTTCAAAAAATATTCAGAGCTGGTATCTCATGATAAGTACATCAATAAGTTTGGTGGTAATTTGAATTTGATCAAAAATGATTTTACTGATAATCTTGAAGACATTCAAGAATTCCTAGAAGATCATTGGAATATTTTAAATCGACCCAATTTTAGACGAATTAAGAAAAAAAATAAGCTTGTTATACAAGCAATGAAAAAATTAGGTGAAACTGTTACTAGTACAGTTGATCCTATAATAGAAGAAGCGGACAATAAAATAAAATCTACAATACAATTATCTAAAGCATTTTGGCTTTGTGGAAGTTCAAACGAAGATACAAGTAACAACGAAAATGAAATAATTGAAGAAGATCATAACAGTAATACAAATATCTCTCAAGAAAACGAAAAAAAAGACATTGAGTTAGGACAAATATATCCTGCAGTACAAAAATACATTAACGAACCAGTTAAGAAGAATAATAAGTTCAATATGAACTTTCAGAATTTGAAATAATATATTTAGAAATGAATTAAAACGTCAAGCCATTATATAATATACACAATGTTTGTCAATTTATATTATATACTTACAACATTATCTCTATTTACTACGACTACTGCTGTGAAGCCAATACCAGATTTAAATGTAACACAATACACCGGTTTATGGTTTGAAGTGTACGAAGACTTGGTGGATCGATCATTCCAGGGTTTTGGAAAATGTATTACTGCTTATTATGAAGTGATTTCTGATAACAACATTTCTGTTTTCAACAAAGAACAAACACGTGATGGTTCTTTAGATACTATATATGGTTATGCATATTACAAAGAAGGGGCGTCTGGTGGAGAACTTACAGTATCTTTAGATGGAACACCAGGAGATGCTCCTTATTGGGTATTAGCAGTAGGGCCAGTAATAGATGATCTTTATCAGTATTCAATTGTATCCGATAATAATGGACTCACATTGTTTGTATTGGCAAGAGATGTATCTGATTTTTTCTTATCCTACAATAATACAGTATATAATATGTTAATCGATTATGGATTTGTTACCAAATACAATAGTCCGCTTATAGTAGATCAAGATAAGTGTAGCGATTTCATATTATAAATCCTTGAAGTTTTAAACCCTCGAACATTTAAAATATCCCATTTTAAATCATAGAGTGTCGGATTTCAGTAACGATTTGAAACGACGCCCAAAAAGGCGTCCCATTTCAAAACTTCACTGGTATAAAAAAATATTTAGCGAACATATATGACACATGAACGATTTTCAGTTTTGCTACTAGAAGAAGACGTTTTAGAATACGTAAAATACAAAGCAAAGTACAATAAGTACAAAATGAAAATGGATACTGCTTTTTTTTACAAAAATAATTATAAAGAAAAAAAGGAAAAGTATTATCTCTTATACATAAAAAAAATGAACTTTATTGAAAGAAATTATAGACACGTAAATCACTATACAGAATTCCATGAAAGCATAGAAAAACCAGTAGAAGCATACATTTTAAAAGAACCCTCTGCTCCATTAACATTTCATAGTTATACATCATAATACAGTTGAACTATTTCAATCGTTTTAGTTGTAATATTATTGGGATTTATCCAATAGTTAATCTGTTGTTCCAATCCAAATAACCTTTTTTCCCACTCAAGTTTTTTTGACTTATTTACTGTACATATTCCATGACTGTTATTACCCCAACACGATGCAATGCTTTTACCATCTTTTTCATATCCATCTGGATTAAACCGGATAAACACGATTGGTCTATATCCTACATCTTGCGATAATTCCATGATGCGTTTATTTTCACAACTGCAATCGTAATTATTGTGTTGATTCTCATCTACTTCAACTATTAATATCTGATAACCTAAATCCAATAACAAATCTGGTCTACGTTTTGAACAACCATTATTTACAGTTTTGTCTGTAATCCAGTCTACATCTGGAAACTTGGTTTTTACATGATCTACTACCGCATATTCTTTTGTTTTGTAATTACGTGATACTGGTTTATCTGGAAATAAATTCATAAAGCAATAAAGGCAATAACCATCATATTTTTTACCAGCAAGTGTCACACACCAATTACTTTTACATTTTTTTGACTTCACATCAATCATACCATCTATTTTATGAGAAGCACAATACAATCTTGTTTTTTCACCTGGAAAATTACAAGATGCTAATTTTTCACAGTCTTCTTGACAACATTTTTTTGTCTTCACATCAATCATACCATCTATTTTATGAGAAGCACAATACAATCCTGTTTTTTCACCTGGAAAATTATAAGTTGCTGATTTTCCACAGTCTTCTTCGCAACATTTTTTTGTCTTCACATCAATCATACCATCTATTTTATGAGAAGCACAATACAATCCTGTTTTTTTACCTGGAAAATTATAAGTTGCATGTTTTCCACAGTCTTCTTCGCAACATTTTTTTGTCTTCACATCAATCATACCATCTATTTTATGAGAAGCACAATACAATGCCGTTTTTTTACCTGGAAAATTGTAAGATGAATATTTTCCACAGTCTTCTTCGCAACATTTTTTTGACTTCACATTAATCATACCATCTATTTTATGAGAAGCACAATACAATCCTGTTTTTTCACCTGGAAAATTATAAGTTGCTGATTTTCCACAGTCTTCTTCGCAACATTTTTTTGTCTTCACATCAATCATACCATCTATTTTATGAGAAGCACAATACAATCCTGTTTTTTTACCTGGAAAATTATAAGTTGCATGTTTTCCACAGTCTTCTTCGCAACATTTTTTTGTCTTCACATCAATCATACCATCTATTTTATGAGAAGCACAATACAATCCTGTTTTTTTACCTGGAAAATTACAAGATGGTAATTTTTCACAGCCTTCTTCAAAACATTTTTTTGACTTCACATTAATCATACCATCTATTTTATGAGAAGCACAATACAATCTTGTTTTTTCACCTGGAAAATTACAAGATGCTAATTTTTCACAGTCTTCTTGACAACATTTTTTTGACTTCAAATTAATCATACCATCTATTTTATGAGAAGCACAATACAATGCCGTTTTTTCACCTTGAAAATTATAAATTGCTCTTTTTCCACAGTCTTCTTCGCAACATTTTACCATTTGTCTAATAATATTATCATTATTAGACAAGCAAACTTTTTCAATTTTATATATATATATATACAATGAGAATAAAAATAAACAATTATTCCAGTAGTAAATTCTGCAAAAACGGTAATCTATACTACGATACAAGTAAAAACGTACTATACTACAAGATAGGTAGGTCACTCAAGGAAATGCCAAATCAGAAAAAGAACATTAAGAAATTAGAGAGAGTTTTGTCAAAATATGATGATGATTCTGACGTACGATTAAAGGAAAAGGAACGAGACCTTCTATTACACTTGCAAAAGAATAATAAAAAATCTGTGAAAAAAATAAATTCAGTGTTGAGAAAAACAAAAAAGAATATTTTAGGAATATTTTGATAGTTATATAAGTGATTTGTATTCCTATAAAAAAGAAGTGATCAACCGATGGATTGGTGTCAAAACAAAAACAGATTCTAGTAATTGACATTTTTTTCTATTGTAATCATTCAATATATTTATGAGTTTTTTGTTACCTACTGATGTAGCATTCGATTCATTGCTTAGTTTTAAATCAAAAAATTCTGACAAAAACATTACAAAATTTTTTCGTCGTTCCCATAAAACAGGTAACAACAATGTTCTATCAAAATTTTGTATATGCATCAACAATAAAGTACGATTACTGAATCCAGTTCTACATTGATATGTATTTAACCAGACATGTATTTTCCGTAATCTTTCTCTTGTAGATAGTAAATCTACATTGTGAGTATGATTCATATATAATTGATTTGTTTAATTATACTTGTAATAAAAAGTATAATTTTTGAAGTATGTGCAAAATACGATATTTAATTGCTATAAGCAATACCTGCCATTCCTGACATTACCCTTAGCACATTGTAAGATAGAGCATAGACTCTGACCTTTGCGGTACTGACACCAGCAACTGTTCCAGAGGAAAGAACAAGCTGAAGAACAGCGTTGTCGATTCTGGAGAAGTTGCATGATCCAGATGGCTGGTGTTCCTCAGGGCGAAGAGCAAAAGAATAGACGTTAATACCTGTGTCAGGAGCACGTGTGTGGTGCTGGTAAGGCTGAACAACGTCAAAGTAAGATCCCTCACGCTCAGAGAATCGGTCTTGTCCGTTAAGCTGAAGCTTAGCAGTGACAACAGGGTTCTCACCCCAGCAATGCATATCAAGAGCAGTCTCAGCGAGGACGAATGTACCAGCATCGGAAACACCAGATGCAGTAGTAGCATCAAATGGTGTACTCCAATTAGTAGCAGCTTCAGTTACATCACCTGCACCCATGGTCTCGAAAAGACCACTATCGGTAATGAAAGCATCAGTTCCGGATGTAGCATCAGGAGCTCCGAAAGCATGTACAGCGTTAGGAAGAGCATCAATTGCATCAGTGTAGTTGAAAGGCTGAGCTCCAAGAGTCTTGTAAAGAACAGATCCTCCCTCAAGAGAAGCACAGTAATCAACGTTGGCATCAGGCTGAACAACCCAGATGAGCTCCTTACAAGGATGGTTGAAGTTAAGCTTGATCTTGTTAGATGAAGATCCAACCGACTCATCTCCAGTGAATTGAAGCTGCTCAATCAAATACTCGTGAGGGTTCTGTGCCATCTTGCGTCTCTCATCGGTATCCAAAAAGATGTAATCAATGTATAGAGAAGCTGCAACAAGAGATTGCTGGTATGCACTTGTAACTTGGACACTTGATGTTCCAGTAGATGATAGAGAACTTACAGCCCACAAGCACTCTCCAATAGGTCGGATATCAAGATTGATCTTAACCTCGTGGTACTGAAGAGCAATAAGAGGAAGTGCAAGTCCAGGGTTCTTTGTGAACCAGAACTGAAGTGGAACATATAGAGTGGTCTCAGGAAGAGCATTGCGAGGTGCGCAAACCTGAGCAGGTCCTCCAGATGCAGCACATGGTCCAGCAACAGAAGCAAAGCTAGGATCAGTGATGTATGTAAGCTGGGTGGTATGTCCAATCATCTTCCAGTATCCTTTCTGTTGTTCGGAACTCATGGTAAGCTGGTTCCAGATGTGCATCCAGTCACCGTATTGGCGGTCGATTCTCTGGCCACCAATTTCAACCTCTACAACAGCAACCATCTGCTCACCAATGTAATCCAACCATCTAGCATAAACATCTCCAGATTGGTTAAGTTCTTGACTAATTTCAGGAAGTGTAACCTGAAGGTACGTACGGTAAGCAAGGTCACCGTTTCTTGACAAAACAGCGCTTACACGTCGTCCAAAGTCAGCCTGGCCCTGGAAAGTTTGTTCAATACTCTCCATAGCAAAATTTGTGTGTCTGCGATAAGACACCTTCCAGTAAGTGATTTCAGGGGTTCCAGTTAGGAAAAGATCTTGGGCGCCATAGGCGACGATTTGCATGAGTGCACCAGCCATTCTGATTAATATAATATGCCTAAATATTTTTATTTTTCAATAATTACCGTATTGCGCTACATAAACACTAGACTAAAAATACAAAAAATAAAAATAATAAAAATAATGATTACCATATATGTAGGGTGAAAATGTGATATATTTCATGGAAAAAATGCACAAAAACGTACTATAAAAATAATTATTTATTAAAAGACAATAAATAATTTAAAACAATGGAATACTTAAATGTAATGGAGACAAATCTAAAAAAAAAAGAAAATACTATAACACTCGATGAAAAACATAATGATATAATGCAAATGTATTATGTAATAGAAAACGATACAATTCCTAAATTAAAAACTGAAATAGAAGGACTTAAAAAAAAAGTGAAAAAAAATAAAAATAAAAAAAATGAGTCTTATTACGACAACGTTGAAACGATCAAATCGAAAATGAAAGAAGTACGTGAATTAGAAACATCTAAAAATAAGTACTTGATGAAAAATGCCAAAATTATATTTCATTACTACGAAGAAAAACAGAAAATATCGTACGGAGACAACGTTAAAGATTCCAATACAATAAATTCTTTTTTCAAAATAAAAGGTACAACAGATGAGAGTTCCAATGTACATTCCGATAAGTATAAAAACAGCAAAAAATTATATCAACAGTTTTGGAAAAATGTAGGAACAAATGACACGTTACAATTGCAAGATTACGTCATGAATACAGAAACATGTTTATTTTGCAATCAAGGCGAACTAATTCCACTTGAAGAAGAAGGTGTTCTTATCTGTAACAATGTAAAATGTGGTAAATTTATGACAAACATTATAGATAATCAAAAACCACTCAACAAAGAAATGCCAAATGAAGTATCTTATACTGCTTATATACGATTAAATCATTTCAAAGAAATATTATCACAATTTCAAGCAAAAGAAACAACAAAGATACCTGAAGAAGTTCTTGACGCTGTAAAACAAAGAATTAAAAAAGAAAGGAAGAAAATAAGTGAATTGAATTACTTAGAAATGCGAAATATATTAAGCATATTGGGATATAATAAATATTTTGAACATATTCAATATATAAATTCTATATTGGGAATTAAACCACCATTGATGAATGAAGAATTAATTGATACACTTTGTGTATTGTTTATTGAAATACAGCAACCATGGGCTATATTTTGTCCTATTACAAGAACTAATTTTTTCAACTATACCTATATTTTATGTCAATTATGTGTATTACTAGATCAACATCAATATTTGCCTTTTATTCCAATGATGAAAGACAGAATCAAGCAACTAGAACAAGATATGATTTGGAAAAAAGTTTGTGATTATTTAGATTGGGAATATTTCCCTACAGTGTAAATTTCTATTCTTAATGCGTTTGAATACCAAAACACAATGTTTTACTACATGTGACATTTTACTTTTTGTTTCTTAGAGTCATAAAAGTTATGTTGTACTCCGATGCAAAATTATTCAATAAATTTAAATTATACTTTGTTTTAGGCATTTGTCATTTATTTTTGATTTGTAAAGATTATAAATGCTTCAATTTTACAATAAGAAAACACATTAAAACAAGCATACCCTAAATAATGTCATAAATGTGATAATGTTATTTTTGTTGAAATCTAATATTTCAAATGTAATTATATATGAAACATAAACTTTTTAACAAAACAATAAAAAATGTATTTTACATACTTATAACTATTATTACATTAACTTGTATTTATAATTACTATTACAATACCAAAGAAACGTATTATTTTATTTTGAGTTATTTTTTTACACCAATTATTAATTATCAATCAAAATATTTTTTTGATAACTTCAATAATATTATTAAACCACATTACAATGATGATATTATCGTTGGTGATAATAAAATAAACATAAATAGGAATGCAAAAAACGAATACTCTCTTCTTAATAAAAATATTACAAATGGATTATTAGATGATTTAAAAATAAAAAATCCGGATCACAGTACATTGGATGTACTTCTTGGCAGAATTGCTAAATATATTCATTGTGATCAAAAACCAGTACACGTTGATGACCTTGTTATAGTAGATTTACTAAATATACCAGGAAATTATTTTCCATTTTTTCATACAGATCTAGAATGGGGGACATTTTGTCAAAGTAATGGTTTTCAAATTTGGATATTGCTAGAAGAAGATGATGAAATTAAACCAAGAGGAAATATGTTTATAATGGAAACAGATATGGTAGAACCTGCTCGTGCAATAAGCATACAAAACAATGGTGTTACAATTACAAAAAATGGATCTGGATATTTTTTTCCTGAGATCACTAGTAAATTTAATAGTATTGATGAATTGAATCCAAAAATAAAGTATCTTGATGCAAAAATTGGAGAAGTATTTATAATGAATCCATCTGTTTTCCATTGCAGCGATCTAATTGTAAAAAACACAAAACGAAGAGCAATCAACTTTAGAGTACTTTATAAACCAACAAATAATTTAGATATTTGTGATTTTGAAAATAATTATACAAAACTTATTCGTTCCGTACACGATTTTAATTGTAATGATAAATTTTGCTCAGTAAATGAAAGTAATGAAATATTGAAGTATAGATACAAGTAACATTTTACAATGACGCTCTGAAATGAGATCTTATTTCAAATCTTCACTGGTATAAACAAAATAAAATAACGTTATAAATATGATAATGTTATTTTTGTTGAAAGTGAAGATTTGAAATGTCTCATTTTATATCTTCGAGGGTTTAAATTTACTTGTTTTATTTAACCCAACCTTGGAAACTTGACAAGATTTGCACCTATACCGAATCCTGCACCTCCTCTTGCACTTGCAGCCATAGTAGGGACAAATACGTCCAATACGGCAAACGTTGCTGCAGCTGAAAGCGCTATAATTACGACCTCTTCAATGTTTAATTTCTGTTTTGGGATTGCAAATGCTGCAATAGCAACCATGATACCTTCAACAATATATTTAATTGCTCTTTTGACAAATTCGCTAAAGTCAACCATATTAGTCATGCTTTGTTATAATATACTAAAACAAAAAATATATCATAATAAAAGAACTTAAATTTGAATATAGATAGTATTATATAATAATTCCTAAACATGTCTAACAAAACTTTTGAGAAAAAGACAACGTCCAATAACAAACTTAATCCTAAATACGTTGATTTATTGAATGAAGATCCTGTTATTCCTAACCAAAAATATGGATGTTATTCATTTGTTTCTCCGGAAAAAATAATTCAAAAAAGAGATATATTTATGTTTGAAAAATTCGTAAAACAATGGCAATATAGTAAAGCAGTATCTATGTTTTCAGATTTTACTCAATTTCTATCGTTCAAGTACAATATTGACGCCGAATCAATAATGAATGATTTAGTAGAGTTTTGTAAAGAAGAAGAAAATGTGTTAAAGAGAGAAGATGTTGATGGAGATTTTAAGCAGTTTATGGACAAGAATGAAGAAAGACTTGGACAACAGTTTAACAATGAAAACCAATTTCAAACCTCTGTTCGTGGATTCATAAACCGTGGTAACTTTTCTACACCAGAAGAAGCAGAAAAATACGCTAAAGAACTTCGCGATAAAGATCCAAATCATGATATTTTTGTTGGAAGAAATTTCGTTTGGACACCTTTAGATCCAGATGCGTACAAAACAGGTCGTATAGAATTTTTAGAGGAAGAATTAAATCAACTTCATCACGAGAAGCTGAAAAATGAAAAGAAAGCAAAGGAAGAATTTGAAAAACGATTGTACGATGCAAAACGCAAAGCTATACAAGACAACATAGATAAAGCAAAGAAAAGCGGAAATAAGCTTACACAAACTATAGATGAAGAAGGTAATTTAGTAGGTGTAAAAGAAACTGTTGATTTTGAAAGTAGAGAAGTTGCAAACACCGAAAAAAGCAATACAATTCAAAGGAAGCCCTTTGAAGAGTAATATAAAAGTGATAGGAAATAACAAAATAATACTATTTTAGAATTATTTTGTCGGTATGCTAATGATATGTTTTTCTAAACTCTTCATAGCTCATTACAGGAATTCCAATAGTTCCAGCTTGTGATATCTTTGTATTCTTATCTTCTAGTGATTTTGTCACAACTATAAAAATATTTTTAGACACTGATGAGGAAAAAGAAACACCATAAGTTCTTTCTAAATATTCCATAAATGGTTTATCACGAAATCCTGTAAATATAAGTTTTTTTTCAAATAATGGATGTGTTTTCTTTAAATCATTTTCTTCTTTAGGAAAAAAGTTTTTTTCTTGTTTTTCCATTCTATTTTGTAAATTACAAGATTTTAGAAAATGAATACATTTAGGAATATTTTGAACAAATATTTGGGCATTTTCTTTTCCAATACCATTTATTCTCTGACACATTCTTATCTTTTCTTTTTCTGATTCAGATGAAGTTAAAATTACAGGAAATTCTCCTAAAATCTGTTTAATTTTTTTTACTCCGATCCCTCTTCCTAAACATCCTGAAGCAGTTATCAAAGTTGAAAAGTCCGCATTTTGAATTTTTAATTGAATTCCATTGCAAATCTTTTTAGATAATTTTTCTTGGAAGCCTTCTACTTTCATAAAATCTTCTTCCGTCATTCGAATTATTTTAGGAATCGTATCATAACCACAATCTATTATTCTTTTAACATTTCCAGACGATAATCCATCTACTTCAATTGTAGTAAAGAATGATGTTATTTGTTTTTCTAATACAGTCGGATCATTGTCTTTATCTGTAACTACAATATCAACGTGACTATTTGTCCATGTATATGGAACGGTAGGCATTTTAGGTGTATCTGCTTGTTTGATAATCTTATTAACATATGGTATCACATCTCCACTACGCACTACACTAACGATTGCTCCAATGCCAATTTTATTTAGCTCTATAAATCCTGCATTGAATCCAGTCGCATATTCTATTTTTGATCCCCCTATAGTTACAGGATTCAAACGAATACGAGGTTTCAAATATCCGTCTTTGCTAGCAGTCCAGATTACATCAACTACTTCTGTTTCTGCAATCTGATCTGAAATAACCATTTTAAACGCAAAAGAATGTTCTGGATTCCTTTCAGTTCTTTTGAATATATTATCACTAGACACAATTATACCGTCTATCTCGTATTTGCTTGTTTCTCGATGCTTTATCAAATAATCACACAATAATGGGTTTGATAAATAATCTACAGTTTCATTTCTTACTGTATTGAAACCACAGTTTTCTAAATACAACATTTGATCACTTGGTTTCATTACCGGTTCAATAACTTCATATGCGATAAACTGTATGTCCTTCATAATGGAAAGTTTCTTTTTGCTGTTAATTAAACCAGCAACCATATTTCGAATATTTGAATATTTATCTTTATAAAACTGATTGAATATGTTTTTTGATATTATAAATTCCCCACGTATGATAACATTTGGAATCATTGGAATGTCCGATATACATTCCCATAAAGAAGAAATATTTTGACCAACTGTACCATTGCCTCGAGTGTATAAAGATTGCTTGTTATTGATAGTGCTGTATAACCCACTTACTCCATCTAGTTTGTCCGATATCACATATGGAGAACTGAATCTCCCTTTCCACAAATCAAGAGATTTTGTGTCAGGTTTTATTTTATCCATTGATGGCATATTTACTGGTAGTACTTCCTTTTGTTTAGAATCAAGTATTTCGCATCCGACTATACCAAGTGATTGAGAGTTTGGGAATTTTTCAGTTATAAAATCATTCAGTACATCGTATTGAGAATCTGTAAGAAAGGGTGAATTATCACCATCTTGGTAGCAATGGTATTGTTTATTCGACAATAATACCATATTTTCTAGAACATTTTGGCTACAGTTTTCCAAGACTTTTATACCATTTTTCTGAAAATCTCTCAACATCTTCATGTTGTTTTCCATAAAGATGGTTAGTATATAAATAAAAATATATTTATATGTCACATATTTATCATTGATTAAGAACCATAATATTTGGGGATTTTATCTATATCTATAACTGGTAGTTTTTTATCTGCTTTCAAAATCTTATATTGTGAAAAAATCGAATACTCTAATTGTTTATCTGGTGTGTGTCCATGAACTATACGTGCAATCATTTTGTATAATTTGAAATTTGGGTACCTTTCTTCTCCATTGCGTTTGTAAAGGATGTTTTTTCCATAGTCGTCTTGGCACCATCTCCAAACAATTTTTTGAACTTCTGTCATTTGTTTTGGTAATGGTTCATCACTGTCAAACAAAAAATCGTACATTGAACAACCAAGTCGGCACAAATCAAAACTCATGTTTGTTTCTAATCTTGCCTTTTTTTCGTTAAAATATGGTTCTGTATTATATTGACCATTCGCATCACCTTCTAATGCAAAACTATCACTACAAAGCGTTTTATCCTTAAACTTATAGATACTTCTACCAAAGTCAATTATTTTATAAATCCTACCATATGTAGGTACTTTATATGTATTGTTTTTGTATTTATAAAACAAAAAATTTTTAGTCGTATTTTTGTAAAGTATATTATTCGTATGTAAATCGTTATGTGTGAACAAAAATGAATTTTGGTAAATGATTAATGTAAAAATAACTTGAATCAAGGCGCTTATTATTTCATTATCTTCCAAAGTCTCATCTTCAAGTAATTTGTCAAATGTTCCATCGCATTTTTCCATTGCGATCATCTGTACTGGAAAGTCATATATATATGAAAATGACTCATCCTCCTCATCCTCGTCGTCATCATCGTCATCATCGTCATCATCGTCATCATCATCGTCATCATCATCATTTTGAGGGTCATTATATATTCCTTCTCCTATAGAGTCTGAAATATTTTCGATATCTCCACTAACTGATTCATCTGAACTGTAACATAATTCACTGTCATCATCACTGTCATCGTTATCTTCTTTGTCAGAATCAACTTTATAAATAACGTCAGAAAGATCGCTTTCTTCTAGTGTGATTGTTTCTACAATGTCGTCACAAATTATATCTTCAACGTCATTAAGAACTTCTTCATCATGAATCTGTATCTTAGGTCGATTTGTTTGTGTATTCGCATTATTCATATTATAAATATGAGAAGTTTGAAGTTCATACGTAATATTTTTGTTTTTATTAAAGTAGTCAGATTCTTGTAGATATTCTAAATCATCTGTGATATTATATTTGAACTTTTTTTGAATCGCTAATATCGATCCAAAATAAGAGATTGCATTATCAACCTTATGTAGTGCCTTAATTTGACTTGACAAATAGTTGAAAAAATTATCAACATATGAAGCATTATTAGGACAACACATCTTTTGCATACACTCTTCTTTATTAGTAAGTGTGGGTAATATTTTGATCTGCTTTTCTTCATTAGAGTATTTTCCTATCAAATAATGAACAGGATCCAATAACGGAGAGTATTTTATGAATACACTTGACTTTTTTTTATCAATCTTACTAGTATCAGGAAAACAAACATTATTGTAATTTGTTTCATTCAAGTCATAAAATACTGAATAAAGCGGATTATAATTTTGATGTTCCTTAATGTCCATTGGATCATATACACTTTTGTCAACTTCTAAAGACAAAATTTCACTCTGTTTTTTAATAGTATTATGTTTTAATGAAAATGCCATTCAATATGAAATGGAAACATAAACAAAATTAAATTACTAAACGAAATATTCGCTAAATTAGATTAATTTAACATATTTCATTATCATATATGACTCTACAATTAAAAAAGTTTGACATGCGTAACATCACGTTTCGTCCGAATGAAAATAAAGGACCAGTTATTGTTCTCATTGGACGTCGTGATACTGGTAAAACTTACTTAGTGAGAGATCTTTTATACTTTCATCAAGATGTACCCATTGGAACTGTAATATCTGGTACAGAAGCCGGAAATGGATTTTATTCAGCACATGTTCCTAAACTTTTTATTCATGATGAATATAGTTCTGTTTTAATTGAAAATATTTTGAGAAGACAAAAAACGGTGTTGAAACAAATGAAAAAAGAAGTAGAAGAATACAAAAGATCAACAATCGATCCTAGAACATTTGTTATATTAGACGATTGTTTGTATGATAATTCTTGGTCAAGAGATAAATTGATGCGGTTACTTTTCATGAATGGGCGCCATTGGAAAGTTATGTTGATTATTACAATGCAGTATCCTTTAGGAATACCACCAACTCTTAGAACAAATATAGATTATGTGTTTATTTTAAGAGAACCTTATTTAACAAACCGTAAAAGAATTTGGGAAAATTATGCAAGCATGTTTCCTACATTAGAATCTTTTAGCAGTGTTATGGATCAAACAACTGAAAATTATGAATGTCTAGTAATAAACAATAATGCAAAATCTAATAAATTACAGGACCAAATATTTTGGTATAAAGCAGAAAACCGTCCTGACTTTAAATTAGGTTCCAAAGAATTTTGGGACATTTCAAGAGACATGGGTTCAGATGATGAAGATGAAGCTTATGATCCGAATAAATCAAAGAAAAAAAAAGTTGGTAGTCAAATTACAGTAAAAAAGAATAGATGGTGAGTGTCTATTTCTTCTTATAATAATGATAAACTATCTTTGCGATTTGTATAAGCAAAAGCATATTCATACCAATATCCATTTCTTTATCAAAACCTAGACGATTTGGACCTTTATTTAAAACACAATATCCATATACAATCCATGAAATTTTTACAGAAAATGTAATAAAAAATGAAATCATAACTAAAAATACGTTGCTTAAGAAAATACTGCAAATAACTAGAAAAACTATAATATAATGCAATGGATTAATAATAGAACAGTGACCTACCGCTAATCCAACCATCAAAATAAATACAGATATTATAGATAAAACTACATAAGACTTATCAAACCTACCAAGAGAGTTGTATAACATCACGTATATGGTGAATATTAAATAAAGCGTTCCTAATAAAAACGCGATTTGGAGTTGTTCCATTATATGATTTATTTATATTTTAATTGAAACATTATTCTAAATAATTATCTGAATTACGTGTATAATTCACAAGTACTATGGTAAAAAAATCTAAAAGTAGGAAATATACGCAACAAACAGCAATAAACAATATCAAGAAAACCGGAATGAATCGCGATTTACAAACTCTTATTTTACAAGGGAAAAAAAGAGGGATTCAAATAAACGATATTTTAGAGAAAAAAACTGTAAAACTTCAGAAAGGAGGGAATCCTAAAATAGAGCAACATAGAGATGAAGTGAAGAATTTTATTATCGCTGATGATAAAAAAACTGAAACTGAAACTGAAAAATTACAAAAAATATTTGATATATACAAAAAAGTTCGCAATGTTGCACCAAATAAAAAGGATGAAAATACAACAATCATATACAGTATAATAGACTACATAGATTCAACCGAATTTGAAAACAACATTGAGTATAGTAACAAAAGTGATCACGAAAAAGAAAAAATAGATGAGAGAAGAGCGTTCGCATTACGAGAACTAAGAAGACTAAATACAGATCCTTATTTCGATCATATTGTTCACAATTGGATATCTTCTTATTTTCCTACTAAAGAATCGAAAAATATAGAAAATCACGTAGATAACATGATCGAAAAAACAACAACTTTTGAACATTATTTTTATCCAAAAAAACCACTGATAGAATTTGGGGACAAAAAAAATGAGAATGGTGACACTGAACAAAATAATGACCATAAAAAAAAAGTTGGTCAAAGTACATATTCTAGGCAAGAAAAATACAGCAAAGGTTCGAAATTTTTATTAGATGTTACTGGAGTAGAACAATTATTAAATGCAATTATTGGTTCCGCTAGTAATGAACCAGAAGAAAAACCAGAAAGTCATAAAATATCGTACAAGGAGAAAAGAGATATAAAAGAAATGAATGTACAATATCTTAAAAAACAAACAACCGGTTCTTAACAAAGGTATATAAAGGGACTTCAGTAACTAAATGTATTAATATGATTTTATTAATACCTTTAGGCGGAACAGGACAACGTTTCTCTCAAAATGGTTATAAAAAACCAAAAGCATTAATCAATGTTATGGGAAAACCAATACTATTTTGGCTACTAGACAATTTGAATATTCCGCAAAATGAAGATACAATCATATATATACCATACAATCGAGTATATAAACCTTACCGTCTAGAAGACATGTTGTTAAAGGAATATCCCAAAGTAAATTTCAAATTTTTATGTTTGAATAACGATACTAGAGGGGCTGCAGAAACAATATATATATCTCTTGGTGCTTTGGAAAGAGCGTATTTAGATGAACCTGTATTATGTATAGATGGAGATAATTTCTATACATGCGACATTATAAAAGCATGGAATAAAGAAAATATGTTGATTACTTTCAACGACCACCAAGAAAAACCAATTTATAGTTATGTTGAATGCAATACCGAAAGTGATGTAATAAAAAACATTGTAGAAAAAGAAAAAATATCAAACGATGCTTGTTGTGGGGTTTATGGTTTTTCATCTAAAAAAGCACTTCTAACGTATTGTAAGCACATAATTGACAATAATATTCTACAGAAAAATGAATTTTATACATCAACTGTGATTAAAGAAATGATAAATGCTGGATCGCAATTCAAAAAGAAAAATATAAATACGAATAATTACGTTTGTTTAGGTACTCCAACCCAAGTACGTTTATTTTGTCATAATTACCCAAGATATAGCTCTATAAACGGTGAGTTAATGGTAAAACCAAAACGTTATTGTTTCGATTTAGATAATACTTTAGTAACATTTCCAAGAGTTCCAAATGATTATAAAACAGTAGAACCAATACACAAAAATATTGAATTGCTTAAATATCTCAAACGGTTTGGACACACAATTATTATATATACAGCGAGAAGAATGAGAACACATAAAGGTAATGTAGGTAAAATCCTACAAGATATTGGAAAAACGACATTTGAAACATTAGAACAATTTGATATACCATATGACGAAATTTATTTCGGAAAACCAGAGGCAAATTATTATATTGATGATCTCGCATTAAGCTGTTTTGATGATATGGAAAAAGAGCTAGGATATTACGAAACAATGATAAAACCGAGAGATTTCAATACAATTCATTCAGATACTATTATGGTTTGTACAAAAAGATCGAATGATCTTTCAGGTGAAATACACTATTATCGTAATATTCCATATTCAGTTAAGGATATGTTTCCAATTATGGTCGATTATGATACAAATAATCAATGGTACAGTGTAGAAAAGATAAATGGTATAACAGCGAGTAACTTGTATCTCTCACAATTATTAACAGAAGAACAATTGAAACATATTATGAATTCTATCTATAGATTGCAAACATGTGATAATAGAAAGAATCAATATTCTGCAAATCGCGATAATATAAACGTTTTATACAATTACATTCCTAAACTAAAAGAAAGATATGAAAAATACAACTACTCAATATATCCGAACCATTCAGAAACATTTCAAGAAATTTGTAAATCTCTGGAGAACTATAAAGGAAAAAAAACAGTCATTCATGGTGATCCAGTATTTACAAATGTTATTATCAATAATTTTGGAAAAATCAAGTTTATTGATATGAGGGGAAGGCAAGGAAGCAAACTTACCATTTACGGTGATTATCTTTACGATTGGGCAAAAATGTATCAATCAATTATTGGGTATGATGAAATACACGAAGATAAACTATTGGATATTAGCTATAAAGAAAAAATCAAAAAATGCTTTAAAGAAACTTTCAATGAATTTTATGGAGAAGATAACTTTAATATGCTACTAAATGTTTGTAAATCACTCTTATTTTCACTAATACCATTACACAATAACGAAAAATGCATAAAGTATTACGAGCTGATAAAACATTGCAATTAATTATTTCCGGTTACCCCAAGTTTTTATTATTGGTAAATGACTATAATGATTCCTTACTTCAAAACTTATTCCATACGGTAAATATAGTAACATGTCTTTATGAACTACAAATTTTGCTTCATATTCAAATTGGAAAATGCATGAAATAACTCTTTCGAATGCTTCTCTGTATTGTTTTGATATAATTACGTATAAAAAATTTTCAAAGTCGTATTTATCATTTAATTCACTTAAAAAATTATGTGATATAGTTGTCATGGATCCAAAACAACCATACCATGTATCATTATTGAGATAGAATTCTTTTAATTCGTCTGAATTATCCAAAGCTCTGATAATTTGTATGGCTTCATCTTTTCTTTCATATTTTCCGTGTTTAAATCCCCACATTAATTTGTAATTAGAAAAGTCTGAAAAGTCAATGTAATGATGAATAAATACTGTATCATGGATAATAACTGCTTTTTCAAACCACTTGTTTTTTGTATAATAATAATAAGGCAAGCATTCGCCTCTATTTGTATAAGTACTATAAATAATTTCTGTTTTGTATAAGTCTAGATCGGAAATAAATTCCCTTTTACTATTGCTGTCAATAATTACAATTTTATTTTCAGGATATAATTTTCGTATGCAATTATATGATTCTTGCCAATACAAATTAGTGTCATTATCTTTTACATGTCGCAACATAATGAATCCTACATTATCCATTTTTACGTTATATACATACTACATGTGTATTTCGTTTATGTTTAAAAAGGTAAAAATGAAATAAATAGAAATGCGTGTAAAAGATATACGCAATAACAAATGGATTATATTTCAGAAATAAACCAAGAAATTTTATGGACAATCTTTCATAAGCTTCCAGGAATTTTACAAATTAATTACAGCGACAAAGAATCATTTTTTAAACAAGCAATCTCTCAAGTTTATGAATCTCTACCGTCAAATCATTTTATTTCAAAAGTTGAATTACAAGAACTAAACAAAAAAACAATTAGTATATTACATAGTTATTTACAATTGCATTTTCAAAATAGTGATACTATAATAGAAGAATATACGATTGAATCTAAAGTTTATGAAACAAAAGAAGATGTGGATAAAAGATTATTGGAAGAAAGACAAAAAGAATATGATAGAATGGTTGCGAAACCAAATGCACCTAAACCTTCCGAGTTATTTCAACAAGAACAAGAACAAGAAAATAATGGTGCAATACAAGATATGGATAAGTTGATTGAAGAATATCAAAAACAACGTGAGATCGAGTTTCCACCCACTACCTCGATTGTTCCACAACATTCTACAGATATTTCATCTTTATTAATCAGAATAAAAAATTTAGAAGATAGAATAGGTAAAATCGAAAAAACGAATCAATAATATCATAATTGTAATTTAATATGCTATTATTTCAATTGAGACGGTCCAAATACATTTCTGTTTGTATCTATAACTCCTTCAGTTGTAGTGTCACTAAACAAATTGTATTTTTTAGTAAGAATACTGAATAAAGAATTTTCATCATGAACTATAAACTCATTGTGATTTACCGAAAAGCTTGGATATTGATTCAAAAAATGATTGTTACAAAAAGATATATTGTACCACTCATTAATAAACTTTTCTGTATGTTTTGTTTTCTTCAATATAATTGGGTTTGCTTTTCTTTGTTTTGTATGTAAAATTGGGTCATTCTCTTCTATTTCAAGATATTCAAGAAGATCTTTCTTACATCTATTGATTTCGCACATTTTTTCATTTTCATTTCCTCCTTTTACATAGTTTGCAATTAAGTGGTCATGTTCTACTATATCCAATAGTTTTTTTATTTCTTCTTTTTTGCGAATATCAAGCTCATTACCACAATCGCAATACACTATTATATCATCGTATTGTGCAATATCCATTACCTTTTTGATGAGATAGGATTGCCACATTCTGAATCCAAAACGATCTCTATAAACTAAAATAAAAAGATGCTGAGGTTCCCAAAAATCGTGATCTGCTTTTAAATCATTCTCTTTAAATCCAAAAAATTCGTCGAAAATTTCTAAACTTTTTGCTTGTTCAACGATTCGATCGACTGCATCTAAATAATGCATATTTCCACCTCCAAACGTAAGAAAGAAATTTTTGGGTCGATTTCGTATTTTATGAGAACCTTTCCACCAAATGTTCAAATCTTTTCTATCTCCTTTCCACATGTCTGGATATATAACGTTTTTATTCATATTCTGATTTAACCACCCACCCCACCAACTAAACGAACTATTTGCGCCTATACCACCATAATGACACTTACTCATAATATAAAGACAATTAATTTCGTCTTCTTCTACATACACAACTTTTTCTCCAAATATGTTAATATAATCGAGTTTTCGACAATATAATAAGTCATCACTGCATATATGAAATATTGCATCTGGGTGTTTTTCTAATATTATAGCGATTCCTCGTTTGTAATATTCATCGTTCGTAATGTTATATTCTGGATATAACAAATAATCGCCTCTTCTGTAGTGAATAAAAACACCTTTATTCAGATGCGGATATTTATTATTTATATAGATTTCTCTATGAGGTTCTATTGAAAATAATTCCAAAATGTCATTTCTATTGTGAATAAAATAATCTTCATTTTGAAAGTATCCCTGAATCGTAATATCACTAGACAATAATGGAATGTCTAAACGTTTTGTAAAATCATGTTCTGGTTCTTTGAATATATTGCAAGTAGTTGATGTGTTTATGGAACACTTACGAAATACGTTTTCAAAATAATTAATATCCGAATGACCATTTTTCAGAATGTTATTGACATGGAATTCCTTTCGTTGAGTTTTTGCGGTAGTATATCCTGTAGCAACTTGAAACATTTGATTACCTAATCCTGCAAAAATATTAGTAATCAACTTATGCTTTTTTGGTAAATAGTGAAGGTGATTTTGAATTGAATTATCATAAATACCTTTATTTTCAAGACCTCTAGTAGTTTTGTTCAAATAGCAATAATGATTAAATATCATAATACTTTTGTCAACTTTTACATCATTATTTGCTATTTCTGGTATATGTATATTCATTAAAGTTGTATTTTCTGGCACAACAAATGTTTTTTCATGTCCTTTCTCGGTTATAGAATCGGTATGTTCAATATTGAAAAACTCGACACCAGATGTTTTATCTTGAAGAGGGTTGTAAAACCACCTATTTTTCAAGATGAAACTCCCAAAATGAGATCTATCTTTGTTTTTATATTTCATTACATGGCTAAATGCATCATCTATGGTTGAAAATCCTTGAGGATTGACATATTCATCTACATCAAGAAATCCAATGTATTTAGCTTTTCTAAATGCATACAAAGAATGGTTTTGTTGAATTATCTGAGCATGCGATTTATTGTTGACAACATATGGATATGGCCAATCTATAATAATAACAATATCTTTGTCAATATATTTTTTTAGAGTGTCTCGTAAATCATAGTCACATGTATTAATTCGAATATCATCATGAGTTAAAAAATCATTTGTATTTTTTGTTGGTGCATTTTTATTGTCATATATAATAAATCGTGTTACTCCAAGGTTCATATGATACTCTATCCACTGTGGTAAATAATTATCCTCATGTTTTACCAAAGTAGAAATGATAATTTCATTTTCAAAACTAGGATACTTTTTGTATGTTATAGAGTACTCGTCATTCAAAATTTTGATTCTTCTATTCAAACGATGTTCAGTATGTTCATCTATTTTTAAAGGACACTTGAAAATATGAATGTCATTCAAACACGAAGATATTAAAGAAAACTGCATTTTTGTTTCACAGTCAATGATTTTATTTACTTTGTCGTCAGGAAATTTTATAATATATAAAATATTGTTACTGTAAAAGTTACCATAAAAATTTATGGAATCCATAATAAGTAATTTCGAATTTATCTTTCATATTTTTTATTCGTATTTATATTTCTTATTTTATACAAGTGAAGATTTTGAATATTCAAGTGTTTATACACAAGCAAAAAAACTACATAAAAAAAATAATCAAATCATGTAAAATGAAAACAATCGAAATAATGGGTGGTCTTGGTAACCAACTATTTCAGATATTTACTTTGCTGGCATTTTCATATGATTTTGACGAACCCATATTTTTCTCCGAAGAAAATCTGAGACATGGTTGGCGTAAAACAACATATTGGAATACTTTTCTTACTGGACTAATGCCTTTTTTAAGAAAAAATGAAAACACTACATTTATTATGAGAGAACCTGGTTTTAATTACACACCAATACCTCAAGTAAAAAACAAGAATTTCAAACTATTTGGATATTTCCAGTCATATAAATACTTTGATTCTTGGAAAGATGAAATTTTCAACCTTATTCGTCTAGAACACAAAAAAAACGGTGTAAAAAATAAATTGCAAATTCCTTTTGAAAATACAGTAAGCTTACATTTTCGTATAGGGGATTACAAAAAAATACAAGATCATCATCCAATTATGCCCAATAAATATTATTTTGATGCATTAACCGAATTATCTAATAAAACCAACAAAAAAGATTGGAATATAATGTACGTATGCGAAGAGGAAGATCTCTCAGTTGTATCAGAAAGAATAAAAGAATTTGAGAGAATATTTCCATCTATGACATTTGAAAGATTAGATGGCAAACTGCAAGATTGGGAACAAATGTTAGCAATGAGTCTATGCCGACATCATGTTATTGCAAACAGTAGTTTCAGTTGGTTTGGAGCTTATTTCAATACAAGTCAAGATAAACTAGTTTTTTATCCAAGTGTTTGGTTTGGACCATCGCAAGGATATAAAAACATGTGTGATATGTTTATACCAACATGGTTTGAAATAAAAGTATAATTCAGTTTGTCAGTTGCAAATATGGTTAACAATTTAATAAATCCGTAAATCTGTATATATATATATGTATCTATTTCTGGATCATATGGAAATTCTTCAACATTCTTTTGAAATAGTACATCGCGTGAATCACATATTAATAAATACTCGCAATCAAAACTTACATTTTCCATCATTTTCCTATATACTAGAATTCTATATTCATACCAACTTTCGTAATTTGAGCTCTGATAGACTTAAAAAGTATTTATCGAGATTATGACCCAATGAACTTAAAGCATTCGCTGATGTACAATCACTTTTCATCATTACATTATGTTTATTTACAGAAGGGTGATATAATGCAACTTTCTTTTTTATATTTTTATGGTCTAAATATTTTGAAAAAACAAAATCGTCCGATAAAAAGCTATTCTCCCAATTATTTTCTTTTACTTCACTGTAAGATTCGAATACAGGTACCCAGTTTGATAATTCAGAACAAATAAAACTTTTTTTAAGAATGTAACCAAAAGATGCTTCCATCAGTTGTGTATCATTTCCTGGTCGTGTACAATAGTATTGAGAATTTAGAGAAGTAGGGTACAGTAACCCTGACATACATATACATTTTTGTCGAGTTTCATGTTTGAAATTGTCATATAAACATTGGAATAAAAACTTATTGTACTTCGTGTCATCGTCTATAATTATGATGACGTCGTCATCGTCCAAGTTCATATGTAGCAAAGGATACAACTTTGTAATTGGACCATAATCATTTGTGTAGTTGACCTTCAATGTAAATTTGTATGTTCTTGATGTAATTAAGTAATCGATTGGCTCATAAATAGTATTTAAACGGATACTTTTTTTAGGATATTGAATGATAACTACATCTGGAACTAAGGATTGTTCTTCAATTGAAGATAGAATTAAAGGTAAATTATATTTTCTCGATGGCAAACAAGTAAATGACACATACAACATTTTAAGAATATGTATATTTAAAATGTTATTTTTATATTTAATTTCATGTAATGAACGATAATAATTGAATTCTTTTCCTGCATCTTCTTTGTCTGCGTGGTCATCTTCGTCATCTTCATCGTCGTGGAATCCTTCTTCATGAAATATTCTATAGTACGGTGTTGTACTTTTTCTCTCGTCATAAATAGTACGTATCAAACAATACAACTTCGTTTAAATGAGTTTTTATTATAATACAATTATTTATTTATGGTAATCAAATAAACAAATGAATGAATGTGACTTTGGGCAATGAATCACGGCAATGGAATAATTGTATAAATTAATTACATCATATAAATCAAACATCATATATAATATAATGGACAATTACAAAAAAGCAGGGGTTGACATAGAAAAAGGGAATGATTTTGTAAGACGTATTAAAGATGAAGTTGAGAGTACGTATTCACATAACGTTCTAGGAAAACATGGCAATTTCGGAGGCCAATTTCAACATAACAACAGTACATTAGTTGCTTCTACAGACGGTGTAGGGACAAAGGGTATTCTTGTAAAGCAACTTACAGGAAGTTATTATAATTGTGGCCATGATATTGTAAATCACAGTATAAATGATATTTTAGTACAAGGTGCAAAACCACTATTTTTTCTTGATTATATAGCAAGCAGCAAATTAAACATTGAAGATAGTTATAGTTTTGTAAAAGGTTGTTGCGATGCATGTAAAGAAGCAAATTGTGTTGTACTAGGTGGCGAAACAGCAGAAATGCCCTCTGTGTACAAAGACGGTCATATGGATATGGTAGGAACAATTGTAGGTGAAAAAACAATTTATATAGATGAAAAGGGTGTAAAAGAAAATGACATTGCGTTTGGATTACCATCATCTGGACCACAAACAAACGGATATACATTAATCCGAAAAATATTAGAAACACATGAACCACCTCAAAAAATTATAGACGATCTTGTAACACCACATGGGTCTTTTCTACAGCAAGTTATCAAAATTAGCAAATACTTTACAATAACAGGCATGTGTCACATTACTGGAGGAGGACTTACAGAGAATCTCAAACGAATCATACCATCTGATTTACAGCTTAATTTAGATTTTATAAAATACCCTGAATGGTGTATATGGTTACAGAAACATGGAAATATTTCAAATAAGGAAATGCACAAAGTATTCAATTGTGGAATCGGTTTTATTGTTTTTGTAAAACCTATACAAAATTATGAAATATTTAGGAAAATACACATGCCAAAAATGGTCCAATTAGGAAATGTCCATAAAAAATATTATTGATTTGCATTGCTTTATTGCAAGTTATTTTACCAATAACATCCATTTTCAACTAATTTAAAATTGGTTGGTCGATATTCTTTAGGAATATCTGTGATCCAAAATTCATTCGGTTTTATGAAACCGGCATTTTTCTCTCGTTCGCATAAAATACCAAACATTTCTTGGATGTTTCCACCTACATAAATAGCGTCTTTTTTCAAATCATTATCAATACGATGACACAACATATGTCCATATGATCCACAACCTAAAATAGCAATATCAAAATCTTTTTCTTTAATTAAATCGAAAATATAATCTTGAGTTTCAAAGTAGTCTTGATGAGGTCCATCATTGCAAAAACAATAAGGAAATTTTACTGTATCTAAACTTTGTAATTGAGGGAATTTAGGATATATTTTGTAAACATTACCAGAATCGTATTGCTTTTGAATCAAACCATCGAAACTAGAAACAATCAGTACTTTTTTATGTTTCATGAAATCATAAATTTGATCCACTCGGTCATTGAACCTTGTTTCATTTAGCAATTTGAATTTTTTAATTTTGTATACTTGTAAAAAATGTTGTTCATGTTTTTTTAGAAATGCAAAAATATTTGGAGGAAAATAAAATTGTGTCTCTTCACAGTTGCCAATCGCAGTTTCTAATTCATTAATGTATTTTAAAAATTTTGGTGTTATAGCGGTTTTATCAAAATTAAATGGAGTTCCTTTTACATCTTTGTCATAATATCCAGCGGAACTATAGAGCCAATTTGCAAATGACATAAACATACGATCAAATTGCATTTTTATTGTATCTGATTCATATGTATACTTTATGACGTAATAAGATAACAATAAATGAGATTCTGTATTTCCCAATCGAACTATCTTCATTAGAACTATATAATGTACATATAAGAGTAGTATATTTACGTTATTTTATTATTTTGTATTTAATTCATGAAATTCATATATTGCAAAAACTTTTGAAATTAATTAGCTAAACACATTTTTAATAATCATTCGGATTATTTAAAGATATAAATATTCTCATAACCTAACTGAATTGTATTTCCCCTATAATTGTTTCGGTCATACCTTTCAGAGTAAATAAATGTTTGATAGTATCGTAATATTTCCACATGTTACTATATTGTTCTTCATTGATAGAGCTAATCTGATTTTCTAAAACATGTAATTTTGATACATGCACAACTATGCACAATTTATCGTAATCTATTATATTTTGAAAAGGTAGCCAATTTATGTCATCCCATATGTATATTGGAATCGTTCCTAATTGAAAAATTTCGAAAAACCGAAATGACGACCTTCCATATCCTCTTGGTGCTAAGGCAAATTTAGAGTTCACGGTTTTTTCAATAAAAATATTTTGCAAATTGCGATGTACATTAGGTGTCCAACCACCAGAATCAAATAAATCAAACTGTTTTAATACATTAAACATAACTTGACGGACCTTAGAAGTATTACTACCTGTTCTGTTTCCAACAAAAGAACAAAGCAAACTTTTATCAATAAATTTTTTTTTTGTTATTTTTTCCAAAGTTTTATTCGCGTCTTCATATATCAGTGGTATTGGTATATTTCCACTACAAGCACCATACACTGTGGTATTTTTTGGCAATTTTAATAATGGACCATCATCATGCTGCACAACGGTAAAATATCCATCTGGAGAGGGATTTTCATTTACCCAATTGTCAAGAGACTTCTGAAGTTCATAACGTTTCATTTTAAACCAAGGCTCAATCTGAAAATTTGTCCACAATATTGGTATATATTTCTTTTTGAGGTTGACATTATTTTTTTTCATGAACACTAAGAAATGTTCTTCTAAATATAGACCGTTCTTAAATGGTGGATAAGTGTCTTTATTTTTACAATAGAATAATTGACTTAATGCCATCTATAAATAGTATAACAACATATCTTTTATATTTTAATAAATGATGTAAATATTAATTTTAACTTTGACCAGACATTAATTATATTATTACTTTTTTCAAATTAAACTAATAATATTCGGTATTATCTATGGGAGCTTTGTATGATACATTATGAGATTCTTTGTAGGATGAAATCGAAAAATAACATTTCTCGATTTTATCAGAAAAAAATGCAGCACACCAACTTATTGAGCTTCTTGAGCATATTAGGGTTTTTGCTTCTTTCATTATGTAAAAATCAGTCAAAATATCATTTGTTTCAAATATGCTTGTTATTCCCTTGGATTCAAAAAAAATCATCAAAGATTCAATGTATTTCTTTTCATATTCTGTTTGTAAAGAAGAACTTAGAATACAGATATTATCAGTTATGTGTTTTTTATTGAATAAATCATATATGTTTTCGATTGGCAATACCATATTATGTTTTACGTAGTCTTCTAAACGTATATGCAATACAGTGTCATAACGTTTCCTAAAGCTAGAAGGCGTATTTACCAAGTCACGTATATAAAATTTTTGGCGATTTCCATCCCCAGCAAAAATACCATCTGTTATTATGTAATGTTCTTTATTGGAACGTATATAATTCATTATACGTTGTTTATTTTTCTTATAAATATCATCATGTTGATAAAAACCAACCATATTCACAGAATCCTGAATATTAATATTATGTTCGATATATTTTAAAAACATTGCATCATCAAAATTGTATTTTTGTTTTTCTTGTACGCAATATATTCCATCGTTATCCATACATATTATTATGCTAGCCAAGTACCGAAATATTCCATTTCCTAATCTCCCTGTTACCACAAAGTTGACTTTCATTTATAATTAACAAAAGTAATATTAATATATTTGTTTTGATAATTAATATAAAAATATGTTAATGTAGAGTATTATACATGTTTTCATTATGCATACCAACAATGGACAGAATTAATTTTCTAAAAACATATTTACCCAAATACATTAATAATAAACATGTTAATGAAATAATAATTTGCGATGAAAACGGCAATGACTGCAGAGAGATTTCAAGGATTTTTCAAAGCCCAAAGTTGAAGTTACATATTAATGAAAAAAAATTAGGACCTTTTTTAAATAAGATAAAGTGTTGTAGACTAGCATCATCTGAGTGGATTGCTCTAATTGACTCTGATAATTTTGCAGATGAAAAATACTTTGAATCTGCAATTAATTTTATTCAATTAAATAACTGCAATGATAAAACTATATTAGCACCTTCTTTTGCAAAACCAAATTTTGACTTTAGGGTATTTGCAGGCATGACATATAAGAAAGGTTTATTTGATCAAAATAGAGAAAAAGAAAAGAAAATATTAGGTAAAACTACGTGGAGTGAGACGGTGATGAATACAGGAAATTATATTATTCATAGAAACCTCACAAATAACCTAAATATTCAAGATAACATAAATATTATCAACAGTTCATCTGCTTGTGATGTTATTTTGATGAACACCATGTTTTTTCAGCAATTTGATGCGGAAATGCATATTGTAAAAGATATGGAATATGAACATGTTGTACATAACGGAAGTATATATATAAATACCCATGGAAACACAAGGAGTACAATATCTTTTGTACATAATGAATATAGAAAAATGAAATAATATAAATTATTTAATGTATATAATTAAAAAACGTTTATATAAATATAAATAATGTTAATTACATTTGGAGAAATGAAACCGTTTTTTACGAAACCAATATCTGGTATTCTTCATCTAGGGGCACATGAATGTGAAGAATTAAAAAAGTATATGAGTATTGGTGTTTCACCCAATAATATTTATTGGGTAGAAGCAATGTCAAATAAAGTCGCCAAAATGAAATCAATGAATGTTCCTAATGTATTCCAAGGGCTTATTGATGAAGTAGATGGAAAATCCGTTACATTTCATATTACAAACAATGGAGAAAGCTCTTCTATTTTAGAATTCGGTTCTCATGCAAAAAATCATCCACATATACATGTTGTGAATACACAAACAATGACCACAAAACGTCTAGATACATTTATAACGGAAAACAATATTCCCATTGAAAAGATAAACTTTTTGAATTTCGACATTCAGGGAGTAGAATTACGTGCATTAAAATCAATGGAAAAATATTTGCAAAATATTCAGTACATTTACACAGAAATCAATACAGAATATGTGTATAAAGACTGCAATCTTATTGAAGAATTAGATATTTATTTAAAAATGCATGGATTCAAACGCGTTTTAGAAAGAATATACAAACAATATGGTTGGGGGGATGCTTTCTACGTAAAGGTATGAAAACTATATTATTTATACCAGTGAAGATTTGAAATTTCCCATTTCAAATGTTCAAGAATTTATATAACTGATTTTACAATATCATTTCGGATTCCATCCCAGAATTGTTTTCCTCCTTTACCTCCTCTATATGTAACTTGTTTGTCATGTAGGCGATAATTTACAAGACTTTCTTCTAAATTATGCACATAACCATATTTTTTTAGCATGCGAAGTTCTAATTCAAAATCATGAGATAAATCATCATTTCCATGTTTATCTCTCAATGTGTCATTGTAATTTCCCACTTCTATAACTGCACTTTTACGATAACAAACTGTAGGATGGTTTATGAACCAATGACTGGGGGTTGCTTGATATTGTTCCCACGTAATTGATTTATGATTGGAAACTCCAGTAACTTTTTTATCCGTATCGCGAAACATTTGAATTTGCGCACCGCAAATATTCACATTTGGGTTTGAAAGCATATAATCGATTTGTTTCTGAATACGATTCGATGTCATAATATCATCACTATCCATTTTTATAATAATTTCGTTATTACACATGTGTATTCCTCGATTCAAAGTATATCCAATACCTTTGTTACCTTTGTTTTCACTATAAATTACTTTTGTAAATCGCGTACTTCTCTCAAAAAACTCTAATGCCTTCTTCAATAATTCTGTATGGAAAGCATCCGATCCGTCATTGATCCAAACAACTTCCATATGAAAATCTCCAATAGAATGCTTTATTGATTCCAAACATTGTTGTATGTGGTCCATTTTTGTATTATAGCTAGATACGAGTATAGATATGCTCTTATAAGGATCTGATTTCAATGGTGGTAGAAAATTAGGAGGCATATCCAAGTCATTCATAGAGTCATAATTCTTTTTAGTTGATCCCCATTCTTGATGTGAGAATATTTTACCGTGACCACGGTATTCTAGTCCTGTATAATGTTGCGGTAAAAAGAAATAACTTGGTAAAATCGAAATGTCCTTGTATTTATTATTATTATACATTTGTGTAACTAAACCAGGCCCTACCGTTTGCCATGCACGTTTTTTTGTTCGTTTAACATGAACGTCATTTCTTTGAATCCATAAAATACAGTCTTTTACCAAAGGATGTCTTGGAGGAAAACCCATTGCACCTGGTGCTATTAATCCTTTACGACATTGTTCATTTTCCCAAATGGCAAATGCTTTTGTTTCTGTAATCACTTCATTCAAAGGTTCGACACAAATAGAATCTGCATCCAAGAAAATACCACCATAATGATAAAGGATTTCCCAACGCATAATATCTGCTTTACCGTTTATTTCTTCCATATCATCAATTCGGTTTTGACATGAAAAGTGTATGTTTCGTTTTTTGAATTCTTCTTCATTCCAACGGATGTACTCAAATTCTGGATGTTTTGTTTTCCAAGTATCCATAAAATTACTTGGAGGTATTTTAGGCCCTATCCAAAGTTGATGAATAATTTTAGGGATCATTAAAATTATGCAATAATAGTAAAAAAGAGTTTATGTGGTTTTATTATTTGAATTACAAACAAATCTTCAAATATTTATCTACTATTACGTTCCATGAAAATGTATCCAAACCATATGATCGTATATTTTCACGATTATTACGAGATATTTCACGATTTCTATTAATTTCATTTTCAACAAATTCAATGTCATTTAATTTGTTTTCAGGTATGACAGTAATAAATTTTTTTGTTAGATCTAAATTTGCCGAACAGCATTCGCTTATGACAATTCCTAATCCACATAATAATGCTTCTTTCACGACTAAAGGATCGGCTTCACCTTCTGATAGCAAAACTAAATTTCCATAATTTGACAAATTATTGTATAATGCTTCTTTTGTCCACTCTCCTAAATATTGAGAACTAGAACAGTTGAATGGTGAATCTTGATAATTACCTGCAAAATCAATAGAGGAAATATGTTGATATTTGTATTGTCCTTTACGATTCTCAACTTTTGCCAAGTAGATTGATCTTTCTCCTTTACTTGGATTATCGTAGTATTTAAATTTGTCTTCACGAGCACCATTATGCAATACCTCAATAATTGTAGGGGATACTCCATGTTGGATGTATTTGTTCTTTATTTGATCACTAATTGCTAAAATTTTATGCAGGTGCGGTTGGTGATTTACTGCATGTAAGAACTTATTTTGAAAATAATCTACAAATCTTGTTTCGAATTCAGGGTGAGTTATAAATGCAAAATGTGATGTGTATAACACTTTGGATTTTTGAATATACTTTGAAATACCAACGTAGTCATCATACATAATATGGACAATCGTGAAATTATTTGTATTAATATAGTCGATAACGTTATTTAAGTCAGTACTAGATAAAAATTCAACATGAAATCCTTTTTTTTTCAAGTTCTCATAATAATCCCATACAATTGATTCACAAGCCCCCCAACCGATTGGTGGTATTCTAGTGTTTCCTGGTCCAACTAAACAAAATTTCGTTTTTTGAGAGTACATATGATGAAGTAAAAACCATTCATCTACTTCTGATGGTTTATTGTATTTTTTAGCATCTACAATATTGAATAGATGTGGGTACTTGCAATATAAAGATGCCCATATTTGTTGATCACAACCAATAAACTGATTGCATTTCAAATAGTAATCAAACATCTCATAAAATAAGTCATAAATTTTCATTATTGTATCCGCGTTTGAACCAAATATAGATCCGGATAATTGACATTGATTTTGAAATATGACATCTGTTTGTGTAGGCATATCGTCTAATTTATTACCAATATAAGTAATGTCTATTTTTCCTGAAGAAATTAAATCGCAATTTGGAAAATCTGCAATGTATTTTTCCATAATTGAGTTACGAACATTTCCTATATCATTCCATACAAATTTATCACTGCTAAATGGGTTTGACTGTATAGCTTCTCTCATAAAATCAAGTTTTGAATTCCAAATCATATAGCATTCTTTTGTTCGTGATACACGACATTCGGATGGATTTTTCTCTTTGTCAAGTTTCTCTTGTTCATTCCATATATTCTGATATTTTTGGACTATTTTTACATTATGTAATTCTTTAGTAATGATGTGAATACATGCCTTTGTTTCTATAGAATCAAAAAAAGATATTAGATCTGGCGTCGTAAATAAAACCATGTTACCTTGAAAAGAGTTTAATAAATTACGGATCCATTGTTCATAATGGTCATGTGTATGTTTTGAATTAATTTTATAATAACATGTGACTACAGTTGTCATTATAAATAAACAAGATAAATATATTCAATACGTTTTTAAGGTCCATATATATTTCATTTATAATATTCATCAATCATGAATGAATGCAAGAAGTTGATAGAGAATCATAATATGTAATTTTATATAAAAGTAATAAAATATTACATATATCATAAAGAATGCCATTATATAAAAATAATGTTGTGTTTATTCACATTCCAAAAACAGGCGGTACATACATTGAAAAAACATTAAACCAATACGTAGTAGATAATTTATTTGGGTATTCAAATGAACTGAACGCTTATTTACAACATTGCTATTTTTCAGAATATAAACACTTAATAAATAAAACAGGACATTATAACTACTTTTCGATTATACGAAACCCATACGATAGATTATACTCTGCATATAAACAAAAATTCAATGAACTATCAGATAAACATCTTGTAAATATGATGGAATCCGATAATTTTAAAGACTTTGTTATGAATAAGTTAGAAAAATTATTGAGCAATACAAGTGAATATCGAAAGTACAAAGGTAATATAAGACATATATCGAAACAAATCGATTTTCTCGACAAAAATAGTAATATAGTACAGTTGTTCTTATATGAACATATAAGCGATATTAGTGATTATTTAAAAAAATATGATATTTGTGCTACTTTTGTATTTAATAATGAAAATGAATCGTATAAAACACATTACGATGAAGAAATGATTTCAAAAATAGAAAAAATATATGAAGAAGATATTGCTATTTATAATTCTTTATTGCAAAAATAATTATTATGACATCGCTAATAAATCCATTAATACTACTTCCGAATTCATGTCTGGTATTATCTTAAATAATTCTGGTTTTTTCTTCCACAATAGAGTCATTGTCAATTGTTCATTATTGACATTTTCTTTTGAAAGCATTTCTTTTTCAAAAATATTTTTCATTTCATCATCCATTTTACACATTGTATTCTTGTGCCCTCCTAAGAACCCTCCTCTCAATAAATTATCTGATCTCCAAATAAAATTTTCGTCTATTGGAAATGAGTATAAGTCATGGCGCATCTGAACCATGAAACGTTCTTCGCTATTTTCCAATTCTTTAGAAGATACTGGAAATTGCTTTGATAAATCAATATTTTTAAAAAATCGTGATGCTCCAATATCCATCCAGAAAAAATATTCTGTTTTAAATGGATTACTTGCAATTGTTTGTTTTATCCATCCAAACTTACTATGTTGAATTATATTGTATGCAGGTAATACACACTCAACGCGGTTCGGATCAGCAATTTTTTGCTTATAATAATCGCTTTGTAGTATTTTTTCCATACGTGGCAAGTATTTGTAAAACGACAGATCTTGGAGTCTTTGTTCTATTACAATAATAGGATAACATTTTGGTCGATGTGCATGCATAAAATCAACAAATTTTGATTCTGTATATACAATTAAATGACAATTCAATTGTAAAGTTTGTTTAATCCATTTCAGATACTCATCTATACTTCTTCCATCACCTTTTTTCTCACGATTTATATCAAAGAAAGCAGTTACTATTGTTGTATTATTCATATGTCTTTTATTTATAAATAATATATATATTGTTCTATAGAAATATTATAAATGAAGATTGCTCTTATTGGTCCTGGTATCATGCAAATACCCACGTATGGATGGGGCGCCGTGGAAATACTAATATGGGAGTACTATCAACAACTTTCCAAAAAAGGACATGATGTCAGTATTGTTAATAAAATGAGAAATTCAGATCACGAGCAAAAGCAATTGCAAAGTCATTATTGTCAAGAGTTAATAAAAGAAATAAATGATGGTAGTTATGATTTTGTGCATTTTCATTACGACTGTTTATTTCATTTAATACCACATATTAAATGTGCCAATATTGGTTTTACAAGTCATTATCCATATATCAATCAGGTATCAAAACACATTGGAGATGGTTTTTCAGATATATTTGATTTCATGATACATAATGACAAGTATTCTCATTTTGTTTTATCACAAAAAGACATGGAATATCTCATTACATGTGGAGCAAATCCGCAGTATATACATAAATTAGAAAACGGTATTGACATTGATAATATAAATTTTAATGCATCTCCTGGAAGTAATACTATTTATCTGGGTAAAATTACAGATCGTAAAAATCAACATTTATATTGTAACCTTGAGAATATTGATATCATTGGTCCAAGTGATTCTGTAATTGAAATAAAAAATTACAAAGGGACTTGGTCAAGAGCAGATGTGTGCCAAAATCTCACCACCTATGGTAATTTATTATTAATAAGTAATGGAGAAGCAGACCCACTAGTTGTGAAAGAAGCTTTATCAGCAGGTCTTGGTATAGTAATTAATTCTGAATGCGCAAAAAATTTAGAATACAAACCTTTCATTACAATACTTGACAATAACAGAGTTCAAGATTTGGAATATGTTCAAGAAAAATTAGAGGAGAATATGAAAATATCTAATTTTATGAGAGAAGACATTCGTAAATATGCAATAAATAAATTTTCATGGAATGTTCTTATTGAAAAGTATTTATATTGCATCTAAGATTTTAGAAAAACATATTCAAAATAGTCAAATATCTAATTGTACTATGGTACTAACACACAAAAACCTGTATGGTATTGTATGGTATGGTATGGTATGGTATTGTATTGTATGGTATAGTCTGGTATGGTATAGTATGGTATGGTATGGTATGATAGTATGAACGATAGCGTAATTTGTATCATTGAATTAATTAAAAATAGTAGTGTTAGTTTGTAACATTTCAGTCAAACGTATTTAAAACCTATAATCATATAAAGAATGTTTCATTATTTATAATAAATGGTTTATATTATGCAACATAGCACGGATGGTTTCGGTCATCAATTACATGGCTTATTTACTTGTATGATGTTAGAAAACATACGTGGTATAGAATTTGCATGTAATAATTTCTTAACTAAAACATTTAGCTTTGAACATTTAACTTGTGATGTAGAAAAACAACAATGTATAGATTACTTAAAAGAATGTGTTCGATTATTTAAAGAACATTTTCAATGTGATGATATATGCTATGAAAAAGTAATACATAGTCATGAAATATATAAGATTCCAAAAAATCCATTAACGGATACTATTTATTCATTAGATAATGTGTTCTTTATTGATGTAATGAATTTGTCCAAAGATGAAAAACAGCATTTAAAAAAAAATATGAAAATAATTAAAAACTTTTTCGTAAATAAATATTTACCCTCAAATAGGTTGAAACAAAAAAATATCGTATTTCATATTCGTATGGGTGATGCAATGCCTGGAAGGCGAAATTCTATATTAAACTATAATAATTCAGTATTGAGATTAATTGATAGATTAAAAAAAGGATACAGTGATCATATATTGTATTTTCATACTGACGATAATATTGATTTTATAATTAATAATATAAATAATGAAATGAAATATGTGATTCAAGACAAAACAACAAACATTTTGAATGTACTCAGTGATTTTATCCATTCAAATACAATGGTTTCTGCAAATAGTTCATTGTCTAAATGTTCCTTACTTATTCGACAAAAAAATTGTATTATACACGATGATAATACTCATTACGTCCCTGAAAATACAGTGAAAATATCAAATGCATTAATTACCAAATAAAAACACAGACCGATTGTTCGTTTTCATATCATCATAACTTTTATGAGGGCTTATCTTAAATTTTTCTAAAAATTCATGAAAATATATTTTTTTTATATGGATAATTTTACCATATAAATTTTCATGGAATGTTCTTATTGGAAAATATTTACATTGTATCTAAGATTTTAGAAAAACATACATCTCTTTTTCTCTCAAAAACTGCAAAATTGATTTTCATTTCTAAGTATCCATTTCATATATAAACTACGACTCGGTAGCATGGAGCACTTGAATTATACTCGTAAAGTAATCACAATAGTGAAAGATAAATATAGAATACCATCAGAGATAATAGATATGATAATATCTTATTCGCATTATACAAAAAATACATTTCTGGAAACGCTACAAAAACAATTGAATCTTTACTGGATTCTAAAAATGGAAGCCATCCATTACTCTGTTAAGATGCGATATAAAACAGTTTCAATAGTACAAAAATCTCTTCCAGGAAATAAATGGATTATGAAAACCACCTTGTGTACAAAATGCAATGATTACTACGAATTCCGGTTTTACGGTAATTGCAAAGGAAATATTTGTTATTGTGATACCCCCCCACCGATTTCAGGTTCCCATATTCGTCTTGCATCCGAATAGGAGAAAATATAAATGCAAAATTGAAAAACATTTACAGAAAAATTATGGAAAATAAAATAACATTTTAAACTAGTAATAATTCAAATATGAATACGAATACGAATACGAATACTACTACAAATTCTAACACCAGTAGCTCAAGAATAAACAAATACAGACGATTCATACAGGAAATTTCTAATAATTATGGTATAAAGTCTTCTGAATTATCCACTGCAGAAATGATAGAATTATATAAAAATTGGAAAAATAATTCACCTGTAGAATCTACAGTACAAAATACATATGCTTCTATCATACAAGATTATATACAAAAATTGTCCTAGTATTTTATAACCCCAAAATTAGAGCAAATTTATGTTTTTCGCGTATATTTCATCTTAAAATATTATAAACAAAGTATATAGCTCCATAAACAGAATGCCGGATTTAGTAAAAGACCAAGATTTGTATGTTGTGTGTGGTCTTTTTTGTTTTCATGTGTATTTAACATATTCTGATAAGTACTGTCGCGGAATTTCTCTCACAAATGAGTGTTGTTGCTGCCTTCATGAATGTTGCTACATGGAAAGAGAAGCAATGACTTGCTTTGATAAAAAGCCTGATCATATTGCAAGAATTGGCTGTTGTTGTGATGCATGTACGCTAAAATATCCTAATGTTTGTTGTCAACATGTTTCTCATTGTCTCTGTTTAATTTGTTCATGTGCATTACCTACAACAGAAGAAGTACCATGCATTGCATCTTGCTGTTTCTGTACATGTTATCCTAAATGGGCTCATTGCCATACAATTAATCAAGTTACAAATACAAATAAATAAATTATGTAAGCCTCAAAAAATTAGACATTACTTGTTTATTCGAATCAATGTATTGTATAGTCTGCAATTCAGAACGATATTGTTTCTCTTTTATACGCTTTTGTAAAAGCGCTTCTTGCTGTTCTACCATCTTCATTGCTTGTGTTTTTTCCATGGGACGAATATTATTTGTATCTCGAGCTCTTTCATAATCCCCCACAGAATTATATTTAGGAATATTTTGAAAATCAGATTCTTGAACAGAAAAAACTGTTTGATCTTTATGAACTTTTCGTAAATCATCGAATTTTAATTTGCTAAATGGATCACTAGATATATACGCAGTATTATCGTCATCTTCATCATCATAAAAATTATTTCCTTGAGAGAACTGTAATGGTTGAACCCCATTATATTTTACTAAAGTTTGCTGTTGAGTTTTGATTCTATTCAGCGCATCACCCATTTGACTGGTATTCTTGATACTATCATTATAAAGAGCTTCTTCTTCCCTAAACCATTCATTCTTTGATTCATTCGTATCTTTTTTCATATGTTTTTCAAAAAGTTCATTAAAGTTTTTCTGAAAAGATTTTTCCGAAATTTTATTCAAAGATTTTTGGAATTCTTTAGAAGAAATATCCGAACATTCTGCAATATAATCTTTATCTTCTACTTTTTGAGAAACTTTCTGAACATTTTCAAACATCCTAAAAATTACATCAAATGCTTTTTTGTAAAATAAAAAGTATTCTTTAGGCATTTTTGATTTATCTGGATGTGTCATTAACACTTTTTTTTTAGCTTTTTTCAGACTATCTACCGTAATATTATCGACTTCTAAATCAAATAATTCTAAAAGCTCATAAAGAGAATAAGAACGTATATCTAAATTATGTTGTGAAGACATTTTACAATTATCTCCGAAAATTTTGTTGAATGTTTGTCGTATAATTGTTGTATTTTACTAAAATATAAATACATTATTGGAATTATAATATATATGGTTGTCTCTCAAGAAGTTATTGAAAACCGTCAAGATTTAGCATCTTTACTGCAATGTAATACAGATATGGTGATTCTAAAGTTTGGCGCGGAATGGTGCGGACCATGTAAAAAAATTGATCATATAGTACATGAATATATGGAAAGAATGCCTAATACAATGACCTGTATGGTATTAGATATTGATGAATGTTTCGACATTTATGCATACTTGAAGTCAAAAAAAGTAACTCCTAGCATCCCAGTATTATTAGCATACAAAAGTGGTAATACAAATGCTTGCGCACCAGATCATGTTATGATTGGATCAGATGGTGATGTGAAAGGTTTCTTTTCTCAAGCAATAAAATCACACAACGAATTATTATTAAAATAAATATAATTGTAAAAAATATACCGAAAACAATATAGTCTCTCGTTAAAAAAATCATATCAATATATATATTTATGTTGAAACATATATATTCTTACGCTTTATCATTTGCAACAATCACAACTGTTCTTATATATGGAGTTAATTTACCAAAATATATAACACACAATGATGCTCTAGTAAAAGAGTATTATTTTGATAACTTTGAGAGAAATTTGATATTTGATTTTGTGTTGATCGCTATCTATATATGTATTGCTTGTTTTGTTATTAAAAATACAATAAGTGGCAATGTATGGTCAAATGCATTAATGGTTGCTATAACAACGGCAATAATTTCTGGTGCTTTTTGCTTTTACTTTCTCTCAAATACAAAAACATCTTCCTTTTTTAGTAGATGGTTTCACACAGTGAAATATAAAGCAGTATTGTATGATATTTTATTGGTAACATCTGTATTCGTACTATATAAATTATTATACAATAAGATATCATAAAGATAATTTACGTACTTCATTAAACAAAAAGAGTCCATAAAAATTCTTTGAAAAAATATCCAAAATATTGTAAGTAGTATTTTTAGCTGAATATGAAAAACAGAATGCTACTCCGTATAATCCCCAAAAGCTAAACATGAACCAAAATAGCGCTTTATTTATAACATCGTTTTTGACATAGTAATAGTAAATTGCAAAAAATTCAATCAAAAACATTATACTACCTCCTATAAATGCATTTGTTCTTGAAAGTATTTTCTTCTCACCTAGAAATCCAAAAAGCAACATTGTCGCATTTGCTAGTAATATTTGGAATATTATTGTAGCGTTTGACTTGAACATTTCTACTAGTCGTAATGACGATTTTTCATTATTTTCTGTGGTTCTGTATTTCATGTACAAAACAGTGCTTATAATCATAATTGGCGTTGATAAAATCCAATCAAAATACCTTGTAAAAGTAATATCATATTTAATTGAGGTAAATGAATAAATCAACCATATGTAATATGATAATTCAATGATTTGGACAGTTGTTTCTAAAATAAGTAATTCTTTCAATATGTAGTGATCTTTTGCAATATTCAAAGTAATTCCATATAAACCAACAACAGCAGTCAATAGCTGAACAATAAGAGAAAATCCTGCTGATTTCAATATGATATCAGATGTCATATATTATTTCTTTTTATTTTTTGATGAATGTTTCTTCCTTTTCCTTTTTGAATTTCTTTTTTTGTCTTTTCTTTTTTTAGATGATTTATTATTGTTTGATTTGGATTTCCCTCCTTTGATTTCAGTGGATTCATCGTTATATTCTTCGTTCTTTTTCTCCTCATCTTTTTTCTCCTCATCTTTTTTCTCCTCATCTTTTTTCTCATCATCTTTTACCTCTTCATCTTTTACCTCTTCATCTTTTACCTCATCCTCCTTTTTCTCATCATCTTTTACCTCTTCATCTTTTACCTCATCCTCCTTTTTCTCATCATCTTTTATCTCATCATCCTTTTTCTCTTCATCTTCTTGTTTTTCTAAATACTCGTCTTCTTTTTCTTCATCTTTATTGTCAGAAAAAGCTTTTTCGGAATCTTCGTCTTCGTCTTCATCTTCATCATCTTTATTTAACATGGTTGCTGCACCTAAAAGACCGGTTGTAATACCTATAAATCCATATGTTATCATTGGAACACCACCAATTGAATATGATGCGAGTTTTTCTGATATTTTACTAGGGTTTAAATAAGATACATACTTACTCAAGTCAAAATCTATCATATATATTATGATTACCTTTTGTATTTCAAAAACAAATCTATATTTGTATTTGAATGATATGCCTCCAAAGAGATTTGAACTCTCGACCTAATGCTTACAAAGCATTCGCTCTAACCACCTGAGCTATAAAGACATTGTACTGTTTTTGTGACATTAATTTAAACAAATAGTCAGCAAAAGTGGAGTTACCACTTCCCATCTACGAAGAATTATAATAATTATCCTTCATTTCAGTTGGTACAATTAGCAATAATCTAATTTTACACACTTACTACTTGTTTAAACTTATACGCAGAACAAAAACGATTTCCCTTGCTAGCACTAAATTAAAAAGTGTTTTCTCTTTAAATTAATTTCAAATAAATATATATATGCTAAAGTTCATAAACATTCCAGTTTTTTTAGTAAGTTTTGCATTAGGCATTTTTGCGGTTTATATTACAGTACCAGATAAGAGAAAAATAATTGTTTATCCTTCTCCAGATAACGTAAATCATATACAATATAAAGATAAAGCCGACAATTGCTTCCAATTTAAACAAACGGAAACAAGTTGTCCTAAAGACAAAAAAGAGTTATTCAATACACCTATACAATCTCCATAAAAGTTTTCTAAACATAAGATATAAATGAATTTTTCTCGATTATTAAATTCGAATCTGGGAAGAATGCTTATTTCTGTCATTTTAGGATTAGGCCTTGCCACTCTATTTCGTAAAGCATGTACTGATTCGTCATGTTTAATGTTCAATGGACCTGTAATCGATGAAGTAAATGGAAAAACATATCAGTTCGACGAGTACTGTTACAAATACGAATTAAAACCTAGCCGATGTGATTCTAAGAAAAGAACTGTAGAAATTGATGACGCACCACGAACAAGTCAAATGATAAATAAAGACAATAAAAAGACAGATTCTTGGTTTCCTTTTACTTGAGAAAAATATTGAAATCCTGTGTTGATTATTACATTATGCTTAATTTCTATTTAGGGAAAAACGTGCGCTTTGCGTTCTGTTTTTCATCTTTAGATATGTTTTTTGATATATAAAGATGTCGGATACTACAAGAATAATGGATTTACCAGAAAATGTTACTATGCAAATTAATTCTGCAGACGATAGAAATGATCCTACAAATACATCATATAAACCAATGGATATGCATCCAAATCCATATGGACACCCCCCACCTTCAGTTCCTAATATACCAACACCATCATCTGTACCTAAACAACAGCAATATCTTCCTTCCAGAGATATTCCTATGGATCCTAGCCAAATCATACAGGACCCTGAAATACAACCAAATTATATTCCACCAGTTCCAGAAAACATAAGACAAACAAATGAATATATGAAACGTTATGATGAAGTAACCGAAAGGAAAGTTAGTAATCATTTGAGAGAAAAAGAGAAAAAATCAAAAATGGATATGCTATATGAAGAAGGACAAATACCTGTTTTAGTAGCTGTATTATTTTTTATATTCCATATGCCTATTGTAACGAATTTAATGTATAAAAACCTAGTATTTCTAAAGCTATTTGATACAGATGGGCATTTCAATACATATGGGCTTATTTGGCAAAGTGTAATATTTGGTGCTTCAGTATATTTCATAATAAAAGCAGTAAATACTATAAGTGAATTCTAGTAGCTTAAGAAATTATTCCCATTCATGTTCGCAATATTCATCAAGGTAAGTAGTACCAATACATAAATTTTTCTTTAAATTTTGTGTTTTAATATCAATAGAGCTGAATATATGACCACATCTGATGCAAACTTTCGATGTATTCGATAAATATTCTAGTACATGCTCATAAACGTTTTCCGTTGTATCTATATTCCATAGTATTTTATCGCATTTAGTACATTGATATGGTACATCCAAGCCTTTTGTTGCACCAGGGCCGTTTGAGAGAAAGCTTTCTACTTGTCTCAAATACTTTATTGTGTTTTTATCATCTCCAAAATAAATATCTTTTGTTTTATCACAATAATATAACTGTAAATAATCTAAACTTTCAATCATTTCACGTATTTTATACATTTCTACTTCTTTCAAAAAATCTAGTAAATTAAAATGTAATTTTTCTTTTCTTTCGAAAACACCGTTTAATCCAAACATTGAAGAAAACCACGGATAGCATTTTACGGCTTCTTCTGGGAAGATGTATTTTTTATGAGCGAATTGAAACTCCATCATACCTTTGTAAAGCGTAATATATTTATATACATGATTATAAATAAGTAACCGTGTGGCAAAAATAAATGTTAAAATTTACATAAAAACATATTATGGTAATACAACAATAACATGTTCAAATATGCAATTGTCGCATATATATTTTACAACGGATTCGTCGATTATTGGGCGTCCAATCAGATTTATGAAATGAGATTAAGTGCGGTACCTTTTATAGCAAAACCGAAATTCTATTCATATCCAGAGTTGAATGCAACTGTTAACCACATTACAACTGTAGTAGAGAATATTTACGATCGTAATGTATGGAACACTTTTTTACAGGAAAAGTCATCTCAAACTTTTATTGCAGGTGAATATATATATCGTTACTCCAATTTTCCAACTTTCAAGGATAAAATATCTCTTTGTGCTCATAAGAAAACGTTACATTCCTTTTTTATGAAAGTAAAAAACCGTTCTAAGCTTTTTATTGACATTGATGGTAAATGTTTGTTAAAAGAGGAATTTACAATTTTCAAAATTATTCCTATCGTAATATCATATACTGGGTCAGTTTCAAAAGACATGAAAAAAATAATTTGGGATAAACGCACAATACAAATGCCATTTGGCAAATTAGAAACGTGGGCAGAAGATTCCGAATATGTGCGCAAAAAAAACATGAATTTAAGGCATCTAAGAAAAGGACTATACGTTCTTGAAAATGACAATAAAATCAAATACGCGTATGAATATCATTGTCCATATAGTTTGTAATTTTACGAGACGTTTTCATAAAACCTTATTTTATGAAAACACAATACATGCGATAATTCAGTTTGCAAACGCAACACTTACTGTTGGTTTAACATTCTTTTCTTTCTGCACACATAGCATGTTTTTTTCTGCGATCCATATTTTATTTATAGGATCGTTTTTATATTCTTCTATTGTAGCAAAACCTGCATCCGCAATTGACATTGTCATGTCGTGTTGATAATAGCTATAAATATGAGGTTCAGTTACTTCAAATGCCCATTTACGAAATTGATTAATGCTTAAATTTTTCTGCAAATTTTCTGGATTTAAATCAAGAATGGCTAGAATACCATCTGGTTTCAAAATACGATAAGCTTCTTTTAAAACACGCATTCTAGGCTCAAATGGCAATTCATGTAACATAAAATTAATCATAACCATATCTTTACTTCCTGTATGAATATAGGTTTTTTCTGCATTTCTGTGCAAATATTCTATGCGATAGTTCTTAATTCTATTTCTGTAATTAGCTACTGCTAAAAAGTAAGGGCTTAAATCAATACCTAATATGTTTGAAGTTTTGAAAGTAGATGCCAAATGTTCGCTAGAAACACCAATTGAACAACCAATATCAACAATTTCTTTGATGTCGTATTTTCCTCGATTTCTGTTCATAAGGAAGTATTCTATATGTCTAGTGGCATTGTTCCGTAACCATTTCTCAGAATCCTTATAATGTGTATCTTTCCAGTAATTAACAGAAATGCTATAAGTCGCAGCCTCTCCTTCAAATGCTGCCTTCCATTCCATATTTCCATTGTCATAACCATGAAAAGGTTGTAAAAAATATTCTGGGTATTCAATAAATGTTGATTCAATATGTTTTTTTTCCTGTCTTAATTGTTCAAACACAGTTTCGTCGCTCATTTTTTGAACCAAATCACTCCAAGGAATACCAGATTTTTCTGCACGACCAATAAACCACTGTCTAGCATTGTTTTTCAGCTTTGAACTAACAATTGACCATAAGGGGGGTGGTTTATTCTGATAGCACATTCGTAGCGTTTGTGATAAAGTGAGAATGGAAAATATATATGTCATCAATATTTTCATCATGCTGTATGTGTGTCAATTATACTATTATATATGTCATTAAGGCTTATATTGTTTTTACAAGTGTTATTTATCTAAAATATTCATTTCGTTTTTTGAAAACCATTTTATCCGCTATTCTACCATTACTACCTTTAAAATATTTAATTGCATCTTGTGCTGTCATTTTTTGTCCACCCCTTGTTTTATTATAATCAATATCTTTTTGTCTCAAAAGCATAGTAATAATAAAATATAAACAGTACATACCACATTCTGTGTTGCTTTTTTGATGTTCCATTTGAGTGTTTTGGTGGAATTTTATATTTTTCAACGGCGACATTTTTCTGCATTGTGATATTACGTTCGTGGTAAAGTTATTAATTCGTTTTGGGATTCTCTGACCTGTACTATTAAAATAGAATGCAAAGTTATCTTCTAAATCTATAAATAGCGATACCCAATGAGATCCACTTTTTGTATGTGGATCTAAATTAAATACTACTCCAATTTTTTTCACTAATGGATTTTCCTGCAAATAACTCTTCAAATTTTTATCTAATTTACATAACTTTTGACATACACATTTTTTATCGTATTCTTTTGCGTCATAGTCAATTGGTGATGGACCTATAAACGTAAAATTCGGATATGAAGCTTCATATTGATTCAAAACTTTCATAATGTCAAAATTCGTCAGCCATTTATCTGGGTCTTTTGACCATTCGCTCGGTTTTGGTGGTACAAACAATAAAGACTTTATCATACTGCGGTCACGGTCATTTTTTATGAATTTGTCGATTAAACATAAATCTTGTTTGCATTGTGACGAAGATTTTTGTTGTATTTCTCTCAATATTTCTCTTTCATCGTTTGAAATAATTTTATTCAAAGGGTTCATAATGTTATAAGAATTCTTTAGTAAATTTACAGTTTTTTTCGTAAAACAAGAATTATTTACTATACCATTCTTTCTGGCATTTGGATTACAAATAGACTTTCTTTTTTTAATAATTAATTGTTTTTTCTTCGTGTTTCTCATGTATATATCTTGCATACAGATTATAGTTATTTAGGAATATTGTCATTCTTCAACACCGTCTGCATTTTCCAGTACTCAATTGGATTTATGGGGGCATTAGAGGCATTTTCGAATTTCGTGAAAATTGTATCATCTTCTCGTTCATAATATTCACTTTCTATTTGTTCTTTTGTTGTTTTTACATTCTGTACATGTTCAATACATGCATCCACGAACACAATGTATTTTTGCTTTAAAATATGCAACTCATCACATGATGAATCATCGAGTAATTTAGAAAAAATGTCTTTTAAACTTTCTTTATTTTCATCAATAAAAGAGGTTCGCGCTTCATTTTCATTGTATCTATTAGGGTCTTTTTTTGCTAAATATTTATTGTAAGTCTGTTTATTTGTAAAATATTCAAGAGTTAATTTATCCATGTTAAAATTTGAATCCATGTCTTCTATTTATTTCATTGAGAGAAACACACAAGTTCTTTTCTTTGTGTTATTTATACATATAATGGCACATTTAGGTAAAATGAATTTAGGTGGAGGATTTAATGGCATATCCCCAACCCAGACTATATTAAACTATAAAGATGGCGATCAAGCATTAATGAGAAAGCAGCTTAGAACTGCTTGGAACACATCTTATGCGAGTGGTAAAGTAAATGGAAAGAATCGAGTTATAACCCCTTTTCGTGCAGTAAATAATAGTGGGGATTTTTTAGCTAGAAAAGATTATGTATGTGGAGGTCCAAATCCAAATATTCTCCCTCGTGGAGGTATTCGTGCAAGATTTGGTTCAATATACTCTAAATGCGATGGAACCGGAATAGAAGCAAGTAGTACAAATACAAAGTTTGTTCCAGACTCAAGTGAGTATATAAAATACAAAAAACTAAATGCACTTAATAATAATTACAATGATAAAAGTTTTGGTGGTTATAATAACTCTGCAGTCACAAGTCTATGGAATATTCGCATTTGAAATGCTTTAATACATTGAGCAATTAAAATTGAATATTCATATTTTCCATAGAATTATTATATTACATTATAATTCTATGAAGTACATTACTAATATGAAACAAACTAAGAAGATTCGCCAAAATATAGAATACAGAATTATGTTAAAAAGTGTTTCTTCTTTAACCAGAATGCATTTACAACATTTCTTTAGCGATATTTCCTTTGACGAAAAATATAATATGTTTATTGTTGTAAAAGAATTATTCGACAATAATAGATTTATTTTGTCGAATATTGACGATAACTGTAAATTAAATGACAACGATGATATGACGCAACTTAAATGTGATATTAGTCATATGTCATTTCCATGCAGTCCAAAAACATTCAAGCTTTTACCTCATGAAATAACAAAAATTAAAAGAATCATAAATGACCCAATATTATGTGAATTATTGATAGACAAAGGCAATTGGTATAACATTTATTATTTTCAGGAACCATTGAATAAAAAATCAGAAAACTTTGAGAGAAACATACCGCTATTCTATGTGGCAATCTATAAAATTAGGATATTTGTAGATGATATTATATCATGCTTAATGCCCAGAAAAAATATATAACTTTTATATAGTTCTTATGTCAATAAAAGTTATTGGAGAAGGTACATATGGATGTGTTACAAAGCCAAGTATTACTTGTAAGAATAAAAAAAATGTAACTTACAAAAATAAATTATCTAAAATTATGAGAAAGGATCACGCCGAAGAAGAGTACGATGAATTGAAAAGTATAACCAAATCAAAATCACTAAAAAAATATATATTACCTTTACCTTCAATATGCGAACCTAAAGACGAGTTACTTCTAAAGAATGCAATAAAAAAATGCTCTAATAAAAAAATTAAAAATGTTCCTACAAAGAAACTTTCATTATTAGTTTTAGATGACGGAGGTATATCGCTAAAAGACTTTTTAGATGATAAACTACCGAATTTAAAGTCGATTGATGTAAAAATATTTTTAACTAATACATGTAGTTTGTTTGAAGGTGTTGGCTTATTCAATAAATTAGGTATAATACATCACGATATTAAGACTCGTAATATTGTTTATAATACGAATACCAGTAAAATGTCATACATTGATTTTGGAATAGCAAAGAATGCAGACCAAATGCGAAAAGAGTGCATAAGTAATACCAACTTTATGGCACAAACGTGGGAAAATTTTCCACCAGAATACAAATACGCAAACTTTGAAGATTTTGAAAGCCGGTTATTTCGAATAAACTATAAGACTTTTTTAAATAGATTAATTGATACATTTGATTGGTATAGTTTAGGGATAATGATGAAAATTATTTACAGAAAAATGTTTTTGTATAGACATATTAGCGAAGATCTCTATAGAGAAATTTCTATGATACTAGACATTATTGGAAATGTTGATATTCACAAACGTGTTTTTTCAAATAAAAAAATAATAAATCTCTATAAGAATACATTAAAAAAATACAAAATGTTGTCGGTGAGCAATCATTCAAAGTCATTAACATCTGTAGCTTCAGAAAATACCACAAAAACAAATTTGTCTCGAAAGGATATCTCTTCTTTGAGTAAAGTGATTTCACAAAGGAAAACAAGAATAACAAAAAAAAGGAAATAATATTTTTTATGTTATTTTGTTGCAATTAAGTTGTCTTCTTACGTACAACCTTCTTTTTGACTGTTGGTGTAGTATCATTTACTTCTGGTTTTGTAGTAGTATCTGCCTTTTTAACAACTGTTTTCTTTACCACTTTTGGTTCTGGTTGTTTTTCTGGTTCTGGTTCTGGTTCTGGTTCTGGTTCTGGTTCTGGTTCTGGTTCTGGTTCTGGTTCTGGTTCTGGTTCTGGTTCTGCTTCTGGTTCTGGTTGTAATTGATTTTCTTCGTCTCTTTCTTCTACTCGAGGTTTTTCTTGCACTTGTTCTTCATCGCTGTCTTCAACATAATTTGTTTTAGGAGGTTCATCTACTAGTTTTTTAGTGTCTTCTGATGATGCAACTACCGTTGTCGCACTAGTATCTTCTTCGCCTAAATCCTGATCGGAAAGATCAAGCATTAATTTTCCTGCTGTACTTTCTATTAATTTTGGTTTTACAGCACATTGTCGAAGAGTCCAACTAATACCCCATCCTTTTGCTCCAATCCATATTGACTTGCACTCTATTCCACAAGTAACTTCTGATCCAGAAGGAACAAAATCAATAGGTGTTTCAGATTCATCTTCTGTTGGGAATAGCTGTCCTCCTCTGGTATTGAAGATTTCAACATCCCACTTACCGCTGTAACACGTCACTCTAGGTCTGAAATAGACGCCTCTTTCAGGATCGACTTGCTTTGTTTCTGGATTTTTACCAGGTTTCAAAAATGGAAAATAGCTAAACTCTGTAATTTCTCTAGACTGCTTTTTACCGAACCACGCTTCCGAGTTCTTTACTGCATCATCGATTACTTGTTGTTCGAAATCCTTTAGCAATTGTAAAGCACGCTTAGAATCTTCTGATGTAGATTCTTTTCCTGAAAAATGTAGCTTAATATTGAATTTACCATCTGATTCACCTGTAGTTGGGTCTGTATAATCATCAATCCCCCAACTAACTAAATTAGGTAATTGAAGATGAAGTTTTTTGTTTTTCTGTGTGCTAATAATATTTACAGTCTTTAATCCACGATCACTGACTTTTGGTTGCATATAACGGTTGGCTTGAATGTCCCATTGGGACCATTTTACATATTTAGTGTAAGATGAAGTTGCCATTTGACTAGTTGCGTTTGTTGTAGATTGCATAGAGTATTTGTTGGTAATTATATATAATATTAATATTATTTCTTTAAGTCAATTTTACGTTTTATTCTTTTTAGAGCCATTTTATATAAAAAATAAATTGAATTTTAGACTGTGTTCAGTTTAAAATTAGACATATTTTTATTTATATTATCATAATTACAAAACATAAAATCCAGATAATTATTAATGTGTATTTTTTTCTTGTATTTTATCAAAGTATTTGGTTTCTAGTAATTCCAATATGTTTTTAAATTCCTCTTTGCAAGCGTACATTACAAAGTCTGATGTTTTACAAAATTTCTTTACCCATGATTCTTTTACTGTTAGTTTATAATCTACAGACAAGAATACAATTCGCTTCTGCTTTTCTAAAAGTAAATCTATTTCTCTCAACTGAAAGAAATCAATTGATGTTTTTCCAGACAAAATAACAAACGCTAACTCGATACTATCCAGATCTGAATCGTCAAAGTAAGATAAATCTGTATTATCCGATTTTTTCATAAATTTAACATATTTTGTTTCTGAAATTTTAAAATTATATTTAGAAAGCTCTTCTTTTAAGAAGTCCTTTAGTATTATTTCTTTCATTTGTCTCGAAAAATTAATATGAATATTGCGATTATGTAATTTTTCAATACTAGATGAAGCTCCCATATTTAGTAAAACACGTTTATATACAAAAATAAATAAAAGTGCTTTATTCAATTTTTTATATTTATAGTTTTTGTTTTGTTTTTGTTTTTGTTTTTGTTGTTTATAAAGTGTCATTTTATTATCAAAAACAAATAAATGTATTTATTGTGTAATGGACTTAAAGCAATAACATATAATATTGTATATCACAATGGTAAAGACCACAACACCACCACCTATTGAAGCTGACAAGAAAACCCCTGCAAAGAAGAAGATGACAAAGAAGGAGGAAGCACCTGTTGATGCTCCAAAGGTAGAGGAATCTGCTGCTCCTGTAGCAGATGTAGCTGTAGCAGCCGAAGCAAGTTCTGATAGAAGTGATCTTTCACAGGAGCTTAATGACGATATTAGTGAGTTGTTGAAAAACATTCAAGCCAGACTTGCTCTTGATACTGCCATCAAGGTAAATGCAAAGGCAATTGAGAAGAAGGTTGCCAAGCTAACAAAGCTTATGGAAAAGACAACCAAGAAGAGAAAGTCTAGCCAGAATAAGGTATCTGGTTTTGAGAAGCCAACCGCAATTAGTGATGAACTCGCTAGATTTGTTGGTGAGCCAGTAGGTACCATGATGGCAAGGACTTCTGTCAGTAAGAAGATCCACGAGTACGTAAAGTCCAACAATCTTCAGAATCCGGCTAATCGCCGAATCATCAACCCTGATGCAAAGCTAAAGAAGCTTTTGAAGACAACTGGTAGTGATGAGCTAAGTTACTTCAATCTACAAAAGTACTTGAAGGTTCATTTTAAGAAGGATGTTCCTGTTGCCAAGGCATAAGTACTACAATAACTACTACAATAACTACAAATAAATATTACATAACACATCTCTAAAAAGTAAATTGAATTATAACATATAGTAAAAACCGAAAAACATGAAACCATTATTCGTAATGAAAAATATTATGCTTTGTTAGCTCAGTTGGTTAGAGCGTGCGGCTGTTAACCGCAAGGTCCTAGGTTCGAGCCCTAGATGGAGCGTTTGCCCAATTAGCTCAGTCGGTAGAGCGCCAGACTTTTAATCTGGTGGTCGTGGGTTCAAGTCCCACATTGGGTACCAGCGTCAATGGTGTAATGGTAACATGGATCCCTTCCAAGGATTCGCCGAGGGTTCGATTCCCTCTTGACGCATTATTTACATATAATTACAAATTATATATAATACAAGTAAAATTAATATGAAAATGTTATTGTTCTATATACAAGAATGTCTGAAGAGATCAGAAGAAAAAGAGTGACTTGTAGTTTATGCAATACGGTAGGTCATAATATTCGCAGTTGTACTTATTTTGAAAATGTAAGAAAAGAAGGGATTCAACACTATAAATCTTGGTTATTTAACTGCTTGGTTGGTTTTCAAAAAGAATGGGATTTTAGTGATTTTAACCCAAACGATACAATTAGAATGCCTTCAGAAAAGTTATTAGAACTATTTCACGAAAATAAAGACAATCCGAATGCAATATCTAATATTCTATCAGAAAAGACAGAATGGTTAGATAATTTAAACGACTTACAATATAGAAGTGTAATATATGGGTATAAAATAAATGCAACCGCTTCAAAAGAAGATCAAATAAATCTTTTGCATTTGTTGTTTTTTCTTGAAGCAGATAGAGGATGGATGCATAGTTATGATATAGAATACTCTGTTCCGTACATTAAATGCAGTACAGATCACATAGATTCGATCGAGGCTATTAATGCGTGCATATTTTCACATCAAAATATAATAGATTTAAATTCACATTCATCTCTCATTAATTTGCCAAATATAGAGGTAAGAGAAGAACGTATTCGTACTCTTTACACCAATAACAAAAGAGCACTGTTCTACATCCAAATGGACTTGCAAAGAAAGCAAAGACAACTGGAAAACATAAGAAATACAATTGATAAATACAGAAGAGATATGTCATTATTAGAACAACAACATGATAGTCTTGATGCAAAAAGAATAAAATATTTATCACATAATGCATGCTTTCCTGATTTTATATTTAAACCGTATATAGAAATAATTAATGAAAATAACAATAAAAGTAGTTACGATGATTGTGTGATTTGCCTTGAACAAATGAACCAAACAAAAGAAATAAGATTGGGTTGCAAACATACATTTTGTTCTTTTTGTATAATAAACGATATTATGAAAAAATACAGTAAAACAAATTACACATTGGAATGTGTATGTCCATTATGCAGACAGAAAATCCGTAAAATATATGGTAACCGCGGCAATATTACAAAAAATCTACATAATATAATGCAAAAAAACAGAATATTTACTGATATATCAGACTTAATAAATTAAAATTTATTTTTTGGGAAATTTATTTTTTACTGTCTCGTATTCATTAATCCATCTTACAGGTGGTCTTATCAATGGTTTAGCATTTTCCGCATTATCATAGGTTACTGTTCTTGCGTACTCTTTGTATTCATATTTTTTAATTTCTTTAAAATATGTGGAATCTAACAATGATTTAGGTATCAACATTTCATTTTCTACGATACTATAGTCTTGGTCATTTATATTCAAAAACTGTTCAGGATAAAACATGAAAAGATGCACGCGTTTGTGTCTGAGTAATTCATCCGATAATCGAAGAAAGTATATTTTATCGTTTTCTTCTTTTGTCAGTAAGTGGTATTTTGGGATTAGCAGTGTAGATTTTTTTTTTGTACCTTCAATATTTTTCATAATACAGTAAGATTTGTCTTCATCATTTGAATTACAAGTGAATACTTGATGTAATTGCAATAAAACATCCATATCTGGATACTCATGAAATTCTACATATGCATGATTGTTGTCAGCTTTGACTTTTGATTTGGATATAGGATTCGGATTCGATATAGGGTCTGAAATATATCGCAAATATTTTTCTATTTCATTCGTTTTCTGTTCATTGGTTGCATTTTTCTTATAAATAACTTTTTGTATATTTTTCAGTATGTCCCTATTTTCGTAATAATGTAACAATATACGAACTGTTGTTCTGAACGAATTATAAAACTGATTTTCAAGATAAATATATTTTACAATAATATCGTTCTGATCTACATGCTCTTTTGGAGACATTATTTTTTTATCAGCCATTATATATTTTGATGACTTCATTTCAGGATATTCTTTATTTGTATTTTGCATTGGTGGATCAAACTGAATAAACTGATTTGTTATACTTAAAATTCCAACTATTAGTCCGTCTTCTACAATGCGATATTTTGGTTTGCATGGTATTTTTTTATCGGATTTTTCATAAACATTTTTTAGAAAATCGACTGTTGTATGATAATCATTCCATAAAGATATATCATCCATCCATTTAAAAGCAGTTTTACTTTTTATATCAGAGTTCAACGTCGGATAACAAGGGAGATAATAATTTTTACCATTATATGGTACCATAAATGCAATTATTTTACCCTGGTAATTCAATATAGATGTAGTTGGTTTCATTTTTAAGCTTTCTAGTATTCCAAATATTTCATTTGCTGGTAAATTTCTCTCAAATTTGTAATGTGAGCTCTTATTTACAAAAGGAGCACATTTAGATTCAGTTAGATTTTTAACCATTTCTAGTATAGTTTTCATGTCACCGACATCATTATTTTTGTTCTCAAAATATTTTTGATATGTAATTTCTTTTTTCTTTCCATCACGAACAACTTTGTAAATAGGTTCATAAATATTCCCATGCTTTAGTAGTATAACCGTCGGTTTTGATAATTCAAATAACGGCCTTTTATAATGGTTTGTTGGGCATATCAAATCTACTTTATTAGTTATGTCATCTAACATCACTTCTAATATCATTAGATTTACCCCTTTCTTGAATAGTATTGGCTGAGACATAAAATCCCACAAGAAATTATGATCAATTTTTACTTCCGGATCATTAATATATTGTAAAAACTTTTCATATGAATTGATACTGTGTTTCAAAAAGTTTATTTGACTATCTTCGCGTTTATCTATGTTTTTATGCAAAATCTGATTTTCATAAGGTTTAATTTCTATATCGTCAATATTCACTTTGTTATTTGTGAATTGAGATACTAAAGAACCATTTTGTAATTGGACAAAGACATCAAGGGTTAGAGTTTTTGACAGTACTTTTCGGAATTCACTTAATTTTATTGGGTTTCCTATTTTATTCTCATAACTATACAAATCTGCCATACATGCTAAAAAAGATTGGTCATTATTATATGTTTGTTCTACGCCATAAGTTAGAAACATTGGACAATCTAATCGCATTTTGTTATCACCTACCTCAATGCAAGAGTTTGATGCATCTATACCTAAAAACTGTTGGACTGGAAAAGGTACAATACCATGACGACCTGAAGTAAGTGATTCTTTTTTCCTATATCCTAATAGGTACAATTCTTTGAATTTTGTTGCATCTTGTCTACTTTCATTTTTATTTTCTTCTATGTTTTCAACATTATCCATCATGCATTTAGCGTCTTTTTTTGGATTTGGTTGTCCAAAACAGCAAGGGTAACAAATATCTTTTCCGTCTTTACCAGTTTTCGTTATAAAGCTTGGTGATGGCCTAAATGGAGCCGACTTCCAATCATTTCGGTCATATATATGTTCGCCTTCTTTCGGTTTATTATAGTCAGTAATTACTTTTCCACAAACTTTTGGATCATCAACTTCAGCTGCAGTTAAAGCCCTTTCCTCTCCAGGTTTTGTGCACCAAAATCTAGGACACACATAATGCATATTTCTATATTTCAAAGATGTCTCCATATTTAATAATTTTTTTGCTTCCTCAGGTAAATCGCCTTTATCAATTTCTTTTTGTTTATTTATTTTATATTCGCTATTATACTTTTGCATTTCCTTTTCTGTAAGAATAACAGGCTGTCTTCTTTGACTTTCTTGACAAACTTTTGTGTAACCTTCCATTGTTTCAAAAAGCGTAGGATCTCTATTATGAATTCTCTCTGTAAAATAACTCTTTATTCCAAGATTTTTTGGTGCCTTTGCACCGCCTAAAGTATAATCTTCCTCTTCCTCTTCTTCTTGTTTTCCTTTTTCTTCATCGTCTTGTGAATTTTTCTCATCATTTGAGTCATCCATTAAATCTATATCAATATCAATGCCGGCATCATCATCGTAATCATCATCGTTAGAATTATCTTTATTGTCAGTTACTTTTTCATTTGTAATGCTCTCTAAAGGAGACTCAAAACTATCTTTAAATGAATCATTATCTGGTGGTTCGTAACTTTTGACATTTTTATTATTTTCTTCTTCTCCTTCAACTTGTTTTTCTTTTTCTTTTTCTTCTTCTTTTTCTTCTTCAGAATCATTATTTTGTATCAAATCCAAATAGTCATCATCCAAGTCAATATTATCAGAATCAGCGTCCGAATCGTCATCATCATAGTCGTCATTATTTCGTGATCCTTCTTCTATTGCTGTTTCTTGATTTTCAAATAATTTTTCTTTTTTTTCATTTACATCAGAATCAGATTCTGAATCAGAATCTTCATTTGCTTTGATATCTTGCCCCAATATACCATTTTTCTTATTCCATATTTCAAACCATTTTTTATTTTCTTCAAACCATTTTTTATTTTCTTCAGTCTCTTTGTACTGTGATAGTATCAAAATAGATTCAATGAATTTTGGTATTAACCATATATACTCTATACGATCAATGTTACTAATATAAAACGAGCATGTACTACCAAACTGAAAAGGCAAAAATGTTATAGGAAATCCAGAAGTTGCTAGAGAGTCTTTTTTTTTGTTAATAAAGCTACCATTAATAGTTCTATACTTTGAAGCATAAATTGTCAATAATTTACTTATTTCTAATTTGCTTAATTGAGGGTATTGTTTTCTCATTTGCTTTTCAACTATTCTTTTATCTTGAGTTATTTTCAATAATTGAGAGATATATTGTTCAGTATCATCCATAATTTGGAAATGTTCTACTCTTTTATATCTATAATGTTGCCCTGGTTCCTTCTTTTTCTCGTTATCTGGTTCGATTGATAATAACGCGGATAAACATTCATAATTTTCCTCAAAATTTAATTTTTTAGTCAATTCGAAAGTACTTTTAAAAGACAATTGAGAAACTCTCACATAATGATCACATAATTTATCCAGTTTTTTCAGTCCATAACCAGATTGTAATAAAAATCCGTTTATATTATCAAACACATTATTTGTTTCGTTTTTCAACCAGTCTTGAAACTCATTGTACATGAGAGGTCGTTCTAAAACACCTTGAAGTCTGACATTGCCGTTCGATTCTATTATGAACTCCACAAAATCGTTTAAACTAGTCGGAACTTTGTTGCTACAGTTCACAAAAATAAGTATATGTGGTTTTAGACCTCGTTTAACTTTATGCATATCTAATATTACTTTTTCTGATAAAGATGGAATTTGCTTTCCATCTTTAGATAGATCATTATAATGAATTCTTAAGTATGGATCACTTTTATTTGTGGCAAAATGTCTTATGTAAGGAGTTTTTACAGTTGCATGTAGATTTTTAAATATTGATTCTAAAGGAACTTGGATTTTTGTCTGGAAGAAACTGTTGTTTTCAATAATTAATGAAAATTTGTCAATCCCTTTTTCTTTAAATGGAAATCCACCCCTTTCTTCATAATTTTCTTTTACGCTATGGAAAATATCAATGCTTTGAAACTGATCAAGTTTTTTTGGATGATTCATAATACTTTCTGTTTTTTCTAATAATTCTTCCTTTTTATCTCTCAAATACGACAGATTGGAGATTCCTTTCTTATGCAAATATGGAAAATAGAATTTCATCATGTCGTCATCAATGTCTTTTAAAACATCTTCAGCAAAACAAACATACATGTCTAAATTTATTGGGTTTCTTCCATAATGAAATAAAAATTCATTGTCTAAAATTATTGGTTCTTTATTGTCAAATGAACGTTGTAAATCGGATGATAATGCATCACTTATTATATCAAACGGATTCGCACAAAACATTTCGTCATACGGAATAATACGTTTAGTTTTACCTGTTAAAGCGATTTCAATACGAATCCCTAAAGGAACCTTTTGAAAAACTGTTACCCTTTCACTAAACCACTTTATTCTTAACAACTCTTCGTACGTAATATCACTATCCGAATGGAATTCATGTTTTGCAATTGATTCTAAATCTCCATTATCGTTTATATTTTCTGTAAAATGAAAATTCACCAATAACTGTGAAAATAGCTCTCTCGTTAATTTTATTTTTTCATTTTGTGTTACGTTTTTGTACCAATCCTTCAGGTTAAATGGTCTCTCAACAACTATAAATAAATACATTTCTTCTAAACTTACTTTCGGATTGTCTGGAAATTTGTTTAAATAAACATACATAATCTTTTCTTTTATAGTTTGTATTGAATCATCCGTATATAGTGTTATATTTAAATCACTATCCGGTACAACTACTGTATCGTACTTGATATCATCTTTTTTCAAAAAATGAATATTGGCTTTCTTTTCTGGCATGTATATATTAATGTAGGAAAGCTGCACTCATTAATACAGTTTTCCTAAATAATACAAATATTGTGTAAATATTATTATTCACGCAATATATTGTTATCATTATTCAAGTATTTTTTCTATTTTTCTTTTACTGTAATTACAATTACAAGGAGTATCTCACAATAGAATTTGCGGTAATATTACCAGCTATTTGAAATGAACCAGCAACAAACAATGATTTGTTATCCATTGAGAGAACCTTACATGCACCATTTAATCCAGTTCTATCGTTTTCTTCGTCTTCTTTTGGTTTTTTCATTTCAGGATAGTGATTTTCTAAAGGTTTCCATTTCAATGTTTTTGTGTCGTATTTAGCAATGTGGTTCAAAAGTATATTATTTTCAAATGTATGTGTAAATGTGCCACCAACATACAAACATGAATGTTCTTTATCGTAAAATATAGAATGGACTAAGTTATTCAATCCTCCATCCATATCACCCCAACTTTGGGTTTTTAAGTTATATTCTGCTACATGATTTGCATTTACATAATCTGCATCGGAACCAACACTTGTAAAAGTACCGCCTACATATAAACACTCTCGATTTTCATCATACGCGATTGAATTACAGTACCCTTGCAATCCTCCGGACAAATTTGACCATTTATCCGTTTCAGTTGAATATTTTGCAATGTACGATACATAAATTTCATTATCACCATCACCTGCATGTGTAAATAACCCCCCCATGTATATTTCATGTCTTGTTGGCTTAACAATAATCCTACATGGTCGATTGACAGATCCACCTTTTAAAGAAAACCACTCTTTTGATTCAATGTCATACACTCCTACGTAATTCAATGGTTTTGTTCCAGAATGAGTAAATGACCCACCTGCATATAGCTTCTTATTTTCAGAGTCATATACGATCGCAGAACACTCTCGATTAACACCTTCGCCAAGAGAAATCCATTTGTTTTCGTTCACATTATAAGCAGCAATATTATTTGCTTTAACTTCATTGTCTCCTTTACCAACCTTTGAAAATATACCGCCTACGTAAACAATTTCATTTTCTTCATCAACTACAATAGATGTTGCAACTTGAGGTATTCCTTCACCTACGTGTTTCCACATTTTATCTTTCATATCATAAACAGCAATGTTTTCAATAGGAATTCTATTAACACAACTAAAATGTCCAGCAATATAGATCTTTTTATTTTTTTTATCCAAAAACACATCTATAACATTACCTGTCTCAACACCGTTTCCAAAACGATTCCACCTTCTAGATCTTAAATTAGATCGAAGTTCATTTGTCTCATATGTCACCCCTTCTTCTCTTTTGAAAATGCTTCCCATTTCCACCAAAGCTTCCTCATTATTTATTATTGGAACTTCCGAATAAAATGGATTGTCAATATGAGGCATATTATTTCTATCAGTGAAATGTTCTCTTTCTTGTGCATCATAGTCATATACATCGGAATAATCCACATTTGAACTTATTGATTTTTTTTCGTCATCGTTTAATTGAGGATGATCGTACTTCATATATCGATAAATTATACGAGCGATTGAAGGTTCTATTATTTCTTCAAAATTATTTATAGGTGTATCCATATCATCTTCTGGATTGTTTCTGCTAGTTTCTGTAATCATATTACAAACGTAATCATTAACGAGTTGTTCCATATTAATCGCGCTAACTTTACCGTCAATTAATTCGGTAATTTCTTCTCTTTTCATTTGTCCTTCCATTTTTGTTTCTATTAATTGAATAATTTCATTTCTTTTCACAACTTCATTCGTTTTTTCTTCTATTGTCGAATAAACTTCTTTCATTAATTCATTTGTGTGTTTTTCAATTATTGCATCAAAAATTTTTGTTTTTTCATCAAGTCGATCTACCTCTTTTTCTATGATATCTATTATTTCTTCTCTACGTAGTACTTTGTAGTCATCAATACACGCGCGTATTTCTTTATACAACTCGTCTTTCTTATGTTTTGAAAACACGTCAATATTTTCTTGTACCAATTTTTTAACAAAAATTTCCACATCATTTTTCTGTATTTGACTTTGTTTTTCTGCTGAAATTTTGAATTGTTTAATCTGGTCTTTTATTGAGTTTTCAACATAGAAATCTATATCATTTTTATTGTATGTATTTTTTTTTAAATAATCTTCTACCAAAGTTTTCATTGTATTCTTTGATTTAATAATCTTATCTACAATGGGTTCCAACGACTGCTGAAACAATGCATAATTTTTGTTTTTTGGATCTAATATATTACTATCAATTATTACTTCTGTATTTTTTGTTTTGAATCTGGAAATAGGTAAGTTCATACTACCTTTTTTTTCGGTATGATCATTATCACTCTTTATACTGTGAAAGTTATTTATTACTGGAACTTTATTTTTCATTCTTGGTTTTTTATCGTAAGGTATATCGAAACTTGATAATCGAGATGTATTCGAAATTGTAAATGAAATATTGCTCTTTACATCATCATTATCCACCCTTACGTTATTTGAATTCTTTGATAAATTATTTGAGTTTGTCCTTTTCATATCATCCTGTCTGTTTTGCCCAATCATTTTACCATTGATTTGCAAACTCTGCATATCTTTCTTCTTAATAAATATCATAATATATTATACCATTATATTTACCTTGTATTACAGAAAGGCTTTTTGCGCTAAATGAAAATTACATATCAAAATACGGATTATCCTTTATATTCATAGAACAATACTTACGAGGTTCTTTATTATAGTCATGTGGATCATGAATACCAGCATTTTTCGCATTTTCTAATAAAAATTTGAAGTTTTGCCAAAATTCGGTATTATGTCCAATCGACTTTGTACATACATGAGCTAATTCATGTATTGCAACAAACATAAGTGTATGTTCATCTATTAACTGATCTTCGCCATTTTTCATTTTTGGACTTAAACAAAAAGCAATTTTTTCTCCTTTATTTTCACTGTAAGCTGTATAAGAACTTGTTGGCAATGTCTCCATAATTTTTTGTGGATTGAACCCCTTTTCTAGCATGATTGCACGTTCATCTTCTGGATGTGTTTTGATCATATAATCAGCTAAATCCTTGCATTTCTTTGTTACTTTTGCTAAAAGATCGGCAGCATCTTGTATTTTTTCTCGGTCTCTTACACAATACTTATTGCCATCTACTGTAGAAACAATACATTTCAGCTGTAGTATATCACTATTCTTGAAATATATAAACGCACTAACTACAATTACAAAAAATACTATTGCATAGAAAATCGTATTTTCATATTTAACACTCATATACTCTATATGAATATTTTGTTACAAAATTTGCGTAGTTCTTTCGCATCAACATCATTTGAACTTACTACAGAAATTATTAAATTTGTCTTTCTAAAATACTCACGAGCCAATGCATTCAATTGTTCTATTGTAATGTTTTTAATATGAGTTTCTAATATTTTTTGAAATGGAATTATGTTTGACTTTTTGTAATGCCGTGAATTGTCAGTATCTCTCACAAAAACTAAATGCTCATACCCATTATGCTTTGCGAGAGTATTGGAATTTTCACATAACACATGATAATGTCCTCTAATACGACTTTTTGCTATATGAAATTCCTCTTCTGTTACTCCTTCGGTAGATATATTCTTAAACATTAATAGTACAATTGAAAGTACCTTTCGTAAATTTTTATCTTCACACTCTGTTGAAACTGAAAAATATCCTGTAAATTCTTCTTCTTCAGAAATGGCAGATGCACCATAAACTATATTTGCATTCTGTCTCAACAATGTAAATAATCTTCCACTCATTCCATTCAATACATTTGATAAAAGTTCAAACATGTATTTTTTATCTGAATATTGATTAACAGTCCTAAATCCTACGATAAGTTGAGTATTTACAGTACCTTTCTCAGTAGTTGTAATTATATCGATATTAGTAGTATATGGTATATTATTTTGAACAGGAAAATCTAGACCTCTATTTGGTTTGTCAACATTTTTCCGGAAATTTGGTTTTGTTAAACTACTTTTAAATAATATCTTTTTCCAAAAATGATCGGATTCGCTTGAAACAACACTCAGTACTAAATTTGATGGCTGATAAAACCATTCGTACCATTTTCTTAAAGTTTTATGCGTAATGTTTTTCCGATTTTGTTTAAAGCTTATATCATCAATTGGATACTCAAATGAACTATTCTTATAAAGCAAATGATCGAAATTTAGTTGTGCGATCCTTCCGTAATCATTTAGCATATTTCTAGTTTCTTGTTCAATTATTTTTCTTTCATTTTTTACAGTTTCCTCTGTAAATGAAGAATTTTGCATAACATCTGTGTACAAGTCTATAATCCGTTGAGCGTGTTGAACGTGACACTTTACATAAAAACATGTAAAACGTTTTGTAGTATAAGCATTAAATACTGTGCCAATACGATCGTATTCTTGGAAAAGCATTTTTGGTGTTCGTTTTTTCGTTCCCTGAAATAATAAATGTTCTAGAAAATGAGCTATTCCTCTTAATTCGTCTGTTTCAAAAGATGAACCTATATCGCAAAATAAATGTATTGTACATAACGGTAATTTGTGGAGAGATTTCTGATGTACAAAATGAAATCCATTTGGATAAACTGTTTTTTGAATATCTTTCATTTTATAGCTAAAATACTGAATATAAAATGAAACAACATAATAATTACTGAGGACACGTTGAACCAACTTCCAAAGGAACACGCGATACGTCTGCTTCTATCGTACTTTGGTTCCATGGTCCAGTATCTCCTTTCTGAATAACTGGATCTGACCGTAATTGTTGATTTGCATTGCGAAGAGTCTGTGATATAGCCCCTTGATGAATACCAACTTCTAATAGGTTTGTTGATATAGGGTTTCCTTGACTAGTTGGATTCAATGCAGACCATTCGCTATTTGTGTCTTGAGGTAGAAGATCTGTTGCACTACCAGTAATTTTTTCATTATACGATGAACCTAAAACACCATCAGTAAAGTTTTCTACTTTCTGTAGTTCTTCCTTTTTTTCGTCTTTTTCTTCGCCTTTACTTAGAAGATCCAATGGACTTGTCATAGTATCAACTGTTGTAACCTTACCCCTGGAATAGTACATTAAAAATGCTGCCAATAAAACAAAAATGACTATTATCATCACACGATCTTTTGTAAAAAATTTTTTCAAACCGGTCATTAACCCAGACATGATTTCTGTATATAAACCTCAGATAAATTATTTGTTATTATTCTTTTCCATTTTTGCTAAAATATTATGAACCGAATATCTCACAACGTTTTTAATTCGTTTTCTTGATCTTTCATCTCTTCATCATCTGAGAATGCCTGATCTATAAAATATTCGTTTTTGATTTGTTTTGCCGACATGTAGGCAGCAATTGCTAAATCTCTAGCAATTTGAGCTTTTCTTTTCGCTTCTTTGTACATCTCATAATGCGCCTCGCTTGGATTTTTTATTTTAATGCATGATTCATCATCAGTTGGTAGATCCAATGTTACTTCGCAAAAATCAGGATCTCTATTATCTTCTTCTGTTTTTGCTAAAGATAAATCGTTTGAATTATCCTCAATGTCAAAATTGGTTTCTTCGTTTTCCTCTTTCTCTATTGTTTTTTCATTTTGATCATCTTCATTATCATTATCATATTCATCTTCATCTTCATCTTCATTGTCGTCTTCATGTACTAATGTTACAGGAATCTGTTCAGAATTTATTTTGTAGTCATCATCTACTTTGTCATTTGTTAGTTGTAGTTCATCATTAATACTTTCGATTGTTTTTGTTGATTCTTTTGCTAAAGCTTTTGTGAAAAGGCATTTTTCAAACAAATTCTTTGGTTTGACAACTAACATTTGTTTTACTTCGATTTCAATTTGAAAAGATCTTGCAGAGCAACGAATACCTTGTATTTCAATAATCGTCATAACATCAGTGCCTTCTTTTACTTGTTCTAAAGGTACGTCTTGCTCATTTTCATCGAAAATCTTTAAATCACATTTTTTCAATCGCAAAGGAACGTTTGCTCTAACTATATGAAACTTTCCAGACTTGTATGTTTTTGAAGGTGCCACAAAAGAGTTTTCAATATCCACCATAGTCAATCCAGGTTCAAACCATCTATCTTTGTGAGAAAATATTTGTTTATGACAATATGTTTCTAAAGATTCTAAAAATTCCAAAAAAACTTCGTCTTCATGTTTAAATACTAAGTCACAAAACATTTTTTTCCCAGAACTTAATATTCCTTGTTTAGTGGAACATTTTGGTGGTTGAATATAAACTGGTTCTTGTTTCTTATTTAAAATTCTTATGAAATAATTTCCTCCGTTGAGAGAAGTAGGTGATACTAACGACAAACTAGAAAAGTCAAACGCAGATGTAGGTTCTATAATATTGTCCATATTGTATTAAATAAAGAAAACGTAAAAAAAGATGGAACGCAGGCAATCATTTACAATGATGAATTCGTTAATAATAAATGTTATTTTTCATTGTATTTAATAAATATGAAATCACTACTAGATGAATGTGTCAATTACTGCAAAACAGATGAAGCTAAACGGCACATGAAGGATTCTATAATATCACCAATTGGTAAAATTATATACCAAGAACTATATCTTTATGTATGGTTGATTTGTTTTTACCATATTTTCCTTGTTTTCTTAATATTATGCATTATCATTATGCTTCTTAGACAATATAGAATGACTTCTATTGCATTTTTATCGAAATAGCTAAACTATTATGAATCGCATTTACAACAAATATAAACGTTTTTTCATTCGAATAATAACGTTAATGTCTATTCAAACTTCTACATTATCACAAGATATAAGTAATTATATTCGATTGGATGACGAAATACAAAGCTTTCAAGAAAAGTTGAGAGAACTAAAAGAAAGCAAATCCAAACTTCATGACAAAATTACAGAAAATATGATAAAACAAAATATAGTTAATAAAACAATAAGCATTGGATCTTCTAAATTATCTATTATAGAAAAAAAGCAATACTCTTCTCTCACATTCTCATATTTAGAGGATACTCTTTCTAAAATTATTCCTGACCAAAATCAAGTAAGTTACGTAATAAAATACCTCAAAGAAAACCGTTCTATAAAAACACACAAGGAAATTAAAAGAACTTGATTTTATTCCTAAATATTTAATAAATTAAATCATCTTCTCGTTTTCCTATTTTTTCGAAATGTTTTCTTGTCTTTTTTTTTAGTTTTTTTCTTTTGAATTCCATTTTGTTTTTTATTTAGCGATTTCATTTTGTCTACTTGTTTGTTAAATAAAACATTTTGAAATAACTTTTCAAAACGATTGTGTTCAATTGCATTTACTTTAGTAACATCGGTGTCTTTACAGTCATCTATAATTACTGGTTGTATATCTGGAAGCTGAAGCCCAAATGGAACACATAAATCTCCAATTAACATAATAACTTATTATACAATATTCTTACAAAACGAATTTGTACGTTTTAACAAGTTTTAGCTAGCACCGGCACGAGCAAGCGCCATAGGAACCATTGCTCGTTTTCCGTTGTTTGAAAAAAAGTTCTTATATGCAGTCAAGTTTTCGTCATGTACATGGAATTTGTATGGAATAATTTGTACAGAATGGTCCATTATTAAACTTTTAAAATCATCTTCTTTTATGTTTTGATATTCTGGATCTGTATCTGGTACAAAATCATGCGTAACCATCATTAATGATTCCACGTTTGTAAAATTCAATTCATTTTTACTAGTAGTTAAAGATAATTCACGTTTTTCTGTTTCTGTAAGAGTATTGTATATTTTTTTTGACGGTAAATCAGATGTTGAACTGTACATGTTTGTAAAATCATCAAGAATATCGGTTATTCTAGTGTCTGTAATAGATTGTATATAATGCTTGTCAATTATTACAATAATTCTGTTTTTCAGTTCAGAGAGTATAGTATCTGAATCAACTAATCCATTGTACTGTTTTGTCTTGATGTTGTTTTCTATACATTGGTAAATGTCCTTTATTGCTTCAATATTTTTGGTTCGTATTCTTAAATGAATAAATAACGGATCATTACCATTTGGTGCAGAAACTTGAGATGAAACAATTTTTTTGCAAATATCACTGAATAATATTGTATCTAGTGAATCAATTGATTGGTTATTTCCACTATAACTATCTTCAGAATACCCTACTTGTGCATTTATTTTTTCATTAGAATCTTGTATATCGTAAATTTCAAAATCCAAGAAACGGACCCCTTCCATCATTACATTTTCAAGTTGAGATAATGAAACATTTCCATTTGAATTCACGCATGAATTCCATGAACTATAAATAAAATGTTCTTTCAAAGGATATCCGTATTGTTCTATTGGTCTTATACTTGCCATTGTAAATGTCTCTAAAACTCCAAAGTTTTCAACCAAATCATCTGGATTCATTGAGAGAAGATCTTGACGCCTTGCTATTAATCTGTAAAGAATATACAAACTTATCATAATTGCAATGAGAAGTAATATTTTTTTTAGTGAGGGAATTTCCATTTTATATTTAACTATAAATTATATAATAGAAATATATTTTATAAAGAAAACAATATGGCTGGAGGACTATTGAATTTAATTGCGGAAGGCGGTGCAAATGTATTTTTGACAGGAGAACCTACTAAAACATTTTTCCAGGCTACCTACAATAAGCATACAAATTTTGGATTGCAGAAATTTAGAATCGATTACAATGGTACAAGAGATTTACGATTGACTGAACCATCTATTTTTAATTTCAAAATTCCAAGATACGCGGAGCTTCTTATGGATACTTATTTAGTAATGGGGTTACCAGATATTTGGAGTCCAATATACCCTCCGATATCCAAGGTTTTGGAAGATGGAGAAGTTATGAATGAAGGACAACATAACGACAATAAATGGGTTCCCTACGAATTTCGTTGGATAGAAGATCTAGGTGCCCAAATGATACAAGAAATAGAAATACGTTGTGGATCTTTTGTTCTCGCTAGATATGGAGGTGATTTCATCAGTGCTATGGTAGATAGAGACTTTACAGATCAAAAGAAAAACGCTTTTAAGAAAATGTCAGGTAATGTACCTGAGCTAAACAATCCTGCATTAGCCCATGGTAGAACAAATACATACCCAAATGCTTTCTACAATCCAGCTGATCCACCAACTGCCGGTTTAGAGCCATCTATACGTGGTAGAAATATCTATGTACCGATAAATTCATGGTTCTCTATGGACAGTAGATGTGCTTTTCCACTAGTCTCTGCTAGATATAATGAACTGGAAATTTCTATTACAATTAGACCAATACAAGAATTATTTCAAGTGAGAGATGTACTTGATGTGAATACTGAATATTTCTATCCATATGTCAAGCCAGATTTTAATAAAGACCAGTTTCAAATGTACCGATTTCTTCAAAATCCTATGAAACAATATATTGCAAAAGCACTAGATGACGACGGCAAGTATCCATCTGATAGTGGTAATTATCCACTGGGTTACGGTGAATCAGATCCAGATGCATACCAAAATCGTGTAAATGTATGGAACGCCGATATTCATTTATTGAGTACGTATGCGTTTTTGTCAAAGGAAGAAACAACCAAATTCGCACAAGAAGATCAAGTATACTTAGTAAAAGAAGTTCATACGTATAAACACGAAAATATTCACGGAACTAAAAAAGTAAAGTTAGATACAAATGGTATGGTATCCGATTGGATGTGGTATTTCCAGAGAAATGATGTGAATATGCGGAATGAATGGTCAAATTATTCGAATTGGCCTTATAAAAATATGCCAGGAGATGTGCAAACACCTCCGATTGCTCTTCTTTTGCATCCTAGAAACGAAAGAGATATCGCGTATAATACTGGTTTTTATATTAGTGGTAATCATAACGTTGAAAATCGAAAAGAAATAATGCAAAGTATGGGAATTGTTCTAGATGGAAAATATCGAGAAAATACATTGCCTCGTGGAGTTTTTGAATACATTGAAAAATATGCGAGGACTAGTGGATTTGCACAAGAAGGAATATTTTGCTATCAGTTCTGCATGGACACTAATCCACGGATATATCAACCTTCTGGTGCTATTAATTTAGGCAAGTTTAACAATATAGAATTAGAGTTTATTGTAAATACACCTGAAATAGATAAAACAAGATCAGACTACCAAATCATCTGTAATGCAGATGGTGTTCCAATTGCCACAAATAAATCAAATTATAGATTGTATGAATATACCTATAATCTAGTTGTTTTTGAAGAAAGATATAATATTGTATCATTTATTGGTGGTCATTGTGGATTAATGTATGCTAGGTAATTTATTTCCTATAAAATAGTTTATTATAGGAAATAAATATATATTTCAAAATAAATGAATAGTGTTGCCAAACCAAATGAAAGTAAATCATTGGAAAATAGAATTAAAAAGATATTTGCATCACGTGTAAAAAATAATTTTAAAAATATTGAAACTTTTGAAAATATTCATGAGCCCTCGACTGTTCCATCTCGAAATAATAAACAGATCGAAGGTTTCACTTCTGAGACTGCAGATGAATTGGAAAAAGTTGATGAAAGCATTCAAAACACATTGCCTATAGATTTCGAAAACGAACCTTCGTGGAAAAGAGATTTTAAATTTATATCCGAAATTAAACCGAAAGATCTTGGAAAACCAAAAACTTGGCAAAACATCACACGACTTGTATTGTTTTTTTATCCTTTAATGTCGGAACAAATTATTGGCAGTTTAACAAGAGGTTTTGATACAAATAAAGGGAAAAGTAAAAACCGAAAAAACGATCAAGAAGTGCTAACACATTCAGCTTACGAAGCTGGATACGTTGTGATCTCAATCTATTTTGCTCATTTGTTTTACTGCAGAATGTATTGTAATGACATTTGTAAATTTTTCTCAATTGATGAAATTATTGACAACTTTTTATCAGGATTTATGAAAAATAGTGACGAAACGAAAACCTCAAGTACAGAACAAAGCGGTGGTAATTTTGTAAATGATGATGTTGCTGGTTCTACTAGTGATATTGCTAGTCTTGGTGATATTGCTAATTCTGCTGCTGGTATTTCAAACGAGCCTAATATGATCATCAGAGCAATAAAAGATTGGTTGTTACTTTTTTTACTTTTTGCACCAAGAGGTATTTATTTCTTTTTTGAAAACATATTGAAAAAACTTGTCGGTTATTTGCCATTTGTAGAATATCATACTCTTAATTTTTTCATTTTTTTCATCATTTCATATTTCCTCGTTTACACATTTTTGGGAAAAATTTCTAATATGTTACTTGGTATTTTTGAATGGAAAGCAAATCCAATTACTTATTTGTTTATTTTGATTGGATTTTTTTCATACTATATAAGCATGCCAGATGAGGTCAAGAAACTAGCGGCATTAAGTACTTTAGGATTTTTGGTAGTCGCTCTACTTCATCTTATGGTATCTTTGTTTTTAGCTCCATTATGTCAATTAATTCTTGTTATGTACTTGTTTTACGTTGTATTTGGTTCGCCAGAAAACATAATAAATGCATTTAAAGCAATTGTTTCTGGAAGTACGCCAGACTTCTTTAACAAAGTTCATGAAAAGTGCTCTGAAAAATATAATGAAATTAATGTTTTGAAAGAGCGAGGTAATACGGTAGATGTAAATCTAGCACTAGAATCACTTTTATATTATCTAGATGTTTTTGCTTACAAACATGGTTATACGTTTTTCAGCACGTTTATTGCAATCCTTTTTTTCTTATTCAAAACAATTCAATGTGCGATTGAACTGAAAGTACCAATGATAAAAACGGTTTTTTCAATAGTAACTGCATTTATTACATTAAGTGTTTTTCTTACGTATGTTCTCAAAAACAAAGAAAATTACTTTACGGCCAATGCCAATACAATTTTTAACAAACAATCTAATTATCGAATTGTTCAACAAGATAATTATCCGCATATTACGGACAATGCATATTTATACCAGTGAAGATTTGAAATGGGACGCCCTGAAAGGGCGTCATTTCAAAACGTTACTGGGGTCTGACCCTCTATGATTTGAAATGTCCCATTTTAAATCTTCGAGGGTTTAAATAAACCAAATGATATTTTTTCATGATTATTAACAAAATGTAATAACAAAACAGCTTTGTCTGCATGTGTTATAAAATAAATTCATATTTTATAACATTCATGAAAATTACGCGGAACACATTTCGCATGCCGGTTCTTGTTCTTGTGGTACTGTGCGTTTCTCAGGTTCTATTGTAAATTGTTGAGCATGGTGTCTTGGACGTCTCCGTAAATAATAAATTCCAGTTTTCAATCCTTTATTCCAACTATAAAAATGCATTGATGTCATTGAATTATAGTTAGGATCTTCCAGCCATAGATTTAGACTCTGACTTTGACATATAAATGCTCCTCTATCAGCAGCCATATCAATTAAATCTTTCATAGGAACTTCCCATACTGTTCTATATTTCTCGCGTGTTTCCGCATCAATATATTCCATGGCTTGAACACTGCCATTATTTGCGATCATATGGTTTTTAAATGTTTCATTCCACAATTCCTTTTCTATCATCTCTTGCATCAAATATTTATTTACCAAAATAAACTCACCTGCTAATGTTCTTCTACTATAAATATTACTTGTAACCGGTTCAATACATTCATTATAACCCAATATTTGAGACGTGGATGCAGTGGGCATTGGAGCCATCAATAAAGAATTTCGTATTCCATTTGTAATGATATCTTGTTTTAACGAATCCCAGTCGTAACGTTTGTTACCTGGATTAACATTCCACATGTCAAATTGTAAAATTCCTTTAGAAGCTGGAGAACCTTCAAATGTTTCATACGGACCTTCTTCTTTTGCCATGGTACATGATTCTTCCAAAGCTGCGTGGTAAATAGTTTCAAAAATATCTTTGTTTAGTTTTTTCGCTTCCAAACTTGAAAAAGAAAGTCCCATAATAAAAAATGTATCAGCTAACCCTTGTACGCCAAGTCCGATAGGTCGATGTCTCATATTGCTTCTCTCTGTTTTAGGTGTAGGATAGAAATTCACATCAATTACCCTATTTAAATTGCGCGTTATCACACGAGTAATTCTATGAAGTTGTTCAAAATCGAATATTTTGGTAGTACGATCAATAAAAGCAGGTAACGCAATACTAGCTAAATTACAAACTGCGGTTTCATCTTTATCCGAATATTCAATGATTTCCGTACATTGAGCTGTGCGTATTCCGTTAAAAATCGCTGCATTTCGTAACGGTTCTGTAAAGCAATACGAATCATCTATTTTTTTGGATTGTACTACTTTTATAATACGAACATTTTTATTCATTTTTTCTAGTTCTTGTTCAGAAAGTGGTTCAGGATTCCAATCAAAAGTGGAAAACTTTAAAGGATCAGATAAATGACCCAAAAATCGTATCTGAATCATTGATATTATTAATTCACCATTATATTTACATTCGGTTTGTGCTTCATTGTACATACGAATGATAGTGTTAATTCCACATGTTTGAAGCATGAATTTCAAATCTTCCAAAACAACACGAGATATGCTTTGTATTCGAACATGGTCATCACCATGTTTTACAGCAACGTCCATAAAAGGTTCTACAAATGCACTGAACCATGACATTTTATCTTTTAAAATATAGTTTATTGGAACACGAATATGATCAATTCGATCATCCATTGCCAAATGTTTGATACCATCCTTACATCCTTGTTGTTTTACATCCGCGTCTTTTTCGAAAGATTCAATACCATCAATAACAGGAAATGAACATCCCTCTAGTAGGTCACCAGATTCCAACTCTCGAGCTTCTCTCAGTTCAGAACCACCAGTACCATTTCGAATAAAGAATTTATGATAAGGCGTACATTTCAATATCGACCCATCCGAAGTATGTACTTCCACAAATTTTACATCTCTACCAGTCATATTCACTACTACTCTACTAAATTCAAAACCATTCCATGCTTCTATATAGCGATTTTCTTCTCGAACACAATGAGGGTAATTTTCTGGCCATAAAGCATAAATAGGATATTGTCCTTCTGATGTGAGTACCATTGTTTCTGGCGATACGCAAAGGTTTGAAGATTTAATTACTCCTAAATTTTGCTGGTTTGATTTTTTGTTAGATGCATCTTTGAAAAGAAGATAAGGAGTACCTGTTTCCATTTGAGAATCTAATATTTGAAACCATAAGTCTCGTGCTGGCATTACTTTACGTCCTTTACCGTCTTTTTCGTATTTCTCGTAAAGTTCTACAAAATCATTTCCCACAACATCTGCTAGCCCAGGACATTCTGACGGACACATAAGAGTCCAATTTCCACCAGTTTTCACTCTCTCCATAAATAGGTCTGGTACCCATAATGCGTAAAACAAATCTCGAGCTTTGAGTTCTTCATCACCATGATTTTTACGCATTTGCAAAAACATTTCTACATCTGCATGCCAAGGCTCCAAGTAAATTGCAAAAGATCCGTTACGTTTTCCACCACCATTATGTACTATACCATTGTGAATCATATAATCGTGAATTTTTTCCATTTGAAGGTCATACAGGGTACCATGATATTCTGATACTTTGATTGATTTTATTCTTGAGAATAGTAAGTTTCCATGACGTAAAAACTTGAAAAACCGACCACGATCTTCTTTGGGGGTTTCAAGTAAATCGCAAATTTCTTCAGTCTTTGGAATCTTTAATACAAATGATTTTTTGTGTTTTGTAATAGATCCAGTTGTTCCAGTATTCGTGCGCCCATTTTTATTACGAGTATAACCACTCGTTAAAATACCCATGCGTAATAGCAAATACCTTAAACCTTCAATTAACACCCTAGATGTACTATCAAAAATATACTCCTTTTGTTTGTAGGCATATGTATCTACTAATCCTTTTACTATATACTTTGCTTTGTCTAACGGTAAATGTAACCATCTATTAGAAATACGCTTTTCTTTTGTACAATCATACATATCACTATATCGAAATGGCATGGCAATATTTTTATTCCATATTATTCGCATAGTAGCTCCTTCACATTTATTTACTGTATATTCTATAAATTTCTTTTCAAAGTATTTTATGGCAACCTGTAATATATTGTCTTTATTTTGTTTCTGGAGTGAAATATATCCATTTAAATACGTGTTTGACATACAACCATCCGCTAGTAAAATACCATACATGTAACAATCGTCAGCAGTAATCTCTACAATATCTTTCTCATAAGATGGAATTGTATAAACTAACATGTCCTTTGTAGTAACTTCTTTTGCGTCAATGAATTCACATTTTATTATTCCTTTTTCAAGATCATTTATTATAGTGTTATAATTTAGAGTTTTATCTAGATTTTGTAAAACATACAATGGATGTTCAGGCGTAACACTTAATGGTTCAATACTATGCATGTTATTAATATGAAGAATTGGACCTTCATAGGGATGTTCCAATACATTTTGTATTACTTCTGAATCCCCTTGACTATTAAATATTTGTGTAGAATCTGCAACAACATCTTGTATTCTCATAGGTTCTTGAGTTGAATATATCCACGTATCAGGGGCAACACATTGATCAACATATTTTGCAGTATTATTGAATACTTTTAACATAGGCACAATGCCATTTGAAGTTCCGTTTGTGCCGCGAATTTGACTACCGGATGCTCTTACATTATGAATATGAAGACCGATTCCACCAGCCCATTTGGAAATTAGCGCACAATCTTTTAACGTATTGAAAATACCATCAATACTATCTTCTTCCATTGACATTAAGTAACATGAACTGAGTTGAGGATTTGGAGTTCCTGCATTAAAAAGGGTTGGTGTCGCGTGTGTGAAATATTTATTGGACATGAGGTTATATGTTTCAACCAACCTGTCCCAATCACGATCATGAATACCCATAGATACGCGTAACCACATATGTTGTGGTCTCTCGACAATCTTTTTATTGATCTTCATCAAGTAAGCTCGTTCTAATGTTTTGAACCCAAAGTAATCAATTAAATAATCTCTTTGATAATCGCATAAGGAATCCACTTTTTCTTTACCGTAAAAACACATGGTTTTATAGAGAGTTTGAGAGATAAGTGGATAATGAACACCATGTTGATCCTTGTAGTTGTACAGATCTTTCATCACTTGAAAAAATGACGTTTTTGTATTTTTATGATGATTAGATACGGTTATTCTTCCTGCTAAAATATTATAGTCTGGATGAGTTGAAGATAATGAAGCACATTGTTCTGCGGTAAGCTCATCTATTTTAGTAGTGGATATACCGTCATATAATTGATCAATTACTTTCATGGCAAGAGATGTATAGTTAATTTTTATATTTGCTTCTTGTCCCACTTTCTTAATACGCTTCAGAATCTTGTCAAACGACATTATTTCACGGTGGCTATTGCGTTTTGTGACATACATATCTGAATCATGATCCATTTTAAATAAATTATATACATAAGACATCTAAAATATATTTATATGCTTTCGCAAATGTAAGAACTTACGCGTATTAGAACACTGTCTCTAGAGATTTATAGTGGCATTAATATAAAGATAAAATGTTTATTATTGTAAATGAGATGTATTCTATTATGCATTTGCCTTAGTATAGTACAATCTTTTTATTATAGGTCACCTCTACAGACAAACCTTATTTTACACTCACAAAAGAAATATCCTTTCTCTCAACAATACTTTGAAAATTATATGAGGCGATTAAATTCGAAAAATGTTACAATACGTGATGAGGCTATAATGAATAATGAAAAACAAACATTCAATAGCTATAAAGAAAATATTGAAAAGAATCATCCAGATATTTTCAATAACACATATATAGATGAACGTGAAAAAGAAGACTTACTGAGAATATTTGGCGACATACCTCCTATATACGATGAGCGTGGTGGAATATTATATCATCCAAACGAAATATCTAACGAACAAAATTTATATGATGACGTACCACAAGAAGAACGAAGAAGAAGGGCTCGAAATGACCCCAAATACACCTTTATAATGAATCAGCCTCGTGAAAGCAAGAGAGAAAAGACAAAAAATTCAGAAAATTTCCAAATTGTCGATAATATTACAACCAGTTTTGCAGATGTTGGTGGTTACGATTCTGTAAAACAAGAGCTGTATCAATGTGTAGATATTTTGCAAAACTATGAAAAATATTCTCAGTTTAATGTTCGCATTCCAAAAGGACTAATTTTGGAAGGACCCCCTGGAAACGGAAAAACTCTTTTAGCAAAAGCATTTGCTGGAGAAGCAAAAACAAACTTTATTGCGGTTGCTGGAAGTGAGTTTCAGGAAAAGTATGTTGGTGTTGGCTCATCGCGTATAAAAGAATTGTTTAAATTAGCAAAAGAAAATAAACCGTGTGTTATTTTTATTGATGAAATAGATGCTTTAGGTAGAACACGATCCAATGATGGTGAGACTTCAAGTTCTGAACGCGATAGTACTCTCAATCAATTACTGGTTCAAATGGATGGTTTTGAAAATAGTGATGGTATTTTTGTAGTGGGAGCATCTAACCGAGCAGATTTACTTGACCCTGCACTCATTCGTCCTGGACGTATAGATAAACGTATATTTATTGGAGTACCAGATAGTCAAACAAGAAGATCTATTTTAGAAATTCACATGAAAGGAAAACCACGAGACGATTCTATTGTTTTTGAAGATTTAGTTGATCTTACTACTGGAATGTCTGCTGCTCAAATAGAAAATTTGTTAAACGAAGCAATGCTATACACATTACGAGATCATAGATTTCTATTTACACACGAAGACATTGAACTCGTGCTAAATAGAGTCATGGCAGGATGGCAACCTACTGAGCATCAATTTACAGATGATATGATTGAGAGAATCACTATACATGAAATGGGTCATGCCATGATTGGATTGTTGATGAAGCAGCACAGTAAAATGACAAAAATAGTTATCAATCTATCGTCTCCTAAAACACCAGGTTATACAGTATTTGAAGGCAGTACCACAAATCTTTATACACGCGAAGCTCTATTTGAACATTTGATGATATTATTAGCTGGTCGTATAGCAGAAGAAATATTTTATAATGTATCAGTTACAACAGGTGCAATAAATGATTTTGAAGAAGCACTTAAACTAGCAGAAAAAATGGTTATTTATTATGGTATGGGAGATAGTGTCATTTATCCTTCAAATAGCGAAAAATCAAAAACAGAAATTGATGAACAAGTTAAAACACTTATCAATAACGCTTATAAAACATCTGATTTCATTTTAAAACAATGCAAAGACGTTATTTTTATAAGTGCTGATATTTTGAAAAGAAGAAAAATATTAAAACGAGAAGAACTATTTGACATTATATGGCAAAAGCATTCCGAAATTTTTGACCTTTATTAAACAATAAATATATATAGACAAATATCGGTAAAAATATATTATACCAGTGAAGATTTGAAATGAGATGCCCTAAAAGGGCGTCATTTCAAAACGTTACTGGAATCTGACCCTCTATGATTTAAAATGTCCCATTTTAAATCTTCGAGGGTTTAAAGGACATTATGTAATAGTTTATATAATGTCAAAAGAGTACATGACAAACAGCATCATTATCGGATCATCTGCACTTTTTTTTGGAGCTTCTTATACTCTTATTTATGATTGGTATAAGAAAAACATTGAAGGTATAAATCTCGCAAAAAGAGATATTATTAATACATTGAACAATCCTGGTTTTGCTTTTGGACTTTTAGTCGGAGGTATTTGTTCATATGCGAAAAATCCCTTTTTGAATTATATTTCCAAGTGGTATTCATAATCATTTTCGTTTTTTCCTCTTATCTTTTCGATTTTCTTTTTTTAAAGTTTTTTTCCCTCGTTTTCCACCTTCAGATAATGAATCTCTAGAGCTAAAAGACTGACTTGAACTAGCTGATTTTCTTTGCGTTTTTCTAGATAACAATGGTTGTGATTTTTTTGTCCTTCTTTTATTGTCAATGAATCTTTCACGTTCGTTTTGTTTTCTTCTAATGTGTATTTCTTCATTCATTTTTTTATTAGTGGTATTGTGTTTTCTAACTAAAGCATTTAATGCAATACGTATGTTCTCTGTTTTTTTCTTCAAAAAATCCACGTCCTGAAATAAAACCTTTATATCAATTTTTCTTGTAAATGCTTCTTTATCAGCATTTGTTAGATTTGGTCTTTTTTCCACTTTACTCACAGGAGAATCCGGTGGTGTCACAGTTGGGACATAATTGTCAGTTTTAGACATTTTTCTATATAATATCATAAGAACTTAATATAAAAAGTTTCGTTTTATTAATACAATATGAACGACAACCCAAAAATAGCTTGTTTTATTCACAGTACTACATTAGAATTATGGAACGACTCTATATTGATAGGGTTGCTTGATTCAATTAAACATTCAGGATTGATTGAAAAACTGCAACACTTGTGTATTGTAAATACAGGGATAAAATTAGACCAAAAAAAAATACAACAAACGTATTATCCTGCAAAGGTTATAGAACATTCAACAAATACACTTGATTTTGAAAATTCTACGATTCGTTATTTGACTGTATTTTCCAAATTTAATCCTGAATATAAAATACTGTATATGCACACAAAAGGCGTTTCATATAACGTACAACACGTTTTTTATCCAGGTGTAAGAGCATGGAACAAGTATATGACGTACTGTCTTTTAGAAAACCATGAGTTATGCTTAAATCTTCTTCGTATTTATGATACAGTAGGTACAAACTACAGACCGCTCGAAGATGGTAATGGACAGCATTATAGTGGAAATTTCTGGTGGGCAAATGCAAATTACATTCAACATTTACCGATTGATTATTTAAAAGATAAATACCACCCAGAATTTTGGTTATTACAAAATTCTCCATTGTATTTCAACATTCACACTATAGAAAACATGTATGAACAAGAATATCCTCTAGAAAACTACAAAGAGTGCGTGCAAAGAGGGTTTGAAGATAATATTTTGTTTTGTAAAGTTGGCTTTCCTAGAACAGGATTATGTAATCAACTTTATAATATTGTCAATACAATGGTTATTGCAGCAGCTCAAAAAGGAAACAAAATTATTATTTTAGACGATTTTATAAAGGATATCAATACATTAGAAACAGTCACAATAAACAATGTTTTAGATTTACCTACGATGAATGTTAATTTGCAAAATAGTCATAATATTCACTTGATTTATAAAGACGACATAAAAATGTCATTAGATAAAGTAGAATATGGTCTAAAAAATGTCCATGTGTTGGATATTACAGACAAAATAAAATCACTGTATTATAGGGATAATCATCTACATATTCCACAATGGACTTGTATGAACGATGTTATTGGAATTGACCCTTGCCCACAAATGAGAAAACAGATTTATATATATTATTCATTGAATGGTATTTCATTCATGAAAACCTTTCATGAGAGACGTCTTATTTTTACAGAATCTTTAGATATTAATTATGCAAATTTTAATAATAAAAGTTGTCATTATGTTTTAGACAAATCTTCTCCTTGGTTGACAAGAATTAATAGAAATGATTCAAAGCAAATGGTTAAACTATTCGATCATTTTTTGAATGCAATCAAGTTTCAACGTTCTTTTTATGAAGAAGCAAATCATTTTATCGATTCCATACGAACAAACCATACAAATAAAGAAAAAATCAATATTTTGCATATACGTAATGAAGAAGATGCACTAAAACATTGGAGTAGTTTGAATTCCATGTCAGTTGAAGAATATAGACACTCGTACAATTCAAAGTATTTAGATGTTGTAAAAAAAACGATTTCTAAAAATGATATCAATATAGCTTTAACATCATTTACAGAGGGAAATGAAATTGTAGAAGATTTAGTAAAAGATGGATTTCATATCCATATGCACCAAAAAAACAAGCACAATGGTAGAGAAATAAACGCTATTATTGATCTCTTGATTGGAGAAAAATGTAATAGTGTATTTTTAGGTAACATTAACCCACATTCAAATCAAGGATCTACATTTAGCTATGTGCTATACAATAAGTTGGCTTTTTTGAATGACAATGTAAAATGTCTAACAATAAATGTTGATAATATAAATGAAGATGTATGTGTTTTTCATTCAGTCTGATGGAAGATAATCATTTTCTTTATAGTATTTATAGAAACAGATGAAAATACTAAAAGGCATCAATATAAGAGTTATTATGTTATTAGTTGGTTTATTGGTTGTTACTTTGAGTATTCAAGCAATGTCAATAAAAGAAGGTTTATGGTCACCACCTAAAACTACTGGACAGAGCGTTGAAGATCATGCTAAAGAAGAAGCAAAAGTGTTGAACCAACAAATCTCAGCAGGTGCAACAAGCGATCTTGTAGAAGATCGGATTGTGGCTCTAGTTGAGACTGCGAATGAATTAGAAAGTACAAAGCCTGAGGAATCCGCTGAAATTATGGAATTAGTTACTGCTCTTCCTGATCCAGTTCCTGCTCCTGCTGCTCCTGCTCCTGCTCCTGCTCCTGCTCCTACTCCTGCTCCTGCTCCTGCTCCTACTCCTGCTCCTGCTCCTACTCCTGCTCCTACTCCTGCTCCTACTCCTGCTCCTACTCCTACTCCTGCTCCTACTCCTGCTCCTTGCAGTGAATCAAGTACATTAGATACAATAGGTAATTTGGCTAGAACAGCACTGGAGAGTTTTACTTCATTCAAAGAACTATTTGAACCGTTTCAAACTGAAAAAGAAATCATAAATAGTAATGAAGACCAAGGTGTTGATCAGAACGCAAAGCCAACCTCTGCTGGATCGTTTTATTCAACAACTACTCCAACAATAAATACATATGACGATTTTGAAGAATTAAAAAAAAAAGCATTGAGACAAGAAACTTATTTGAAAACAATAAAAATTGTTGCAGATAGAGATAAAGCAAGCAAAAACGACAGTAGTAAAATAGAATCATTCAATACGAATGAATACATAGACACAAACAAGTTTTAATTTTATATAGCCAAAAAATATGTAAATTTGTATTTACATATTTTTCTATTACATTCCCTTATGAATCTAGTTTTATTAACTTTACAGTATTTGGTATTTGATTCGGTTTTTCAACCATATATGAATCTTTCAGTGACTCTTGTAGATGATTCGATTTGTTTGTTTTTTTAGGGGCTCTGTGATCGAACCCTTCTTGACGTTCTTTCAACACGGTTTCCCATCCTTCTTTGATAATTGGCTCTGCTGATTTGAACCACAAATTGTTTCTTTCTACATCTACACACGAATATTCGTCTAAAAACCAATAAAACTGTTCGTATAGAATATGAGTATCTTGTAATTCTTTTTGTTTTTCCACAATCCATGATTCTACACAAGAAGTGTGTAACGGCATATATGCATAATGCGCTTCACTGTTCATTTTTTCTTTCGGTAAAAAGAATAATATTACTCCTTTATATTTAACTGTATCATCAAGTACATATTCTTCAAAATTTGAGTATTCTTTAAAACGTGTTTCTACAAAATCACAAACTTCTAAGTTACATACTTCTAATTGAATTTGAATTTGTGTCCAATATTCTTCTTTAGGAATACCGTGTATTTCACGATTATAAATATTTTTTATTTCCACTAAATAACCGTATTTTAAACTATCACGCGTTACTACAATACCGTCTGGTGATGCACCAATAGGTAATGTGTCATGCTTTATGCAACCATATTTCGTATTAAGCTGAACATTGTTCATATCCTCATATAACATAGCAGTAACTGCTTCGTATTTTATTCCCCAATTTCTAGGATTTGGTAGCAACAAATCACATGAATCGTCTTTCTTTACTTCAAATCCCTTGCATTTTTCAAATATCAAACTGTTATATTGAGCCTGACTTCCAAATAATTTCGATAAGTTACTTGCGCTAAATAAATTATAACGAATCGAAAACCATTCTGCACTACGTTGTCTTTGTACAGGGGCATTGTTTATTTTATCTAGTGCTTGATCTATGTCGAATTTTGATACTTCTAGCGATATGTAGTCGCTTTTTTGTCTCATGGGGATTTCATACGTCTTTAAAAATTCCAAACAGCAATCATATATAGTATCTTGTAAATGTTCTTTTTCCTCGATCGTTTTGCACCATCCTTCTTCTTTTGCAATTTCAACAATAAAATCAAATAAATCGTTTGAAATAATATCTAAGTAATCGATTTTAGAGAAGAAGAGAGAATCATTATTCACATAATCTTCCATCAAATCAAACCAAGAATTTTTCAATTCATTTTGTTCCTCTTCTGATAAAGTTTCCAGATACATTATTCTATGTAGTGAAACAACTATTATTTATATTCTTTACAATCACTTTTTTTCAATTTCTTCTTTTCTTGGATTTTTATTAGTTAAACGTTTTGGTGTTAATGACTTTAACGTTGAAACACGTTTTACATCTGTCCTTAATGTAAATGCTCTATTGGATGGATTAAAGTGTAATCCAGGTATGTCAGTTATTTCTTCATTCGCTTTGTTATAAACAACATCTTTAGCTCTTTGAAGTTTTTTTGCGTCAAGTGCATTTACAAAAAAATCCTTTAATAGCATTATTTTTTTTTCAGGAAAATTGTGATTTTTTCCGTACTTTTCAGAATATGCATTCAATTTTATTATTTTCATTGTTTTATTCAATTTATTCCATGATTCTAATTTATTATCCTTGTTTTCTTGGTCTAAAATATCATCTATATTCATTGATTGATCATTTTTATTACTTTTCTCATTTGTCTCTTTATCTGTAACCTGTAGATCCATATTTAGACTTTATGTTATTTTATCTAATTTTATATTTATTATGATTTATATAAATATATCATTTAGTATACTAAAAGAAAGTTCAAAGCATAAATGTTATATGATATTGTACATTTACTTCAAAATGTTACCCTTTCATTTATAAGTTTCGCAGGAATAATAGTATTTACTGGATTATTCAATATAGATACCTTGAATAAATTTTCTTTTTTCCCTGGTTCTATAATGAAATCCAGAATTTTAGAGACAACTATTTTTGACAAACATGGAAAAAATATATTAAAAGATTGTTGTGAAACGATTTGCAACTGGGCACTAAAACACAAATTAGGAAATTCAACAAGTTGCCATTGGTGGCTAACTGAATTACCTAAAGACATTCAAATAAAATTTGACAATATTGGATGGAACTTAAAAGTAAAAACTTTATTTGAAACTTTGTTTTCGCCAGATATGTATGATATTTTGCAAATTCACGAGATGAATGAATTATATATTACAAGTGAAAAGTGCTGTGAAAATAGCTCAGATAATATTTTTTTTACTCCTCATATTGACGGTCCTTTTTCATTCATGCCTTTTGTCTCTGTATATCGAGGTATTATTTCTTTGAACAATAATTCAAACATTTCGACATATTTTCCAATGACTAATGGAAAAACTAAGTTAAATAAAGGAGATGCTGTGTTCTTCGACTTTAATAGAGAAATTCATTATATAGAAAAAGACAGTGCGTTGGATGTAAAGTATCATGGGGATCATAATGATACAGAAAAAAATGACGAATATAGAATTACAATGAAAACTCATTATTGTATTTTTCCTAAAAGTATTGCAATATTGGGTAAAGCTATGATCTTTCTAAATATTGCATATGATAGACTTTTTCGAAATATTTTCTTATATACAATAAACCCAATTTCATGCATTAAAAAGCGATTCGGTGATGTTGTAATTTTATCATCCAAACTGTTTGTTTACAGCGATCTCTATGTCGGTCATAAAAATATATTGTATATTTTATTCTGGTCATACATATTACCAAATGGGCTACGCGATCTTACCTTTTTACTATTATCGACAATGACATTTTTTACCAAACTTTTCATTGCAATTTTTTTTTACTCAAGTATCATACATGATGATAATGTTATTGAAATGCGTTCATTTCAAAGAGATCTCTGTGTTTTTATGTATGCATCCTTATATTCGTTTATATTTCTAGTTTTTTCATAAATCGTTCTAATGCAAAAAATACAAGATTAAGTGGAAAAATTTAACATAAGTTCTTTAATGGAATCATTGTATTCCCATCCCCCCATTTTGTATACTGCTTCATAGTATTTTTCATATTTGGTTATATGTGAAATGCATTTGTCTCCAAAAAAAACATTCAAAAAGTAATCTATACGTGGATCGTCATGAAAACAATAATTGATTCTTTGTAAATTTGACATGAAAAATAATAATATTGGTATAAACGTTCCTCTACCCATCATTATATTTGTTGCTGATAATAGTTCTATAATGTCTTCTTCTAAAGAGTTTTTTCCAAAGTACACAACATTATCATATTTTTCTGTTAAAAATTTTATACAAGGGTTAATGTCATCTTCAGAAACAATAACTACCTTACTCCAATTTTTTCTTTTTATTTCGTCTTCGTAATAAATACATGGGGGCTGAATATTATTATACCCATAATTGTGAGGAAACATAATATCACCTGATCTAATATGTATGTGCAATATATTATTATCAAAATTCATTACTTTAGGAAAATTTAATCTACTCATGAGTTTTTTTATTTTGTCTTTGTGAACTTCTAAATTCATGGAATAAAAGTCAGTATCCCAAAAATTTTTCATATATATTTTTTTTAGGAGTGTATAATTAGCACTAGAATCACATTCATTTATAATAATGTCATCTTTGGAATGATGTATATGAATAAGATCTTTATCGTAAAACAATAGTTTATTTGGTAATTTGATAAAAGAAATATTGTATCCAAAACAATTTGTTGACGCAAGTATAATATTCAACAATTGATTACCCAATCTTCCTGTTGGTGGACAAACTATAACAGATTCGTTTTCCATTTTATTTATTTAAATACAAAATAAAAATAAATCAAACGAATATTTCTAAAATATCGTATAATATTAACGTATATGCACAATGGAATATTATTCGAAAATGAAAATGTGAAAACAATTTTTATGCCTGATCCAAAACAAAGAAGTCACATCCCCTCGAAAAAGAAAACGTCTCCCAAAGAAACAAAAAAACGTATTGTATCTTCAACGTCATCGTGGAGCAAGCATATTTCATCAAATGAATTAGAAATGAATCAGCATTTAAAAATACTAGAAAACGATGATAAATGTCCGAAGAAAAACATTATACTGCGAGAAATAAAATACAAAATCGATGGTTACCGTTCCCAAGACCATGACAAAAAAAAATTTGATTTTACAAAATTTGTTGATTTGGAATTTGTCATTGAGCATTTGAAAAAATGCAATGAAACATGTTATTATTGCAAAGAAAAGGTAAAAGTACTATATGAAACATCAAGAGATCCTAAACAATGGACACTTGAACGAATTTATAATGATAAAGGTCATAATAAAGACAATGTTGAAATTTGTTGTTTATCTTGCAATATAAAAAGACGAACAATGTTTCACGAAAAATTCCGCTTTACCAAACAGACAAAATTTATAAAAGTATCGGAGAATGGATCATCAACCCCACTGTAAGATTTTATGTTATATTAGTACAAATAACATAAAATGATATATTGCATAATTTACACATAATACATATTATGGTACATGAAGCAATTTATAATAAGCTCAGAGATTTTTGTAAATCAAACCGAGTTCCACATACGATTTTCCACGGCGCAATTACAAGCAAAAAGGAAAATATTGTAAAAGATTTCTTGAAAATGATTTATATCGACGAATCACGTTTTGCAGAAAATGTAATGTTTGTCAATTGTGCGCATGGCAAAGGTATAAAATTTACTAGAGACGAAATCAAATTTTTCGCAAAAACAAATACACAACCTGGTATCGCTTTTAAATCTATTGTTCTTGTTAATGCTGATCATTTGACAATAGATGCACAATCGGCTCTACGTCGTTGTATTGAACAATACAGTAACCATACTAGGTTTTTCATTATTGTTGAAGATAAAAATCGTTTGCTAACTCCAATACTTTCTAGATTTTGTGAAATTTATATTCCCTCGATAGAAGAAACAAATACTGCAGAATTATCTTTACTCGATAGAAATACTTTATATGAAGACATTGATACGTACTTGAACAAATACAAAATCAAGGAAGATTTGATATATAATATGGATATCACAAAAACAGTTGATGATTTGTACGAAAATGCATTTTGTTGTAAAGACATAATCAATTGGGTACAAAAACAAAAATGTTGGTCTAGTATTGAAAAGGCAAACATAGGAATGTTGTATCATAAAATTCATCTTGAATATAGAAATGAAAAGTTATTAATGGCTACTGTTTTATCTTTTTTATGTGATGATCCGTTATGTGACTTGAAAGAAATATCTTTCATGTAATTGCAGTTTTGTTTCTTAACGAGAAAAACACTTAAAGATGTTGATATTTTAATTGTATTATTATGGACGATTTTGTTCCTTCTAATTTGCACGAATCAAAAAATGAATGGTGCGGACGATTAGTTTCAATACTAACACCCTTGTTGAATGAAGGTATCCGATCTATTTTTGATGAAGCATGGAAAATGTGTTCCGACAATAATGAACCTTCGAAATATTTGATGACATTTCAAAATATGCTTTCTCGTATTCCAAAATGGAATAGTACGATTATTGAGGAAGAAAGAAAAAGAATAATTGAAAAAAGCGGTTGTAATTATTTAGAAGATCTCATCACTTGTGTTCATATTATACAGTTAAAAGTACTTACTTGTATTAGAGTAGGTAACAAACAAAAGAAAATAGACATTTCTATACCCAAACTTGATCATTTTATTCATCGATCTTACATTCATGTAGCTAGAAAAGTATTTAGTAATATTTATCTTTTTGAGAGAAACATAGGAGATTTACAAGTGCAGAAAAATAGACGTGAATTAGAAATTATTATACAAGAATGTGTTCTTATGACAATAAGAGAAAGTCTCCCAACTGAAGCTATAATTAGAGCATATATGGATGAATCTATGGAAACAGAAGAAGAAGTTACTGTTGAACCTGTAGAAGAAGATGAGGATAATGATGCAAATAATAACATAGAAACTGAACCAGAAAAAGAAAAAGAAGAAGAACTTCCAAAAGAAGAATTGCCACCTACGCTTTCAGTCGAAAATCTTGATGACGAAAAAGTTATTACGCGACTTAGTTTTAATGACGTAGATTCAGCATCTGATGGCACAAAAATAAATGCACCAAAAACAATAGAACGTTTAGAAGAAATCAGTGAAGAAAGAAATATTCAAAGAAAAATAGATGAGTCTGAAGATTCAGACGATGAATCTGATTTAGGAAATGTAAAAATTCACATGGATGATGATGTAGTATTAGATGATGTTTTTGATTTAGATAAACCAGCTTCTAATGATGATATGATAGTTCTCGACGACGTACAAGATCTATAATACTGCGTTTAAGTATCCTTTTATTTATTTTAGTATTTACTATAGAAAACAATGGAAAAAGCATTGGTTTTAGCAATTATTATTAGTGTAATATATGCATTATTGAAATTCTTAGAAATAAAGTATTTAGAAAAATCAAAAAAGCCTTTGAGAGATATTGTTCGAGATGTAATATTTGTTTTTATATCTTCATTTGTGTCTTCATATACATTTATATATTACCAAAACAAGATTGATGATTTTTTTTCTGCAATTACCAATACTAATATATTGAAAGCAGAAAACACACAAGTATTTACAGGAATGCCTGATTTTTAATGTCGGTATTAATTCATCTTTTTTATGTAACTATATGTTATATCGATGAGTAACGAAGAAAAAGTAGAGGAGAAGAATGTAGAAGAAAAAAAAGTTGAAGAAGAAAAAAAAGTTGAAGAAGTTAAAAAAGTCGAAGAAGAAAAAAAAGTCGAAGAAGAAAAAAAAGTTGTAGAAGAAAAAAAAGTTGAAGAAGATAATAATAAAGAATCTTCTAAAGAATCGGATGCACTTATTCCATCCACTGATGAAGCAAAAATGGAAGAAGTAAAATTAGACGAAACATCGAAAGAAGAACAAAAAGAAGAACCAAAAAAAGAAAAAAATGAAATGAATTTAGTAGAAATTATACTAGACTATATCAATACTGAAAATAAAGAAGTCGAATTATCACCAAAAGTACGATCTATGATGGAAAAATTACCTACTGTTCAGGAAGTACATTTAAATAACATTGAATCATTTTTCAATAAAATTATGGAAGACAAAAAAATTAATATTACAGATATCCCTGCTTTAGTAGGATTAATGCAAGAGCTTTTGGTTCTTTTTGATGATTTACGGTTCAAGTCTAATGCGTTTGATGTTGGTATGGTCTTTAAGATATTGCTTCAGATTCTTGTTATTTATAAACTTGACGGTAAAGACAATCTCAGTGAAGAAGAAAAAAATAACGTTTTGAATACATTGGATACTTTGATCGGTCTTTGCACACAAATGATAGAATTTAAGGATACGCAAAGAATACTAAAAAAAAAATGGTCATTTTTACCTTGTTGGTAAATCAATATAAATATTCAACATTATAATCTTGATAAAATGAATGAAATAAAATCGAGTGATGATGTATGTGACATCTTAAGAAAAATGATGAAAGAATGTGAAAAAAATTATTTTGATACCGAAAAAATAAAAAGTGACAATAAAGTATGTAATTATATCAAAGACTTTTATAAAGAAGAATGTGTTTTAGGTACTATACAAACAAAAAACAATTGAAAAATTGAATATTCACATTCCATTTTTCTTTGAATATTCAAACAATTAATATATTGCCATTTAATAATGAAAGTTCTTATGCCTCATCAAATTAAAAGAATACACAAGGAATTAAAAGATTATGATCATATAATTGACGGTGAAAAATGTACTGTGCATTTCCTGTATAAAAAACGCATGATAAATGTTGTATTTGAAAGAGATTACCCTTTTTATCCTCCGAATATATTTATAAATGGCAGTAGATTGGCATATTCTCCCTCTTTTATTCCAAATCGTATTCTTGTGGATTATGTTAAATCAAAACATTGCCCTTGTTGTAATACTATTACATGTGTAGATAGATGGACACCTGCTTTTAGTATTTTGGATATCCTCAAAGAATATACTTGTTACGTTAAAGAAATAAAAGATGTTCATCGCGTAAGCATAATACAAAATATTTCTTTTCCAAAAGAGTTAATAAAAGAAATATCGTCATACATTATCTAAAGACAATACTAGTAAATCATCTGTAATGGAAAACATTTCATCTTCTAAAAGAAAAATACCTCCATCTATTTACTTTGGAAGCATTGGATGCAATGCTCTATTTTTTGTTGGTGTTATTGAAGCGATGGAAGAATATTGGGGGAAAGATTTCTACAGTAACACTATGTTCTGCGGTGATGGTATTGGTGCTCTGATTGCAGTACAAACTTGTTTAGGAATTCCTTCATCACTTGTTAAAAATGTTGTCAATAATGTTTTACGGAAAATGCGATTTTCTAATCATTACCTTGATGGACAAGATTATTGGGTAAATCAATACATTGATCATTTAGTTTTATCGAGTTCAAATGAAGATCTATACAAATACATTAACAACAAAAAATATAAACTTGGAATTACAGACTCTTTATTTACGCATCATTGGGTTACATCATGGGATAATAATGCAGATTTAGCAAAGTCTCTCAAAGCCTCTTCTAATGTTCCATTATTTTCTTCTAGATGCAAAAAAATATACGGTGAAGAAGTTATAAATGGTGCGTTTAGTATGACTGGTATTGATTTTCCTAATAAAAATGATACACTTTTTATAGGAATGAATGAACAATATGCAGATATTACTTATTATACACCCATTTGGTCTTATTGGTTACCTTTTTACATATCAGAAGATATTTTACTTGCAAAAGGTAAAGAACGTTTTCAAAGTTGGATTTCCAATAATATGACTAATAAAATTAAAAAAAAAAGAAACTACATCGCTATTTTTATTTGTTGGATTGGAAAATATGTACAATTGTTTTTTGAATTTGTTGTAACCGAAATTATGGAGGAGCCATATAATTACTAATCAACTTATTAAACTCCATATCTGGCATGTAATATTTTGTTTCTAATAATAAATAACATCTCATAGTAATTAGTACATCAATAATGGAATTATGCATTCCACTTTGTTCTTCCTTAAACAAGTGCTTGTAAAGTTCAGCAAGAGTTGGCCACTTGTAAGATGGCGCTGCTCCTTCTTTTTGCGGTTTTGGATTTGCATGGGGAATCTTGCATAACTTCTCACTATCCATCATTGTACATTTGTATCGCTTTTGATTTCCTTTCAAATATGTCAAGTTAAACAAGTTCAGAGCATATGGATAATTCTGATACATGTTCATCCAATGTCTTTTTATTTCAATATCTATCATTGCGGAATCAAATTTGTAATTATGGCACGCTATAACATTTGCTAAATGATAATCCCTGTAAAATTCCTCAAGGACTGACTGCATTGGATCACCTTGGTCACAAAGTTCTCGTGTAATCCCATTTACTTCAGAAGCTGCTTTAGGTATTTCTACGTGTTCAGGTATGTTAATATAACTATCAACCGTCTTTATTAACATGGAATTGCGAATATCATACATTGCATAACTCAATTGTACAATGTATGGTGCGTCCTCCAATTTTGTTTCCACCCCTCTTCGGTTCAGTAATCCAGTCGTCTCGACGTCAAATATCATCACAATGCGAGAATTGTGCAAAAATGTATTATGTTGAATGATTTTCATTGTTCTGTTGCTTGGGAAACGTTCGTCTCACTAGATATATATAAATCTACAGTGCCTTCTTTTTTTTCAATTTTACGTTTTTTCTAATTGTCTCCCCTCTTTTTTCTTTTTTTCCTAAAATTCTTCTCAAAAAAATAAAACTAAATTTCGTACACGCGTTTTATAAATCCAACGTGTAGTTATCTAAACTGCTCCTTTTTACAAAAACACAAGCCGGATCACGGTCTTTTTTTGAAATAAAAAATGCATACTTATCCCCCAATATATTCATAGACAAACAGAACTCCACTCCGTAATCCTCAAAGTTGAACAACCGCGAAATTCGTGTTGGGTAATAGTTTTGACCGTCCAGCCAAACCAGCATGTGATAATATTGCTTGGGTAGAGTATTTTCAACGCTCAAATGCAAAACCAATACATACTCCCCATTTACGTAAACTGCATTGGAAGAACCACGAATTTCTTCTTTGAAAGGGAAAAAAACTTTATATTCGCGATTAATATTTAACTCGCCCATGCTGTTTAATTCACCTATTCGAAATGGCGTCCAGCTGTAAATGAAGTATTGTCGTGATGGCTCTTTTACAGGAACAAATGGAATCCAATTTTTCTCTTTGAATGAATTGTTGGGAGACGGAATTACTTTTACATTTCGAAAAGAAACATTATTATCAATATCATAATCGCCATAAACAATCCGGCTTCTTGCACAGCCGCTAAAATTTACAGTTGTTGCAATAAAACGCATTTTATTATTGTGCTTGTACAATCTCACGTCTTCAATACCTTGAAATGTCTCATTTGGATCAGGTTCTTCTACACCCATTGTTTCGGCATCTTCTTTCAAATCAAATATACCAGACTTTTTAACAACGTTATAATCTTCATCAAGATAAACCATCTTGTTGAGAGAACACACATGATCAAATGTATTACAATGACCACTTGGTAAATAAATGTAATTTACATAACGAACATTCAATATTCTCTCAATTGTACCGATTTCTTCTCTATAATGTTCCGTAAATGTTATAGAAGATGGATTAAACTCGATCATTTCAGGAAATTTATAAACTATGCGATCTGATATTGTTAAATTGCGAGATAATGCAAATACTGGGAAGTTCTGTATGATACTGTCATCATGATTGGCATGATATGTAATCGGATTCCATTCCTTTTCTTGTTCCAAAAATGCTAGAAAGTTCATGTCCCATATCATGGTTTCATTATCTGAGAGAAATACACGATAGTTATCATTGTATAATTTGTATAAATGCTGTATAGATTTGGTTGTTCCAATGAAAAAGTTTGGTAAGAATCTCCACACGACTTGATTGCAATAATCTTCTATATGTAATTTATACGATTCATTTCCGGTTGGTATAAAAAATTCATCTTCAGGTTTTATTTCACGACCATTGCTGCTTTCGGTTGGCGGAAGCTTCAATATAGTTTTCAATCCAGTTTTACTTATATTTTCCAACATTCTTTTGTTCTTATTGCTATCTTTCCACATTGATGAAATATCGTGATCAATCCATGCAAAATGAGAAGTTTGAAATGGATTTATATTTGCAATTTGATGTATAAATCCAATTTTACTATGAAGATAGCACATGTATTCTATGGTATCTTTTGGAATTAATCGATGTTTAGGTAATTTTAAATTCAAACCATTCGAAAGCAAGAATGCATACGATGATTCAAATAATGTTTTTGACAGCATCACCAGCTTTACTGTATTTATACGAGAACTGTAATATTTATTTATGTAATATTCTACCGTTTCTGAACAATCCTGTGTAATATATATTACTATAGGTATAGACATTTTCAATAAAGGGTCCATTCTTTTTAGCCTGAGTAAAACTGTACTCTCATTTAAGGGCATGTGGTAATAATTCACAACAGAGGTCACGAATGTTATTGTCATGTTCAAACTATATACATTATTTTACAGTAATATTTAATTAGTTTTCTCTCAAAAACGAATTAAACCCTTTTCTTGTGGATTTTTAAATGACTTCTGTTTTTGTGTCATGTATATTTTTGGACGATTATCAAGATTCATATTTAGACACTTGGATTCAATCCAAATTGCCGACCATTTTTTATATAGATTCTGCTCTTCATGATATGATCGAGGAAAAACTTGTCGGACATTCACATATCAAATGTAAGATTTTACCCAATTTTGAAGATATGTCGTGGTATGATCAAACAATCACACAACTTCCATTCGTTCGAAATGACGAAAAAGATAATCTTGATTTTATTTGGGGGACCCATTTAAAAGTTTTCTGTATGCACCAAGCACTCCAAATATCAGAAAAAGATCTATTTATTTTCATGGATTTTAATTGTGCCGATTTGTTTTTGGAAAAAAAAACATGGGAACACCTTTACGATACACATTCGAAACGACATTTATATACTCCAAAGTCAAATACAATGTTTATACCTGGATGTTGGATAAAAATAAGCACTTCTATTACAGCAGATTTTGCAAATTCAGTATGCTGGAGATTTTGTGGTAATTATTTTCTAGGGGATAGATCCGCAATTGAAAATTTTTACAAGCAATACGAAAACAATTTCAATAAATTCCTTCATTTTACTAAAAATGTTCTCACTTGGTCCATGAATTTCTGGGCTTGGCTAGAAGTATTTACAGATTTTGAACCAGAATGGTATTCAGCTGATCATAGTGATTCTTTAACAAAAACGCCTAAAGTATTTAGTTATCAGAAAATCTCGGAAATGCCTGAATGCAAAATTGTCGAGTACCATTATCCAAATCTATCTCCGTATAGACCTATGCATTCTTCTTTTGTAAGATACAACAACATGGACCTCATAAATACTCGTTTTGTAAATTATTGGATTTACAATGGTGGTAACTATTATTATCCAGAAGATGAGTATGTTTTGCGCAGCTTAAATGTAGTATCTCGTTTGGTAAATATTGAAAATATACCAACGCCTAGAACATATGATATCATGAGAGAAGAAAGTGATTTTGCTAAAAATAATAATGTATTCAGCGAAGGGATTGAAGATATTCGCCTTTATGTCTCTCAAGAATCTGGAAATCTTTCTTTTATTGGGAGTACTTTATCATATTCATATTGCGATCGTATTCGCATGGTACGTGGTGCATATGACATTCATACAATGACATGTAAAAATTTCCAAGTAATTAAACCACCTTATGATTCTTGGTGTGAAAAAAATTGGTGTCCTATTCCACTAAACGACGGTACGGATGGGTTTATTTATAGATGGTATCCATTTGAAATTGGCAAGATTTATCCTGAAAAAGAGAGTCATCCATTTAATATTGGAAAGACAGAAATTTGTTTGAGAAAGGAACCAGATGAGAGATTGAAAGATATGAAAGGATCAACCGCATTTACACATTATGGTGATGATGCACTAATTGGCATTATTCACTTTAGCGAAGAAAGAAGTCCAAGACAATATTTTCATCATGTCATTGTACTGGATAAACATGATTACAATATAGTGAAAATGTCTCGTCCTTTTTGCTTTCAAAAAGCGTGCGTTGAATTCTGTATAGGATTTCGTGTTTTGAATGATTGCTTTGGATTCTGGATCTCTCAAATGGATAGAGATCCACAATATTTAGAAGTTCCAGAAAAATACTTTTGGTAATCATTACTTGCATTTGAAAAGAGTTTGGATTGTTTTATTTTATCATATTAATTTATAGAAAATGCCTAAAACAAATGATAAGCTACTTGTAAAAAATAAAAAAACCGGAGAAACCCTATTAGATCCATCATATTTAAATACTGAACCAGACCCAAAAATTAATGATCAAAATGGAATAGAAAAATCAAATTCGGAAGGCCAACCTAATAGTACTATCATTAATGCTTTAGATTCAGGTCCAAAATCAGGTCCAAAATCAGGTCCAATAAAAACATTACGACAAAATGCTTCGAATGATAATGAACAACAAAATTCACAAACTTCTGATGATGAAACTAAATCAAATTCCCAAGATAATAACTCAAAAAATAATAATTTGACAAATAATACAGAACCAAAGGTTGCAGAAATAAAGAGAATACCATTAAGACAGAAAGTATTCAAGTCCATGAAAGATGGGGCGAAAACTATTAGTGATAAGGTTACATGGACAAAAAATTTAGATAATGAAAACCACCAGCAAATATTAGCAACAGTTAGTTTCGATAATGATCAGTTAGAAGTTGTATCTATTGATAAGGTTTCCACACCTGGAATAGATATCAAAACCCCCCTAAAAAAAAAGGGAAATGATAAGTTCGTTATAAAAGATGGAAGTATTGTTGTTCAAAATCAACAAGGAGGTAAAAGAAAAACGTTCAAAAACAATAGATTAAATAAAAAAAGTAGAAAATTCAGAAAAGGAAAAAACAACAAAAGTAAAAAAAGCACCAATAGCAGAAAGATTAAGAAATAAATATTATTTTTATTTTGAAATATTATTTATTAACTATTATTTTTGAGATCTGATGTAGATACTGAACGTTGTATTCCTTCATTTTTTCCTTTTTTGTTTTTACTATTTTGATTTTTTGTGTCGTCATATTTTGCTTCAAAATCTTTATTTCTTTTCTTAGTACGATTGAGGTTTGATGTAGATACTGAACGTTTTATTCTCATAGTTTTATTAGGACTATCTTCTTTTTTTTTTTCATTTGGAGGTTTCGGTATATTTTTTATTGGACCTGAGATATTATTTTGGTGATTCGAATTAAGTTTTTCTTTCAGCTGTTCAAGAAGAACTTTTTTTAGATCCAAATCAGGTTCATTACGTTCTTCTATTTGTTCCTCATATTGTACAACGTGATTACTGTCTTTGTGATAAGTTGTGTTAGTACTGTTGTTCATATCTTTGTTACTGTTACTGTTCTTGTTATCAGTATTGTTACTGTCGTTGTCGTTGTCGTTGTTACTGTTGTTGTCGTTATCAGTATTGTTACTGTAATCATTGTTTTCTTTAAAATCAAGATTAATATCATTTAGATTTACTTCATTAGGTTTTGCTCTAAGCTCACCAAGCAGTTTTTCTTCTACATTATTAGAATCATTATCCTTATCTTTTGAACCTTCACTATTATCTCCCTTTATTTCAGTCGCTTTAAGTTCTTCATTAAGTTTTGCACTAAGCTGATCAAGCAGTTCTTTTTCTACATTATTAGAATCATTATTATTATCTTCTGAACCTTCACTATGATTTTTATTTATTTCAGTCGGTTGGAGTTTTTTGTTAAGTTCTGCACTAAGCTGATCAAGCAGTTTTTCTTCTACATTATTAGAATCATTATCCTTATCTTTTGAACCTTCACTATGATTTTTATTTATTTCAGTCGGTTGGAGTTTTTTATTAAGTTCTGCACTAAGCTGATCAAGCAGTTTTTTTTCTACATTATTAGAATCATTATCCTTATTATTTTCGCCAACTGTATATTTGTTTTTACTGGAAAACCAATTAAACAATTTTTTAAGCATACCAACATTATTTTTTTCTTCTTCCAACTCGTTTTTAATACTTTCTTTTTTTTGCATTTGTTTTTCATAATTATTATGTAAATCACTCAATACTTGATTTTTACGCGTTAAGTCTTGATTATTTTTATTCGCTTCATTCACTATCTGTAACAGTTGTTGATTCTTTGTATCTCTATCAACTAGCTCTTGCTGCAGTATAGCATTCTCACGATTTGCATCTTGCAAGTTACTGCCAAGTGCATTATTTTGTCTTACAAGATTTGTTTGATTTAAACTAGTAGAATTGTCTTTTGGATTCGCACAAAAAAAACTTTTTAATTTTTGTGTTTGACCATCACTATTTTGAGCCGAAATTTCTACGTCACAATTACTCATAATAACTATTTAAAATACAACTAGATTTTTTATTCACTAAACAGATACCTATCAATCTTTTCCATGTCTTGATTATCTTCGATTATAGATACAAACCCAAGATCAGCACCCAGCCATTCTCTATGACAAATATCACATTTATCTAGATAATCAAATGGTATATTACCTTCTCCATCACGCCCTCTCTTTTTAATTCTTTCTAAACACTCTTCTGGTGGTGTAATAAGCCATAATATTCCATCTGCCATGTATTTACTCATTGCATCTTTGCTCATCATCAAATAAATCTTGTACATGCACTCTTCAATTAATCCATCATCATGGAGCATTTTTGTAAAAATATGCTTATCGGCATCTAGTGATCGTTCTGTAACAATAATATTTATACTGTTCTTTTTTGCATATTCCACTGCATCTTCCATCATTTTTAAGCGAGTTGTAAAAGCTAATATCTGAAATGCAAAACTATACTTTTTTTGGTCTTCATAAAATAACTCTAGCATTGTCTTACCGTCTTGTTTCACCTGTGCCCAAATATCAACAGGTTCCTCTATAAACATGATATCTTTACGATGTTTGTATCTTTCTTTCATACTAGCCAGTAAAGTGGATTTACCTGCTCCGATATTACCTTCTACTGTAATTATTGATGGTTTTGACATGTTATTTATTCTTTGAGATGTTTATGAATAAACAAATGATATTATCTATAAATCAATTTTATAAAGAATATAAACTTGTTATAGTATATAATATAAGAAAGATGACAAAAAATAACACTATAACAAGTAACATGAATAATATTTCTAAAGAAGATGAAGAAACCGATTGGGAAATGATGAACATGATATCCGAATATTTTGAGAGAACAAAACAAGCACAAGAAAAGCACGGTAAAAAAACGATTGTATTAATGCAATGTGGTACATTTTTTGAAGTGTACAGTTATAAATTCCCAAACGACGAAGAATTCCAAGGTAGTTTGATTCAAGAGTTTTCAGATCTCTGTAATATGCAGATATCACGAAAGAAGATCAAATATAAAAACAATGGCGAAGTGGTCTATATGGCCGGTTTTCGCGATTATAGTTTAGAAAAATATCTGAAACGATTAGTCGATGAACAATTTACAGTAGTTGTAATAATTCAACAAGAAAAACAAACAGCAACATCGAAAAAGATGACACGTATAGAGAAAGGTGTGTATTCTCCAGGAACGCATGTTGCATACGAGCCAGATACAGATAAACAATGGAACAAGCATACCATGTCAATATGGGTTCATCAATACAAAAAGCAGTATATTATCGGCGTGGCAATTCTGAATATTTTTACAGGAAAAACCTTTATTTCAGAACAAACAATAACCGATTCAAAATTGCAAATGACGAGTTTTGATGAATTAGATAAATGCCTAAATATTTATAGACCAAAAGAAGTATTATGGGTATGCGACAATCCAGAAGTATTAGAAAATGTTCATGCATTGAGAGATATGTATATGCATAAATATACAAGCGAACACAATACAGTAAAAAATGCAGAGCAGCAAGTATATCAGAGACACATTTTGGCTAAATACTTTGGTGAAGGTGCATTCTCTCAATGTTCAGAATTTTCTCTTTATGAATTAGCAACTCAATCACTTTGTTTGTTGATTCACTTTATAGAAGAACGAAATCCTCAATTATGCAGACATTTACAAATGCCTGTATGGGAAAACAATTCCAAATATGTATTTCTCGCAAATCATGCATTGGACCAGTTAAATATATTGGATCGTAATAACCATAATACTAATTCGACATCTTCTCTCAGTTCAGTTCATAATTGGACAAATAAATGTGTGACAACAATGGGGAAAAGACAATTCTTACAGTTACTTACACATCCAACGTATGACGAAGATGCCTTACAATGTGAATATGATATCATGAATAAATGGATGACAGAACACGAAGAAATGATTGATCTAATGCGGAAACAAATGAAACCGATTTATGATATTGATGCACTTACAAGACAAGTAATTACAAGGCGAATGTATCCTTGTTCTCTTTTTCGTCTATATAATAGCGTACATCGAATAGAACAAATACTGGTATGTATGGAAGAAATGCCTTGGATGTTTTCCTATTTAGGAATTTCTTGTTGGAAAACATTAAAAACACAATTGCATCAATTCATTTCATTTGTAGAAAATCGCGTACATTTAGAATATGCATCGACTATTTCTCAATTATCTACTTTTGAGCAACCTCTTTTCAAAAGTGGGTATTATCCCCCTTTAGATGAACTCATGACAGAATTCAAAGTACGAAAATCTCAATTAGATACGATTCAATTATTCTGGGAGAGACAGATGAGTCCAAACTCGACAGTAGGGACATATGTAAAACGCAAACCTGATAAAACGACTGTAACATCTCATACAAATCTACAAATGACTAATACACGATGCAAAGCATTACAACAAAAAATGAAAGATTCAAAAGGTGAAATAATGCTAGATAATGGAGTTAAATTCTATTGGAAAGACGTACATTTTACACCTGCGAATAAACAAAATATGGAAATCCGCTTTCCTGTTTGTGATATGATATGTAAATCTCTGGATGATTTTCAAGAAAAAATGAATTTGTTAACTCAAGAAATATTCCTAAATATATTGGAGGAAATCGAAAATGAACATGTAGATATTTTGGATAAGTGCAGTGAAATTATTTCAAAATTCGATGTTCTCCTAAACAAATGTTTTATAGCACAGAAATATCACTATACGCGACCAATAATACAGAATGGAGCTGAAAAGTCATTTGTAAAAGCGTACGGATTGCGCCACATTTTGATTGAGCATTTAAATACTCAAGAGCTTTATGTGTCAAATGACGTTTTACTAGGAGCGGAAGATGATATAGACGGAATGTTATTATTCGGTACAAATATGGCAGGAAAGACCAGTGCCATGCGAGCATTAGGTATTTGTATGATAATGGCTCAAGCAGGATTATTTGTGCCTTGTCAAAAATTCATCTACAAACCATACAAGTCGATATTCACTCGAATATTAAATCAGGATAATTTATTCAAAGGTCAATCTACTTTTTCAGTAGAAATGTCTGAATTACGAGTTATAGCGCAATATGCAAATGAGAACAGTCTGGTATTAGGAGATGAATTATGCTCAGGAACAGAGACAGTATCGGCATTGAGTATAATGATGACGAGTTTATTGCGACTACATGAGAGACGGTCATCGTTTTTATTTGCGACACATTTTCATGAGATTTTGGACTTTGAAGAGTTACAAAACATGAAACGATTAAAATGTTATCATCTTACAGTTTCATATGATGTAGATAATGACGTATTAGTTTATGACCGAAAGTTAAAAGAAGGTTCTGGGCCACGAAGTTATGGTTTAGATGTATGTGAGGCATTGTATTTAGATAAAGAGTTTTTGGAAAAGGCATGTGAAATAAGACGGATGCATTTTCCAGAATACGAAGGTTCATTGTCTCAAATAAAGACGCATTATAATGCACAAAAAGTGAAAGATAGTTGTGAATTATGCGGTAAAAAGTGTGAAGAAATCCATCATTTACAGGAACAGCAATATGCGGATGCAGGAGGATATATTGCAAACGAGTTTCATAAAAACCATCCAGCAAATTTAATGGGTCTATGTGAAGGATGTCATTTAAAAATGCATCATCATGACAAGGACGAAATGCTTAAAGGTGATGTATCCCCATTAAGCGAGAACGAAACGTTAGGAACAAAACCGAAGCGAAAAATTGTGAAAAGAGTTGTAAGAAAAAAAGTAATAAATGGAACTATAGTTCATACTTTGTAAAGATAGAACAGAAGATCTTATAATATGTAGATTTAGCAATACAATTTATAAGAACTTATCTATAGGAAGATAAATCGTTTTTATTGTAAGATTGAAGGTATTGTACTGGGGGTCTTGTCTTAAAATCATAAATGTATTTTGGATCATTTTTTATTGTTTTTACTTTTGATAATTTGGTATAATCTTCATAGTTTGGAATGTAAGTCGATGCACTATAAGTGAACGAGCCAGGTTTGTAGTAGGTTGGTATATTTTGTGTTGTTGCTGTTTTTATTTCTACAATATCACCATTTTCATTCAACACATGCATAACATTCAAGTTGTTATCTTCTTGTTCTCTGATAACGTCTTCCATCTCATGATAAGAAACCCTTTCTTTTACATTTTGATCATATGAATACATATTATTTCCTTGCAATGCATTAAAATAATCTTCATCACTTGCGTAATTTGTCCTTTTGTACGGTATATATACACCCTCTTCTTTTTTTGATTTACCTTCTTCTTGTGTATCTATAAACAAGCCACTAAAGGATTCTTTAGTACGAACCGCAAAAGTTGTCAAGATTCCGAGTAAAAAACATATCAATAAAAAATTTCTAAGCTTCATTTTATATAAAAAGAAAACATTTAGAATAAAATTGAATTTCAAAATAATATAAACTTATATAATAATTAACCCTAAACATGATTATTCCTATTAAATGTGTTACATGCGGAAATGTTCTTGCAGACAAATATCGTTTTTATGTTGAACAAGTACGAAAAAAGAAGATGGAAAGCGGCCAGCCTTTGAATAAAGTTTTATATTACACTAAAGAAATGAAACAAAAAGAAACACCAGAAGCAGAAGTATTAAACCAATTAAAATTAAAGAACATGTGTTGTCGTCGCGTTATGCTGACTCATGTTGACATAGAATAAAAATATATGGTTTACATATAATGCCTTCTTGTGGGTGTGAAAGTGGAAATAGTGCGGTTACAAGTAACCATTTTTTAGTTGTAGGTGGTAAGAAAAGATCATCGCGTAGATTTAAGAAAAGGCCAAAAACAAATAAAAAAAGATCAGTCAAGAAAAAAACAAAACGAACCAAAAGAAAAAAGACATTGCGCAGAAGAATATCTAAAAGCATGAAAGGAGGTACTAGTAGTTTGACACACGGAAGTGTGAATGATAATACAAATTACGTAACAAATAAATTAATGACATCTAATGTGGTAAGTAGCAGTGTATCTTCACAGCCTGCAAACTTTCCTTATGGACCCTCTAATCAATACAAGGTATAAAAATATATGCAATATATATATATATATATATATGAAAAGTCCTCTTTCAAAACTTAAGCTATGCACACCAGCATATATTTATTTAGTAATATCTGTAATTACTTTGATTTTGATGGGATTTCAAAATATCAACTCAAATAGCATGTATTGTATCGGTAATTATGAATGCGAAGTTCCTAATACGTCAATCGTATTTATAATTAAGATACTTTATATTGCATTTTGGACCTGGCTTCTGAACGTAATATGCAAAGGTGGTGGTTCAATTATATCATGGATTATTGTTCTTGTACCATTTTTACTAATGTTTTTCTTTATTGGTTCATTTTTATTGTTCAACCGAACGCTACCTAGTTATTATTAAAGAAGTAAAATTATAAAATTGATATAAACATGTTCTTGGTTTTTATATCAATAGACATTATAGTTTCATCATGATTTCCACACCAGTTTTAGTAAAAAACTATGAAGACGATGATGGCCTACATTTCGTTTTAAAAGACATTCATGTTTCTATTGCGAATGCAGTCAGAAGAACAATATTATCAGACATTCCCATAGTGGTGATTCGTACAGAAACAAACAGTATAAATAAATGCAATATTACTATAAATAATTCGAGATTTCATAATGAGATTGTAAAACAACGTTTGAGCTGTATCCCAATTCATACAAAAGATTTAGAAGATTTTCCGAAAAAATATCGCCTAATAGTGAATGTAAAAAATGAAACACCTCACGAGTTGAGATGGGTAACGACCGATGATTTTAAGCTGCAAGATAAAGAAAATGAGCAATTCGTCGATGATACAGAAGTTCGAAAAATATTTCCTCATAATGAAATTACGAATCAACCGATTGATTTCTTGAGGTTAAGACCAGGTATTGGTAATACAAATGGAGAGCATATCAATCTTACCGCAGAGTTTTCAGTTTCGAACGCCAAGGAAAATGGTATGTTTAACGTTGTAAGCAAGTGCTCATTCCATAATGTTATTGATGCGGATACGAGGGAAAATGTATGGGCTTCTTTATTACAAGGATTTAAAAATGAAAATAGAACACAAGAAGAAATAGAGTTTGAAAGAAAAAACTTTATGCATCTAGACGCTTATCGTTGCTATAAAACAGATGAAAATGGCGATCCAAATGAGTTTGATTTTATTGTAAAAACATTAGGCATTTATAGCAATATAGATATTGTTTATAATGCATGTGATATTTTAGCTACTCGTTTTAAACAGTTTATACAGGAAATACAATCGCAGATTGTCCCTATACACAAGATGGAGGATACAAGAAACATGGGTTATACAAGTGTGACTGTTTCCACTATAGATAATGCATATGACGTGATATTAGAAGATGAGGATTACACAATGGGATGCTTACTACAACATTTCATATATACCATGTTTTACAATAGTACAGATGATGACAATTTGAAATTCATAGGGTTCAAAAAATACCATCCACATGACACATATAGTGTAATACGAATGGCGTTTAGTAATGAAAAAACAGCTCTTTTATTAACAAAACAGTATTTAGTACAAGTGTCCACTGAAATATACAAAATATTTGAAAAAATTCGAGATAAATTTAAGGAATAATTCACTTTGGTGTAAAAGATAATCCACAACCACATGTAGATGCTTTTTTTATTTATGTTGTACACAAATTTGCTTTCAAATATTCCTTTTTTAAAATCTTCGTTTACATAATCGATTTCAGTTCCAAACAAATACATTTCACCTAGGGGATCTACATATACATTTACATTAGAGTATTGGACAATATGTGGTTTTGATTTTATGACTTTTGCCATATCAGATTCATTCATAAGTTTTAAATCAAAATTAAACCCACTACATCCACCAGAAGTGATTCCGAATAAAAAACCTATATTATTATTTGCTTTTTTCATTATAATACTCATTTTTTTTAAAGCATTCTGCGTGACAGTTATTATTGTTTTGTTCATAAATTGTATATAATAATATATAAAAGTTACAATGGATGATTGTGCAATATGTTTCGAACCAACAAAAAAACAAAGAAACGGTTTGAGTGCAACCATAGACATTTTCATAAAAACTGTATAAGAATATGCACTCGCTGTCCTTTGTGTAGAGCAAAACGGATTTCAACAGAGAATCGCATTTTGACTTGGCACGAGTGTCAAAGAATACCAGCAGAAGTGTTCAAAAAAAGCAATAATTTATCAATGGATATAGTGGTTATGATTTCAAATGCAGAAAAAAAAAGAGGTGACATTATTTACAATTTTAGTTGATCTAAAAAATATTACAAAAAATATATAATAAAAAAACAATTGATTTATATAATGGTTACACGCAATAAAGTAAAGGAAAATTCAAAGTATTATGTAACAATCAATACCCCATATAGAGAAGAAGAATATAAGACACGTATATGGTTAAGTAGAATAGAGTCAAAAATAAGTCCTAATGCACCAGATTATGTTGTTTTTTCCGTTTTAGATACACCAATACCAGAGTTTGGTTATGGTCCGGTAGCAATGCCATTAGAATGGATAACGAAAATGGAAACGTTACATAGTATATTAGAAGTTGTACTAATAAAAGACGTAATAACAATAATCGACCTTTTTTAATTGACCGTTGGAATTTAACCGTATATGCGTTATAAAATTGAAAACCGTATATGCGTTATGAATTTGAAAACCGTATATGCGTTATAAAATTGAAACCAAACAGTACATATTTAGTTTGCATTCTACAACATTGTGTTGCTATATCCGTTACTTTATTTATTAATCAAAATAATCAACATGACTTTTACAGTATTCGTAATTTATCTTGTGCTTTCTACTGTAAGTATTGTTTCCAGTGAATCTATTGTATTTCGTACGCATGAAATACAATGTGAAGATGTGTATCATGAATATAACAAGTACTATATTAGTCCTTGTGATACATGGAGAATGGAAATGCGTGAATATAAGAGCATGGTATCTTGTACCAAATACATTTCTCCTAAAGATGGTGCAACATATTCTGGGTGTTCTCCAGCATTTGGAGAAAATGAAGAAAAAATAAAAGTGTCTTATATTTTGAAGGAAACACCTAAAAAAGAATGTAACAAGACCTCTCCTGAAATTGAAACATGTTCAAACCTACCAATATATACATTAACCGCTAAAGTTGCTCTAAATGATCCTTGTCATCCAATATTGTATTTATTCGGACTTATATTATTTATTGTACTACTTATGTATCGGTGCATATATCCTACACACTGGTTCTTTTACCCCACATATTATTACCCCAGAGGATCCAGTAGAAGCTCTTCAATTAGTTGGAATCGAATGTAAAAACATTAAATGTAAAAATTGTGAAAATCATACTAAATAAAAACATTCTTTAGGAGAAATAGGAGATTTAGGAAAAACATAATTATAAAAATAGAATCCAACATTTGTAGAATTGTAAAGTGAATATTTTTCTCTCCATTTTTCTAAAATAAAACAATTATGACTAATATTAGGAATTTCTAAAATTCCTATTTTTTTTTTGTCTAAAGTTAATGATTTGAGAGAATGTAAAAAACCCCTAAAGAACATCAGATTCCCTGGATCATCTAACATAGAATCGCCAAAAATCATCGATGAAGCTAATCTTACCATATGTGGTTTTTGTATTCCGTTTTCCCATGATATATGCGTGTCTTCGAAAATATAAACTCCATGAATATTTTCAACACCTTCTATTTTGTAAGTGGAAATATAGATAACATATCTCTCATTTTCTAGCCATAGTAGAGAATTAGTAAGATTCGCCATTACAGCAATTGAAAATTGTTGTGTAATTTGCGTATATATGGAGCGCCATAAACTGGTATTTGTACGATTTAGGCATTTAATGCTGTACTGTATTGGCATTTTTTTAATTGGTGTAGATCTCAATACAAAAGTGTAACTATTTGTTTTTACAAAAGGAACAATCCCTTTGCAAAGTTCCACCTCTTTTTTGAACACATAGATACCAGAAAAAGATGGATCTTTTTGTGCGTGATTATAAATATGTGTTTGTATCAAAGTACGTGAAATGTTTTTTGTCTTGTATTTTTCATGAATGCTTATAAAATCTAATAAATGTGCCTGAACATTTCTAGAAGGATATCTCAAGAAAAAAACACAAATCGGTCTTGATGTAAGTAACCCATATGCGTCTTCTTTGTTCAAGATTGGTTGAAAACGAGGTTCTGTCAGCACATCCTCGTAAAAAGTGCTAATAAACGATTCTTGTAGAATTTGTCTAAATTTTACAGCATCTAAATGAAATAAATGTGTATTATTGTCAATATAATGCCCTTGAAGTAGTAGTATCATTGGACTTAAATTGTTGGTATCATATAATGAAACTGTTTCAACTTGTTTAGAGTTGCAAAAAATCCCATGCCTTGGTAACGATCTCTTTTTTATATATGGTTCATGAACCCATGGTAATTTTGGGTAAATTTCATAAATATGATGTACTGGCTGATGAAACCAAAATGGACTATATATTTTAGCACAAATAAGAGCGATAATATATAACAAAAAAAATGCCAGAAAAATATATTGTAACCATAACATAAAATATGCGAAGAATACAAGTTTATATGATAAACACATTATGATTCATTCCATTTTTGAACAATGTCATTTGGTATATGTGGTAATTGTACATGGCATTCCCAAAAATAACGACAAAATGCCCATTGGAAATCTAAAATAGGAACACCGTCGTTATTGATATTGTATCCGCTATAATATTCCTTGTATTGATTTACAGAAGAAGCATTTAATAAATGGTGATATATTGGTGGTAAAACATATGCTAATTGTGCATTTGATGATATCGGTTTCGTTTTTTTATTTTTCAGAAACGTTGTTTTTAAATGCGGTACATGTGGAGCAAGGTCTTTCAACAAAGGAGGATAGTGATATTTGTATTTCCATTCCCAATCTACTTTTCCAATTAAATAATAATTATATACCCATTCTAAACCTTCTAAATAATTTAAAATAACATCTTTTGCATTTGTTTTTTCAGGGAATAATATACCATAATATCTCATTTCCCAATCAGACTGGTATGGGTTTATATAATGTTCCTCTTTTCTATACAATACAGGTGTATTTTGAAATAAATCCAACCTTTCTTTTGTTGTTTTTTTAGGTCTTAAAGAAACCGGTTTATAATCCCACTTTTTTCTCACTGAATATTCTTGACATATATGTGAATGTTCATGTTTCGCCAGTTCTTCTATAAATATAGAAACATGTTTCCATTGTATTTTAGGAGGATTTGACTTTGATAACAGAAAGCATTCTTTTTTATTTCCGATAACCATGCGATAAGTATCTAGTAGAATCTGGATTCCGCTTGTTCTGATATTAAGACTGGGAAAATGCGGTAAAAAATCGTTTCCAAGTAAAAAACACATGAACACGTAATCATACATGCGATGTGTATCTGGGTATGAGCACCTCATATCATTTGCAATAGAATTACCCAGTTTAGAGACATTAACAAAAAGTGGTTCGTCTTCTTGCATGGTATCATTATTGGTTTTTTCCAATAGTTTTTTAGCAAATGTGGGAGATTCCCTAAATATATAAATGTTTTGACAATAAGATAGATGAAAAAGAGACAACATCATAAGATCTGCATCTAATCCATACAAAGCACAATTTTCAGTAGGATCACATGGATAATCTCTCAAATGAGCAAAAAGTTTATGTTCTCCTTCCCCTGGTTCATCTGGAGTTGCGACAATTATTTTATTTATGCGGTAGCGAGATTCAGAATGTTCAAATTTTTTCCTCATGTATGTCGAAAGTTTTTTCATAAATGTGGTACCAGGTGTAAACATACACGAAGTTTTTATTGGATCTACAGATTGTTTATTTTCAATAATATTAATAACCGATGATTCAAACCACGATTTATATCTTCTATTACGCTGTTGCTCCATTTTAGCAATCGGTGCAACACCATCAAATGCAATATATACAACATCAGTGGGTCTTACTTGATTAATGTACTGTTCTATTTGTATTGAAGTTTTTTCTAAAAGAATGCTTTCAATCATTTCAATCGGTTCAGTAGAAGGGATTTTGTGATATACATCATATAGTATTGAATTACAATCCATGTACAATCTACTAAAGTGAATGTTATTGCTTAAAATATTCAAATATCGACACAATACATTTCCATGATTATTGATGATATGTGAAAAATAGCTTGGTATTCCCATTTTTAGATACTAGCCTATTCTATTCTATTATAATCGTTATAAAATGTTTATACTGTTTCATAAACTTTTTATATGCACACAATATAGAAGAAATGGAATTAAATTTGAATTCACTATTGTATCTGTTTTTTCGTTTAGCGCCATTTATTATTGTATGTTTTTTTACACTAGGTTCTATTATAAATGGTGAAATAAAAGGGTTTGTTTACTTGGTTGGTCTCATATTTACTTCGTTTATGAGTTATGCCTTTATTTCTAATTTAGGTGAAGAAGCTGGTACTAAAGCAAGTGTATGCAATTCATTTACAATCAATGGTATGATTGCAGGTAAAACTCCCATAAGCTTGGTGATATTTGCATTCACATTTTTTTACTTAGTTTTTCCTATAGGAAAATACAACTTGGCTATTGACAACGTACCTTTACTTATATTTTTCCCATTATTAATTATTGCCGATGCATATTGGAACCTTTCAAAAGGGTGTTTTGCCGCAGTTAATTGTTTCATGGCGGTTGTTATAGGAGGTGGTCTTGGAGTTGCATGGGCAGCATTAATAGATGCAACAAAACTACGTGGTCTAGCTTATTATAATATAGGAAGTAATAGAGAAAGGTGTTCTGTTGCAAGCAAACAAAGATTTGTATGCAAAACTTATGATAAAAATGGAAATAAAGTTACATATGCGGTTGGATAAATAGTTTCATTAACTTACTTATAAATGATTAGTAAGTTAATTTTCAATCGAAATATTTTACATTTTCTTTGAACCACGTAATTAATTTTTTAGTAATTCTATCACGGTAAATATCATCTGCAATCATTCTTAAGCCTTTATGATGTTGCTTGAATGATTTCAAAAAATTATCAATAACAACGATCACATTTGCATTTTGGTATGTCGAATCTAAATTATCTTTATGAAAAATAGGATACATTTTCCGTGCATTTACTGCATTGTGGAAATCAAACAAGAATAATTTCAAATCATTCTTGCTTTTTATTGTGTTGAAATTAATACCATTCATATAACTTACAGCGTGATTCGTGCAATCTGGACACGGAAGATTCGAACATATAGTATAAATCATGTTTAAAAGTTCGACGCGAACTTTAGGAAATTCAGACTCCTTGATTTTTTCTGCTAAAACATGAAATAAGTTCCAAAAAGGTCTTCCCCATTTTATTCTTTTAGATTCATGTTTTTCTTCTATTTTTTCTACGTATGATTTTTGAGTGATTTTGGTTACTTTTATAGGTGGTGGTACAGACATGGAAAATACAGGCTGTACATTATTACTAAATACCATGCTTGTTTTTTGACTGGGATTGCTAGGTATATACGATCTTTTGTTAGTAAATATCATTATAATAATAACTGATAAATATTAAAAACAAAGATAAAAATATAGTTTATTTAAATATAATGGAATCACAAAAAGAACTAGTCGAAATTGTTAAGAGGTGGGTAATCATAGATAATCAAATTAGAGCATTGAATAAAAAATTAAAAGAATTGCGAAATGAAAAAAAAGAGCAAAATAAAGAAATGGTCGAGGTTATGAAACAAAATGATATTGATACCTTTGATATAAAAGACGGACAAATTCAATACAAGAAAGAAACTAAAAGAGAACCATTGACACAAAAAACATTGATAAATATTCTGTCTAAACATCCACTACTAGGAACAGATCAAGCAAAAAACTTGAACCAATTCATTTACGATAATAGAAAAGTAACTGAAAAAGAATCAATTGTTCGCAAAATAAATGAAAATATCGACAAACTATAGTCCAAATGATGGAATACTATAAGAATTATTACTTGTTGTATATGATGCAATTATACGCGGATTTTGTTTTTCGTTAAGAATATCTTCCGTGTTAAAAACATTACCAAGTTTGTCTAAATAGTACACAATTCCTCCTATTTCTTCTGCAAATACTTCAGAAACTACAATATCACTTATAGAGGAAGAATCTCCTTCGACATTAATAATACCATGTGGGGTACCTTTTACATGTGTTCCACAAAATGTAGAGCCTTCCTTTTGTTTTCTAGTACATTGTTCTCCACTTGCTCTTTTTGCACAACATCTATTTATACTAGGAATCGCGTTCTTGATTCTTTTTCTTTTTGATACATCATCCTTTGTAAGCACAAGACGCTCATACTGAAAAACGAATTCTATTAAACTTTCGAGCTTATCTTTCTCGTCAAATCGAAGAGATAATGCTGTCTGTTTAATATCATTCTTGAACGTACTACCATAATCGGCTATACGTTTATTTAATTTTCGATCCATTGTTTATATTGTTAAAACAAATACATTTAGTTCAATTTTATAAATGTATTTTAAATGTACTTAAAGATATATTTATTTGTCGATAGCTTATCGAATATACTTACCTGCTCTAGTAAATGAATCAACTAAATATATAATAAATACTCCCATCAAGCCATACAGTAAAAATTCTTCTGTAATATTCTGCGTTGGTTCTTTTTGTTGCTCTTCCAACATGTGAATCATGTAATTTAATTTCTCCATTAATTGTGGGTTCGATGTAAAGTTTGCACCTGATGTATTATTTCTCAAATCAGATTTTAGACCCTTATAATATGGTGTCGGTTGGTAACTCTCACTGTAAGAGCTACCTGACTCTTTATGCATTGGTGTGATTCCCAATTTAGGAGGTGATTGAACCATTTGATTTTTCGTCAATGCTGTAAATTCTTCTATTTTCGGTTTGGAAGAAGGTGGTTCGTATGACGTCATTCCTTCAGATTCGTTATTTTCAGACACATTCATTTTTTCCAATATTTTTAAAACCTTGTCTTCATTTTTATTGTTACTAATATTTTGAAATGTTTCTTTTGATCTCATTGATTCTAGATTTATATTCTGAAATGTATTCATCATAGATCCTTTTTTTTTACCATTATTTGAGTTAGATGAAGAATACTCGGAAGCCGAATTCAACAAAGGCATTTCTCTCTTTACAAAAAAGGCATATTTTATTTTTCTCTAAATATGAGCGAAAACAATAAATGTGTATTATATATGTTAGATTCAAAAGAGCAAGTTAGGTTTTTTTCACATGCATTACCAGTTATTTTGATTATTTTTTACATATTATATCCTAAACACTTTGTAGCTTTTGCTCACCAGACTTTAGGGAAAATAATAGCGATTGTAATGATATGTCTATTTTCATATCAAGATGTAATACATGGAGTATTAGTGTGTTTGCTAGTTATATTGTTTTATCATCAGAATTTTGAAGGATTTGTGTCAAAAATGACGACAGAATATGCCGAGTATTTACCTAAAGCAAGTAAAAAAGAAAATATATCTCAATACGAAGAAAATCTTGAAAAAGATTTTACTCATGTGGATAAAGCATATCCTGACAACTTAAAACCTATTAAAAAGGTAAGCGAACACTTATTTCGCAAAGAAAAATGTATAGATTCGAAAGTTTGTTATAAAAATCAGAGTTTAAGAAATAACTTGGTAACGCACGTGTACCCTGAACTTCAGTTTAGAGAGAATGAATGCAATCCATGTGATAGTAACTGTCATTATACAATAGATTATCGTCAAAAAACAGAAAAAGAACTCAAACCTATAAACACACACACAACACTTATGGATGACGTCAAAGAATTATTTGGATTTAAAAGTGCAGACACATTCATTAGCGGAAATATGACTGCTTCTGCCTATTGAGCTTTATATATTTTTTCATAATGTAATATATAATGAAGATTGTAAAACAAGTGAAAGAAGTTTCAAAGTACTTGTACGATAATGTAAAATCTGTAAATGATACTAAAATTTTTGCTGGTTTAGTAATATTGACTTTGAATTTATCTTCAAAATTAATCACTATACCTATGAGTAAAACAGTTGAATCTTACATTAAAAATAGTTTTAGCCAATATATTTTAGTATTTGCAATGTCATGGATGGGAACACGAGATATTTTTATTGCATGTATTGTTACTGGTATTTATGCGCTTCTCATGGAAGTATTATTTAATGAAAATAGTTCATTTTGTTGTCTTTCAGAAGGGTTCGTATCTGAACAATTAGAGAAAGCGAGAAATAAAGATGAAATGTTGTCTAAAGAAGAATTAGATAAAGCAATGGACGTTATTAAAAAAGCAGAAAAAATATTGCAAAACACCGATGCAAGAATATAAATTTATACTATATAATTGAATATACTGTAAATGTCAAAGTCACAAATTAAAATCATGATGAAAATAAGTGATCCAACTATTGATAATTATATTGAGCTTACGAGTAGCATTCTTGAGTATAATGGCAAACGAAAATTAGAGAAATATCCTTTTTTTGATCCATCTATTACTTTAACATCGAATCTTAGAAAAATGATTCAAAATTTAACATATGATAAAAAACTAGAAGTATTTTTCCACCAAGACACATTCAATAACATTTTTGTTAAGTCATCTAAAAAAAACAATAATTCTAATAATTTATTTCAAATATTTTTGGCGACTTTACCCAATACATTATCTAGCAACATTAATTCTATTTTGACTAAACCTCAAATAAACGAACTTCATCGATCTATAAAAAATTTTGGGATTAAAAGTATTATGATTTTAAGTGAAGACGTCGAACCAATAAAAAAATTAAAAGAAGGACTGAATGCGCACCAAACAGACATGTACAATAACTATATATTATCAAAAAATAGAAATGAAAATGCCGGTGAAAATTTTGAATTTATGATTCAAACCATTCTTTCTACTGGGTTCCCAGTGGCGAATTACTATCAAACTATGGAGTTCTATGACTCTAAATACACAAATCGAAAAATCACATTAAAAGGGGCAAAATCTTCCTTTGACTGGTTATTACCATCAAGATTCGAGAGAACGTTTTCTTATATTAAACAGAATAATAAAATTTATACAGTTACCGGTGTTACTTGGGCGAATGACATATTATCAGTACCGGTTTATAAAAGGGTTTTAGATTCTTACAAAGAATATTGGGACGAAAAAAAAGGAATCGACGAGCAAACTAGGGAAAACAACCAAGATGAAATTGATTTAAAAATTATGAAACTGATAATCGAAATAAAACACGATGAAAAATTGTGGAAGCACGATACTCACCGCTATCCCATGAGAACTAGAGATAAAAGTGAAGATGAAACATTAATTTTCAGAAATAAAATGATATCTTTCTTTGAGGATGTAAGGGGAAAAAATGGGAAGAATGATTTTTTGAATATGAACACTAAAAATAAAGGAAACAGAAGTAGATCACAAGACGACAAACCTAATTTACAAGACACTTTTAAATTCAAAGAAGTCGAACACTTATTAAAGAATCAAACTGAAAGTAATGTTATCAAAGCAAAACATCATTTATTAGATACCAAAGATAAGATACCATCTGAAATTTCAAGTGTATTCGCGTTTGATAATAGGAATACGCCATCGACCAAGAGTATCATAGATACTTTCATTACTGATACAAAAGATCTAAGAGCGAATCTAAAAGAAATTTTCAAAAACGCAAATAAAAGCGCAATAATGAATATGGATTCGCAAATATCTCCTTACAAAAATAAACTGGTTATTTATTACAATGAAATTAAAAAACTTCTATTAAATGCAGACATATATGATATTGTATTGAATAATACACCATATAGAGATAGAGAACCAGAATACGTAAAAGAAATAGAAGCAGAACTGGAAAATAAATTTAAAAAGTACAAGGATTTTACAAATTCTCTCAAAGAATTATCAAAAGGGAGAAAATTTTCAAATTTAAAATGGGAAAATGAATTCAAAAAAATAACAGGCAAAGAAGAGAAATCTCTTACTAGTAGTAATTCTGAAGGAGATACTAATGATGAAAACTTATTTGATTATTTAAACAAGTGCAAAGAAAACAATAGATCCTGTGTTCGTAATGTATTTTCAAATAAAATCGATAGATTACTTCTCAATGTTGAAGAAATACAAGGACCTGGAACGAATAAACTATACGAAGCTTATGTATTATTAGACGTATTAGAAGGAAAGCTAACTAATGATAATTACAAAGGATTAGCTTGTAAATATATGCAAGATGTTTTAGGTGATTACGTACAGAAAGATGAAATAGACGAAGATGATAATGATTATACAAAAGATAATACATTTATTCCATTTAGTAAAACAATAGAATCTTACAACAAAAGTATAAATAGTAAAAAACAAAACAAACCTACGAATAAAACGAAAAAAAAACGATCTACTCAAACTAAAACTAAATAACAAAGTAATATTCTATTTATTCGTAAAATCCTGGTTCTCCATCTTCGTAGTATCCTACTTCCTCACCAACATCACCGTCAGATGTCACTGAGTAAATCATTCCGTTTTTTTCGTTTGTTGTAAAATATTCAGTTCCGTCTATTGTAACATTGAATACTTCCTCTTCCTCTTCCTCTACTTCCTCTTCCACGTCATCTGATTCTACTTCATCTACTTCCTCTACTTCCATCTCCTCAACTTCCTCTTCTGTTACTACTTCCTCTACTTCCATCTCCTCAACTTCCTCTTCCTTTTCTGTTACTTCTTCTTCCACTTCCGCTTCCTCTTCTTCTTCCGCTTCCTCTTCTTCCTCTTCCTTTTCCTCTTCTTCCTCTTCTTCCTCTTCCTCTTCTTCCTCTTCCTCTTCTTCCTCTTCCTCCTCTTCCTCTTCTTCCTCTTCCTCCTCTTCCTCCTCTTCCTCTTCCTCTTCCTCTTCCTCTTCTGCTACTACTTCCTCTTCCTCTTCTGCTACTACTTCCTCTTCCTCTTCCTCTTCTGCTACTACTTCCTCTTCCTCTTCTGCTACTACTTCCTCTTCCTCTTCTGCTACTACTTCCTCTTTCTCTTCTGCTACTACTTCCTCTTTCTCTTCTGCTACTACTTCCTCTTCTGCTACTACTTCAATCTCATCTTTATCTATTTGTTCTGATTCTTTTTTGATTTGGTTTCCACTTGCATCTTTTGTTTCTTCCATGTGATCTTCTTCTGTTGATGCAATTTTTAAACGGTCTAAATCCAGAGTATCTTCTAAAACAGCTTCTTCATCCAAGTGAATGGCATTAACATTCTTCTTCAGAATACTACATGTGTTTTTATTTGACAAAACGATGCTTTCTGTAGAAGAATCATCACTGCGCAAATTTCCATCACGATCATCATTAAGAACATCAAAATGACAATCCTCTTTTAGCATGTTTTTTGTTTCAATACCTTCCATTTTTTCAGAAATAAGTAACTTATCTTTAACATTTGAATCTCTAAGGACATTCCATAAATGCTCATTTTCTCTTAATAAACTTTTATTCAATGTTCTCAAGTCTTTCATGCTCAATCGAAGCGACTTATTTTTTTTTTTATATTCTTTTACAGTAGTTTCAAGAGTTGCCAATTCATTTTCATGAACCTCTTGGCACTGTTTTGCAAAATCGATAACTTGTTGAATAGAGCTCATTATTCTTGTAATTAATTATTATTTAAATGAATTACAAAAAACATAATTCAATTTTACATTTTTTGATAAATGTTAGTTAGCAGCAATCCCTCCCTTGAATGTTTCTCTGAGTATTTCATTGCGGTCTATAGAATTATTTTTTTCACTTTGTTTTTTTACCTTGTACCCCCCTCTATTTGCATTAGAGCCATAAAATTGTTTGTCTGTTTCTTCGTGAATTTCAGGTAAAAGTCGAGTGACCGGTTTATCAATGCATAACATTATATGTGAAGTTTTAGACATTTTTCTATACTCGTGAATTGTGAGATTTCCAAAAAAATTATCCAAAAGGTAGTATGGACAAGACGCTGGTTTAATATTATTAGAATTTCCATAAAAATAATTCATTAATTGATATGATTCCATTTTTGCAGAATCATCCCAATTTGTATTTTTAAACAAAAATGCAACCGCGCATTCAGGACTGCAGTAAGAACCATGTGCTAAATACTCACCATTTGAACCGTACTGAAGAATATAAAATGAATCATTGTCATAAGGATGTGCGCACCAAAAACAATCAACCTTTTTAGATGGAACATGATTTTTATAAAAAGATAATTTCAAATCTCGAAGTTTTTGAAAGTCATCTTCTGATAATTCATCGTTTTTGACCGGTTTTGTTTTGTCAAATTTCTGTTCGCATTTTGAACAAATGATTTGTGACGTTGTATCGTTTTCTTTTTTAGGACTATTCAAAAGATGCAATTCTATATTATTAGAATTATTGTCATAAGGAATAAAATCATAAGGCACATTCGGATCGTACTTGAGATTATCGGTTTTCCATTTTTGTTCTCTCAAGTAATTATCAATTTGAGATAAAGAGCATTTCAAATTCAGAATGATATTTACATTTTTTTTTGTAAAAGTATCATTTGTGAGGGTATTGATATCTATTGTTTTTTTCTGTTGTTTTTTAACAGGTTTTGTATCTGTGTCGACAATCTTCTTTCTTCTACCGCGTTTTTTTGGTAATTCTTTGTCGTCCATATTTTAAGGAAAAAACGTAATACATTTAAATAGATTTGAATAAACTATTTAGGGATTTTTAATCTTTGATATTAATGTCAAATAATACAAATACACCTTGGTGTGAAAAATACCGTCCAAATACAATTGATAGCATAGTATTAGAACCAAATAACAGGGAAATATTCAAAAATATAATTGATAAAAAACATTTTCCTCATTTATTATTTTATGGTCCTCCAGGTGTTGGTAAAACGACATCAGCAGAAAATTTAATAAAAAATTATCAAATGATACACTCCAGGTATAATAAAGAGAACATTATTCACTTGAACGCATCGGATGAAAGAGGCATTGAAGTGATTCGAAATCAAATATATCAATTCGCAAAATCGAGTAATATGTTTGAAAAAGGTTTCAAGTTTATAATATTGGATGAAGTTGACTATATGACTAAAAACGCTCAACAAGCATTGAAAAACATTTTACAATCATGTACATCAAATGTAAAATTTTGCTTAATTTGCAATTACATATGCAAAATCGAAGATTCTCTCCGAAATGAGTTTATATGCATACGATTTAATCAACTCCCAAAAGATGAAATTTTTTCACTTATAAAAAGAATAACAGTTCAAGAATGCTTAAATATTGACGACAAAACCATTACTATGATACAAAATATGTATAGTTACGATATTCGTTCAATGCTAAACTTTTTACAGCTTCATCAAGAGAATTCAGAATGGAAACGTTTTTTATTTCATGATGGTTTATGGGAAACATTACATGATCTTTTTGTCAACGTTTCAATGGAAAATAAAGATTCTGCTGAAATCGATTTGTGGTTAAAAGAAGTAGCTTTAGAGTATTTTAATGTAGAAACAAAAACATGTCTTAAGAGATTCTTTAATTTTATTATTTGTTACAAAAAAGAGTTGGTAAATAAAGAGTTTTTAAACATGTGTGAAACATTATTGCATGTAACCAGTAACGAATATATGATACCTTATTTTATAGAACAAATGAAATTACAATACATAAAATTGAAAAATAACATATAAACAGAGTTTCTATATTAAAAGAATGAATAACGCAGATTTTGAATGGAAACAATTTCTACAAGATAACGAATTTGATATTTCACAAGATTATTTAGATGAAAATACAACTGACGCTGAGGAAAGCGAAGATGACCATAAAGATAAACCTGACACTAAAAATGATTCAATCCAAGAAAGGACACCATGTGAGGATCTGTATATATCAACACAAACGAAAATTATCTTTTTGAATGTATCAACACTCGACGTGGAAAAAATATTTTGGAATACAAAAGTGATACCATACAGTGAAGCTACAAATGGTATTATTAAAAAGCAGATAAGATTTATTTTCAAAGAAAAATCAGAATATGAAGAATACGCAAGCAAAAGAGATAAGGAGGCATATTTTACGGAAAAAATAATGAAACAAATCGACAATCCGAATGCACGCAAAATAAAATTTAAAGATGTTAGAAAATTAACGGTTGGTGTCTCTAAGAAAGATATAATGAATTGTCACGGAAAAAACAAAAGTGCATTCATCAACTGCTTTGCTCTTATTATGCGAGTATTTTTCAAAGGATCATTTCATGAAATACATGTAAAGGTATTCAATACAGGTAGAATGGCAATTCCAGGTATTGTTGATGATGAATTGCTGATAGAAACTGAAAAGTTATTGCTCAGTATTTTACAACCAAGTGTAGAAACAAAACTAGTTCTCGTAGGAGAAGACGAAACCCCAGACGTAGAAAGAATTATAAAAGGAAAAATAAATAAAATAACAAAAAAAAGAGAAAAAAATCATGTCGAAATGGTAAAACCTAAATCAAATGTTTTGATAAACTCGAATTTCAACTGTGGATATTATATACAGCAACAAAAATTACGTCCTATTTTACGCGATAAATATGGATTAAATCCTTCATATGATCCATCTATGTATCCTGGAATAAAATGCAAATTTTATTATAATAATGATCTCCCTGCAACCATAGAACAACAAAAGGGGAGATTAGACGAAAATGATCAAACTATGACAATAACTGAGTTGGATTCCATAACAAATGAAAAATACACAAAGGTTTCGTTCATGATATTCAGAACAGGAAACTGTCTTATAGTAGGTAATTGTACCAAACCTATATTACTGTTTGTATATGAGTTTGTTAAAAAAGTGCTCATGGATGAATACGAGGTTGTTCATGCAAAACAAGAAAAGCAGATTGAAAAAATCAAAAAAAGTAAGCCTAGAAAAAGAAGTGTGTATTTCACAAAAGAATGTTACGAAAATTTATTAAATAAGTAAAAAAGTATTTAAAGTATCGCCCACAATTGTAATTATAAAAGAATAATGGATGATTCTGAAAAAAAAAATGATGTATCATTAGATGAAGGTCATCGTCTTCCTGAAGTTAAAACTCTACAAAATGCAGCGAAATTATCAATTGTTGAAGATCGACCCATTATGCTTGATTATTGGGTAGATTCTATAGACAAAACAGTAATGATTGGCATTAGAGAAGATGGAAAGAAAATGTTGATTAAAAATACCGAAGAATACACTAGCTATATCGACAAGATTTTCAGAATTAATGGCAAAGATTATATTATTATGACAGAAAACTCAATATACATTGTCGATGCTGAACTACCGAATAAGAGAGTTAGTTTTGATTAATTTAGCTACAAATATGTAAATCTCTTTTTTATATTTCATGTAAAAATATTGATATATTATAATATTTTTACACCTACAATACTTTAATAATGTAATTTACTTAAATAATATAATTTACTTGTATTATACTAATGAATAAAATAGAGTCAGGTGAAAAATTAGATTTTAGTAACGTATTGATTCGTCCAAAACGTTCTACTATAAATAGTAGATCAGAAGTTGATGTAGAAAGAATGTTTACATTTCGTAATTGTAAATCTCTACAATGGAAAGGAGTTCCTATTATATCTGCAAATATGGATACTACAGGTACTTTTGAAGTATATCACTGTCTCAGCAAACACAAAATTATTACAGCGCTTCACAAATTTTACAAAAAAGATGATTTCCTTCATTTATCACAACCATTAGATCCGAATTACTTTATGGTATCATCCGGTATATCGGACAATGATTATTCCAATTTATGCGATATATTAAATGTAGTAGAATGTAATTGGATATGTATTGATATTGCAAATGGTTACTTGGAAAACTTTATCAATTATTGTAAGAAAGTGAGAGATACTTTTCCAGATAAAATAATCGTAGCTGGCAATGTTGTAACTAGAGAAATTGTAGAACAACTCATTTTGGATGGAGGAGTTGATATTTGTAAAATAGGTATTGGTGGAGGTTCTGCCTGTACAACACGCCTAAAGACTGGTGTAGGTATGCCACAATTGTCAGCTATATTAGAATGTGCGGATGCAGCACATGGAGTGAATGGTCATATTATTTCAGATGGAGGTATTACAAGTCCAGGAGATATGGCTAAAGCCTTTGGGGGAGGTGCAGATTTTGTAATGGTTGGCGGACAATTTGCCGGTCATGATCAGAATCCAGGAGATGTCATTGAAAAAAATGGAAAATACTATAAACAATTCTATGGAATGAGTTCTGATGTTGCACAGCAAAAGCATTATGGGAAGATGGAAAATTATCGTTCATCAGAAGGGAGGGTTTTGACAATACCCTACCGTGGAGACTTGAATAATACTGTTCTTGATTTTCTTGGTGGGATTAGAAGCACATGTACATATATTAATGCAAAAACAATAAAGCAAATGCCAAAATGTACTACATTTATAAAAGTAACGCAACAATTAAATACTGTATTTGTATAATACCATGAAAATAATTGGTTTTACAATACATCAGAAAGCACTTTTTTTTGTTCGTCTGATAATGAATTAGGAAAAATTACGTCAAATTCCAAAACCAGATTACCGGTTTCATCATTTCTTGTCATACCATATTCTGGAATTTCCTTTTTGAAACCAGGAGTTACAATTGTGGTTTGGTTTTGATTTGACAAACGCAACATTTTTCCACTTAAATGAGGTATTTCAATCGAAAAATGACATAAAGCATCTTTCAAAGATATGCTTTTTTTACAAACCAAGTCCAATCCTTTCCTTGTAAAAATCTCGTGTTTTTCTACGCTTATTGTAATATGTATATCACCTTTCATGTTATGCGGCGAATGATTTCCCATATCAGTTAAAATAATAGTTTCTTCGTCTTCAATACCTCTAGGTACATTTACAGGAATCGTTTCATTTTCTATTATTTCACTGCCATTTGAATATGTTTTCCTTTCGACTTCTAACTTTATGTCAAAACCGATATACGCTTGCTCTAATGTAATTGGTACTTTTTTTATTATAGGGGGAGGCTTAGTAGGCCTTTGCATATTTACAGGACGACCATTATGGAAAATACGAATACTTGGATTACCAGCCATTCCAGTACCCATTGGCGAACCATTCATATTATCGAAAAAATGACTAAAAACATCGTTTATATCAGGTGGTATCCCCCCTCTACCATGATTTACACGTATGCCTCCAGGTCCAAAAGGAAATCCAGGTGGAAAATGAGAAAAACCTGGCGAAAATGGTACGTTACCCATATTTTTTTTCATATCATACATTTTCCGTTTTTCTGAATCACCTAACGTTTCATATGCATCGTTGATCTTACTAATTTTTTCGTTTGCTTCTTTGATATTACCAGGATTTCTATCTGGATGATTTTGAAGGGATAATTTTCTATATGCCTTTTTGATTTCTTGTTCAGTCGCGTCATTTGATACTCCAAGTATATTGTAGTAATCTGTCATATTAGATTAAAATAATATTAATTTTTATATTTATACAATGATAAATATACACATAAAATATTCTCTCATATAATGAGAGAATCGTTTTTGTTGAAATACAAACCTTATTATATTAATGATTTTAACCTTAATTCAACTGTAGAAAAGGCATTAAACACTTTTATTAATATGGATAATCTAAACATTCTCATCTATGGAAATGTAAATTGTGGCAAAACTATGCTATTAGAAGCCATCATTCGAACTTATTATAATATTGACAAACAAGATTCTTTACCTGAGAATAACGTTATATATATTAATAACTTGAAAGAATACGGTATCCAGTACTACAGAAATGAGATGAAAACGTTCTGTCAAACACAATCTTTAATTAAAGGTAAAAAGAAAATGATAGTCATTGATGACATTGATAATGTGAACGAACAAAGCCAACAAGTATTTCGAAATTACATTGATAAATATAAGCACAATGTTCATTTTACAATGGTATGTACTAATATGCAAAAAGTGATTGAAAATATCCAGTCAAGAACACATATAATACAACTAAAACCATTGTCTTTAGATAATATTCACTCTAAACTAGAATTCATTTTGCAAAGTGAAAAAATGGAAATGGATGAATATTGTAAAGATCATATATTGTCCGTTTGTAGCAATTCAGTAAGAACTATGATAAACCATTTGGAAAAATTATATATATTAAACAAACCAATTACCTTAGATTTATGTAAAAACGTATGTTCAAATATATCGTTTAAACATTTTGAGACGTATTTAGATGCTATGAAAAAAAAAGATTTAGTAAAAGGTATTCATATTTTATATGAACTATTTCAAAGCGGATATTCGGTAATTGATATACTCGATTATTTCTTTTTATTTATAAAAACAACAAAAGATATAGATGAATTAGCAAAATACAAAATTATACCTTATCTTTGTAAATACATTACCATGTTTCACAATGTACATGAAGATATTATTGAATTGGCTTTTTTCACAAATAGTCTTTTTGAAAACGTTGATATTTAGCCGGCAATAATAATTAATTATAAATATAAATATTTTAATCATATATAAAGCATCATATGATTAATGAAAACTACTATATTTAAAGAAGAAATCCCTTTGAATATATTGTTAGATCTTCTTGAAAAGGTATGTAATAAAAATTACGAATATTACTTGATAGATAAAAACGTCTTTCAATTGATTATCTATAGAAAATATCAAGAATCTTTTTTGGAAAAAATATTACCATATTATCATAAATCAAAGCAACGTTTTGTAACAAGAGATTTTAATTATAATTCATTTGTAAATATTGTCAGGCAGATATGTAATTCACATGACCATGAATTTATAGCGAATAAAATATACAATCACTCAGAATACACAATTAGGTATATTGTGAAAAAATAACACAATTATTCAATTTATATTTTTTATTTGTAAATAGTATGTATAATAATATGATCAATAAAAATAACTCTATCGGTTTTGTCATAATGACTTTTGGACTCGTTATGGTAGCTAGTTATTTTAGTAATAGTTTCAAACAAAAATTTATTGACAATGAAACCAAAGATGATTATGAGTTAGTAAAGAAATACCTTTTGAACGATAGTGCAATGTACGGAAAAAATAGACCAAAACTTTGGATTCATTCAAAGTATGAAATTAATTCAAGAAAGTGGAAAAATTTCATCTCTAGATCTAGTACTGATTTAAATCAACCTTATTTATATCTTACTATTCAAAGCATTATTAACCATTGCGGTGACGATTTCCATGTATGTTTGGTTGATGATGACTCTTTTGAAAAATTAATACCTTCTTGGACCACTAATATAAGCTCAATGCCAGAACCAATGAAGTCAAGATACAGAGATATTGGAATGTTGGAATTGCTATATGTATATGGAGGTATGATTGTTCCTAATTCATTTTTATGCGTAAAACCATTGATTGATGTGTACAAGCAAGGTACTTTACAAAATACACCTTTTATATCGGAAAAAAAAATGTATGTAGGAAAAGAAACAAAGCTATTTATGCCAGATATTCGTTTTATGGGTGCTAAAAAGGAAGACCCTAAAATACAGGACTTGATTCAGTTTTGCAACAATATTTTAGGAGGGCATTTTCAATCCGAAAATGAATTTGAAGCTAAAATAGAAAAATGGTGTCTTGGACAACAAGAAGATAATTCTATACAGATTCTAGATGGTCAAATAATTGGGGTGAAAACTATTTCAGGAAAACCAATATTATTAGAGGATCTCATGAGTGATGATTATTTAGATGTGAATCCGAGTATTATACATGGTATTTTAATACCAAAAGACGAAATATTGAGACGACCGAAATTCCAATATTACGCTATATTGCCATACAGTGATGTTTTGGAATCAGACAGTGTTCTCTCAAAGTATTTTAAATCTTCCATGGTAGATGGTGTAGATGAATATTACAAAAAGCAGTCTTCCATGATGAGCATTATTTCAATATAATGATATATATATAAGCAAATGTGTTTTTCAGAAACATGGTCAAGAAATTTAACAATATTAGGTATTGCTATTACATCATATAGAGTGTTGAACAAATATTCTGCAATATCACTTGTTCCTAGCGCTTTTTATACTCTAATGGAGCTTACACAGTATTTACAGTACAAAGTAATCGATCAATGTGATAATAGTATCAATCAATATTTAACCATGTTCACTTGGATATTACAATGGATTCAACCTTTAATGTGGAACATTATTTATTTGTATGTAACAAAGTCAAACAAAGTAGTTTTTAAATTTGCAATCTTTATAAGCGCAATTATTTTTGTTGCTGGGATGTTAAGAGTTTTTAATTTTTCAGATAAAAAATCGGTAACACATGAACTTCAAGTAAAAGGAAGGAACTGTGCATTGCGAGGTGACAAACACATAAAATGGAACAATAATGCACAAACATTTTATGGACTTGAACCAAATTGGTTTGTATATTTAGTATTTTTCTTTTTACCTGCTTTATGGATTACTCCTTTTGAACGAGGACTTATCGTTTTTTTATCACAATTATTTTTATTTATCATTACTATACTTATTGTGGGAAAGATGGATGATCAACTTGCGTCTACATGGTGTTTAATGTCTATACCAGGTATTGTAGTAGGTGAATTCCTAAATAGTCATGCATGGAAAGGTATTTATTAATTATTTTATCATATAATTATAATTGCTTCGCGTTATATTTTAACCGTAAAATATAACATTTCGAATTATTACTTTAAGCACCAATTTGCATATCTCTTCCTGACTGGTTACCACCTCTGGTAGAAAACTGTTTTTTTAGTTCATCATCTATACATAATGCTCCTTTATCATTGGACAATCCCATGGAAGAACCGAAGCAACTATGACTACCGTTTAATTTTGACACAGGATTGTACATTGGTTCCATATCTAATGGTGCCGCTTTTAATCCATCCAATTCAAACCTTTGCATTGGTGTAGTCGAGCTATTCAATGCAAGATTTTCTGCACCATTTGCATTTGCATTGGCAGCAGTATTTGCAACAGATGAATCTGTCATTGAATTATTTGCATGAAAGCCTTCATAATTATACATGTGTAACGAATTCGCATTTCCATACGGCTTTACATCAAGTGATCCACCGTAAATAGACATAAATATAACAACTACAAATAGTAAAAATATAATGTAATATTCTATGGGTAGTTTTAACAATTTGGATAATTTCATATCTTATATATACATTTTCTAAATATATTAATTATTATCATCCTCTTCCTCTTCCTCATTCTCATCATCTTCTTCTTCCTCTTCTTCCTCCTCTCCATCCTCATCCTCATCTTCATCCTCATCTTCTTCATCATCTCCATCCTCATCTTCATCCTGTTCATCTTCTCCATCCTCATTCTCCTTCTCATCTGGATTTTGCATACCTTCTATTTTTTCATCATCAGAAATCATTCCTAAATGATTACCTTCGTAATAAACTGTATCTGGTACCAGTAATGCGTCGTCAATTGATTTCACCATATTAATAATGAAACTATCATCATTTGTTGTAACTGTATTTGTATCAGTTGCAGTACTAGATATTAAACTATACAATGTAACTCTTAATTTGGCTTTGACTAATTCTTTGAAGTCGTGGATGCGATCTCTCAATAAGTATGCTATAACACAAAACACTGTAATGAAACATAGCCATACCCAATGAATAATGCTTTTTCCACTTGTCGTTGCAACCACAGGTATAACATCATGTTTTAAACGTTCTGATCTACGTGGCATTTTATAAATTAAATATAATCAAACTTCATATATTATTTTTTGCTAAACAAACATATTAAACAATTATAACTCGTGAACATATATAATGAACGCAAAAGAAGCTTTAGATTTAAAAAAACTTTCTCAGCAATATGATTACAAGGATAATACAGATGGAATACGTAAGTTGAAGCATAGTGACCTTATTTTAGAAGATATTATGAAACTAGAAAAATTAAAAAAAACATATTCAAATGAAAAGCAAAATACCCCTACGTATTTTGAAACAATTTGTAGACAAAAATGTTCTTTCTTGTATAACACATATACTGATATTTTCAACAAGTTAGTAAAAGATGAGCTTAATCTAAACTTGATGACACAGGCTCTAGGAACTTTAAAGCAAATAGAACAAGGAAATATCGATCAAGAAGAAGGGTCAGTAGTTATGGGAAAACTTCTTCATAAGGTATTTGTCGAGAGTGCTTTAAAACGAGGAAAAAATATAGACGACGAAAATAAAAAATCGGATGATATTGAAGTTAAAAACGCCGGTTCTCAGATTTCTTGGAAAGACTATAAAATGAAAAAAATGCAACAAAAATAATTGTGGTAATAATAAATAATAAAAGTATATATGAGCAGAATTATTACGAAAGATGATGTCAAAATTTTCAAGGGGAAACGTTATTTACCTTGGTTTATGAAAGATACAACCAATCCGAATGATATTGTTTCTCTAAAACCTCCCAAAAAGGTTGTAATTTTTGATTTAGATGAAACTTTAGGGTCGTTTGCAGATTTATACATATTATGGGGCGGAATAAAGCAAGTTAATCCAGATTGTGATTCAATAGAAGAGATTTTAGATTTATTTCCTGAGTTTTTGCGATTTGGAATTCTGATTATATTAGAATATTTGTATGAATGCAAAACAAAAAAAATATGTTACAAAATTTTCATTTACACAAATAATCAATGTTCGACTAATTGGGTTACAATGATTGCAAATTATCTAGAGAAAAAAGTAAAAGAAAATTTTCCAGATTCCTCCAAAAAAAAATTATTCGATAGAATAATTTGTGCTTTCAAGATTAACAACGTACCTATCGAAGAATGTCGTTCCAGTCACCATAAAAAAGTAGATGATTTTCTAAGTTGTTCTATGATATCAGAGTCAGAAGATATATGTTTTATAGATGATGTTGACTATCCTCAAATGAAAGGAAGTAAAGTTTATTATATATGTCCGAGACCATATATACATCCATTGAATACGACAAAAATAATAAATCGTATGGTGAAATCAAATATATTTCCACCTGATAAAAAAATCGTTTTTTCTGAATCATACTGGAAAAGTTGGTTCATGATTCACAAACGACGCATGATAAGAAGAGGAAATAGCGATGTTACAATTGACTTACAAATATCAAAAAAAATAATAAATCATTTGAGAGATTTTTTGCATTTTGGAACTCTACAGCGTACAAAAGAAAAGAAAACAAAAAAAATGAAAGTACCTTCACTGAAAAAAACTCGGAAGAATATAAAAATACAAATAGAGGTGAAATAAACGAGAACTGATAAAATAATAAATATTAATAAATGTTTTTATATATTAATATTTAGAGCATGTTATTTGATGACCTATTAAAGCAAGTTGAATCAGATCCAGAAACACAAGTTGATCCTATGTGGTTGGATAGTCTTATGCAAAATATAGACAAAGATACAACATATCATTATCTTGTAGGGAAAACTCGAGAAAATATCAATAATGAAAAGGAAGAAATACTGTGCAATTATGGACAGTCTGAAAAATGGTCACAATCTCTCGCAATGTACAGAGTAATCCACGACATTCAAGATTTACGCTTGGGAATTCATACAAGGTGGATAAGAGAGAATCCTGGAAAAGATCCCATACTAACAAATGGAGGAATACACGTCCAAACAAAATTTTTAGATAAAGGCACATACATTGTTTTGAAAAATGGGAAAAAAATCATGCAATATAATCTAGATCATTGTAAAACGTTTCAAAAAATAACACTAGAAGAATGGGTTGTTATCATGGCAAATGAGCACAATTAAAATCACAAGTAATGTACTTAATATGCATTTGTATTTCACGAAACAAAAATAGAACCCTTTATTTTATTATTTGTAATATCGATTGTTTTAACAAAATAAGAAAATATTAATGGCAAACTGATAATATTTGTCAACAAAAGCAATGCAGATCCGAAAATAAGACGCGCGTCATATTCTTCAAATTTATGTGATTTTCGGAATGGGTGATAGCGATATAATAAAAACAAACACAAACAGACTTGAACCAACATATTCCAAACATAAATGTACTGTGGTACAGATGAAAATATTCCTAAAAGAACCATTCCATAAACAAAATGAATGAAGAATAATGATCCAAAATAAACTTTATATGGCAAATTCATAAAACAATATAAAATATAGCTACATTGTTTTATATGAACATTATAGCAAAACGATTCAAATTGATTCAAAAATACGGTTCTGGTCAGTTCGGATCGGTCTGTAAGGCTCAATGTATTAAGACTAATAAAATGTATGCTGTAAAATTAGAACATTTGTCCTGCGAATTCCGTATTTTAAAACATGAATCAACTATTTTACATTATTTGAATACGCAAAAATGTTGCAATATACCTTATATATACTATTATGGGAATCAATCGCCATATATATGTATGGTGATCTCATTCTATGACTATTCTTTGAAACAAGAAAAATCGACAATGTCTCTGAATGATAAAATAAAATGGTGGAATACTGCAATTACCTGTATAGAAAAGATTCATAAAAGTGGTATTGTCCATAGAGATCTAAAGCCAGAACATTTCATGAGATCAATCTCTTCAGGAGGAGAATGGAACTTGATTGATTTCGGACTTTCAACATCATACTTGGTCAATGGAGATCACATTGATGATACATTAAAAAATAATATTATAGGTACTCCCAATTATGCTAGTTATTATGTTTTACAGGGTCACGATGTGGTAAGAAGAGATGATTTTATTTCCTTGTTCTATATTTTTTTAGACATTTTATGCGATAACATTTTGAATATTGATTTATATAAATGTATTGATGAAGAATTTTGCGAACCAACTTGTATTGATTTTCCTTACAATAAATGGTTGTCTTTGCAGCGCGAATGGTCAAATGTTTATCAAAAACTTGAAATAGATGAAAAAATTAAAAAATTAGTAATTTACGATTATTTATTGGCAATTACAATGCATTGCGAACGGTTAGGGTTTTATGATAAACCTAATTATTCAAATTTTTTAATAAATTGCATCTAATAATTAGCCTCTTTTCGGTAAATCATAAATAGATCTTACTTCATCATTATTCACAGATCGATTGATAATTCTAAAATCTGCAATTTTTCCATCAAAATATATATTTTTTCCAGAAGATTTTCCAATCGTCATATTTGAACGTTTATATGATGTTCCATCTTCGTTGTTTACGCTTGGATAAATAAAATTCGAACTATTGGTTTTTGTTTTTGCTTTTTTTGAATTAACAAATATTTTCCACTCTTTATTCACTTCATCGATTGTCCATATAATATGATTCCATATATTTTCAGATATACCTACATAATCAAATTTAAAATTACCATCCTTATTACCTACAAAAAATGTCAATGAAGAATTATCGATTGAACTTCCTATATTATCGTTCGTTTTTTCATCGGAAGAATTTCCCATTTCAAATATAACACCATCCCCTTTTGCATATAGCCAAAATGCAAATGTCATACCAGTTTCTCCGCTAATGTCCTCATCTAGTTTTATAGTCATAAAGTTTTTATCCATCGAATCAAATTCACGATACAATATTACTGTATCTTCTATTACCATTTTGTTATTTCTAGAATTTACTGTATCAATTACGTAGTTTCCTAACATTGTTGGCTGTGATACTTCTTTCATCATTGTTTGTGCATAAAAATCATATATACCATTCAGCTCTGCGGTTCTATTTTCAAAGTTCTCCACATTTTCCTCTTTTCCATTGAATAACGTAAATGTATTTAAAGAATTTGACCACCTGCTTAATTGATTATTTCCATCTTCAACTACAAATGTATTTTCAATTAACGATGTAAAACCTTCAAAAGTGTTCATTGCATCTTCTTCTGCTTTTTCAATGGATTTGTAGATTTTCTCTATTTTCTCTTTTGATGTTTTAAATGACAATTCGATTTCTCTATTTCCGCTAATATTCATAAGTTTATTGCTATGAAATTTCAAATCAAAAATTACATATGTATTCGAATCATCTAAATCACCAAATTTACAAAATACATTACCTCCATCTATTACTTTCCATCCACCTTTTCTCATGAAATTATATTGAGGTGTTCTTAATATTCCATTGATATATACTGTAATGTTATTGCTCGAGAATACAAATGAATAATGTTCTGCTTTATTGAGAGATATCGATACAAAATCATAAATCATATTTCCAGATTCATCTCTTTGTTTTATAACCAAATACGATGCTTCAGGGTATAAGGTAATACCATAATACAAAGAACTATTATTATTTTCAGTTAGTTCGAAAATGTTTACTTGTTCGTTTTTTAGTTCATGTAAAAAAAGCCAAAATGACACAGTGAATTCATTATTTTTACCTGTTTCTACAATAGCATTACCTGATAAAAAATCAGTAAAAGGGACAGTGACATATTGACTGTTCCATTTGTTGAAAACGCTTAGGTTACCTCGTTGATAATAATTGTTTGCATTCAAATCTGTTTGAATACGAATTTTGGACAAGTCGTAATCTCCAAAACCCTCTGTAAAATTCATATAGTAATAAATAAAACAAAATAAAAATAGGATCAAAACGAGTAATAATATTATATTGCGTTGAATAATTGTATCAATCTTCATAATATATCAGTATATATTATAAATATTATTATAATTATTTTGTGTAAAGAAACATGATTTCACCATTTTTTAAAACCCTTTGAAACAAGTAAAAATCCCCTATTGATGAAGAATAATGTTTGTGCCAGAAAGTGGCAGGAGCACCAATCTGTAAAGTGTTCCTTGGTAAAATAGACGGATATTGTGCAGTACCTTTTGCTAAACATTCACCGTCTGCATAAAACGTCCATTCGTCACTAATAAAAGTACAGACAACATGGTGCCATTCATCATTCATCATGTTAGGAAGAAGAACTTCCATCTTTTCACGCTTACTATTATTACTATATATAGTAAATACATCCATACTATTATCGTTATGTTTTTTTATTGAAAAATATACCTCTTCGTACAACCATAACCAATGCCTGTTTCCAAAATGCAATAAAATCTTTTCTTTTTCGTCTCTCTCATTTCCGTTAATTTTAAACCAGAAAGAAACAGATGTTCCTCTATTTCTTGGACCGAATACTGATATATCAGATTGCATTTCTAAGTATTGTTTTGAATTTTTGTCTAAATTTACAGATTCTTTTATAGTTTTTTTTATTCGAGATCCGGTTGTTTTATCTGTTATTGTGATTTCATTTGTTGTTGCGAATTTTGTAGTGGTGTCTGTACAATTTCCATATTGAACCCATGAATAGTAGTTTGAACACTTTTGACTAGTTGGACATGTATAGTCTTTGATCTTTCTGTGATCGTCACACGTTTTATTGATTTCATTCCAAACTTTTCCCTCTGTGTTTATACATTCTACATGTTCTCTAGCATGTTTATAAAAATTAGTTGCATTTGATACACCTCTATTATTAACTGTATAATTTTTGATAATCCTTTCACTGTCGATTCCTTCAAACATATTATTCTCCTTTGCAACACTGTCATTTACCCATGGGTAATATACGTCTATATTCATAGTGAAGTTGTCTAGTTTCATTCTACTATCAACGTCGTCTTGTGATTTCAATGCATCTAGAACTGTTCTAGTAACATTACGTTTAACATATTCAGTTTTTTTTCTTACTTTATCTGAACCTACTCTTGAATAGTTTGTCATAGATGCTTCTTTGATTGCTATTTTTGATGGTCGATTGTCACTTTGAAAATTTGCAGATTTATCTGAACCATCCACTTTAAAGCACTGTTTATTATTTAAAGTATTCAAAACCATTTGACTCATTGTAATATGAGGTTCCAATGTCTGTAGATTTATATATTTTGTGTAATCCATATATTCTTGTAGGTGTTCTTTAAAATATTTCGAAACAGAAGTATCGTAATCAATGTTTGATGCATTTTTATAATTGTCTTGTTGCTTCTTTTCACCAAAATCTCTGATTTTATTCAACATAAACACTGGTCCAGATCGATTAATTGTCTCAAAGGTTTCATTATTTTTAGAGAAAACTGTAAAAACTATAAATAAAATAGATAATAAAATTAATACTAGTATTATATTTCTTCTAAAAACTTTCATTATAGTATTTATTTAGAATTAGTTTCATGACATAGATATATTTTATTGATTGAAACATAAATCCTAGTATTCTTTATTCATTATTTACGTGATTGCTAATGACCTTGATGTTTGTTTGTGGAATACTATAATTGTATATTTTAAAGTCTTTTATTTTCACATTTTCACTTGGATTATCATTGCCAATCTGAAAGTACGTTTGTTTTTCGTCTAAAACTTCTGGTAAAAAACCTATGCGATTACTGTATTTCAAATCTCCATCTACATAAATATTCAATGTTCCACTGTTACATGTAATGAAAATAAAATGGGTTCCTGTACCTCCTATTACATCATTGTTTTTCCATAAATGAGTTTTCAAAATATTTCCACCTCCATTTGAATTTTTATATTCTATTGCTAAATTCGCAGATTGCTGCCCCTCTGTATAAATATGCAAAATATCACTTACTTTAAATATTGTGTTCTTTTTATTGCTTTCAGTTGTAGCACTATGGTCTAAATAAAATGAATATGACATATTTTGTATGCTCAATGGTATTTTAGTAACATTTGATTCAGTCATTAAACCACTCCATGGAACTGTCCTTTTCTGAAGGACTGACATTTCCTTTGACATTTCGTCAACGTGTATAGGAAGATTGGGGGAATTTCGTAATATTTCACCAATTGGGTCAGAAGTAAAACCTTCTATCGCTTTGAATTGACAATAACATTCATTGTTTTCTACAAAAGATTTACAATTGCTGTTATAATCGCTGCATTCTTCTTGTTGTTTGCAAATATTAGAACATTCCCCTGGATCAGAAATAGTATCCATTCGTACTTTGCTTTCGATCGCTCTATTGCTATCTCCAATATATTTTCCTTCATTAATGTAATAATAATTACCATTTACTAAGGTTTCTAAAACTTTATGAAATTTGAAATAATTCGCAATGAATAATACAAAAAACAATATCAAACTACATGTTAGTAAAAACGTCCTGTTACTTTCAAAATTCATTATATATACAAATTAGAATAAGTTTTTTAAAACAATATAAATACACCATACTAAATAGTTGTATATAATGAGTACATCAGAAGCCCCTGCTACAAATTCATTACGACATATTGGTCAAGTAAAATGGTTTAACAATAAAGCTGGTTTTGGTTTTGTTACTATGCAAAAAGACGGCGAGGAATGTGATATATTTGCACACTATACAACCGTAAAAGTGCAAGATTCTCAGTACAAATACCTTGTTCAAGGTGAATACGTTGAATTTGAATTAGCCGAATCTTCCAGTAGCGAGCATCAATTTCAAACAGCAAATGTTACCGGAATAAATAGTGGAAAGTTGATGTGTGAGACAAGACAGGCACAACGAGCAACAAACGACCAGAAACGACCACCTAATCGACCACGCGGAAATAGAGGAAACAAGTCTTCTGATGAAAATGACGATTCAGAAGGATTTACCAAAGTTCAGCGCAGTAAGCAACAAAAAAAGACAACTTAAAGTCATTATAAAATTCATATAAATACTTTGTTTTAATGTATTTATAAAAATGGATATTTCAGAAGAGACAATCACGAAACCTAGTTTGAATGTTTATGAAAAAATATTTTCTATAATTGAAAATAATGATGCATCAATTAAATCAGTGAAGAAAACATTAGACGAAATGAAGGAAAGACAAAAGCAATTAAAAAAAATTGCTAGTAAGTTGCAAAATTCTTCATTGAAACACGTAAATAAACCAAAGATATCAAGAAAACCATGCGGTTTTGCTAGACCCACAGAGGTATCGAATGAAATGTGTGAATTTATGGGAATTGATCATAATAGTTTAGTTTCAAGAACAAACGTCACAAAAACATTAATAAAATACATTAAGGACAATAATTTACAATGTCCTACGAATAAGCGTCAAATATTACCAGATCAAAAGCTATCTAATCTTTTTGGAGACGAAGCTAAAGATAAGGAATTAACTTATTTCAATATGCAGAAATACGTAAATCACCATTTCCATAAAAAACAGTAAAACTTTGTTTTTATTTTATACTAATGAGTATTTGAAGTTTCAAGGGTGTAAATCAAAATATGAAAAATCATAGATCAATACTACTTGTATTTTTATTAATAATTACAGAATCGTGAGTGGAATTGTTATTTGTTATCATTGTTAGCATTTCTTCAGGATATTCCATATCACTTAATATTGACATTGCCCCTTCAATACGAGAAATTCCATTTTCAATACGATATGTAGGAGTATTTTTTCCGTTTTCATGCTCTATAACTTTCATTCGATAGTTACAGATAGACCGTTTTTCATTATCTTCTTCCCATTCGTCGCAAATGCTAACGTAATGTGTTGTTAAGAATAAATCGACGTGATCATATTGACGCAAATATTCTAACAAAGCATGGGCAGCTTTTGTTGCTTCTTTTGGATTCGTTCCTGAATACAGTTCATCAAAAATACAAAAGTGCGTTTTATCTTTGTTCGTTTTTATTACGTCAAGGATTTCTTTGCATCTTCTTGATTCGGCTTGAAATAAACTGTCTCTTCCAGATGTGTCAGGTATATTCAAATAAGAATGAATATGACCATATGGTTTCATTTTGCAACTTTTATAGAATCCAACACCCAATTGCTGAGACAAAATTACGTTTATTGCAGTTGTTTTAAGGTAAGTTGTTTTTCCAGAAGCATTTGGACCAGTAATTACACCATATGTGTCAAGAACAACATCATTTTTTACACATCCATCTTCACTTTTATGAGTAGGATAATACTGTTCTTCTATAATACACTGTTTTTTGACAATTTGTTCTTCTCCTGAAATATCGATTTGCGTTACTGTAATATTGTCTTCTTCAATGTATTCTGCTTTATTTAGTATTCCTGTTTTCAATTGATTATTTACTCCTTTCATCAAATGTAAATACCCATCAAACCCCATACAGAATAATATGGTTGATTCAAACTCCGGATTCTTATGAAGTTCATAGTAGCATTTTAGCATGTATCCAATTTCTGTCGTTTTTGAAATAGAGCATGAAAATGGTCGCATTGGCTCTAATAATGTTTCTATTTTGCGCAAAACATCCAGATTACAAATAAGCTCACTGCGAAATGGTGCATATGTTTTTAGTAATTCACTTTTGTAAAGAAATTGTTCAATCTTATCGGATGACATTTTCCTAAATATTTTCCATTCACATAACTCCTTATTGATTCTCTCCATGTTTTTATAAAAACGCAAACATTGAACTGTATTTTGATACATTTGAAATCCATACAATCCTAACATGAAAAAAAAGTACATGAACTTTTGAAGCGAAAACGACTCAAAAATAGAAATGGCTTGTCCTATAAAATGGTTGCGTGCAATATCCTTCAATACTTGAAAATATATTCCCAATGTTATTGGAATTTTTTGTATCTTCAAAATAATGAATGGAAAAAGTAAAAATAAAAGTGGTAAGATGAAACTCATTACAGGTGATAACATATTACTTAATGAGATCCCTTGTAACACTAGCGCGTTTTCATTGTAAGGTTTTAGTATATTCCAATCTAAATAACCATATTTTTCAAAAAATTGCGGATCATGCTTCACAGTAGTCCAATTCTCCTGTGTCATTTTACAATTTGTATTCTCTTCTACTGTATCTTCAATATTTAAAAAATAATCCATATTTTCTATCACATGTTGCGTATCTTTTAGAAACTCTTTATTTGTTGTACAAAGTTTCTGGAATTTCGGTTGAACTTGTTTTGCAAATCCATTATTTGTCTCAAATGTATTGGAATAAATTGATGACATGGAAGCGTCAACGGTTTCTACTAGTTCAAGATCAGAAATAACATTACTATTTAGAGTAAATACTTCGTTTTTGTCTAAATATTCAATTGGTAATTTGAACGCAGTACTTGCATAATGTGGTGATTGAATTGTTTCATCACTTTGTACCGGTTTATCTTTTGCACTGTCAATATGAATTCCTATTGTTTGAAAGTAACTAATATTACCAAAAGAATCTAATAAACTCATTTTATATCATAATCACAAATCGTTATTATGATATAAACGAAAACATTATTTATGTAATAATCGTACTGAAATTTTGTGGCAATTGTTCAATGTTTATATGATAATGATTTTCTATTTTTTTAATTTCCGGAATATCATACATTGTGATGAAATTTATTGCTAAACCCTTTCTCCCCCATCTTCCACCTCTTCCAATTCGATGTAAATAAGTATGGACGTTTCTCGTTAGATCATAATTAATTACTAAACTTACTTGTTGAATATCTATACCGCGTGCTGTAATGTCAGAACTTATCATTACTCTTGTATCACCATTACGAAATTTCATGAAATTATTGTGACGTTCTTGTTTTGACATGTTACTATGAATACAACAAACTGAAAAATTATCTTGTGTCATGTTATTGTAAAGATCAATTACTCTTCGTAATGTATTACAATAAATAATGCATTTATCCACAGAAATCATCGAATAAATATCTTTGAGGGTTTCATATTTCATATTGTCGTGATTAAGAGCTACAAAATACTGCTCAATACATTTTAGACTTAATTCTTCTCTTTTCACTAAAATTCTCTCTGGATTTATCATGAATCTTTCTCCTATAGCAAGTACTTCACTGGGAATAGTTGCACTAAATAATGCCACTTGCATTTTTAGCGGAAAATAGTTTTGAAACATTATTTTTATTTTTTCATAGAATCCTTGGCTTAACATTTCATCAGCTTCATCCAAAATTAATAATCTCAAGTCATTTCCTAGTAACTGGTTTTTATGAAACATATCTAATACGCGACCTACAGTACCTACTACAATATGTGGTGTTTTTTCATTGAAAAAATGAATATCATCTCTTGTTGAAGTACCCCCTATTAATATTTTTATAACCAACCCCTGTAAATACGAACCAATATCTTGAACAACTCTTGCTGTTTGATGTACCAGTTCATGAGTTGGAGATAGTATGAGTACTTGGGTTTCTTTCTTTGAAACGTCTATTGTTTCGAGTGCAGATATGGCAAATGTTCCTGTTTTCCCAGATCCAGATTGTGCTTGTGCAATAATATCTTTTTTTTCTATTATAGGTTTTATTGCTTTTTTCTGTATGTCACTTGGTTTATCAAAGCCATACCCATAAATTCCACGCAAAATTTCTTCTTTCACTCCTATTTCATCCCAATTGTTTATTTCATTTTCCATTTAAATATTTTACTACTATCTGTTTATATGTTTTACGTAAATCATATAAAAAAATAACTACAATCATTATAAATGATTTCGTATGGATTAGATTTTTTTTACGATATTTTGAAAAATTCAAAAAATATATATAGAATCGATGATGATACGCTAAATACAATTGATGTTATTAATAAACAGATTGTTCCTATTAACGCGGACAAACCGGAAAAGAATAATAAACAGTCCGATTTTTCACAATCAAATAGAAGAAAGAAGATGCATAGTAGAATAACTACTAATGCGGATTCATGGGAAGATACTAGAATAACATTTAATGCTCCCTCTGTAAAAGAAGAAAAGGTAGGTATGGAAAAATACCTTCTAGAAATACGTGTTGCATTAAATAAAATGTCTAAGAAAAATTACGAAAATCAAAGGGATTCTATTTTAATTAATTTAGATAAGTTTATAAATACATGTAACGAAGAAAATATAAATGCACAAGAAAATATTAAAAAAATCTCTGAATTAATTTTTCAAATTGCTAGCACAAATAAATTTTTTTCGGATATTTACGCCAACCTCTATAAAGAGCTTATTTCACATAACGAAGTATTTCAAGAAATATTGTCTGCACATATTACTACATATGTAAGCAACATAAAATTTATTGAGTATTCTGACCCAGAAGATAATTATGAACTGTACTGTAATAACAATAAACAAAATGACGCACGAAAAGCAATGTCTGTATTCTTAGTGAATTTAATGAAATTAAAAATGCTACCAGTTTTAAGAATATTAAATATCATGGTCGCATTTCAAACACTAGTTATGGAATATATAGATGAAGAAAATAAAGTAAATGAAGTAGATGAAATTACAGAAGTTTTATTTTTGTTTTTACAAGAAGGAAAAGATTATTTCGATGAGTGTAAAGGAGAATGGATTTGGAAATTTGTTATTAAGCAAAACATTGAAACACTTGCAAAATGCTCTAAAAAAGATAAGAAAAGTCTTTCTAGTAGAGCTATTTTTAAATATATGGATATGGTAAAGTTTGTCAATAGTTAATAATTATCTGGACCTGGATCTGGACCTGGAACTAGATCTGGACCTCTTTGTTAATCGTTCAGGTGTTCTGTCACTTTCACTTCGATTAAGAGCATATTCAAAATCCCTATCGAATACATTTAATTCCGCTTCTTCTGTAGCAAGTTCCTTTTCTTTGTTTCGTAGTTTTCTAATACCATCGTCTGTCTTTTTATATTTTAAATGTTCATCCGTCTTTTTTTCAAAATTTTCTATTTTAAGGTATTCAAATAAATGGGGATACAAAGTATCAAAATTATGTTTCAATAACCGGTTTCTATTGTTGCAAAATTTTTCCACAAAATTTTTAAATCCTTCAGGGTTTATATCTTTAATCCTTAATAATCTTTGTAACTCTACGTCAGTTAATGCATCATTTTCAAGACACGTGCCTTCCAATGGCACATCAATGTCTTGCTCTGGAACATAAGGAATTTTACTTTTATTAGGACCTTTTTTCACTAGCTCTTTTATATTCTTATAAGTACGTTGCATTGCATTATAAGGGTCTTTCAGAGCATTTATTGTACCTTTTTTCCAATTTTTTTTCTTTTTACGAGTTACTGCATGTACTTTTGCCTTTTTTACTTTCTCTAATGACGCATTTATAGGTTCTACTAAATATCCAGGAACTTTATGCATGTAAGGAGATGATGATTTTGATGATTCATTACTTAACCCTTTAGGACTTTTTTTGGGTTTTGTAGTTATAGGACTTTTTTTTGATTTTGTCCCTCCACATTTTCTGTTACCTAATTTAGGTTTTTTATTTTCTTGCAATAAAACATTTCGCAGTGACCGTTTACTAGATTGCATATATATTCATATTATATATTCTTATAATATCAACTTTTTACATTTGCAATTGCTGAGTAAATAATGGAAACACATCTTTATCGTGAGTAATAATTATAATCGCTTGTTTATATCTACTAAAATCCTTTATTAACCCAAGAACTTCTTTTTTCAATTCAGGATCTAATGCATTTGTAGGCTCGTCCAATACAAGTATTTTAGATGGGTTTACTAACCCCCCTATCATATTCACTATTTGTCTTTGTCCACCTGACAAATTTTCTCCTAATAATCCAGCTTGTTTGTTTTTGATATCTGTATTTCTATATAATTTTGTTATATTTGGATATTTCATAATACGTTCCAGAAAGTAATCGCATACTTGTCTATTCTTGCATCCATACAACATATTATCGACCACTTTTCGATCAAATAATTTGGAATTTTGATTCACATACGTAATCTCTTGTCTTATATAATTTGGGTCAATGTTTTTTATGTCAACATCGTCGATTGTTATTTTTCCTCCACTGCATTCATACATACGAAGTAATAATTTTACAAACGTTGATTTACCATTGCCAGATCTTCCTGTAATACCTATAACTTGATTGTTTTCAGTTTGCATGAAATAATTACGGTTTTCAAAAACATTTGATGAACTGTTTCCATACCTATAACTCACATTATGGAATTGTATTTTTTTAAATTCTAAATCATGTTTTCCGTACAAATCATCTTTTTCTACGGTAGTATAATTGTCATTTACATGTTGAAAATGAATCAAAACGTTTTCTGTTCTCCCTAAACAATCTATTATATCTGGCAAAATTTCGATTACTGACGTCATTTTTTCTCTGTATAATAACAATATTGTAAATGAAGCTATAAACATTGTCGCATCTATTTTCTTCTTGAAATACAACCCTATTAACATCCATAACGATACTAAAATGACAACGAATATAATAGCAATCATAATGATCGAGTGCATATTCGTTAAATTGTAGTATTTTTCCCCCATATTCGCATTATCTTCTGATAAACCTGTAAATACTTTTGATTCAGATGATGACTGCCCACGATATATAATTTTGTCAACATTATTCAGTAAATCGATTAAATGAATATCTGATTTCACTATTGTTTTTTCGTAATCATCATTTGCTTTTACTATAGATGGAAGAACATATGAATAATATGCTATTAGTAATGCATTACCAACTAAAAACACGACACCGTACATGGGGCTTAAAAATGAAAAATAAGCAGATGTTATTAATAAATATGTTAGGTTTGGTAATAGATAGGAAACAAAACCATTCGTGATAAAATAATAACAATCAGTTATTCTATTGATGGGAGAATTTAACTTGCTGAAATTCGTTTCACTAAATTTCTGATTATTCGTTTTTAGCAATAAATCAACAATTTGACCTCTCACCCATGGACGTATTTTTGTTAATAATAAATTTTGAAAGTATGTCATGAGCCAATATAACGCCAAAAATGCAATAATTGCATATACAAAATAAAAGAAAAGTTCTCTCACTTTCTTTTCATTTCTAGTTTGGGCAAAATTAATCATACTTGATGTTATACGTGTGATTCCGTTGGTTTGGAGCACATTATATGCCAAACTAACTATAAACAACATGATTGCAGCCCATTTTTCTTTTGTAAAATATTTTGTTGCTAAAAATGTTACGAAATTCATTTACCTATAAAAATACAGTATATATTATTATACTGTATTTCCTATGTTATTCTTACCATAATATATAATGAAAACATTGAGAGAAAAAGGACAGAATAACAAGTCTCTAAGAAAACTTAATACCACAAAGAAGAAAAGTTATAATAAAAACGAAAATATTGCCAAAATGTTAAATAGCACTGATGAAAATAAAGCATACAGTGAATTCATGAAATTAAAAAATATATCCTGTTCTCAAGCAAAGAAGGCGTCATCTAGAACTACTTTAGGCAATAATATTGTGGATACATTTACTTTAGTTGAACGACTGCATACAAAAGGACATCAAAAAGTTAGCTTTTATGATTTTTGGAAGAATCGTCAGAAATACGCTAAAAAGAATTACGTGAAAAATATGCTTGATTTCTACAAACCTAGGAAGATAGATGAAATACGAAAATACAAGTACATTTATAATTTATATTTTTCATCAATCGCAATTTTCCGGCCACTACTTTCAATGGAAATATACTGTCGTGTTAATGCAACACGCGTTTTAGATTTTACCATGGGATGGGGAGGACGATTAGTTGGCGCTTGTGCTCTTTCACTTGACGCATACTATGGTGTCGATATAAATACACATTTACAAGAACCTTACAAAAATATGGTAAAATTGTTGAAAAAAGATCCACAAAATAAAACTGATATACAGTTACAATTTGAAGATGCTCTCAAAGTTGATTATTCTAAAATGGATTATGATACGGTATTAACTTCACCACCTTATTATGATCTTGAAGTTTACAGAACCACTAAACGAAGTAATAACTATAGAAATCACTATGAATGGAATGAAGAATTCTATAAACCATTAATTCAGAAAACATTTAGGCATTTGAAAAAAGGGGGAAATTATTGTTTAAATGTTCCGGAAAATATTTATGAACAAGGTTGTCTTCCTATTTTAGGAAAATGTTCCAGTAAAATTTTAATGAAAAAAGGAGAAAGAAACCTGGATGGAAAATACAAAGAATATATTTACATTTGGAAAAAATGAAAGTTTAGGAGAATTTTAAAGATCTTTAGGGATCTTTAGGGATTTTCATAGAATTTCAAAATGAATTTTTACAAAAACTTTTTTGAAATATTTAGAAGTTTTTGAGAGAAATTTTAGAAAATTGAATTTATGTGAATTTTTTATTTCATATTCAAATAAAAAATATTATGTTCAACCTAAATGAAACAAACCGTTATTGGATCTATATTAAATATCCTTACTATGAAACAGTTGATAGAAAAAGATGTACTATTATTAACATTTTAAAAAAAAACAGTATAGATGAGACTGAAACTGTTATTTTTAGAGATGATGATGCATCTAATAGCGGTATAATCAGTATGCCACTTGACTGGATAGAATATTCAGAGACACTAGTAGATGTTGTCAATACATGTAATAAAGATGTTCTTTTACTTATAAACTCTTATTTGTAAATATTTGGTCACTAACATCCGAATGGCGCGTTTGTTATATTTTGGGTTTGATTATATTCTATGTAAGAAATATCTAAATTTGCACATTCTCCAATTAGTCCTAAAATATAATCCCCTTGTGATATTGCAACTCCTATATTTTCGCTTGATTTTGTTGCAGATTTACAGCATTTCGAATCACTTGATTGCTGTTCTGGTGCAATACATTCTTTAAGCGTTTTTTTTCGCTTATACAATATGTAATCGCTACCACAGCTCTGATTCATAGCATCACCTGGTTTTGTACTGGAATAAGGCCCTGGACGTCTTACCCAACGATGTCGTTTTTGAATCATTCCTCTTGTTCCTAAAACAGATGGCTTAATAACACTACTATCTTCTGTTGTATTTATTGATGATGTTTTCAAAGGATTCACATCATAGTTTCCACAACAGGATCCATGACCATGCATTGCTATGCCACTTGCAGGTGTTCGAATATTGGTTCTCGATATTGATGTTTGACCAATATAACCTTGATTTCTATAACCTCCATTTATCGAAAAATTAGTTTGATTCACACTACTATTATTGTACTTGTGTTGCGTTTTTCGTTTTAAAGTTGCCAATGACATTGTTATATTATAATATTTAGAAAAAACAATGGAAGAATAGAAGAATATAAACGAAAATAATATTATTCTGTTAAAACTATATAACAATGGTAGCATCACAAATTTTGAAAGCACAGGAAATTATTTATCCAGAAACAAATCGTTTAGATGTTGAAGATAAAGACCATCAATCCGCTTTGTATATTATTGAATTATTAGATACAGAATATGTTGTTGCAATTGGCGCGCCACGAATGCAATATGCGGATAAGGGTGTCATATATTACCCTATTTACCTAATGAGTCCTAAAAATCGAATCAAAGCAAAAATCGGAATATTTGAAGTGGAAACTAAAAAAACAATATCAATAGTTGATGATGAAGGCGACATTGACTTGAATAAATTAGGAGATCCTTTGTTGTTTTCTTTTGTATCTACTGAATATTTGAAGAAAAATGGTTCAAGTGGTCCAAATAACCCAAATATATCAATTGAAACTCCATTAAAAAAAGGTGAAGAAAATGGTGACGCTATAAAATACGATGATGAAGATGAAAATGAAAATGAAAATGAAAATGAAGATGAATATGAAGGTGATGATAAAGAAAAAACCGACCCATTAGATATAGATGATGACGATGATGACGAAATGTTTAAAATCCCTAAAATAGATGAGGAATCACAAAAAGTTTCGTCTTCTGTTCTAGAAACTGATAACGATAAGCCACTAACACTAAATGACGTTTTTGATAAAGATGAAGTATTACCTACTGTTCCTTCATGGCCAATAGAAACAGAAGAAGATGCAAAAAAAATGAGAGATTTTTACAAGAAAAACAAGAGCGCACAAGATTCATGGATTGTAAAATATATGCGTAATAAAAACTATAAAATTCTATCAAATGAGGGTGGAGGTGATTGTTTTTTCGCTGCTATTCGTGATGCTTATGCACAAATAGGTCATAAAACAACAGTACAGAAACTAAGGAAAATTCTCTCTCAAGAAGTGACTATAGAATTATATGAAAATTATAAAGAAATATATGATGGCTTAAAGGCAGAAATCGAATCTACTGAAGAAGAACTACAACGATTACAAACAATAAACTCTGATCTGAAAAAACAAAGCGATAAAACAATGGAATCAAACAAACAAAAAGAAATTATAAATGAAGCAGTAAAAGTAAAACAAAAGTATACAAAACAAAATGTTCAAAAGGGGGGTACTAAGGAGTTATTGGATGAATTTATGTTTATGGAAAACATACATAGTGTTGAAGATCTCAAACAATTTATACAAACTCCTGATTACTGGGCAAATACCTGGGGGGTATCTACATTAGAGTTGCTTTTAAACATGAAAGTTATTGTTTTGGAATCTACGGATGATCTTGATAACGCAATGAGATGTACACAAGCAAATGACGAACTTTCCGTATATGCAAATTACGACCCACAATACTACATTATTGTCAACTACACTGGCGGACTTCATTATGAAGTTGTCTCTTATAAAGATAAAAAAATATTCAAATTCGGCGAAGTTCCATATGATATAAAAATAAAAGTTATACAAAAATGTATCGAAAATAATGATCAGAGTTATTATACTCGCATTCCTGCATTCAGACAATTTAGAAAAGATTTAGGTATTCCTGAAATTTCCCAATCAAAAAGTACCGATGACGAAGATGGTGTCGATCTCCAAAAAGATAGAAGTGATTTATTCGATCCTGAGATCACAATATCTTTTCATGCAAATAGCGATAAAAAGAAAAAACCTGGTGACGTGGATGCAGACTATGTTCCTTACAGAAGAAGGAGTGAATTCTCTCAACTAGTCGGTTTTGATCTATGGAGAAAACGTTTAGATGATGATTGGATGGAAGATTCCTTTTCCAGTCCAGATGGTCGTAAATGGAGTTCCGTATCGCATTATTTACTTGCTGTTCCATTCAAAGAAAGTCATCCTGCTGTTTACGAAGAATTCTCTTTGGATTCAAAATCAGAATTAAGTGCAGATATTGCAAAAGCGAGATTATCTACTATTAAAAAAGCTGGAAAAGAAGGAAAACATTACAATCTATTTCATAAAAGTGCTCCTTTGGAAAAAGAAGTTCTTGAAGTCCATCGAAAAGACGCATTGAGATCTAAATTCAAGCCAGACACTGAAATGGGGCGTTTATTGAAAGCAACTAATCTTGCAAAACTCGTAAATCGCAGAAAAAGGACTTTAGAAAATGATATTTCACTCATGGAAATTCGTAAAGAGATTGAAGATACTGAATAAATAACAATGAAAATGACTTAAAGCTATAACCCAGTATAAATATGTACTAAATTATTTCAACAGTTTCAATCAATATCAACATTATGAGTTACGAACATAGACGTATGTCATACGATTTTACAGATCGTCCTAAAATATACAACAATACCGCGTCTATTATATTTACTTTATCAAAAGTTTTTATTCATATAATTACATTTACACTTCCAATTTTAATTGGATACATTCTCTTCTTTCAAGTTGGGCAAATAGGAAGACTTTCCAATTATGCTACTGCTTTCATGAAAGTTGTTATAATAGTGTTTTCATTACTCATTAGTATTGGTATTTTGAATTATGTTCTTCTAATTTTTAGAAATATAATCCTGTATAGTATTATTGAAAAAATTAGTGATAAGTACAACGTAGAATACTGGATAGAAGAATCGTGTTGTGCTGATCACATTTACATTATTGATACGTTGGATCCAGAAGAAGAAAAAGAAGAAAAAGATCAAGTAATAATAGACTTAGGTACAGAAATACCCATTTTTTCTGTATCACCCACATTGACTGAATGTAATATTTGTATGGAAAACCAAGCTTTTGTTGTTAAATGCACTATTTGCGAATATAAAATTTGTGAGGATTGTATCAAAAAAATTGATAAAAAGAAATGTCCTCAATGTCGTGTAGAATTCAACGTAAAAATAATCGAAAATCAAATGCATGTAGAACGAATTGCATAATACATATTGTAATTATCATACAACATGTATCTACTTACTTGCTGAACATTTTTGTTACATCATCAATACCTCCTCCTACAAGTTTAGATAGTTCATTGCCAATTCTGAAACGTCTTGCACGTCCTCGTGATGGCTTAACACGCTTACTATAATGTGTTGCTCTCTTTTTGCGGCAGTACGTACGTTTTTTACCTTTGGCAATTTTACAACCCTTTACTTTATTGCAGCGATTTGGCTGTTGAATACGCTTTCCACGACATAATGATTGCTTTCCTACTTTTCTATATAGAGCTCTTTTTGTTTTATTAGGACTCGTCATACTATATAATGAAAGATACATTTCATTTTCCTAAAGATAGTTGGTTTTTATTTTCTGGTGTAACGCATTTTTTGTTTTTTATTATAAGTTTTTCTTATTCTTTTGTTTAATCGTTTAGTTTTGCTTTTACGTTTTTTACGTCGAATACTTTTACCACCGAAATTACTGAAATTAAAGATACTATCACTCTTTTGTTTATCACTGAATAAATCGTCATAGTACTCTTTTGTTTTTATTTCAATCTCTTGAAATATATCCTTCATGTTCAAAGGAGCATTTCTTACGTTTCTCCTTCTAGAAAAATATGGTGTTGGTAATATTCCTCCAGGCAATACACCACTTGTTACTCTCGGTCGTTTTAAATTATCCGCGTTAAAAATACTTTGGGCAAAACCGACACAATTCGTTCCAGTTTGACTCGCGCAGATACCATAGTACAATTCAGGTAACACTAAACACGATGCCTTCGGTTTTGAGTTTCTGTGGTCGTAATTTGCACTTACATAGTAATTTTCATCTGTTTTTTGTGATATTGTCCTTTTTGTGAGGGCATCTAACATATTTTGCGAGAGTATTGCAATGTCAATTACTTTACCTGTCATGTAAGGGTCTTTTGTTCCTCGTTCATTTCTATTTGGTAGCAAAATGAAATCAGGAGCATATATAGCTCCTTGCATGACATGATAATTATTCAAAGTTAGATAATCTGTGATTCTATTCTTTTTTTCAAAACCTTCTGCTGTACCTGAATATCCATAACCAAATGGAAAATAGTGTGTCCCTACTTTTATCAATAAAGTAGAATGCAATATGACATTGTCGCTAATAAAAAAAATTAATGGTACATCGGCAATGCTAACTTCTTCATCTGACTTTTTATTTGAATACTTATTGACAGCTTCTTGTATAATTTTATTTATTTTGATATCAACTTCTTCATTAATAACCAACGTGTATCCGCCATTTTGTTTCAAACTTTTTATACATTGAGGATCTGGCATCATTGCTGGATTGTTTATACATTCAATCAAATTTCCAATTGGATCTAAATTTCTATTTTCAATTGATAGTTTATCTTCTAGTTCAAAAAAAGGAAGCCGTGGACCATTTGAAGTGTAGTCTACTAGTGTCAAAAGGTCTTTATGGTCGTTATCATCACAATAAGTCGCTAATTTTCCTAAGCGTTTTGATTCTTGTCGCATCAATGTTACAAAATCTTTTTCATTCTTTATTAGAGAATCTAATGAATTTAATGCATTTTGAAATGTATCGTACTTTTCTTTCAAATAGCACATTTCTGTTATTTTTTTTTTGTCAAACTGGGAAAAATCAATATTATTTTTCTCTGTAAATGTTTTTAACGAATTCAAAATATCGATTTCAGCATTTTTTGTACTTGTTCGAGTACGATGCATTTTACGAACATTTGCGTTTTTCGATAAATATTCATCTGTAAATTCGAGCATTTTTTTGTATTTTTCTATTGCAATTGATGCAGTCAATCTCGCTTCATCTTTTAAGCTTTCGAAATTATTTTCTGTATTTATTTTTAATTTCATATTTTCACATTTTTTTATATAAGAAGAACCTTTTCCATCATCATATTCACTATTGAGATTTCGATTTGCTCTGGGAAAATTTCTTTCTTTCATTATATAATATATTCGCCTAAAAAACTTTCTCGCGTAAAATACGGAGTATGATAATTATCATCAAATATTCGAAAAGATTTTCGCGAAAAATATGATGTTGAAGTTTGAATCTCCAAAGTTGTACTTTCATAAACGATAGAGAGAATATTAATATTTGTCACAATTATAGATTTTATATGTATAATCGTGAAATTTATTTTCTATTAGCAATACGTGCTGAACGTCTTAGTGTAAAACTTTTTACAGCTGTTTTTGTTCTTTTAGGCGGAGTAATATATAATCCTGCATGTGGTGTGTTCTTTGTTTTTCTGCAATATTTTCTTTGTTTTCCTCTCGTGTATTTACAGCCTGGTTTTGCAGCACACACATATGCGGCTTTACCTCTACATGCAGACATTTTCAAACGACGACGATAACTTATACGCTTTGCAGTGTTTGGTTTTTTGGTCTTTGGCATAATATATCTAATAGGTATAATTTATTTTCGCCTAAAATACTTAAAAACCCCATTTCTATTTTTGAGAACCAAATTTTTACCCACAAAATCAAAACGTGGCACCTGGAACCAAATATTGACCTTTCTTAACCAAATTGGTATTATAGGTTAGGGGGGGGGTATTTTTTGGTTTTATAAGAACACATTTCGTTATATGGGTATAAAATTGTTGTGCAAAGACCAATGTTTCATGTGTCGGTATTTTTCATTCAATATGCTTTCATCGTACAGATATTACCGATGTGTCTCAATATTATAATCAGGACATTTATGAACGAATTACATTAACGACGAGATATGCGTTTCGATTTTCTGCGATTCTTTTTGGATTTTTTAGATTTTTTACTTCCCTTTCTCTTTTTGGATGAACGTCTGTAACGACGTTTTCCTCCTTGTGATTGTACAGGTTTAGGTTCATTTATATAATCTAGTACCTTCTCTTTATTAAAATTGGATATGGTATTGTTATCTTTAAGTTCTTTAACTGTCGTTATACTTGACGGCAAACTGTTAATAATATTATAAACTAAACCATTCGGTTCACCTCCATCAGAAAATGCATCCGCATATTCTAAAACTTCTGACAATTTGATTTGGTCATTAAAAGGTAAAGACATCTCAGTATCAATATATATCTATCAATATATATTAATAATAATATTGTGCAAAAAATATCGAAAATAAGTATGTTTATTGTAAAATAATTATTTACTTGTGAGAAGAATTTCTGGTCTTGCGGCAGAACTGACGTTTCTTACCACGTGTAATTTTGCATCCAGGCTTTGCAGCGCATGCATATGGTTTTTTCCCCTTGCATGCTGACATCTTTCCGCGTTTTCTGTAACTCTTACGTTTAGCAGTCGAAACTCTCTTAGCTTTTGCCATGATATACATTATCAGGATATTTTATTCCTAAAGTAGATTTGGTATTTGAACGACAGAAAAAATACTATGGATTCTCCTAAAACACTTTATTATTTTTTATGTATTTTAAGGAAAAGCATACAATGTAATAATAAATGTATTACATATGTTTTGTGCTAATTATCTTGAAATCAGTATTAAATTCATAAGAAAGATTTTTATGTAATTTCTTGTTTCTTTTTTGGGTGATTTTTTCATTTTCACTTGTAAGAGACAATTCTGAAAGTGTTTCGTCTTCTTCTGTCCATTCTGCTTCTTCGTCGTCGCTGTTGATGTATTCTCCTTCTTCTTCTTCTCCTTCTTCTAGATAGTTTGGAGGTTCTACCAATATAGGCTGCTGTACAACATCTATTCTAGGAGCGATTATTTCTTGATGTTTTCTTTTTCCAAAAATAAATGGTTTTTCTTCGCCACTTGACTTTTTTTCTTGCAATGTTTTCCTAAATTCCTTGTCAAAATTAGATAAATGAAATGGACTAGATCGAGTAACTTTTACAATTCTACGACCAAACTGTGGATTATATCGGTATGCTTGATTCAAATATAAACACAGTTTTGTAGTGAAAAGTTCATCTTCATCAAAGTCCAAAACATCATATTGAATCAAATAATACAAATACAAATAAGGGCGCATCACATCAACCAAAACTTCTTTAGGAAAATCTTTATGAATTTTCCATTTAGATGCTAAACGATTTTCATTAATCATTTCCATTACATCTCCATATACTATGCTAGAAGTATTCGCAACATTCCATATAAAATGACGAATACATGCTTTCTGTATCATGTTTTGGTGTTTCAAAGCAAATTTATTTAGATCAAACTTTTCTAGAAACCATAAATGTAATAATACAGGCATGACAATTCGACTGTTAAAATGAATATGGTAGTAAATATTGTAAAGATCATGTTTCTTAAATGGTTCATTGTTGTACGGATTACGAGGTGCTTTGCTTAATACGTTGAATGATCCTTCCCATGTATAGGCGATTGAACTCTCAATAATATTTAGTAAATCGGATAGAACAAAGTAAAACTTTTTGTGATTTTGATACAAAACAAACGCATGCTTCTTTTCGATTTCAATGTCATTGAAATAGAGGTCCATATAGACACTTACTTGAGCACGTTTGAGTTTCCATAAATATGCAAAACGATTTAATGCCAAATAGTGTTTTTGTGATTTACCGAAAATAGTTATTATTTTTTTTCTGATTTTGTCATCGCAGAATACATTTTTTAATTGTTTTTTAAGAAACGAGAACTTTAATTTCGGTGGAGTATAAATGATACGCTTTTCGTATTTTTCATTTTTAAACCATTCTCCATAATGCGCTAACAACATGGAAAAACAAATATAATAGACGTCAATGTTATTTTTATGATTATTAGAGGTCGTATCTTTACTTTGAGAGACCTTCCATTGTAATTGTTCAAATGTATGCCCCTTTGCAAAACAAAAGTTGTCACTCAAGAAAGAGAATAGCATTTTGTTGTCATAATAATATGTGTATAGAATTATGTAGAAGGTGTTCATCTTTTGTAGTTATAATATGAAACTTTTATATATGTGGTTAAAAGTATTTTTGTATGCAGGGGTTTCAATTTTAACATTAATATATATTTTTTACGAGATGATAGAAGAAAGAATAAATGATAACGATCCAATATGTGAAAAATTATACGTAACAAATGACAACCAACAATACACTGTAATACAGCAGTTATTGACTCTGGAAGAGTGTGATGAAATCATAAAAGAAGGTAGAAAATATGCATCAAAGAATAACTGGACACGAAAAAGACATAGTCAGTACCCTACAACTGATAATCAAATTACATTCGAATGGAATGTTTATGATTTGCTAGAAAAAAGAGTTTGTGAGAGAGTTTTTAAAGAGATTGCAGATTTATTTTCAGTAAAAGAAGAAAATATCGGAATAAACGAAATGTTTATTGCGAAATATGAAAAGGATAAGCAAAATAAACTGAAAGCTCACGAAGATGGTAGCGAATTCAGTTTTATTATAGGTCTGAATGATGATTATGAAGGCGGTGGAACTTACTTTACAAAACTGAAAAAATTAGTCAAGTTACAAAAAGGTGATTGCTTAGTATTTTCAGGTCAAAATCGACATCGCGGTGAGCCTGTTACAGACGGAAAGAGATATATAGTTACTGGTTTTTTGCACTATGTAAAAGAGCATTACTGTTGTAGTAGTTATATTGATATTATCGAACCTTATTTAGGGGGGTTTATTTTTTTGGTAAAAAGCTGAATACGGATTTTTTTGTTTCTTGTTTTTTAACATTATTGCTTTCTTGAGCTTTCGTACTTTTGGCATCGTCATCTTGAATAGTTTTTGTTTCTTTAAAACCTTTCTCATTTTCTATGTAATATTGTTCATTATAAATGTACGAACATCGTATATTTTGTTTATTATCGTTTTTTATATAATATTTAAAATATTTTATATCGCTAAATGTTTCATCTAATCTTAAATGTTTTTTATCTGCGTTAGTCCATCTTGAATTAGTACTCTTAGTATTAGGTTTAGGTGTCGTTGATAATCCCATTTTTTGTAAGTACCTATCGATAAATCCATAATCAAATACCATAGAAGTAACCGTATGCAAACCTTTACCTACAAAACTAAAAAAAGTTTCTATAAGTTTATTATCATTTGCATTATTATGTGAATTCGGTTTTAAAATATTTTTTAAATTGTGTTCGAGGCTTTGCAAGCACAAAGATCCTGTAACACACTGTCTTAATGCATTTTGAGGATAAGAATCATCTATTTTTGTGGGACATAACTTTTCGAATGCTTGATTGTCCAAGTAGAATTCGCTTGTTAATATTAATTCCAACAAAAAACACTTATTAAGAGCTTGTTCTTTAATTGTCCAATGTGTATTATTTTCGACTTTGGATTTTACAGCACAAACATCTTTAGTTATTTGGTACATTAAATCATATTCAGATATTTGAGAACGACAAACGTCCCAATTTGTTTTCATTTTATTATAACTATCATTATTATTTACGTGACATTTATCATTACTTGTAACAAGTGCAATGATTTCGTTTTTTATCCTATTTCTTATGTAGTTTTGTTCAACTTTTTTTCTATTTTCATTTATACTTGTACTAATCGCATCATTTAAATGTTTTGGAAACATATTTTTCAGTATGAATTTAGAAAGAACCAGGACTTTATGATGTGTTCCATCGCTGATATCGTCTAAAATTTTTTCTGCGTCATGTAGAAGTATTTCTATATCAGAAGGAATGTAAATATGAAAGTGGATTCCAAAGCCAGCAAAAACATTTACTAATGAAAAATAAACGATCATCACATAAATATCTCTTGGTACGTCTTCATTTTCATTGCAAGATTCATTATCACAAAATTCTTTACGAATAATTTGAATTATCTTGTTTTCTAAATTAACAAGCGATATAACATTATCTTCAACTATACCGTTTTCACTGTTTATATCGCAAATCTCATAAAGTAATATAATAATTTTATACAAAAAGTTTTTAATATGATTCAAAGATTTTTGTACTGTGTCGCTATTTTGTACTTTTTTAATATTATACTTATTGGTAATCGCAACAATTTGATCTTGAGTAATATCTTCTGTATGATTGTTTCCAAAATGATCTTCGTACAATGTAATCAAATCAGACAAAATGATTTGCAAAATTAAATGCAATCCTTCATTATTATACAACAAAACTGGATATGCGTCCAAAACTTTTCGTGTAAAATAATTATTAGAATTCTGATAATACGTTTCTAAAATGCTATCTTTAAGAATCGTTTCATAATCGTAAATACCACTTTTTTCATCAATCAAACCTTTCAATATATTGTTTAATTCACCACCACTAATTACATTTTCCTTTGAAATAGTTGATTTGAGTTTGGGGTATTTCCTTTTCGTTTTATTTATTTGTTTCATTTTTTTTTAATGCGTTTATCGGAAAGTCTTCCCATATCTTTTACATTATAGATATATATTTTTACGGAAAAAAAACAGTAACTGTAAAACCATATAAAATGATATATCATGAATTACATAATATATAATAAAAACAATACTATGGAAGAAGAACCATTTTTTGATATGGATAATAATAATCACCACCACCAAGACTCTCAACCCTCTTCGTCATATTGTAATTTGATAAGAAACTCAAAGACGACTATTGAATGTTTGTACGAAAAATATTCGGATGATCTTTTTATGGTATCTAAAATACATCATTATATCTCTCAACAACTCCCTACATTACTGGATAATATTAAAATGACACGTGAGAGAAACGCCAAACGAATAGAAGAACACAATATCGAATATACTCGTTTTTTGAACCATTATTTAAAAAATAATAGTTATTATTATCATACTATAAACGAAACATATTTTCATTATGATAGTATTCATTATACTGAAATATCAGAAGATGCAATAATACATAATATCGTATCTACAATAAGTAAAGACCGCAATCCATTATTAATGGACTGGAAATACAAGACGAAAGTAGCAGTGATGAAAAAAATAAAAGAGAATCCGATTCTAAAAGCAATACCAGAATCAAAAACAATACAGAATGTACTGAATCATATTTGTCCTATAATATGCTCGACTAAATCGGAAGCCAAATATTTTTTAACAGTAATCGGAGACAATATTCTTAAGAAAAACAATAATCATATTCATTTTATTTCATATTCAGTGAGAGAAGTACTGAAGTATATTAATCAATTATCGATTGAATATTTGAATATCCAAAGTACTCAATCATTCAAGTATAAATATCACGAACGCCATATGGATAATGAGAATGAATGTCGGATGATACCTACTACTGAATTGATGCAAAATGCGGAATGGTTCAAAGATTTTTTACAGAAAAATGGAATCGATTTACTTTGCGTCGCATGCCATTACAGTAATAAATATGGATCGTCTGATGAATTTATTCAAGGTCAAGACAATGATTTACAAACATATGTTATGAAATTAACAACACCACCGTTAAATGTTATTAAAACATTTTCTGCAAAATACTTGTATTGTACAGATATACCCCCAATAATAAGTGGCGGAAAATCACAGTCTTACTCTCCACAAGAAGAATATTTTTTACAAAAAAAAAATAGTGACGAAAAAGAAGAACAAACTGACAAGAATCTTACATGGAAACATATGCAATTTTTATGGAGGGATTTTCTAAAAGCATTCAAATATCCACCAAATTTGTACCAAAATATTTTGAAAAAAACTCTTATGGATAAACTGTTTCCAGGAAAATACAATATAGAAACAGAAATATTTGAGGGGATCGCAAGTTTCGAAATACCGGCGATTGAAAAATTCCTAAACTTTTGGTCAGAAACAATAATAGAAGATAATAATACATACGCTCAAATAGAAATGGAAGAGGTTGTCGTATTATTTCGTAAATGGTTGACAAATGTCAATCAAAAATTAAAACAAAAATATTTGCTAAAGGAAAATAAAATCTTGGATATATTGGGATATTTCCATCCAGAATTAGAAATCAAAGACAACAAATATATTTATGGAATTCGTTGTATATTATGGGATAAAGACGTTGATATTGATAATAGTTTAACCTCGTTGAGAGAATATTACAATGAAACAGTAGAGAAAATAGATGGTAAAGATGTAATACCAACCGTAACACTGTACAATGCATATCAATATTATTGCAAGTTTTACAACTCAAAGGTGGAGGAGCGTGGGAAAACATTATTGGTAAGTAAATCGTATTTTGAAAATTATGTGTATTGTCATTATAAAATATATTTAGACAGTAACAATACTTTTATAGAGCAATGGTTTTCAACCTATTAAAATCCAAGCTTGCTATTAAGACCACCGGCTGCTTCTGCAATCGAATTACCTCCTCGAACTTTTCTTTTTCTAGACTTTTTATCAGCAACCTTTACTGCGCCAAATCGTCCCTTTTTAGCAGTGTATTTGGCGAAGAGGCGTTTTTTTTGCTTGTGTTCTCTCTTAGAACTCAAGTGTTTATCTTTTGATACAAGACGACCCCATTTGTTCATTAACAAATTTTTTTTAGTCATTTTACCGCGTGTCTTGTAAGCTGTTCCATTCCATACTTGTTGTCTAGAACCAAAAAGTTCCTTAAAATTTCCTGCTGGTAAGTGATATTTTCCATCTTCTCCGCGAACTGGACGTTTCATTTATGCGTATATCTTAACGCAATATTTTTTACGGTGATAATTTTGAAACAAATTCCTAAATAATTTAGTAAATAATTGAGTATAAAAAAGAAGTTGGATTGTGGATTAGGATCGGACCTAATCCAGAGTACATTACGGATGAATAGTGTATTTTATATTCCTCCTCCAATAGTATGCGTATATGGATTTTTCCTAAATGCATCGAGCATGTCAGGTGTGTTTCTTTCTAATTGTACAGTAGAATTATATTGCTGTTTTGTATGTGTTTGTCCCATTTGCTCTACATTAGTGAGTCGTTTTGGACCTGCAGTTTGCGCCAAAGGTCGCGAATTTTTAATTTCACCAGGACGATTTCTCACATTAACATGTGTATTTTGTAAGTTCATATTGCCTTGTACCATATGACCTTTTATAGTAGAAGATTTAATATCATTATTACGTTGTCTATATGCTGAATCATAAGGCTTCAATTGCTTATTTCCAGAAGATGCACTGGAATTACCCATATAAGATGCGGAAGTAGTGTCACGTTGTTGTTTTTGAGCTCTATGATCAGTTGTTTGATATGCACCACCATTTTGGTTGCTATTGATACCAGCCATATATTTATTATTTTCAGTAGTTTCACGTATAGTAGGAGCTGGTCTATCAGCAGGGTTAAACAAGTAAGAACTAGACACACCACTGTGTGCATTTTGATAAGGACGCAATGTTCCAATGACATTTTCTTTTCGCGAAGGTCTTAGTTCGTCTAATAATGGTGCAATGACGGCGCCTACGGCGCCGCTAAAGGCTCCAAAGTAAGTGTCATTTGTATTTATTGTTCTATTGTTTGGATATGCTTTTTTAGATTTCATTTCATAATCATGTTCGGTTCCAATTTGTGTATCCGTCATGGAAGCAATACCTAAAGGAACTGCTCCTAAATCCATATGTTTAGATTCCATATATTCACCAGTATTGTAAGTTTCAGGAAGATGTGTTCCAGCACCCCCTACGTAAGATGCTGTTGTTTCTGGTCTATTAACAAAACGATCAATTGGTATCGCATGTAAAGTTTGTCCTTTTTCAATACCAGTAGTAGTGAAATTACGTTCTCCGTGTCCCATATCCCACGTTCTTTCAACACGATTTTTTTCGACACGTCCGATGTTACTTGAGTTAGATATGGTAGTATGCGCACTCATAGCAGGTCCTTCGTGACCATACAGTCCTATTCCAGACGCTCTTTTATTATTATCTGTGCGCATTTGATCAACTGTTTTAGGCATCCATTGGTCTCTAGATGCCATGCCTGAATTGAAACCGCCATTGCCTTCAGCCGAAGCGCCTTGTCCTAAACCAGGTCCAACATTTTGACTTTCAAACGGTTTTACATTTGCCATACGCATACTTGGATTTACTCGCTCTTGATAAAAGTCATTTTGATTCGGAGCACCATATGCATGATGGTAATTATCACCTGGTGAAAACAAAGGAGACTGTTCTTGTTTTGTAATAAACTGCGTTCCAGAACCAGAATAGTTATCCAAAATACCCTCTGATGATTCATAATCTAAAACTTGTGATCTATTTTTCGCACCAAAATAAGGGGTCATGTTATTGTGCTGGAAATATTCTGCATTCACCGCCTGCCCTGTCATAGAGGTAAATGATTCAGTTCCAGAAGATTCTGGGTACATTGTGCTTGTGTTAAAGTATTTGTCAGTGTACACACTAGGTGTATCATATTTATTTACAGTGGATAATTTAGAAGTTTGTTCTACTTCGGCACTTTCAACTGGGTACTCTTCTGGGTAATTTTTATTGGGTAAATCAACATTTGGGAGTTCTTCATGGCTCTGAAAACCCTCCAAATTCGGAGAACTCTTTTTACTAGACTTGTCGTTTTTTGAAGCTACATATAAACCTCCTAAAGCAAGTAAAGGGATTGCTAATTCCATGTTATTTCGTATATATTGTATTTATGAAAATAAATACAATGTTTCCCATTTATGATGGAGAAATAATATTTGCACGATCTTTTTCAATAATACGAGTTTGAATATTGCTGGAAAACTTTCTTTCATAATGTTGTTGTGGATTCAAGAATGGTGTTTCCCATTTACTTTGTTCTAAATCTCTATACATCCACGCTGGGTGACTCGCGCGACTTTCTTCTACAAATGGTGCTGCTTTAGAATACACAGCCATTGGGGCTGTATTCACTTGGTTGTTTTTGTAGTTATTGTGTTCTAAATGATCGTGCTTTGTCAATGGACGCGTCAAGCCTCTTAATTCACTTTCCAAAGCGATTGTATTTGTTCGTAAATTCGCACCCCATCTTTGTAACCGCATTTGAGGTTCTTCTTCAAAAGGCATATCAACACCAGGGCCTGGCATATCAAGTCGGTATCTTCCAGAAAATGTGGATTCATCAAGTCTTTTTGCAATTCTCACAGGGTCGTCATGAAATCTTGTAAATGCCATTGTAATGCTATAGTATACACATACCATTTATTTCTAAAAGAACATAAACACGACCCTTTTTTTTATGTATAATGAATAACACAGAAGTAATTACAGAAGTAATTACAGAAGTAATTACAGAAGCAAATCGTGTTCCGAAATTATGTCTAAATATGATTGTAAAAAACGAATCTAGAATTATAATAAGATTACTTGAATCTGTAAAAGATATAATTGATACGTATTGTATTTGCGATACTGGTTCTACTGACAATACAGTTCATCTTATTGAAGAATTTGGAAAAAAACATAATATTCCTGGTAAAGTGATTCAAGAACCATTTCGCAATTTCGAATATAATCGAAGTTTGGCTTTAAAAGCATGCGATAATATAGATGCAGATTATGTTCTATTGCTAGATGCTGATATGATATTTTGGAAAAACCCTAAAGTTTCTGGTGAAAAATTCAAGAAATTACTTCGTAATCATGGAGCATTTTATATATTTCAAGGAAATGATGCCATGTACTACAAGAATACTCGAATTGTAAAGAATAAAAGCGGATTTTCGTATAAAGGCGTTACTCACGAGTACGTTGATGTTCCTGATCGTTTTACACAAACAGCAATCGTAAAAGATATTGTATTTATCAGAGATATTGGAGATGGTGGAGCGAAAAGTGATAAATTTTCAAGAGATGTAAGACTATTGAAGGATGGTCTTGAAAAAGAACCTTCAAATGAAAGATATATGTTTTACTTGGCCAATAGCCTGAAAGATTTAGCAGGAGTACAGAAATATCAAATGGAGAGTCAAATACAACAAATGGAACTTATATTAAAAGAATGGGATTCACAATTTGCAAATTATCCTGGAATTACTTCTGTTATTTCTTCTATGACAGATTCAAAAAATAAAATGAAAGAAAAAATGATAGGACTTGAAAATGATTTGAAAAAAGAGGCTATTAAATATTATGAAAAAAGAATAAAAGCAGGTGGATTTTGGGAAGAAGTATGGTACAGTTACTATAATATTGGTAAGTTGTACATGGAAATGGATAAAGTTGAAAAAGCAACGTATAATTTTCATCGATCTTTTATACTATATCCTCAACGTGTTGAAAATTTGTATGAAATTGTCAAGTACTATCGTGAAAAGGGAGATAATCAAACTGCCGTTTATTTTTATTTAATGGGTAGAGACGCGATTTATAAGTTCAAAAGTCGTGATTATTTATTTATTCAAAGAGATATCTACGATTTCAAACTTCATTATGAAATGTCCATTCTTGGATTTTATGATAATCCTACAAATATCGATTTATGCATGCTATGTATGGATATTTTGAAACACAATATCAATGACGATGGAATGGCTAGGAATGTTCTTTCCAATTATAAATTTTATACCGAAAAATTAGAAACATACAATACCAACAATTGTTTTAATAACGGCTTAGGAGACATATTAAAAACGGTTGGATCAAAAACCCTTGAAATACCTGGTCCAAAATACCCAAATTTTAATTCCAGTACTCCTTCTTTTGCGGTTTGTCCGATTGATAACAATACAATTTATGGACTAATAAGATTTGTTGATTATCAAGTAAATAATGAAGGAGGATATGACCAACAAGAATATATTCAAACCAAAAACGCTATTACAAAAGCCGTTAAAAACAGTAAAACTGGACAATGGAATGTGGAAAAAGAAGGGTTTATTGATTACGATTCATCACATGATAATTTATATGTGGGATTAGAAGACATGAGACTTTTTAGTCATCCATTTACTCATAAAATATATTATACTGCAAACAGAGGGTTTGGTTACGGTAAAATGGTAATTGAACATGGAACAATAAATACTGATACATTTTCTACTGAAAATTCCGTATTTTTGAAAATAGATCAACAACGCGCCGTTGAAAAAAATTGGGTTATGTTTGCAACTGATGACAAAATTAGAATGGTGTATAACTGGTATCCTATGGTACTAGGAATAGTAGAAAACGATTCTTTTGTTAAAACACATACTGTTAATACTCCATATGGTTTCAAATATTTCCGTGGTTCTACAAATGGAATCATTATTGGCAATGAAATATGGTTTTTGACCCACACTGTTTCGTACGAAGATCGTAGATATTATTATCATACAATGGTAATGCTTGACAAAGATAGTTTTGCTTTGAAACGCTACACAAAAATGTTTACTTTTAAACAAGAAAAAGTAGAATATTGTTTGGGAATGCAGCGTTTTGACAATGAATTGGTTTTTGGTTTTAGTATTATGGATTGCGATACGGATTATATGAGCATTCCAATGTCTTGGTTCGAAAATAATATTTGCTAATTATTTTTATTTATAAACCAAGAGAATTTAACTGTTTTCTAAAAAGTAGATTTCGTAAAAAGTAATGTTCATATTTTACATGCTTTAATTGTCTTTTTATGGGACTATAACTTTCATTGGAAATATCACTGGATTTAAAACTATCACTATCGCTGTCTATTTCGAATGGAATTACTTTATCATTGTTCACTGAATTTACGTGCTTAGTATGCAATTTGCTTCTGTTGCGAGAACATAATAAAAACAAGTCCTTGAATGTGCAAAAATTATATTTGATATTATTGACAACTTTGGGGAAAACTTTTTTATTGTCATTCTTGTAATGAGTTTTGCGCGGTTTTTTCCTTTTCAGTAACTTGCATATTTGGTCTAGTGTATTTGTACTACTATCTGAAGATGATTTATCACTTTTACATACATAATCTGAATTGTTTAAATCAAATCGCTGTATGTATCGTGCATTTTTTAAAGTATTCATTTCATATCGCTTACTTGTATCTTTTACTATACCCATAATGAAATCACATTAGATTTTTTTAAAAAAGTATGAAAAGTAAATATAAATAAAATTATTATCGTATAAAAAATATACGAATAATGACTGCATTTAAATTGCAATATACTTTTGAGGAAAGAAAAAAAGAGTCGGATCGTGTTAGAACTAAATATCCTGATAGAATCCCTGTTATTTGTGAGAGAGCTAATAAATCTAGTATGGAAATCATGGAGAAAGTTAAATTCTTAATTCCATACGATTTAACGGTTGGACAATTCATGTACGTAATAAGAAAAAGACTAAAACTTCCATCTGAAAAAGCGATATTTTTATTTGTCAATGGATCTTTCAAGCAGAACAGTGCTCATTTAAGCAGCGTCTATGAAGATGAGCACGATAACGATGGCTTTTTATATGTCGTTTATAGTGATGAAAATGTTTTTGGATCATATGACACTTAGCTCACTTTTCTTACAAATTCCGTAAGTACGACGATGATATTGTGTAATACCGTACTTGTAAATTCCTTCTAAATGATCTTTTGTACCATATCCCATATTTTTGTCTATTTTATATCTTTCAGTTAATTTAGGAAATTTTTCACACAAGTTTTTAACATAATTATCTCTTGAAACCTTTGCTAAAATAGAAGCCGCTGCAATATTGGCAAAACGATTATCTCCTTCTAGAAACGTTTCATGTGCGACTTTGGCATTATTCGTATGATAGTAACAAGGAAAATCGTTACCATCTACCATCAAAAAGAATTCTTCCTTTTCTTCTTCTTCTTTCTTGCCTGTACTAGAAGTTTCGCAATGTTTTTGTGATAATTTATTTATTATTTCTCGAGCGCAAGTATGCATTGCCTTAATAACCGCTTGGCGTATGTTTATCCTATCGATTTCTACAGACTCGATGAAGCAAATGTGATATGCCAAAGCGTTTTTTATAATATTATCATAAAGTATTGGAAGTTTTCTTTTCGATATTTTTTTACTATCTCTAATTTCACTTGTATCCATGCTATTATCTTTAGGTAAAACAACACCGGCTACATATAATCTGCCAAATAATGGTCCTCTACCGGCTTCATCAATACCGATTTCATAATTATATTTGTCACTATTGAAATATTTTTGCAAAGGGACGAATGGTTCCTTTTTTTTTCTTTCCTTCTTTTCCAATTTAGGAATTTTACTTGGTATCATCATTTCTTGTTCTATCATTGTTAGACATAAATATATGAGAGAAAATATATTTATAAACACTTCAATTTTATTTTATTAATTTTATCGTCATATGATATATTAGAAATGGCATCAAAATCGTTTAAATTGACTCCTTTATTCATGTTTATAATTCTATTGTCAGTTTTATTGATTGGATATTTACTTAATGTAACTTGGGAACGTTTTCAGTCAGGTTTTCATGAAGGTTTTGAAAGCAGCACATCGTCATTAGAATATGTCTTAGTACCAGGATATTCTTCTAATTCTAGAAAAGCTTACAAGCTAACCGAAACATTATTTTTCGACAATATTGGCGATAATATAATTGACACAGGAGTTGCAGACAAAATTAAAGTATTACGTCCGAACGGTCATATCGAAGAGATTACTATAACTGCTCCTGTAGAAGAAACTGTTCCTGTAGAAGAAACTGTTCCTGTAGAAGAAACTGCTCCTGTAGAAGAAACTGTTCCTGCTCCTGCTTCTGTAGAAACTGCTCCTATAGAAGGGTTTCATACTGCTGTACATACATATAACACCACAAATCAATCAGTAATTGCATATGAGAATATTAAAAACTACGTTTACAATTCGAGTAATGGGAAGTATTCTGTAATTTTCATTCCATTTAGGTCATCAAGTGGAGTTCTCACCAATTTGAGATTCATTCATCTTTTTGATCAAGAAAACAAAAAACATTTGAAAACACTTTATTTCAAAGGAGATAGCAATTACGATCAAGTCATTCACAATTATCCATTAGAGGGTCATGAAACATTAACTGGTGATAGTACTGTTTTTCAAGAAGTTATCATAGACGGAATGGAAGATTCTGATTTTAAGGTAACAATACAGAAACAATCCGAACAAAATACAGTTCAAATTAAAGGAATGAAGAAAGAAAGTGATGGGTATAGTATATTCAAAGTGATTGTAAGTTTTGAGTCAGACAATATAAATAAAATGAAAATTAATGCATGTTCTACATCTGAAAAAATGCAGACTCATACAAATCAAAATACTAATAAAGATAAATGTAATGAAAATAATGTCGATATCTCAGCGAATAATGATTCTTCTTTTTGGAGAGAATTAGCAAGATTTCAGGCACTTCAAAATATGTTCTCTTCTACAGACAGCGATTACTTTATGAGAGGTGAAGTAGTCGAACCAGTATGCCCTTCTTGTCCTTCTTGTCCAGATTCAAAATCAGGAGTTTGTCATAATTGTGGGGGCAATGGCGGTGGAGGTATTCAAATAAAAACAGACGCCAGTGGAAATACAATTTTAGTTCCTCTTAGTGGCTCTGTACAATCAACTACGAATGGAAATGGTAATTCTCAGAGAGAAACAACAAAATCTCTCGCTAGAGATGCTGCATCTGGCGTAAATAATATTGCACGTGATACTGCATCTGGTACAACAAATATAGTGTATGATGCAGCTAGTGGAACATATCAGACTGCATCTGAGGCGGCTAGTGGCGTAGTAAGTATAGGTAAGGATGCTATAGGAGGCGCATATCAAACTGGATCTGATGTAGCAAGTGGAGCAGTAGGATTAGGCAGAGAAATTACTGGTGGTACAGTAGGATTAGGCAGAGAAATGGTAGGAGGAGTGACTGGAATGTTCAATGGAAGCCATGGAAGCTACGGAAGCAATAGAGGAGGATATGTGGGACCAAATACCAATATGGGAGCACAGCAAAACAGCTATGGATACCCACAAAATGAACAAGGGCCAGCTGGTCAAGACCCATATTCTTATTTTGGATCAGTACCGCCTAGATACGGAGGCTGTAATTATATGCCAAGAACCGCGAACTTTAGCTCATTTGGTCGATAATATATTTTTATATTTCTATATTCCTATTATATAACAATATATTATGAAATCATCATTCAAGTTGTCACCTTTAACTATGTTTGTAATATTATTGGCTGTAATTTTAATAGGATATTTACTAAATATTACATGGGAACATTTTCAATCTAGAAAATGTGAAGGTTTTGAAGATTTACCTACTGTCAATGGATACTCTCTCAATAATAAGAGAGTTTATCCTTTAACAGATGATATTTATTTTGATCAAACAAGTCGAAATATAATCGATAAACTACCAGATACGACCAGTCAAATAAAAGTGGTGAGGCCGAATGGTCATGTGGAAGATGTTATATTCGATAGAGAAATTGAAAACAGTCGCATATTCAAAATAAAAACAACAGAAAATAATAAAAAAATTTTAGAAGATGATACTGGAAAATATGTTTTAGAAGAACAAACATTTACATCATCTGTAGATGCAATAACTGCATTCAAAAACAATCAAAATTTAAAGAATATTTATATGCACATGGTTTTAGGAGAACCAAGCGGACCAAATGAAAATCTTATCAAAACATATTACGTTGTATATACCAACAAAGAAGTGGGTACTAATTCTATGATTTATCCCACCTTTAATGAAGGTACAAATGATGCAAATACAATTTATAAAACCTACACTCGAGTTATTGACAATGGATATGACGTGGTAAATGAAAGTGAGTTTAGACGAGAAAATTACGTTTACAATAGTGCGACTCATTCCATAGTTTTTATACCACTAAACATAGAAATGAATAATCCTAACAATGTTGGACATACTAGTATTGTATTTGTATTAGTCTTACTTAAAGGAGATCAAAATCAATCGATTGACACAAAAGTCTTTTATTTTGAAGGAAATGAACAACCAGAATATGATGAATTGGAAATAAGCATAGATAAAGAACTTCTAAAAGGTAATGATAACGGTGTAATTCATTATTCTGATAATGTAAATTTTAATATTGGCGATCGACTTACTACTATAAAAGCAGGTTATCATCGTAGTATAGAGCATAATACCTTAGAAATACAAGGGAAGAGAAGCAATGCTTCTTTTCATGCAGTGCTATGTTATGATAACAATTATGATATTGTATTGCATGGAGCAAAGACTGAAACAGAAACTAACACTACAGGAACTAGTTGTACAGGAACTAGTTGTACAGGAACTAGCAGTACAGGAACTAGCAGTACAGGAACTAGTAGTACAGGAACTAGTAGTACAGGAACTAGCAGTACAGGAACTAGCAGTACAGGAACTAGCAGTACAGGAACTAGCAGTACAGGAACTAGCAGTACAGAAACTAGCACTAGCTACAATAAAGCAATTACAACTACAAATTTGGATAGTAATTCTAATTTTTTGAGAGAAATGATAAGGTTTCAAGCACTCAAAAATATGTTTTCTACTGAAAAAGATTATCTTTTAAAAACAGAAGTCATTCCTCCGGTCTGTCCTTCTTGTGATTCTTGTCCAGATTACGGCCTATATGAAAATTCAGAGAATAATGAAGCAAGTGAAACAGTAAAATCACTCGTCAGAGATGCTGGTTCTGGCTTAATGAATATTGCACGTGACACTGCATCAAGTGCAAAAGATGTGGCATACGATGCAACAAGTGGTACATATAATGCAGCATCGGATACAGTCAGTGGAGCGGCAAGTATAGGTAAAGATATTATTGGTACTGCTTATCAAGCAGGATCAGATGTAGCAAGTGGTACAATTGGTGTGGGAAGAGAAATCGCAGGCGGTACAGTAGGATTGGGGAGGGAACTAGTAGGAGGAGGAGGAACCGGAATGTTCAATGGAGGAAATTTTGGAGGTTATGGTGGTCCAACCGCTAGTATGGGTGGACAACAGAATTCATATGGTTATCAAGGACAATATAGAAATAGTGGATGCAATTATATTCCAACAACCGCAAACTTTAGTGCATTTAGTCGATAAACGCTAACCGAAGGTTTTGTATATTCAAAGTATTTATCGTTTTGATGTAAAAATATATAAACAATATGAAAATGTATTATTTATATGGGGAAAAACAATAAAAAAAAACTTCCATTTGTAAGCGTTTGTACGCCAACGTTTAATAGACGACCTTTTATTCCGATAATGTTTGAATGTTTTAAAAATCAAACATATCCTAAAGATCGTATTGAATGGATCATAATTGACGATGGAACTGACAAAATAGAAGATCTTATAAAAGAATCAAATATTCCACAAATTCAATATTTCAAGATTGACAAAAAAATGACTCTTGGTGCAAAAAGAAATTTGATGCATTCAAAAACAAAGGGTTCAATAATAGTTTACATGGATGATGATGACTATTATCCACCTGAAAGAATTGAACATGCCGTTGAGAAGTTACAGGGAAATCCGGCTGCATTATGTGCTGGATCTAGTGAAATCTACGTTTATTTTAAACATATTTTAAAAATGTACAAAGGCGGACCTTATGGACCGAATCATGCCACTGCTGGAACATTCGCATTCAAAAAAGAGTTGCTAGAACAAACAAAGTATAACGAAGAAGCTTGTTTAGCAGAAGAAAGAGAGTTTTTAAAGCAGTATACTATACCATTTGTACAATTAGATCCTCTAAAAACTATATTGGTTTTCTCTCACGTGCAAAATACATTTGATAAAAAGAAATTATTGGAAACACCAAATAGGCTATTTGTTCCATGCGAAGTAAGTGTGGATAAATTTATCAAGCACGATTTTGAATCCAATATCAAAAAATATTTTATGATTGACATTGATAAAAAATTAGAATCGTATAAACCAGGGGATCCAATAATGAAACCAGATGTATTGAAACAGACTGAAGAGCTTACTGAATCACGGAAAAAATTACAAAAAGAGATTGACGAAAGAAATAAAAATGGAGGTCAAATAATAATACAACGTCCAGGAGAAGAAGCGAAAGCATTGACGAATTCAGAAATCGTACAGTTGTTAGATGTACAAAAGAAAGAAATTGAAGCTAGAGGAAAAATTATCACTGATTTGCAAAATAATCCAGTTCATCAAGAAATAGAAAGACGTGGAAAACAAATACAAATTTTAGAAAATGTGTTAAAACGTTTGAAAGATGAACTTGAAACATCTCGAATGGAAATAGCAGATTTAAATTATCAGTTGAATAATAACAAAAAAGAAGAAAATATCAATATGACATTACTTCCTGAAGGTCATATAAAATCACTTAATTTCCAAGCGTCAATGTCAAAGTTAAAGCCAGAATATATTGTAGAGATACCTTGTGAAAGTTAATTGTAATCAGTCACTTTGTATTTCAATCATTTCCGCGTCTTCTTTTTTGACATTCTTATCCAAAAAACGATAAATGCGTTTTATATCCAATGAATCAATATCGTCTTTTTGAAAAAAAACTTCCAAATTTTTCATTTTTTCAGAATTCAAATAAAATAAGTTTCCTAAAGTAATTCGGATTTCTTGGAAGAAAGAAAATACATCTTTTTTATCCATATTCATGCGCTGACATAAATGATTTAGAAACATTTGATTATTGTATTCAGTTGAATATTTGGTAAGTACTTTTGTAAATTCTATTTTATCTAAAGTAAGATTCTTGTCTTTTTGAGGAAAATAATCGTGCAATAATTTATTATTATAAAATGTTTTTATTAGTGATGTCATCTCATTGAACTGCCATATTTGACTCTGAAACGTTATACGACCAATATAATCAGCAAAACAGATGTTATTTAATAAAGTTCTGTAAAATGGAAATGTTATTTCATATGGATACTTTTTTAACTTTTCAAATACGTTTTCGTGCCATAATAGAGATACAGTTGTTCTATCCGTTTCGTTCATAAATACATTGTGTTTATTTAGTGGTATATAGTTTTGAAGCAAATTCCAAGCGTTTTTCTTTGCATCTTCATTTGACATTTTTACATGGAAAATATCACCCAAGTATTCAGGTTGTACTAGGTCTGGTTTAGTTTTCCATAATTGCGTGATGAAAAACATTTTTCGTAAATCTCCTTGTATGTATTTTTGAGTTTGTTCTTTGAAGTTATCTGTAAAATTGTCATAAGGTGGTAATGCTGACGTTAAAACTTTATGAATATTTTCGTTTGTAGGTGTCTTTAATTCGAATATATAACAAGCTTTCATTAATTCTCTTATTTTCTTATCTGTATTGTGATTCCCTATACAAATAATTGGATTCATTGTTGTGTTTTCGCACTTTTGCTTTTTAGTCTTTTTTTGACGTATAAGTTTGATGAGTGCGTCAATACCTCCTTTATCGCCATTATTCATAGAGTCGATTTCATCCATAAGGATTGCGATTTTACGTTTTTTTCGTTTCATAAGATCAAGAACATTACAGTTTGAAATATGATTACTATCAATATTTGAAAATAGGCTCTTATTTCTTACGTCACCAGCGTCATATGTAATGATATCATAGTCCATTTCTTTTAAAATGGTAGTGACAAAATGAGTTTTTCCTGAACCAGGCGATCCATAGACGTACAAACCTTTTTTAGCGTTTAAATTTGGATTAAAATTAATTAGTATATCTATTATATCGTTTTTAATGTGGCTTCGCTCTAGATCATCATTTAGATTATTCCAATCGTACCTTTTCATTATAACTACTTATAATAGTAGTAATAATATTTATATGACTTTGAACGAATTCAATGAGTTTGATTGAACTTTTGAATTCATATTTTAGAGTAATAATCAAGTAATGATTCATTTTCTTCAATGTTATTTATATTTTTTTCGTTTTCAGTTTGTTTTTCAAAACCCAGACGATCAAATAAAATATCGCAGTTAAAAGTTTGCATGTCAATGATATTATTAGTTGAATCAACGAATGAACTAGTTTTATTCTCATCTATAATTTTCATTATTTCTTCGCCTAATTTTTGCCTACTTCCATGAACAACACAATGTATATCTTTTTTATTCATTAATGATACAATGCGAAACATTTTTTTTGGAGTTATGTCTTTTTTTTTCATAGAAAGATACAATAAATAAGCGTTTGATATTCCCTGTAAAAAAACATTCGATTCTACAGCGTATATTTTTTGTATTGTATCATCTTCTAGTTTATTTGGAGATAGAGTATTATTCTTCAAATATTTAACAGTTTCTACCAGTGACTGAATATTTTTAATTTCATTGTCATTTGAATGACCATCTACTTTATTCACTCCTTCACAATAAGTTCTACGAGACGAATGCTTTTTTAGCGGTTTCGATACTTTATTTTTTTTAGATTTCATTCTATAATGCGTCTTATTATAATATAGATATATATTGATGAGATAACTTAATACAAATACTCGTTGTTTATTTTACTAAAGCGGAGTTTTTTCTTCAACGATTTTTTTTTATTTTGTTTTTTAGGTTTTCTAATTCTCTTTTCACTTTTTGAAGAAGATAGTATAGATATTTGTTTTGCAGTTTTATTCGTGGCACTTTTACTAGTGGCACTTTTACTGGTGGCACTTTTACTAATGGCACTTTTACTGGTTTCTTCCTCTTTTGCAATGGTTTCCTTTTTTGTTTTTCCATTTTTTTTTTCAGCTGATTTCTCACTTGGATTATATTTCAAAAACCATGAATCCCATTCTTTTCCATTTCTTTTTTTCTTCAACCTTCTAAATGCTTCAGACTTTTCTGCACGTATGCTTTCTAAAGTTGGTTGTGTTCCATAACAACTCAAACTAAATCTTTTTAATAGTCCTTGTTGAGAGAGCCGATTGTTTTGTTCAACATCAAATAAAAATTTGCACATGCACAATAGACGATCTCTATATTGGCTATAATAACTATGATCAGTGTATAAAAATGCTAAATAAAAACTGAGAATTGTATCTATTGTTGCTACGCGAATTTTGTTTCCTTCTATATGAATTTCATTGTAATTATGACATCCAATTGGTTCATAAACGAATGCTAATGTTTCGTCATCTACTAAAATTTCGTAATGTTCTGGAACAACTTCACCAATTGCTTCATGTTTCATTATTTTTGCTCCATCATACCCTTCGTCCTTTAATTTTTGCTCTACCATAGTAGCACATAATTCAGCATTTTCACACAAAACATCAAAATCAGGAATTGTTTTTAACATTCTACGTCTTTCATAAGGCATATATCGAGCATACAAACTACTTGCGTAACCACCAAAGAATATAACTTTTTGTTTCAAGAATGAATCTCGAACAATATAGTAAAGTTTTGATGAATTTTCTTCTGAAGAACTTTCCATAGATCTCTGGAAATCAATACTTGAACATTGATCTACTTTTAAGGGATGATATTTATTCAGTAATGTTAGGCGTTTTAATACTTTTTCCCAACGTGAAACGTCTCCATTTGGTCTTGATAATTCTAGAAACATTCCCATACGTAAAAAGTTTGGAGGTGCATAAAGGATTCCATCTATTTCGATAGAATCTTTTGCTAAAGATTCAAATAAATCTTTATGTAGCAAAGTAATATCTGCCATAGGAATGAAATTCACATAAACTTTGTATGTACCATAATGAACACCTGATTTAGCTTCTACATCGGCATATCCATTTTGATAAAAAATATCTGATAATTCTTTTGCATCTTCAATTGGATTAGTTGAATAGAAATCATAGTCTGGAATTTCAATATCACGATCATAGAATTGTACTTCTTTAGGCAAAATATTGTTTATGGCAGTACCTCCATAGCAAATCGATTTTTTATTTTTTATAAATTCTTCTACAATTTCAATCATTTTACGAACTTCTTCACTATTTACAATGTCTTTTTTTGAAGAATTTTCTATTTCGTCAATTGCTTGACGTAAAATAGCTAATTCACAATCCTGAAATTTCATAGTATCGTCACATGGTGGATTGGGAAATTTTCTTTTGTAGTCACGTTTATTTTTAGGATTTCTACGACCGTAAGGTGATCTCATTTTACTGAGCTTATTCTAATATATTGAGAGATATTAAAAAAGGAACGAGTTTTTCCCCTTAAATCCCATCATATGGTACAAATGATATTACAGTAGAAATATATAGAGATTTTCTATGTATTTATTTATATGAAATACATTGTAATTACAGGCGGTGTTATTTCTGGATTAGGGAAAGGTATCACCGCTTCTTCAATTGGTCTTCTATTGAAGCAATGTAATTATTCTGTAACCGCTATAAAAATAGATCCATATTTAAATATTGATGCAGGTACAATGTCACCATATGAGCATGGTGAAGTTTATGTATTAGAAGACGGCACTGAAACAGATTTAGATTTGGGTAATTATGAACGTTTTTTGAATATTACTTTGCAAAAAAGTCATAATATTACAAGTGGTAGAGTATTCCAACAAGTTATAGACAATGAACGTAAAGGAGAATATATAGGTCAAACAGTACAATTTATTCCTCATGTCACAAATATGATTTCTAGTATGATTGAAAAAGCAGCACAAATTCAAGTATCTAATACACCACCTGATATTTGTATTGTTGAATTAGGTGGAACAATCGGTGACATGGAAAGTATGCATTTTGTGGAAGCTCTTCGACAAATGAAAAACAAAGAACCAGACGATTTCTGTTTTGTTCATGTATCATTGATAATAGGAGACGAGGAAAAAACAAAACCGACTCAACATGGAATTCAAGAAATTCGAAAATTAGGTATAAATCCAGATATATTGGCATTAAGATCGCAACAAATGATATCGGAAAAAACACGTAAAAAAATAAATATGCATTGTCAAGTGCCCATTACCAATATTATGGTAAATACAAATGTAGATCATATATATCAAGTACCAGATTTGTTACACAAACAGGGTATTATACAAGCTATTGAAAAAACTCTGAAAATATCGTCAATCAATAATAACGTGTTTTATTATGTCCCTCAGGGAGAATTTGTAAATATTGCCATAGTCGGTAAATATACGGAAAATAAAGATACATATTTATCTATTCATAGATCATTGGAACACGCTGCATTTAAACTTAAAAAACAAGTAAAAATACATTATATATCTTGTGAAAATATAAATGATTTGGAATATTATGATGGTATTATTATTCCAGGAGGATTTGGACAACGAGGAATAGAAGGTATGATATCTACTGCATCCTATTGTCGTATAAACAATAAGCCAGTACTCGGAATATGTCTTGGTATGCAAATAATGTGTATTGAAGCAGCTCGTAATCAAACATTATTAGAAGGATGTTCTAGTACAGAATTCAATTCTTCTCTCAATCCTTCTGAACAAGTTGTCATTTCCATAGAAGAATTAGATAAAACAAAAATGGGAGGGTCTATGAAACTGGGATCCAAATGCACACAACTTGTAGGAGATAAAATACGTGAAATATATAATGGACAAAACGAAATTTACGAGCGTCACCGCCATCGCTATGAAATAAATCCAAAATTCATATCAATACTAGAACTAAATGGCATCAGTATAGTTGGAAAGGACGAAGAAAAAAAATGCGTACATATTGTACAAGATACGAACAAATCGTTTTATATTGGGTGTCAGTATCATCCTGAATATAAATCAAGTCTTGATGTTCCACCACCACTTTTTATGGAATTTTTAAAGTGTATAGAATAATAATTTATACGTACATGGCCAACATACTCTGGTTCATGGGATCATCCGTCTTGACTAGAGTATCAACATGTTTGCTGCTTACCGTAAATGGAAATGTCACGTCAATATCAATATCGCTTTTAAACAATTCTTCATCCTTCTTAACTAATCTAAACAAATTCAACTTGGTATGAATTATTTCTAAACATCTCTTGAGGTTTCTCACTCCTTGCTCTTCTTTGCAAAAATCCTTATTGCCAATAATATACTGTAAAACATTGTCAGGAATGACAACGTCTTCTTCTTGAAAATTCACCTGCTCACGAATCTTTGGTAAAAGATGTTTTCGTGCAATGATGATCTTCTCCTTCATTTCATATCCTTTTGTCTGTATTCTGTACATGCGATCTTTAAGAATCGGATTGATTTTAGATTCGTCGTTGTAAGAGAATATGAACAAGCATTTGCTGAGGTCAAAATGAACTTCTGAAAAGTATTTATCATGGAATTCACTATTTTGACTAGTGTCCGTCAAATGTGTCAAAATACTCGTGATTTCTTCACCTTTAGGTGTATCGCTGATTTTATCCAATTCATCAAAGTAGATCACTGGATTCATGCATTTACTGTCCATTAGTATAGATACTATTTTTCCCCATGCACTTCCTTCATATGTATAGGAATGACCTTCTAAAAAGCTTGAATCACTGGTTCCGCCTAGTGCAATAAAAGCAAACTCTCGTCCAAGAATCTTGCTAATACCATCTTTTACGAGCGTGGTCTTACCTGTTCCTGGAGGACCTTTAATTGCAATTGCAGTTCCCATTGCAGATGGATTACTAATCCACTGTCCAACCATTTGGAGTATTTGGAGTTTTGCGTCATTTAGACCATATGTACAATTATCCAGTTGCTCTTTTGCTGTTCTTAAAAATCGATTACTTGCTTCAACTCCATCTTGTAGTGTCACAGAGAGATTTTTGTAAATGCCATAAGGAACACGCATAAATCCATCCACCCAATTCTTCATCTTGTAATATTCAGAATCACTGGGTTCCATAGATTTCAACACATTTAGTTTCTGTAAAGCAACAGCCTTGAACTTTGGTGGAATATCTGATTCGAGTAGAGCCAATCTATAAGGCTTGTCTGTATTGCTAAATGCATTTATTTCTTTCAGATCCTTCATAACTCTCATCTGCTCTTTATGCGAAAGTTTCTTTTTGAAATACGACATTTCATTTGTATTTTTCTTATCTTTTGGGTCTTCATGGACAAGCTTATAGTAGGCTTTAGTGTTTTTATTACGTTCTTTCTTTACCAAATCTGCAATCGACTTTTTACATTCCTTTACTGCATTTCTAATGATCTTGTTATTGGGTTTCTCAGCTAATTGCTTAGTGAGGTCATTACGTAGTTTAACTAGCTCAGAGTATTGCTCTTCTACACTAGGACCAGTTATCTCTTCTTTATCATAGTCTTGTTTCTTGTTTTTCTTTGAATCGTTCTTTTTACCTTTTTTATGAGATCTTTTCGATTTTGCAGTGGTATTAGGGCTTGCATCAGGTGTTTCTGGTATTTTGTTGATGGTGAATGACTCCTTCATAAACATTTCTTCGTCATCACTGTCGCATTTTTCATTTTTATCTTCCTTCATCATTTGTTTATAGTCTGTTTCGTCATTGCGTATTGCACCAAGACCATCAAATGATAAAATGATTCCTGGACCGGCAATCTCAGTTTGTTCCAAATCATCTCCATCAAAGTCTTCGTCGTATTCTTCATCATATTCTTCTTCACTATCTTCATGCCTCTTTTTCTTATTGGATTTCTTACTGCTTTTAAGAGCAGTTTTTGTATCTTTTTTATTCTTATCCTTTTTGCTTTTTTTATCCTTCTTATTAGAAGATTTCTTTTTAGCTGATCTTTTTTCTTGTTCCTCCTCTTCAGCCATTTCCATTGCTTTTTTCTGTAAAACTTTGAATAAGTGACGTTCTAAAAGTTCTTCTTCATTTTCATCTTGTTTCTTAGATTTACTTCGAAGATTATGCTTGCTTTTTCTTTTTGGAGATTCTTTTTCACTTTCATCCTCATCTTCATCTTCATCTTCATCTTCATCTTCATCTTCATCCTCATCTTCATCTTCATCGTCATCCTCATCTTCATCTTCATCTTCATCCTCATCCTCATCTTCATCCTCATCTTCATCGTCGTCACTGTTATGTGCTTCAGAATCAGAAGAAGCCTCGTCTTCACTTACCGTTTCGTATTCGTCAGAGTAGAATAATTCGTCATCTTCATCCGAATCATTCTCAATGCGACGCTTATGAAGTTCCTTCTTCTGCATTTTTCCCTTATTCTCTTTCTTATCTTCCTTCTTAGTTGAAATAAATTTCATTGTTTGATCGATTGTTAATGAATGTATGAGTGTGAATATATGTATATTGATTCTGTCAAAATACATATTCAATTTTGCGTTTTTTCAAAACAATACCAGAAAACGGATGAAAAACTCAGCCATATACACAGGAATCTCTCTATCAATAAGAGTCGTTCATGCGTGAGAATTTTGTTTTTTCATTGTATGGAATAATTTTTCATAAAGCAAAAACCTTTTTGACAAGTGGTATATTTTCATTTATTTTATTTTTTTGTCAACGTGGTTGACAAATTTTTCATTTATTTATTTTATTTTTTGTCAAGTTTATTATTTATTTTTGTTAAAGTTGTTGACTAAA